TGTTGTTGTTACCCCACCATTTAGGACTGACTCCACCCATTCGGTGATAAGTGGTTCATATTCATCTCTTTCCATACAAAATAATTGGAAAAAATTGGAAAAAAATCCCCATCTCCAATATAATCTGCCGGACTTTTGAAATTCCAAATACCAATATTTGTTTTCTCTATCTATGAACCAAAAGGAATCTTCATATGAAATCAATTCCACATGAGATAGGTCATCGGTTAATTTATTAAAAATAAATTGTTTTAGTTTATCTGTAATCATATTGTTGTTCCATTATTTAATATTTCCTCCACACATTTGAGACCACGTATATGATTACTAATGGTTGCCGTGACACCTTTCTTTAATATATAACTCACCAAAAATCCGTCTTTATTTGCTCTATACGATGTTTTCACTCCGCCATTTAGGACTTCTTCGATACCTACATGATTACCAATATTGATTTCAGTTGTTATTAACTCATGGTTTAATACTTTCTCTACCCATTCTAATATGATTGGCTCGAATTGGTTTCTCTCCATCGTGAATAATTCAAAAAATTCAATAAAGAATTGCCATCTCCAATATAGTTCGCCTGAAGATTTAAATTCCAAATACCAATATTTTTTCTCTCGGTTAATAAACCAAAAGGAATCACGGTATGATATTATCTCAACATGGGATAAATCTTCACTCAATTTATCAAAAATTGTTCTTTTAAATTTATCTGTAATCATCTGTATCTAAATTTTCATTCGGTTTATAAGGGGTGGGGATATAACTCCTCGGGATAAATAAGAGATTATAATCCATTTAATACTGACTCCACCTTTATTGCAACGGATAACTTAGATGGTACTGTTGTTGTCACCCCACAATTTAATGCTGACTCTACCAATAGTTTTTGGTGGAATTTCATCAACAACGTTGTTGTCACCCCACAATTTAATGCTGACTCTACCCATTTCAGTTTTTTGATGGTGCCTATTTGAGTTGTTGTGACCCCGCAATTTAATGCTGACTCTACCGTCCATCCGGCGATTGAATCCTTGTTTACTGTTGTTGTAACCCCGCAATTTAATGCTGACTCTACCCATTCTTTTATAAGTGGTTCATATTCATTTCGTTCCATTGTGAATGGAGAGAAAAAATTAGTAAAGAATTGCCATCTCCAATATAATTTACCTGATTTTTCTAATTCCAAATACCAATACTTCTTTTCTCGGTTAATAAACCAAAGGGAGTCATTGTAGAAAATCAATTCCACATGAGATAGGTCATCGGTTAATTTATCAAAAATTGTTCTTTTAAATTTATCTGTAATCATCTGTGTCTAAATTTTCATTCGGTTTATAAGGGGTGGGAGCAACAAAAGACATATCATAGTGAGCAAGTTTTTCCACCATATTATTTAACTCTTCTCTACTATACATCGGAGCAAACGATGGTCGAGAGTGAAAAGGAATATTATCTCTATTCTCCCATTCATCCAATCGTTTAGAAATGGTGGGGATAAAACCTTTAAGATATTCATAATCTTTCCACTTAGTATAGTCGGACTCGGAGACGATATACATAAGGTCACCATAGTTCTCAATCATAGAAAGGTCGGGGTTATTAGAATAGACATCAACAATACCATCCTCACCACCATACTTATGACAAAGTCGCTGAAGAGTATGAATGTTATGAATACAATTGTCTCTCCAATTGTGACCATATGAACGAACATTACAGATATACAAATAACCATCCTTGTAGTTATGTATTGTATTATCAATCTTGTCCTGTAATTCAATAAGTTCCCCAATACTATATTTTGATAAATCTATTTCCATGAGGCAAAGATATAAAGAATAATTTATAATACAAAGAAATACTATTAGATTAATTTCCATTCATTGTCCTTAGTAAGAACAAGAGCGGAGAAGTTCTCAACCCAATCACCGGAGTTATAATATTTGATTCCGTTTATTTCTTTAATGCCCGGGATATGAATATGACCACAGATGACACCATCACAATTAAGAGTACTTGCATAATCACAGGCATTAATCTCAAAGTCATTTATAAATGACAGAGCTTTCTTAAAGTTTTCTTTAATTACTTTAGAGATACTATAGTATGGTTTTCCGGTGAGTTCTCTATACTTGTTGTACCAAGTATTAAGACGAAGAGCGAAGTCATATCCAATGGAACCAATCTGTGTAAGAAATTTATATTTGGTTGTGATATCAATTTTATCACCGTGAAAGACAAGATACTTTTTATCTTCAACACTATAGATATATTCATCCATAAACTTAATGTTCCCAAGTCCGGAAGAATATAGGTCTTTTACATCATTATCGTGGTTCCCTCTAATATAGATAATCTCGGTATTGCGGGACATATCCAATAGTTTAATGATTACCTTCATATGTTTATTCTTCCATTTACTCCCACGATTAATGGCATCAATATCAACAATATCTCCGTTAAGGATAAGAAGGTCAGTTTCAATAGACTCAAGGAACTCAAGAATCTTTTTAGGTTTACTATCGACCATACCTAAATGTAAGTCGGATAGTACAACGCATTTATATCCAATAGTTGTGGTCATCTTTAAAGAAGTCGGGGTTATGTTTATTTTTATTAGAGAGATACGCCATTTTAATCATATACCATAATCCTTTCTTTTTAAATCGTCTATCGGTTGTATATACTTTCTCATTAGACACGCCAAACCGGAGGGGATTAACTTTCATACTAAGATGAAAATCTTCAGCAAACTTATCATCATTATTAAAACCACCAAGAAGATTAAATTCAGACATTTTAAATAACATAAATCCACCAATAGCGCAAGGGGATGTCTTAATTGTTAAATCCCTAAAGAACTCAAACACCGGGAAGACAAATGAATAAACTCCTTCAACTCTAAACTTAGTGGTAAGAAGATATAGGTCTTTACTTTTAATGGTGTTAAATGTGTTAGATATTATGAATGGGGACATTAAAAAGATATCAGCATCCAAGAATAAAACATAAGGAGTTTTAACTAATTCAGCTCCGTTATTCCTTGCAACACTCGGTAGTCCACCATCAATGATTTCAATCCTTAATCTTGGGTATTTACCTGATAGTATAATGTCCCGGGTATTATCATCAGAACAATCAGCAATAATCACACGAGTTTTATAAATACCAAATTGTTTATTAATTAATGTAAGTGTTTTGTCTATAATCTCACTCTCATTCTTAGAGGGGATTACAATAGTTAATTTGTTTTTTATCATATCCATAAATACAAAGAAATCATTAAGAGTAAATTTATGCTCAAAGTACCATTAAAAGGTACTAATGGCAAAGATTTACTCACTTAATAATCATATTTCACCGTTAGCGGGGTAGTTTAATTTGTAATGGTTTTCTACCAAAGGTAAATCAACGATAAAACAACCGAAGGTTGTTGTTGACTTTAATTTGTGAAGTTCCTCCGGTGTAACATTTCCATAACGGTCATGTCTTGTTGTTGTTACGTTTAATCTGTGATGTTCCTCCACCTTGTCCCAGTGAACAAAGCAATTCGGCACGATTGTTGTTACGTTTAATCTGTGATGTTCCTCCACCAAGTCAATCAATTCTCCTCTTTCTTCGACCGTTGTTGTTACCTTAAATCTGTGATGCCCCTCCACCCATATTTTTGTTAGGTCTTGTACTTCCTGATAATTTAATCCAAAAAAGGTTTCTAATAATGACCAAATTTTAGAATAAGAGATATAAACAACCCCATTTATTTTACTGTAATAATTAAGAACTTTCCCGTCTTTCATAAAGAATATATGCTCTTTCCAATCATCCGTTTCATAATCAACAATCCCGGAATATTCTTTATTTAGGTAGTTAATGATTCTATGCTTTAGTTTATCTGTCATAAGTGGGTGAGATTAAATAATGGATTCAATCTCAAGATGATATGTTTTAATCAAATATCGTTTCATGGAATGATTAAATTCCGAAAGAGTAACATTAAAGTAACTAAAATGATTATCAAACACTTCACCATCATAATACCAATCATATCTATCATTATCAGTATGGCCAATGACTATATCTTTATTACCATTACCGTAATCCATCATAAGACCACTCCAAGGAATATCGCCTAATATCTTACTACCGATATATGTATCATTAAACTTACTATCCCAATAAGGTTTCATCATTTTATCAATAGAGACGTCATCCATAGTATTATATTTGTCGGCAAAGATATAAAAAAGAAATGAATAAACAAAAAAAGGGGTAGGGGATTGACGCCCCGGACCATATGATAGATTATAATAAGTGTTCTTCATAATATTACCAAAATGTGTAATATATGATAAAAGACATATATTCCTCATTATATGATAAAAACCATATAAGTCCTGAGACTTATAAACCCACAATATAAGTCCGGAACCTTATTATCGACGAGGAGGTTTTCTATTGACCATATATTTATCAATAATGATAAGATTAGCAGAACAATCCAATGAGCCATCACTAAGAGTAATTTCCAAATTATTCAAGTTGTTAGATGTGGAGAAGAAAAAGAATAGAACAAGAGCATCTTTATTAGAAGCCATCAAGAATTTTGCGCCATATATGGGAATACCTAAAGGATTCGAGCAATATATTTTGGAGTTGTATGTATTAAACTTTAGAAAAGATGGGGACTACTCAAACTTAACGAAGGAAAACTTTGTTGACCCAAGAAAACAAAGTGGGAAGGTTATATCAAATCCAAAGGCGAAACTATACACAATAGCTCAATTACCATTCAGAGGTTCAAATTTAGAGGGATATTGGTCCGAAGACCCAAAAGGAACTCCATACTATAAAGTTGTATCATACGGGTGGTACCCTATTTACATATTCAAAGATGATAAATGGTATGAGGTAACAAAAAATTATTCTTCATCCACAAGTAGACAAATAAGTAATGCCAATCCTGTGGGATGGGGTGATGATACATTCGATAGTGTATATACATTAACTCCTGATGAGATGAAACTATTGGAGCGGGGATATAGTCATGATGATATAATGAAGAATAAGGTAAAGAAATTAAAAACAATCGAACCTGATTTAACAAAGAGAAAGAAGACAGCCAAGACATACAATTATTGGAATCAAGACCCGGAACAAATGGTTCCAAACACAAACATAAAGTTCAAAGTAAGGAATATAGAGGTGGGTGATGATAACGCCATTGTTAATATAGATGTGTATGATGTATTTAAAAGAGAAAACAACACACAGGTATATACACCACAGAACTACTTAAAGGGGGAAATCCCTAATCTTAATCCAACCAAGGTGGAAGACGCAATCAAAATCAAAATGAGGGGTGAATTAAAAGATTATATCGGTAAGAGATTTAGATGGACACCACAAGACCCAAAAGGGGCGAAGATAGAGTTTAAATTCAATCATTTAAAACAACCGGGTTTACAAGAGAATATACATAGAATCCAATCGATGATGGGGGTTATTAACGAAAGTAAATTAAATAACATTGCCAAGAAATGGTTAAACGATAAGTATGGTGATTTAATACCATTTGAAACTAAAAAACATCGCAATTTTATTTATTATAGAAAAGGTGATGAAGTAGTTTTTGACTACAATAAAAAAAATGGGGAGGTTTATGTTAGTTATGATGAGATTTGGTCATATTTACAATCAATGTTTGGTATGGAATGGAAACAAATTCGGGACCTAACAAAGGAATGGATAGAGGAACATTATAATTTAAGGGTAACGGAAACAAACTATGGATTTTATACCGTTTTAATTAGGTGGAGGAACATTACAAATTAAGATAATATGAACTTACAAGAGAACATACATAGGATACACGAGATAATGGGCGGGGTTATTAACGAACAGTCCGAATTAAAAAAAGATGCGCTAAAATCCATGTTAAAACAATCAGGGATGGCGGTTACATCCAAACTAATGGGCGGGATTGATAATTTAATAAAGGTTCTTTATGATGGTGATATTATGGGGTTTAGTGAGGATACTCACACACCACTTGTTTATATGTCGACAGACAAAATGGCGTTATATATACATGACGCGTTGGTTGAAAAACTTGGACTAAACAATAATTCACGACCACTACATCGTGATGAAAAAGAATTAGGGGATTTTAGATTCGGGTCAAAAGACAATATGATTTACAAGTTTACAGCAAGATTATATCCGACAAACCTTCATGACCAAACATATTATAAAGTTGTGGGGTTAAGTGGTGATTCAGGATTCGGTTATGGATTTATTAGTAAAAAAAACATATTGGGTTTAAGAAACAGACAACAAATCTTCAAGCAGATTATAGACAAATATAATTTGGAACCATACATGAAATTAAAAACATTCTATTAATATAACAACCCTCACTTAACGGTGGGGGTTTTTAATTATAAAAAAGTTATTAATTGTTTGGTGGGGTGAAAAATAATTGTATCTTTGTAAAAAAAATAAGGTTATGAAAAACATACACTTAATACCAACAGATAAACCAAGTAGGTTTTGGATGACTAAATTAGGTAATCTAACAAGATGTCACGATATAAAACCTATCAAAGAAGCATTAGGAAATAATGTAAACATCTACATCACTTCTGATGAAGAAATTAAAGAAGAAGGTTATGTTTTTTGGGAAGGTAAAGTTTACAAATACAGAGAATTTATGAAAATGAGAACTCCTGTATATACTAATTATTTTTCAATCATTCTTACAACAGACCAAGACCTTATTAAAGATGGTGTACAACCTATTCCAAATGATTTTTTAGAATGGTTTGTTAAGAATCCAAATTGTGAGGAGGTTGAAATTGAAAAAGAATACAAACATTTTACTTCAGAATTATATGATTACAAAATCATCATTCCAAAAGAAGAATGGAAATGTTGTGGTGCCTTCTATGGTTGTGATAAATGCGAACATAAAAAGGAATTAAGAGGAATACCTAAAGGTAAAATAGATATGGTAGTTGGTAAACCTAAACAATCAACTAAAGATAGAATCCTTTATGAAACACCTGAATCTATTAAACAAAAAGTAAGAGAAACTGCAAACAAGTTAGTGAAACCTAAACAAGAACCTAAACCTTTTAAGGATATGCAACAATTAACAGAAGTTGATTTCTTAAATAAATCTTTAAAAAAAGGTATTGGAGTTAAAAGAGAATTTGTAATTAACACTTCTAAATGGAATTTGGAAGATTTTGAAGAAACTAAAGATTTAACATATTACAGAGCTAATGCCGAAGAAGATTATATGAAAGTTCCAATCAGTGTATTGAGATATATTTCTGAACTTGAAAAAAGAAGTTATAGTGAGGAAGAAGTATTAGAATTACTACAAAATTTCAATCAAAATGCAATGGAATATATCAAAGAAGATGAAAAAAGTATTATGACATTTGTAACTTTGAAAAAATGGTTTGAACAATTTAAAAAGAAAATAAAGTTATGAAAAACATACACGTAATACCAACAGATAAACCAAGTAGGTTATCAAAATCTACATCAAAAGAAGAACTAACATTTTGTTCTGATATTTATAATTTATCTAATAGACAACACATCTACATCACTTCTGATGAAGATATTAAATATGGAGATTGGTGTATTGATAAACATAATGTTGTTTATAAACAAGAAACTGATAAAATTTTTACAAAATTTAATGGTGCCAAAAAAATCATCCTAACAACAGACCAAGAATTAATCAATGATGGTGTACAAGCTATTGATAATGAGTTTTTAGAATGGTTTGTTAAAAATCCAAGTTGTGAGATGGTTAAGATTGATAGTTATAAAACCATATATCACACTTGGATATACAAAATCATCATTCCAAAAGAAGAACCTAAACAAGAGCTTGAAAGAGGTATTACAATTACTCACGTTGGGAAACAAGAAACACCTACTGAATTAGATTCTGTTTTGGCTAAAATAACTCATATAAATGATTTAGGTGTTTCTGAATGGTATGAGGTTGTTTATTATGCTGACGACAAATGGTGTTCATATAATGGTAGTAAAACTTTTGAGGATGGTGAGAGAGTTATAGAATGGAAATATTGTAAAGATTGTTTGTAACAAAAAGAAAATCCTCACTTAACGGTGGGGGTTTTTAATTTAAGATAATCGTTTTTTTGTTTCCCATCTAACAATTTTTTTCCAATCCGCATCAAAAAAATCCCAAGATAAAACCTTATAAGAATTCAAACCGGTGTACTTTTCAAACCATTCTCTAAGTATGTCCTTAGTCTGTTCGACATCAATGGAAAACATATCGATTAAAAATTTCATAACATCCTTTGAGACATACAACTCATTGTCTTTGGTATGATAAAGAAATATTACCTCACCATCTTTATCAACATATAAACACCAAAGTTGATTATCGTGGTCATAAATTTCCAAATCTGCATATTCCTTGGATAACCATTTACTAATGAATCTATCTAATTGGTTTTCTGTTATAATGTATTTCATACTAAATAAATATAAGGGGTTGGGGATTAACGCCTCGGACCATATAATAGATTAATGAACCACAGTTCCATCAACATCCCATAAAGAATAGGGGCCGTCACCAATACCAAGATTAAACATGGAATTAATATCGTTTTGAATTGTTCTTAAAGTTCGGGATGGTGATGCACTTAAATAACCGTGAACCATCTCACCGGAATTAAACTCAATATTAATAATTGTTAAAGTAATGTTTCGAACGGGATTACCTTCAAAAAAACTCGGTGTATGAACATTTCTTTTTGTAAAGTAAACCTTACTAACTGAATTGTAACGAGACATAATGTATGACTTAATTAGTTTCTTAAGTTTTTCTTCGGGTATAATATATTTCATACTAAATAAATATAAGGGGTTGGGGATTAACGCCCCGGACCATATAATAGATTACTCAGATATAGTATAAAATCCCACGACTTTAATAATATCCGGATGAGGTAAAATGTATTTACCTAAGTTATTAACATATGGTATAAACTCAGAGTAATTATTTCTAATAACATCCGTATAACTCACCCCAACATAAACATGATATTTACTGTAGCCCTTACCAAATATATGAACAATCCTTGTTCCCTCCACGGAAGGATACTCCGTTCTAATAAGACGAAGCAATACTTTCTCAATAATTTCAGGATGGGTGGGTTTATTCATAATCACAAAGATAATAATAAAGATTTACATAACAAAGAAATACTAAAGACTAAAACCATTCGTTCATACCTATGTTCCGTTCCACTTCCCTGTCGGTCAGTTCTCTCTCCACTCCGGATTCACTCATAGTTTCATTCTTCACTATTTCTTATAATCATTATCGGTCCATAACCTTATTACTACCAATAACCCGATAATAATTGTTTTACTCACAATATATACAATTCCCCGCCTGAATGTATTGTCCCCACCTAACGACAAGACAATGATGAGGTGGTATTAGTAGTTAATGAGGGGATTATACCTATTAGGGTATAAGACAATACCTTCGGTAAACAATTACACCCCTTAAGGTATAATCCATCCATAACCGTATAATAAGTTATGTTTTGTATCAGTGTAGTCAGTTTAAAACTCACATGAGTGATATGAATAGTAACTTTTAACGACTTACCACCTCCCGATGGTCGGGGTTATTACATAACCACCTACGACTTGTCTTCCTTCGAACTCCCTTTGGTCGGTCTACCGACAGGGGCGTAGAATGGTTCACTAAGGGGTATCGGTTCCCTCGTTGAGGTTATAAATGTCCTATTATAGGTTCCCTAAAGGGAACTCCCCGCCTCTTGTACTACTCACTACTGTTTTTGCCAGGTTTTATATATAGTAAAAAACTGGTCCTGTAGGGGTCGTGAGAGGGGAAAAAGTGGTCTTTACACTATAACCACACAGGATATGGTGGTAAAATGTGGGAGGACTACCCACTTGTTAACACCTCAAAGGCGGGGAAAGGGATTATCCCTTATCGAAACCTCGACTGACATTTTGACAAATCCTAATAATTTACCCCCAAACTTATCAACAACTACACTTTTTTTTATCAACTGACATAGCGTCAGGACCATTCCCCGCCTGTTAATAACTTTATTTTTATATGTTCCATAACTATATTTAACTGTATACGGTATTATCCGGACAAGAAAACAATGGAAGATTTAATATTCAACATAGATTATATAGATGAGAAGGTGATTCGAGTGGTCATCTCAGACAACAATGTGAATCAGAAAGGGGTTCTATACTTCGAGAAGGTAAAGGCGGGGTTTAATAGGAAACCAATAAGCATGAACTCTTGGGCGTGTGTGGACGCCAAGATAGAAGGACTATATGAGATGGGAGGGGATTATTCCTCACTCGACATCTTAAACAAGTGTCAGGAACTAATATCTTCGTTTGTCCCCACCGGTAAATAGGTTATATATTATGGTGACTAACCACCCAAGGAATAAGAATTTTAGTAATGTTCTCATATGATTATTTAATTAACCACAAAGATAATGATTAATATTTGATTTTACATATAATCAACTATATTTATAATGGAATATGATTGTCCCCCACAGTAGGGGATTAACCACTCAGTACCTTAGGGACGTAAAGTTTGGAATTATAGACAACCACATATAACTATTCATTATCCTACTCCACTAGCGTGTCGGTCTACGACACCCGGACCAAATGGAAGATTAAAAATCTTCTCTGTCGTGTCCATTACGTGTGGGAATTTTTTGTTTCCGGTCATCACCAAATGGGCGGGGTTTATATAAAAATATAACTTAACCTAAAGGTCAAGTATGAGCGCTGCTCCGTCCACTCTCCCCAACCCTTGTTGCGCCCCCTGTCGGGTTGATTACCGATTCAGTGGTACAAAGATACAACATTATAATAACCCCGCCAAACGGAATATTAAAAATATTCTCTGACGTATTTAACATAAGATTATATATTTATTATCATGACACAGGAAGAAGTAGAAAACAATTATACCTACAAGATAGTTAGGAAGGTACTAATGAGAGAGTACCCATGGATAAAGGATGTCCAATTAGATGTCCCAAGATTAGAGAACTTTACTTATGTTATCTTCTTGGACATATTCATTGACCCATATGAGTTGGGGAAAGAACAGGAGTGGGATGTGGCCCGGTGGATTGATAGGTCAGTAGAACAAGGGGAACAATATGAGTCCACGTCCTTATCATTATTCTTTGTGGGGTCAACTGAAGATATGAGGGAACTAAAGAATGATGTTAACACAACCATTGAAGATGTACAACAGTCCCCCGCCATTCCACCCGAGATGAGAATGCCTGAAGCAAGATTCACGGTAGGAAGTTTTTTTACTGTAAAAGGTTTGACTGTCCCGGAACCTGAACCGGATGAAGACATTGAAGAAGATACTTACTAACATATAACCCTCACATCACCATAACATACTGTTATGAATGGTGGGGGTTTTTTATTAACAAGGAGGGGAGGTGTCATGTTAATAACTTATGGGTGGGGTCCATACTCCCTCGTGGGGCGGGGTACACCCCCCCTCCCTGCGGTATCCCCCCTTACTATACTGTCAGAATGTCATATAGGGGGGATAATCCCCTAAATCAAATAAAATAATTTTTGGGGAAAAATTTACCCCTCCGGTTAGATGGTCGGGGGAATAAATCCCCCACCCTTTAATGGGGGAATAACTCTGTCCGGAAATTAGAACTTATCTTAACCCTACCTAATGGGTGGGGTATTGACGGGGGAACACGTACTACACTATCGTTCCGTAAACACGACCCCTTCTTTTTTAAATGTCCCTTCAACGATAAAAAAAATTTTTGGAAAATTTGTGAGGAATTAGGAAATGTTATATCTTTGTAGAAAAATAACTTATGGAGTATTGTGAATTACCGAAAGATTCTTTATTAACTAAATTACCTAATTTCAATTTTATTAGGGATGATGAGAAAAAGGACAGGATGAATGTTGTAATTGCCGGTGGAGCCGTCCGGGATAGTTTATTTGGGGATGAGTATAGTGATATAGACATCTTTGGATTAACTAAAGAGGATTTGGATTTATTTGTTAAGTTGAATCTATCTAAGGGTAATGGTTATAAATTGGTTTATTTCAATGAGAACTTGAGGACTTATAGAAAGGGTAAGATTAAGGTTCAGATTATATATAGGGAATATGATAAATTAACGGATATTATTGATTCATTTGATTTTACGGTATGTCAGTTTATGTTTGATGGGGAGAAGGTTATATGTAACCCCTCCGGTTTATTGGATGTTTACCATAAGAGGATTATTATAAATCATCTTGAACCATTATTTGTCTTTGATTCTTTGAGAAGAGTTCAGAAATATATACAGAAAGGATATACCATCTGTAATGGTGGGATAAAGGACATATTGGATAAGTGTCGGGAATTGACTCAGGAACAATATGATGAGAATGTGGAATTCTATCCTAACACTAATGAATATCGAATAATTCGATTTGATTAATATTATAATGGGCGGGGTTATTCATATACCTTCCAGTCCGGACTCACTTCGTTCGATGGAATCCCAGCCCTTTTTTGATAGTCAAGTATTTATCAATATGAGATATGTTATAAGTGAAAGTAGATTAGAAAGAATGTTTAATAATTATATGGACTCCCAATATGATTTAACATATGATAGTTCACCTCGGGAGTTTGTGGATAAGAACGGGGATATATTTGGGTTTATGATATTATATTATCAATTTGACTATGTTGATTATTCAACGGAGTATACTTTGAATCAAATGTTTGGGGAACTTACTGATGAATTATTACTTTCTTATTTAAGGGAGAAATTTCCTGATATAAGAATTGACGGAATAGAATAAGACCCCCACCCTTAAGGTGGGGTTTTTTGTTTTCTTCTTTTTAATCTATAACCCACTTTCCTATCATATATGTTCCCAATATCATCATAGAATAATGGTTTAACATAATCAAAAAAATTGTCGATACCATAATAATCAATTTCGTCGTATAGTTGATGAAGAACCTCATCAATAAAATCCTCTCTATTGTATTCATCAACATCATAATACTTAATAACTTTTGGTATTGTTGATTTTATTAAATCAAATCTTCGTAATAAATCTATTGGAGGTTTATTTGATAGTAATTTTTTATATTGAATCTCTGTTAATATTATTTCCATATTAATAAATACCCTAATTGTTGAGTATTTATAATAAATAAATTTAATATGGGGAATATTGTTAGACTTACTGAAGGTGATTTGATTAATATTTTAATTGGAGGGGATATTCGTATACCTTCCAGTCCGGACTCACTTCGTTCGATGGAATCCCATCCCCTTTTTTTTTAGAATCTAATTAGGTGATTTAAGACCTATGATGTTTTGATATTTTGGGAATAAGGTATCGTATTGGATTAGTATCTCATTAAGATTCTTGATATTCATAAATTCATTTTTTCCCGGGAGTTTTAGGTTGGACTCTATTGTAAAGATTGAACATACTGATTTAAGTTGTTTTTCGAAATCCACCGCTCCTTTTGCTTGTAATGTGTTTCCTCTTAGAACTTCGATTATTTCTATCTTATGGTGGTCGGTCCATCTTTTTTCTGAGAATCTTCCGGTTACTGAGTTTTTGGTATAACCAATTTTAATCATGTCTATACCATCCACTTTCATATGAACAACATATACGATGTGTTTCCCGAAACAAGTGTCAATTCTATTATAAAGGTAATCCGTGATTTTTGGATATTCGGTTATAAGGTTAGTGATAGTTTTAATTTTATCATCTATCCCCTCCGTTTTCGAGTTCTCGTATTGTTCATATAAATTCATGGGTTAAATATATGGAATAATTTTGGGATTAACAAATTATGGTCTCTCCCAGTTCGGACTCACTTCGTTCGATGGAATCCCAACCCTTTTTTTTATTATATATTTGGTGGAATAAAAAATTTATTATATCTTTGCTTTCTAAATAAAAAATTATGGAAAAAGAATTTATACCTTACGAACAAGCATTAGCTTTAAAAGAATTAGGATTTGATGAACCTTGTTTAGGATATTATGTAGGTAAAGATAGAGAGGTTTATATATCAAATGAAACTATATCTGCTCCTTTTCAATTTAGATTAGAATCTAAAACAACATTTGTAGCACCACTTTACCAACAAGCATTTAGATGGTTTAGAGAGAAGTATAATTTAGATAGTTGGATTACTAAAGAAAACAAATATCAACAACCTTATTGTTGGTATATCCAAGATAATATCACTGAATATAATAGTGATTTTAGAATAGGCGGATTAATATGGGATACTTTTTTTCAAACTTACGAAGAAGCAGAACTTGAATGTTTGGTCAAGTTGATAGAAATTGTTAAGAAGCAAAACTTAAAAAATTAATAGAAATATGCAAAAAATAAAAGATTATTGGGGGTTAGTAATTTCATTATTACTCTTATCATTACCATTGTTAGCTTTAATATGTAATGTCTTAAAAAATTAATAGAAATAGTAAAAAATGATGTGGAACTCCAAACCAAAAACAACTGAACCCTTATCTCGAATTGATATATTGAACGAGTATAAGAAAAACCGAAATCAATATTATTATGAACTAATTAAATCCATTATGGACGGTGCCATTAGTCAATGTACTGATGTTGTTCTATTGGAACCAATCAAAAATCATTACCCACATTACTCATACAATGATGTGGTGATTTATTATGATGATAATATCCATAAAATGTTATTGGATGATGACATTGCTTCGTATGCGGATTCAAGTAATAACATTGTGATAACAATAGACCCTCAAAGGGTTTCACTATTCAAAAAATAAGTAAGGTGAAAAAGAAAATGACCATTACGGGAATCTTTAATGATTTCTTCACAAATTACGAAGATAAGGTGAGCAGTGCTTCATTTGAGATTGATGATGAATTGGATTGTACTTGTTATAAAGAGAGTGGAAGATGTTTGGTTCATTTTCCACCTGAAGGTTATGTGATGTCCGATATTAATGAAACAACATAATGGAAAAATTGGTTCATGAATATCTTAATTCTATTGTTGGTGATAACCCCACCTTATCGGTATCGAAAGAGAGTAACCATTTTGAGAGGGCGTTTAAGATGTTTAGTTATTATTATATTGTGAATGGAGTTAAGGTTGGTTCGAGACCACATAGTGTTAGTAAAATATCTATGAAGTCTGAGTTATACAATAGTATAAGAAAACTATTTGGATTAAATCATGTGGATACTTCACAATATTTTAATAATTGGTTAAATAATATCCCTGCTGATGAGTAATTCGTATAGTGCTCTTCGTCCGGTTTCTCACTTCGTTCGAGGGAATCCCATTCCTTTTTTTCATTATATATTTGGTGATTTGAATTCTTTGTTTTATATTTGCTTTCTAAATAAATTATATATGAATCATTTTTTGGTTGAAAGAAAAAAGGGTCCATCTTATGTTGGAGTATCAGTTGAGTATAGGATATACCCGGATGATAAACAAAAGAGATGGTTATTTGATATTGGTAATAAATTAAGAGGGGGATATAATCTTTTGGTTAGTGAATTTATTGATGGGAAAGATTTTAAGGACTTTCCTGCTCCGAACTTAAAGAGTAAATCTCTTTTCTCTAATTATCTTTCAACGATTAATTGGTTTGATAATGTTCCATCAATATTTAGGGAATATGTTTCTGAATCTTTGGTCACATCAATTAAAAATTTCAGAAAAAAACCAAAATCAAGAAAACCTTCGTATAAGAAAAAAACGAATATATTGAAATTAACGACTAATTCAAATAGTATTAGTCGTGGAAGTTTAAGTTTGGATTGGGATAATAATGAAATTAGGTTTGCTCCTACTTTACTTAAAAAAGTTGGGATAAATCCAATTATAAAATGTAAGTTTCATAAACAATTCAAAGGGTCTACACCAAAGTTAATGTCAATCCATAGGAAGTCTGATGGTAATTGGTATTTATCTTTAACATTGGATTTAAAGGATACTGAAATTGTTAAGATTAATAGTTCGGGTAAATCATTGGGAATTGATGTAGGTATTAAAGATATGGCAATTACATCCGAAGGACTTAAATATCAGGTACCAATTGAGAGGATTAAAAAATTGGAAGATAAGATTTCAATTATTCAAAAGAGTATATCTCGTAAGAACAGATTAAACAAGGGTAAACCTAAATCCAAAAATTATTGGAGAGTAATTGAGAAGAAGGGTAGATTACAGAATGAATTAAATAATATTAGAAAAGAATATCACAGATATGTTGTTGGTGTTTTAACTAAAGGTAAGTTTTCTAAAATACAAGTTGAGGATATTCGTTTGTCATTTATGTTACAGAATAAACATATGGCTAAATCCACTGCAAGAATCGGGATTCGTTCATTTGTCGATTATTTGGGAAGTGTTTGTAATTCAAAAGGAATTGAATTTAATAGGATTGACCCCCGTAATACAAGTAAGACTTGTTCTAACTGTGGGGATATAAATACTGAGTTAAAGTTATCCCAAAGGGAATGGACCTGTAAGTCTTGTGAGGAACACCACGATAGAGATATAAACGCAGCAAAAAATATCAGAGAAAGTTTGTTAGTTAGAGAATAATTACTTATCTTTGTATCATAATAAAAAAGTTCTTAAACATATTGGTAACTCGCGTGTGTGTAACACGTTAAAAGGTTAAAACACTGTATGCAGATATAACCCGGGTAAAAGAACACGGTCAACGTGTGATTGCCGGAACGGTTAGGCGGCTAGGGGTCTCAAAACCTCATTATCCGAGAACGGATAGACTATCACAATTTCATTTGAAAAGCCATTATTGGGATGTGTCTCGATTTTAAAGGTAGTCACAACGAGGACACCGATATAAACCTCGTTAATAGGGTTGGGAATCATCACAATTTGAAAGGTAGTTACAACATAAAATCCCCAATTGAATAACATTTTGAGTTGGGAATCATCACAATTTGAAAGGTAGTCGCAACCGCTGTAAGTTAGCCTCAACGAAATTCAAAGTTGGGAATCATCACAATTTGAAAGATAGTCACAACATAACATTTTAACTCTAACAGGGGAGCAAGTTGGGAATCATTACAATTTAAACACAAAAAAAAAATGTTACCAATATGTTTTTAAACATACCCCATTTCTTTAATTAGATTTGGGGTTTTTTATTTGACATAACCATAAATTAGAATTATACTTTTATTCCATAAGGTATATTCATTATGGTAAAAACAAAAACAATTTCATTTCTAAAATACAATAAGTTCGAGTTCGGGGAACAGGTCGTTAGTCAATTCGTGGTCTTTGAGTGTAAGTGGTTATTCTCCATCATCTTTTTTTATTTTCATAAATCTCTTGGTAGTCAGGACCGGTTTCATACCCACGCTTTTAATGCGTGGTCTGTGAAACTGTTTGGTGAGTATGATGAACAAATCTTGGATGATGAGGTTAGTGGAGAATATCGTATTGTTCGTAGGGAGAAAGTCTTGGTTTATTTTCCCCGGGATTCATATCACCGGATTTCTAATAGTAACGGATGTATGACCGTATTGTTTTCCGGTCCATGGAATAAAACTTGGAAGGAATATATTGATGGGGAGGTGGTTCATTATGGGTGGGGGCGGGAGTAGTCTCACTTCGTCCGGTCACTCACTTCGTCCGGTCACTCACTTCGTTCGATGGAATCCCAACCCTTTTTTTGGTTATGTGGAATCTTTGTTATATCTTTGTAAAAAAGTAGTATATGAAAAATGAAGATACTTTATTTCCATCCCCGAACGATAAGAAAATTGAAGTCCCCGATACATTAAAGGTTGTCATACTGAAGATGTGCCCCGAGATTATTGATGTTGTTTCCACAGGATATAGGGAACAAATTATATATGACCCAATAAACTTCTCCCCGATATATAAATATTTGGTTGGAGTTGACATCCATTTTGATAACCACAATGGAATGAAGAAAAGTAAACATGAATATAGTACGGAGATTAATGATTATTTTAAAATGACTTACGGTAGTGAGATGGGATTTGTATCATTCCATGTTCAGTCATTTATATTCCCCCCTGAAAAAAACAATAAGGATAAATTCTTTGAACTGTTTGAAAAAGTTAATTAATAAAGTTCTAAATAATTCCATTGAGGGATTTGTGTGCTATGAATACAAAGAATCTTATTGGATTATTAATCCTATCACAAATCAGTGGGTTTTTTATTGCTCATACTTTTTTGGAAATATAAAATAATATTCGTATCTTTGTCAAATAAAAAAGAAACAAATGGATGGATTAACAATTGGTGTAACGTGGAGACGTGAAAACGATAGAAACTACTTTGACATTGGATTCCCAAAAGACCAAGAGGCATTATCTGTTAAGGAATCAACAATGATGTTGGCTGCGGGTATGTCTTTATTAATGAAGGCTGGACATAAAAACGGAGATTTTAAAGATTACGAGATGATGGAACATGTAATTAATTATTTGAAAAGTGAGTTTGTATCCACAGAATCTTTTGAAGATGCTGAGATTCAACCAAATATATTTAAAAATAATGTCTAATAAAAAGATTATGGGAAAAATAATAAACACCTTAATTAATTCTTCTGTCCAAGGTGTTGACACATATAATCATAATGGTTCCACTTGGTTAATCTTTACGGAGTCCAAACAATGGGTGATAGAATTAACTGAAAGTAAAACCCTGTGGTATAATTTTAATTTCTTTAAAAATCTTTTTGGGTATGCCTCATTGGAGGTTGTTCAAAACCAACACCTCATCACAAAATGGGTAGAAGATAATGTAATGAATGGTTCTAAGAATACCGCGTCACCATCTCAAACACCATCATATAATCTGATGGAGGTTTTTGAGAATGGGATTAAAGAAACTTGTTGGAACCCGGAAGATAATACAAGTTGGGTTGAAAATGTTATTAAAGGCGGAGTAAAAGAAACCTGTTTGGAAATGAACATTACTGAAGGTGAGGTTGATGACATCATACAAGATGGTGTGAAGAAAACTAAAGGGGTGAAACTAACCAACAAATCATTACAAATGGATGGTTCTTGTGTTATTGAAATTGTCATACAAGATGGAGTGAAAATGACTTCAAAATTAGAATCTCGTGAATATACCGGAGACATTGATGATGCACTTGAAAATGGTGTTAAAAGTTCTAACCCACGACAATATGTGGGAGAAGACATAATTGATAAGGTGATTGACAAGGGTGTTAATGAAACTTACTATGATGTATATCAACACAAAGGAAGAATTGATGGTGTGATTAAAAATGGAGTTAAAAAAACAAAAAAATTGAATGAGGTCGTTGTTGATTGGATTGGTGATATAATTGAGAATGGTGTAAAAGAAATAAAACCATTACCAGACCAAAGTGGAGAACTAATAGGTTATGGTAATTATTATCACGGTAAAGAAGATAGAACAAAAGCTTTTATAGATTATCTTGAGGAAACACTTGAGAAGGGTGTTAAAATTAATTAGACCTACCTAAGGAAACTCCGATTCATGAATATTTATTGGAATGAAGATAATAATAACAGAAACCCAACAAGAAAGATTATTTAAGATAATTTCAAATCTCTTGGATGACAAATACAGTATTGAATATACCAATGATAATCATTGGGTCTGGTATGATGGATATGCCGCAAGAATGAGATTAATTCCTAATGGTGAACTACGAGTTAGTTCAATAATGATAGATTATCTTGTTTCACTATTTGGTTTAAATGAAGAAACATTAAAAGACTTTATAAAATATTACATGTCAATACACGATAAAGAATTTAATAGACTATTCATTATTGGTTAAATAAAAAAAAAATATTATGGAATATAAAATTAATAAAGAAGAAAAAACTATTACAATTTTTGATAGTGCGGGTAAAGTTGATGAGATTAAATCAATAATGTCATTATTCCCCGATTACACTTTAAAAACTGGAACCCCAAAACAGGAATGTGTATGTGACCCCGATAAAGGTGGTGATGGTGTGTGTAAATGTGAAAAATAAAAAGAAATTAAAATAAATGATGACAAGAAAATTAAGCAAACACATCGAAGATGAGCTCTTCGATAAAGAAAAAAGGGATATACCAACTGTGTTTCCTGAACAAAGAGTAAAATTACAAGAAAATGTTGAACCTAAACCGGTTAAAAAGAAAAAACCTTACTATCGAAAGAAATATAATAAACCAAAAACTATTGAGATTATACCGGAACCGACTAAAAATTATGGTTTTTTTGTTGGGGTATTAGTTGGATTTCTTTCGGGTTTATTGGTTTCTTTAATTTTTACTATATTAACTTAATAAAATAACAACCCTACTCTAATCGGTAGGGTTTTTTTATTATCTTTGTTGGATGAAAAATTTGGTATTTAAATATTTTGATACTTTTTGTTACGGGGAACTGTGTGAGGATGTAGAACACAAAAATTGGCTTAAACCCGATAACCTTTCGGACGCTTTCGGGTATTCAACAGAGTGTAATCAGATTTTTTATAACGAATTACTACAACATAACATCTATTCGATGTTTAGTGTTGGTAGAACTGAATTTAGAGAACTTTTGGGTGAGTGGTTTGAACACCGGTATCAATTACCGGTTTCGATGGTTTTATAATTACTCTTTTTAACCTTTTAAGTATTTATCATTATGAATAAAAAGAAACGATTGGTATTTAAATATTTTGATATGATATATTCCGATTATAAAAAACACATGCGTAGACCGGTAACCATGGAGTCACCAAATGTTTTATTTGAATATAAAAATGAGGATGGTAATGTCGCATTTAAATTCGATACTTCTACTCAAATATTAAATTTTAATAATAAGGATTTTTATACTGCATTGAATATGTTAGGATTCACTACTTCAGAGTTTGCAAACATATGTAAAGAATATGCCGCGGATAAATTTGATTCAACAGTCATATTGAGGTCACCAATTTATAATTCATTAAAAAATAAATAATTATGGAATATATTATAACAGAGTCTCAATTCTCCACAATTCAGACAAATAACCCCGGTTCCATTATCAGAATGGTGCGAAAATTCTATAATTCCATGGATATGGAAGGTATTTGTGAGTTAGATGTTGGATATGACGAGGAAGATAACAATTTTCATTGTTATTTAATTATCGATAAGGATTGGTATACTAAAAACCCTATTGAAAAAGATTTAAAAAACGCTAAAATTCGTAAATATGCAAAGGAACTTAAAGAAAAAATAAACAATTATTTGGGAATTTATATGTTTGTTGGACATTATGTAAGTCCATTACCTTGTGAATCATGAGATACATTATAACTGAAAGTAGATTAACCTCAATAATTGAAAATTGGTTGAGTGATAATTACGGTAATTTGGTAAGTGCGGTTATGGGTGGATATAGATTATATGTCCCATCTGAAGACGACATAACCGTTATTTTTTCTGTCAGCCCAAATTCGGAGAATCTAATTATGACTGAGAAACTTTTTAATTCTATGATAGATTTATTTGGAATAGAAAAAGAAGGAATAATTAGTGGTCTTGTGATGAAATGGTTTAATGAAAAATATAATCAAAAAGTTATTCGATTTAGAATTGAGCGTTTCTCATAAGTCTATATTTTCCACTAAAAAGAGAAAATTAAGTATAATTGTCCTTTATTTTCTATTATAACCAGACACTGAGCAAATATTTTCCATTATAACAAGATACTTATAATAAAATAACAAATGAAACACATATTAAATAATTTATCTGCTGAGGAGAAAAATAGTATCCTTGAACAACACACCGGAGGAATGAAAGTCATGACCGAGAATTTCTCTAAATTGATTAATTCAAAACTTGGAGATTCAAAACCATTAGTGGAAGAAAAATCTAAGAAAAAATAATCTAAATCCCACCCATTAAAGGTGGGTTTTTTTATCCCCATCTCTCAATAGAATAGCAACTTCAATCATCTCTTGAACTCCACCATATCCACAGGAACAAGATGATAAACCCATATTACTTAAATAATATTTTGCTTCTTCTACTGTCATACTGATAAATATTGATTGAATTTTTTTATATAAAAACTTTTTCATATATTTGTCAAAAAATAATCTATGGCGACTTATAAAAAAGGATGGACTCCTGAGGAAAAAAAAGTGATTGACACCAGTAAAAAAACTGTAAAAACCGTATTTGAATCGGTAACGTCCTCAATGTTCCCATTTGATAATATATCATTTGAAAATATAAAGGAAACTTTCATGTATCGATACATCCGTAATTTTATTGGAGGGTTCTTAATCATTGGGTTTCTATTACTAATTCTTTATTTAGGCACTATTTTTGTGACTTGGAGTGTTCCTAAAGGAAATGATAGTCCAATAGATGGACCAACAAAAATGTTTTTTAGATTATTATTTTTAGGATATCTATTTGTAATACTTTGCTTGACAATTGATGAAGATTAATCCAATTAACGGTATTTATATATATGATTGAAACTTCGTTAAAAAAATTATTACTTACAATGTTGAAGGATGAATATCCTCAGATTAAAGATATTGTAGTAGAACCATCTGACCTTGGTGATTTTATTGTATATCGGGTAGGTATTGGTATGAAACATAACGATTTACTAAATCTTAATAAAACTGACGAAAACATATTAAAAGATAAAATTAAGAATTTATCAAAATATGTTTTAGGTAAAAATGAATGGTTAGAAAACACTTTTTTTTACGACCCCCAACAATATTAATAAAAAAATATTCATCCCACCCATTGCCGGTGGGATTTTTTTTTCTATCTTTGTCCCATGAATATAGATTTAATAGAAAAATATTTGGAAGATAAGTATGGTAGTTTATCTCTAACTAAGAAACGAAATGATTATATCCTTAATGATTTATTTGATTATAATATATTGGAAAAAGAATTAAGATGGTATATTGATGTTGAGTCGGATTTATTTGCTTGGTTTGGCCCTGGTAATTATTATCGGGTCATACATGATTGGTTTATCAAAAGATTCGGTAAAGAAATTGGATATGACAAATAAAGAATTATTTTTAACCTTTTTTGAAGTGGAGAGTGCCACCATTATTGGTATTAAATACCGAAACATCGATAAAATTCAGTTAATATTGAACCCCACGGAGAGGAACAAATTTATGGATAAATTACCCATCAGACTTTTAATAGATAGAGAATATGGTTATTATTCTCGTGTTATGGGTACCTCCGATAAAATGTTTAACCTATTTACTTATTTGGGACTCAATACAAAAGAGATTATTAGTATTTGTCGTGAGATTCATGAAGATATGGGAAGTAGAGAATTAATTGTACCTTAATGGTATTTATTGTCAAATACTAATCATGTCAAAATCAAGAAAACCCGGGAAACCAAAAAAGAACAGAGCAAACACTCTAAAAGATTTAAAAAGAATGAATAAGAACAATGAAATTCTTAGTCGTTTAAAAAAAGAACTTTAATAAAAAAACCTTATCATAATTGATAGGGTTTTTTTAATTGTATTCGTAAAAATTCTCACCATCGGTTGTAAATCTAAGACCGAGTCGGAGATTTGGTAAATCATAATATTTTAAAAGGTTATAACATTCCTCAACTATTTCCTCTTCAATATCTTGTTCGGTTCCGTCCATTAAAAATTCAATTTGAACTTTATCTCCGTTAATGTCTTTTCGATGTTTTAATTCGTATTCAACAACATCTTCAAATTTGGGAAGTATGAAGTTATCTAATAATTTACGCACGATTTTTAATTCTTGTTCCATAATAATAAATACCACATTATTTCCTATTTTTTTTTGTAAATAATAATTCAATTCCATATCTTTGTGAAAAATAAATAATAATGGGATTAACTGAAGACCAACAAAAAGGGTTAGATATGATGGTTAAAATTTTAAGTAAAGAATACCCTTATATTATCGGAGCGTCTCCTAATATTGGAGATTTTGAAGAATATTCAACATTATTTACAATTAAATTGATAATGAGTAAGTTAAAACTTGAAAAATGTTTTAAACAAAAAGTAGATAATAATTGGAATGAATTTTGGAGACTTGGTAATTTATTTTATCCCAACCCGGACCCCGAAGATTTACTTGTTGAAGAGATAAGAAGTTTAGGGAAAATGTTTTATGATGTAATAACTGATGAATATCAATTTAATAGCACGTTAACCAAAGGAGAGTTTAGACAAGTAAAAATAAATTCATTCATATTAGATGACAAAAATTGAAAAAGAAATTGTAAAAATGATTGAGGATAAATATGGTTATCCCTACATGACATACGATAAGGCGGAGCAAACTTGGACTAATAATTATTTTCTGTTTGATATTAAGACAGAAACAATTTATAGTTCGGATAAAGTTAAACTTGAATTAGGGAAACGGTTCGGCGCAAAATTTATTGAGAATAATTATTTCAATCTTATTTCAAAATGGTTTAAGATTAGTAACAAATATAATGTAAAGGAAGTTATTTAATTTCTTGGTATTTATAACATATGGAATTAAATAAAATCATAAAGAAAGTATTAAGGGAGGCTGTTGGCATTCCTGAAGGGATTGTTGAAACTGCTGAATTGGTTTACGGTCAATTAATGAGTGAACTTAAGTCTCTCAATTCGATAAGTGAAGACGATGAGAAACTTCATTTTCGTTTAAATGGTGATTATCAAATATCAGATTACAAATTTAAAAAAATCGATTTAACCTTAGAAATTATACGAACAGACCAAGTAGATAAAGGAACGCTTGTGGGAATGTCGTTTAACTTTAAATCGAGATTGGATAATAATACCTTTAAAGTAATTCACCAACCAACTAAAAAGAAAATTGAATTATCAGTATCAGTTGCTATTCCGGAAGATGGGGATTTAAATTCCGTGGTTCAGGAACTCGAAAACGAAAAAGAAATGTCTATTAGTTCTCTTAGTCATGAGTTAATGCACTCTTATGATAAATTTAAAAAACCGATATCAAATCCATCACAAAGAGCTGATTATGAAGCTTATAAAAATATTAGATTTGGTATTGACCCAATTGACGACTTTTTACATAATTTATATTTTATTCATTCAATTGAGAATATTGTGAGACCAAGTGAAATTGCTGCGGATTTAAAATCAGGTAGTATTAACAAAGAAGGATTTTTAGTGTTTTTAAAAAATAATCGAGTTTATAAAAAATTAAAAGAGATTAATAGTTTTACATATGAGGGACTCAAAAAAGAATTACTAAATCATGTGAATATAATTCGAGAGAGATTAGAACAAAGTGGAATAGATATTATTCCGGAGGATAATGAAGAATTAGTTAACACTGTTTTAGATTTACTTAGGATTAATTTGGTAAATGGTAAAGGAACCGTATTAAAACAAGATTTGACCACTAATTTTTTTGAGGAGATGATGGGATTTTCAGGTAAAAAAGAAGAAGTATTTAGAAATTACGTTAAAAAAATTCAAAAATATGATAATACTGATGACTTCTTTAGAAACGAAGAAAAAATGTTTAAACGAACATCATATGATTTAATAAAAAAAATTCATAAACTATACTCTATTTTGGATAAGAACAAAGAAACAAATGAATCAATAATTAATTGGGATTTATATCATAAAATAAAAAATACACCAATTGTAATTGAGAGTGAACTTAACACCGATGACGATGGGAGAAAAGTTAAATTAATTCAAAAATATTTAGATAATGTATTAGTTCCGGGAAATAAACTTATTTGTAAAGCACAAGTTGTTCGACTTGTAAATAACGATGAATACTTAATTAGAATTTGGGTTAATCAAAATGAACCTCACACTCAAGATGATTCAGATGATTTAGTTGATGATACATGGGATGAGATTTATAATATGTTCGAAGTCTCGACAGCAATCCACAGAGTAAAATCAGAATGTTAAAAAAAAATATAACCCTTCACCTCGAAGGGTTTTTTATTTGAAAAATATTTTATATCTTTACCCAAAAGATAATTCATGGAAAACTCACATATTGTAGAATGGGATTTAAGAGGGTGGATGGGAGTTGAGGAACCAACACCGTACGCACAACGAGAGTGGAATAAGACTCTCCTTAGTAAAATAATGTTGATATCAAATAAAATACATCAATCATCAAGACGAGGTGGTGCTGATACAATAATTCTTCATCCCGACCTTGAGATATTATTACATCCTGATTCTTATGATGACCATAGAAAAAAACTTATTAGTAATATTGATGTTATCTTGGACCCGACGATGGAAAAAGACCGAATCGAAATAAACAATAGAAAGTCATTAGAAGATTTAAGATTTATTCCATTCACAAATGACGATGAAAATACAATCGAATTCAAACCCCTTATTTCCTGCACGAACGAAGAAATTGTAAAATACATTGAAGGTCTTGTTGGATTTGTAATGATTGAAAACATTTAAATATGAATAAGTGGGAACAATTTGAATATATTTTAAAATGTCTTGTACCGTCATATAAACAAAGGTCAAGATTATCTTTAACCGTAGAAAGTAATAATTTTGCGTATTCACAATATATTCGGGACAACAAATGTATTTGGAGACTTGAAATTAGTAGGGGTAGTGAATTTTTTGAGGATATAAAAACAATTTCAGATTTTTGTGGGATATATTGGGAATATATGACATATACGATGGAACATGAACTTATTTTAGAATTGACAGAAAATAGAGAAGAAATAACACCAATTTTTTGGTAAATTAATAATAACAAAAAAAAATAAATATGAGAGAAGAAAATTTCGCAGAATTGGTTGAAGAGTTATCAAATTATTATAATACTTCAATGTATGACGATTATCTACGTAGAGCGTTAGGGGTTATAATGGAATCTAATCTTTGTTCTGAGATTGAATTACCGAAAGAAAAAAAATCAGAAAAACCAAAATTTAATCAAACCAAAAAATAACCCTCACGAATGAGGGTTTTTTCATTATAAATCTATTTATAAATATGAAATATGTAATAACAGAATCTCAATTCAAAAGATTGACGGAAGATAAAGATAATGATTTTGAATCTTATCTAACAAAACGATTCCCAAAGATTAACGATTTAAAAATGGAAAGAAGTAATAATGTAGTTTCAGGTCCACATCGTAGATATATTAATCCGGAAAATAATGAACTTTATTTTAGAGTTGTTTTTAAAACAGTACCAAGTTGGGAATCGGGTGTTGGTGCTTCTGACTCAGATGAGTTTATTCGTCTATATGTATCCCCAAAAATATACGCATATATTAAAAAATACGGGATGAATTTTGAATATGATTTAATGGGGTGGTTTAACAGAACTTATAATGAAAATGTAAATTCTGTTCTTAAAAAGGTGATGGAATAAATATGAAATATATTATAACAGAATCTCAATATGGTAAATTAATTGAACAACGAAAAAATTTGGTTCAAACCTTCATGGAGACAAAATTCCCTGAAATGGGTAGACTAAGAAAAAGACAAACTAGAAATATGACTTTAGGCCACGGATATAAATTTTTCAACCCAAAAACTAATGATGTGTTATTCCATGTTGTTAGTGGTGGTCCGGTTTATCATGTGAAAGGTGGTGAAACAAAACCTCTTTACGAAGGTATTAGATTATATGTCAATTCAAGTTTATATGAGTCATTAGAAAATTATATAGGGAATTTTAAAGAAGAATTACTACAATGGTTTAATGAAACTTATAAACAACAAACTAATAGAGTTATGAGAGGAATTCGATAATCAACCATTCATTATTCTATAAGAATGTTTATAATTACATATGAAAGATACTGTAGGAACAATTTTAGTAGAAGTAGACAAGATTATATTAAAACCTTTTGAGGGTGAAGAAGAAATTTGGGAAGAATCCAAATCTTTGATAAACACCATTGGAACCAAATTTATCTTATTTGAAGGTAAAAAGTATTATCCTGAAAAATAATAGAACCCACCGACAGGTGGGTTTTTTGTTCATCATCATATTTATTATTATGAAATATATTATTACAGAAAAACAAAATAAGTTGTTAATGGAAGTTAGAGTTCCAAGAGAAGAACGAATTGAGTTATATAGAAATGAGGACGTTGTGGTCGTTATCCCATTAACACATCGAGCGTTACGTAAATACGCCACATATTGTCAATGGTGTATTATTAGAGATGTCCATGAGTGGGAACAACATCATCAGGGAACATCTATGGTGATTGTTCAAAGACACCCAATACCAATTAAAAAAGGTATTACAGGTAATCCAACTTTTTATGAAATATATTCATTACATAGATTAAGAAACGAATACGATGATTTGGAATATGTTAATGATGTTTTGAATTATAATTTTGAATCTGATGAGATTGCTTTGGAGTATTACGAGGAATTAATTAATGATATAAATAATTTTGGTTTGAACTCCGTATATTACGGGAATGATAACGACATTTATGATTCAGGTGATAACTACTTACGAAGTTTTGGGTACGATATTAGTAATGTTCCCAATATGACACCCAAAATTATTAAAATAATGGATGATTATTTAGAATATAATACATTAAAATAATACGTTTATGACAAGAGAAGAAGTAAACCAATCACTCAAAATGTTTGAGAAATTTCTACAATCCGATAAAGGTCTCGAGATTGCTCATCGATATTCAGACGATATTTGGTTTAAGTTAGATGATATCCAAACAATTACCGGTGCCGGTGAAAGTTTATACGCAGGAGGGAAATATAATATTTTCATTAAAATTGGTCATCCGTTTAATTCCACTGTAATGGTGAGTTGGAAAAACCAACCAAAGAAACAAGATATTGAAAAAGATTTAGAACAATATCTTCCATATTTTGGATTTACCTCTCAAGTGGGGATAGCAATAATGTAATGATGAAAGAACAAATTAGGAACATACTAAAAAACTATTTAAATGAAATAGTGACCTCAATACCAATTTCAAACCCAAAATCGTCACAATGTAAGAAATTCTACGATAGGCTTAAACGTGAATTCCCAAAAACTCCTGAATATATTTTAAGAGAATTTACTACAAATATTTTATGTGGTAATAAAGAAGTATTTCACGATGTAATGAATCAATTTTTTGGTGACCCAATACCATTTCTTGGAAAAATGTTATATAATTACCTGAAAGGTCCATGGAAACTACAAATAATTCAAGTAAATCCCGAAGATTTTACCGAAAATACGATAAATGCTTTTATTGAAAGAGAATTTGGGAATGTTGATGCCTATATGGTTCCTAATGATAAGGAAAGAATGGATATTCAACGAGAATTAGCCTCTTCAACAGGTAAAAATGAACCAATTATCGTAATTAAACATAAAAATGGTAAATATGAATTAGTTGAAGGTTGGCATAGAACTATGTCATCATTAAAACTTGGTGATAACGGTGAAGACCTCAAAAATTGGGATAAAGTTAAGATTAGGGCTTTTGTTTCAGAGAAATAATTCCTCAATATTCTGTTTTCCTTCTAAATTTAATGAATGTACCCTAATTTCGGGTAATTTTACCTCTTTATTCTCACAATAATTAATTAACCATTGAGCAGCATCATAACCGGTGTTACCATTTAACATTTTATAGTCAATATTTGATTGATTTTCAGTTAAATAGTGGTTTTGAGATAAGTCATGGTCAAAGGACACTAGTTTCGGGATACCAAATCGTTGAATAAGGTTAATAAACTGATAAAAATCCCTTACAACTACCCAAGTATCATTTTCCTCATAAATGGGGTCAATTGTGTTCTTAAATACATCATAAGGGGTTCTATTGTCGTCTAAAAATAATTTCATACTACAAAAGTATGGAATTAAAGTGAAATTTCAAAACGATTCTTCATTATTTCCAATTTATCTTCAGGAACTCCGTGTTCATTGACTCCCCCGTGTCTATTTTCAACAACTAAAGAGTAAACTCTATATCCGAAGTATTCCGCCATCTCATTATATTCCGTCATTTCCCACTCTTGGGTGAATGTATTGGAAATAACAATTCTTTCCGTGTCGTGAGCCATCTCATATCTTACATTAATTTTACACCACTCGTGGGCGTGTTTAATGTTGGATGGAACAAACTCATATACACCAGTCTCCGGATTAATAAAAAACATATCGGCTTCGTAATGAACTCCACCTAGTGATTCTGCTAATGTTGTTTTACCACTTCCTGGTATTACGGGAGCCCCCTTAAAAGGAATAGTTCCTTCAGGGGGCTCACTTTTTTAACTAAATTATCCATATTTTATGTTTTTTTTTTATTTTTTAGTGTATTTATATTAAGAGGTTCCCCTTAATTAGGGGACAAATATAATAATTAATTTTAATTAAAAAAAATAATAATGTCAAATCTCACAAGAAAATGCCCTATTTGTGGTGTAACAATAAGTTACACTAACAAATACAATATGATAAAAGCGGATAACAAAAATAGTAATTGTAAAAGTTGTGGGTTAAAATTAACTATAACCGAAGATAGGAGAGAACGTATGAAACAACGAGTTCTTGGCGACAATAACCCTATGTTTGGAAAATTTGGTGAGTTAAATCCATTTTTTAATAAAAAACATACTGAAGACACCAAACAAAAAATGAGAGAAAAAAAAGATTTTTCAGTATATAAAACAGAAGAATTTAGGGAAAAAATGAGAATTTTATCATTAAGTAATGTCACTATGTTTGGGGACTCTACTTATTATTATTATTGGGTTGATAAATATGGAGTTGAAGTTGCGGAAGAAAAAATGAAAAAATTAAAAATAAAACAATCTAAAAATACTTCAGGAGAGAATAACCCTATGTTTGGAAAATCTGTCTATGATGTTTGGGTTGAAAAATATGGAACCGAAATTGCTAATGTTAAATTAGAACAATTAAAAATAAAACAATCTAAAAATAGTTCGGGAGAGAATAACCCAATGTTTGGAAAACCAAGTCCTGTTGGTTCCGGTAATGGTTGGTCAGGATGGTATAATAATTGGTTTTTTAGAAGTATTAAAGAATTATCATACATGATTAATGTTATTGAAAAAAATAACATTGAGTGGATTAATGCAGAATCTAATATGTATCAGATAAATTATACTGATTATAAAGGTAATAACAGAACTTATACCGCTGATTTTATATTAAAAAACAAATATTTAATAGAAATTAAGCCAAAAAAACTTTGGTATAGTGATTCGGTGGTTAGAAAAAAAATATCGGCAATTAAATTTTGTGATGAAAATAATCTTACATACAAATTAAGAGATACACCTAATTTATCGTCTAAAAAATTAAAAGAATTGTATGAAACAAAACAAATTATTTTTACAAAAAGATATGAAGAAAAATTTGTTGAAAAATATTTAAAAAATAATGTTGATTGATTAAGTATTTATAAAATAAGTCGCCAAAATAATATTTTTTACGTATCTTTGTCCAATAATTAATTTTTTATGATAAATAAAACTCAATTAGAATACGTAAGTGAATTTTTGGATGGTGTTACCGTTGTGGTTGTATTTGAAGACGACCCACTATATGAACAAGTTAAAGACTATTTTAATGAGTATGGTTTTGGGTTTATGGTTCCGGGTAGTAATTTAATTATAATTGATGGAGAAATATTAGTTGGGCTGCCAGATGCCAAAGACATTTTAAAATTTATTGAAGCTCATGAGGTCACTCATGTATTATTAGGTCATGATGGACCAAGAAATGAACAAGATGAGATAGAAGCTGATTTGGGTGCCTATATTTTATTACAAGATAAAGGATATGATAAACCAATTGAATTACTTGTAAATAATTTCAAGGAAAGACATGGTATTGAGTTTAATAAAAAAATGACTGACAATATTAAAGTCAGATTAGAATGAAGGTAATTATTAGTGAAAATCAAGAAGATAGATTAAAATCAGCAATTAAAGAAATAGTCGAAGATATTAAAGTCCCATTATCAATAAAAGTCGATGTTGTATTTTCATCGACTGGTGCTACATATGTTTTAATTCCATTAAAAAATTATTTAATGAGTAAGGTAAGGGCAAAATATGAATCGTTAATTCGTAATAAAATAAAAAATTATATTGGTTTAGATGTTGAAGTTATAATGATGGAGAAATCAGATATTGATTCTTAATTGACAATATAAGATACTTTTCATATACTTCTCAAAAGATAAAATATGACTAAAGTAAAAATTTCTACAGACAAGGGAGATATGATTGCCGAACTATACGACAACGAGACTCCAATCGCAGTAAACAACTTCAAAGACTTAATCGGTAAAAAATTCTATGACGGATTAAATTTTCATAGAGTTATTCCTAATTTTGTAATTCAAGGTGGGTGTCCAAATGGTACAGGTTCCGGTGGTCCGGGATATAATATCCCATGTGAAGTTACCGCCCCTAAACAATTTCACGATAGAGGGGTATTGTCAATTGCACACGCAGGACGTAACACAGGAGGGTCACAATTCTTCATTTGCCATAACAGACAAGGAACCCAACATTTAGATGGTAATCACACTTGTTTTGGTAAAGTTAATGAAGGGTTAGAGGTAATCGACGCAATCAGTGCCGGTGATAAAATAAACTCAATCTCAATAATTGATTAATAATAATGTGTAGATTGTAATATAAACCCCCATCTATGGGGGTTTTTTGTTGTATTTATTTAATACAAGTATTTATCATCATGGGAAAGAAAATTAAAGTTCGTTTAACCGAACAAGAACTAATAGATTTAATTACAAAACAATTGTCCGGACAGGATAGTATGGATATTTTGAAAGGTATGTTATCCGGTAAACCTAAAGACACTTCGAAAAGTAATGGGGACTTAACAAACCCTATTTTAAGTTCAGGTGATAAATTCACAGAATTAAATTTAAACACGCCTGAAGGGTTTAAAGCATATAAAAATATTTCTGATAAATTTATAAATACTAGACCATCAAACTTATTAGGTATTAACGGTGAAATGTTAGCAAACGCAGCAAAACAATCATATAATAAATTTAAATCATATGTTCCACCAGAACTGGCATTATCCCAATTGTCTGCGGAAGGAGGATTTTCTAATAATCCAAAGGCAAGACCAATTAGAACAAAGAATCCATTTAATGTTGGTAATGTAGACAAAGGCCCTAATATTAGTCATGGGTCGGTTCAAAGTGGGATTCAATCATATTATGATTTAATGGCTAAAAATTATTTATCAGGTGGGAAAAACGCTTCAGACCTAATTGATAATTTTGTGAATGTGAAAGGTCAAAGATATGCGTCAAGTAAAGACTACGAAAATATGGTTAAAAAAATATCCTCACAAGTTAGTCAGATGTCCCAACCAATTTATGCATCATTAGGAGATAAAGGACAAACAGGTTTAGCGTAATATGAATAAGGATAGTAAAAAAGTTGAATCATTATTAGATGCTTTTTTTGGACATTCATCAGTTCATCCTTATCCCGTGATTAGAATTTTAAAAGAAATGAGGTCAACCTATGATGGTGATTATCCTTATTTTGAATTAGTATATGAGGCAAACAATTATAACCACCTATACGATATGGAAAATATAATTGAATTGGTTACCGGATATACCGGATTAAAAGAAGGTCGCGACTATTGGTTAGGTGTGACTTGGGAATTATTAGAAGATTAAAATGAAATACATTATAACAGAAAGTCAAAAAAATCGAGGTATTCTCAAATACCTTAACACCGAATATGGTGATTTGAAACCATATAAAACAGACGAATACCCTAACCACATATTCTTTATGAAAGATGGTGAAGTTATGTTTGACTATAATGAAAAAAATGGGGTTGCTCATGTCTCTTATACTCATATTTGGTCATTTTTGAAATCCTTTTTTGAGTTAAATAATGAGGAAATAGAAGACCTAACGAAAGCGTGGGTGGAGGAACATTACAAATTGGAGGTGACAACAACTATTGATGAATATTTGAGCCGTGTTTATTGGTGGAGGAACATTACAAATTGGAGGTGACAACAACGCTTTTGCGTTACATCGAAAAAGGAAAAAGGTGGAGGAACATTACAAATTGGAGGTGACAACAACCCACATTGATTTATTTCGGAAAAAAAAGTCTGGTGGAGGAACAATACAAATTAAGTAAATTATGAAATACATTATAACAGAAAGTAAATTAAATCAAACGGTTAAAAATTACCTAAACAACACTTTGGATATTGAAAATATTAATTGGACTCGTTTAACTGATGATTGGGGTCAGGAACAAGACGCAATTGAATTTTATTTAGGTGATTATATGGATGATGAAACATTGTTCAGGTTATATGGTGAAGACTATTGGACCGGAGCATCAGATTACCGAAAACCATTAAGTCCAATGTTGTATGTTGAAGACCAAGGACTTCTTAACTCATTAGAAGGTTATTTTAATGATAATTGGAAAGAAGGATTTAAAGAATGGTTTGTTGAAACTTTCAAGATACCTGTTAACACAATAGAATATTACATATGATAGATATAAATCAAAGAAAATCATTACAAAAACTACTCAATAGTGATATTATAAAAAACATATATCCTGTTATTGGAAATATAGATGTTCATTATTTTGAAAGTGAAAGTAGTATTACAAGTGATTGGTTAATTTTAGACATTTATTTGAATGACCCTGAAGTAAATAGAGATAATTATTGGGATAAATTTCAATTAGACCAATATTATTTAATTGACCATCATATTAGAAAATTATTACCTTATATTGGTATCAATAACGACAATACTGGTTTTAGGTACAGAATGTATGATACTGACTTTAATATAATTGAACGAAATGATAAATAACAATATAAGATTCCTTAAATATCTTATTGTTTGGGTAGGTTCCAATTTGGCAGTTCCATTTTGGGTTGTTGGTCACGTTCATCTAACAATGAATCTATATAAAGACATTTATGAAATTATTGCATCTTGTGGAATGAATATTTTAGTTATGGTTGCGTTTTGGTTAGAATGGAAAAAACATAAAAAAGAGAATAACTAATTACAATTTAAGAAATAATTATACATTTATAAAAAAACACAAAACTATGGCAAATTTAACCCAAGACGAAAAGGCAAGATTGTATAATGATATGATAATGAGATATCAAAGAATGCAAGAAGAAGTGAGACAAATTAAGGCGGAGAATTTTGAAGTTTCCGACTCGGACCAAGAAAAAATAAATTTAATTGAATCTAAAATGAAAAGACTTTTCAATGATTCTCAAAAATTATATTAAAAGATAACCTCTCCAACAAGGAGTTATTTTATTTTAATTTTAAACTTACGAAGTAACGATATATTTATCATTATATTTATAGATATGGGAACTAAAAGATTTACAATTACAGAATCAGAAATTAAATCCATCAAAAAACTTTACATGATGGAACAATCTGAAGAAAAAGAAGATAGAAAATTCTGCCATGGTGGAAATGTTAGGTCATTAGACGAGATTATGGGAGATGACGACGCGGAAGATTATATTGAGGGAGTGTCAATTAGGAAAAACGGTATTAATGGTTTAGTTGATAGATTAGAACTATTGAAAACACTTAGATTGCATCCAAAAGTTTCTGATGGTGGTGAACATCTGGCATCAGAAATCATGAACCATCTTAAATCATTCAAACCTTACAACTATTTTGACGAAACAAAAAAAGAATGTAATAAAGCGATGGATAAAATTATTGAACTTTATAAAGAAAATGAGCATGGGGAGGAATTAGTTAAAGACATTGAAAAGGTTTATTTAATGAATCATGTGTCCCCGCGGGCAAAAGAATTCTTAAAACACGGGATTTCAATGATTAAAGGTCGTTAAGTTGAACTTTTAAAAAATATCTTTTATAATTAGTGTTCCATTAGGGACACTTTTTTTTTTATGTCAACACAGTCACACATCGATAAGGTAGAATTGAGGGCGAATTTACTTTCGTATCCATCTCATGTCGGGTCACCAAAAATAGAATCAATCGATTTATCATCATTTAAAAGAAATGGGACTGATAAAGCGAACAAAATTTATGACACGAAATATAAAGAATTAATGCGAGACGCAGAGAACCTTTATAATTCATTTATTATTAACCAAGAGGTCTATGAGTCATCTTATCGTTTTGAACCCGTTATTGGTCAAATTTACCACCTATATGAGAATATTAAAGGTGGAAAGTTCTTATCATTAATAGAACCGAACTCATGGAAACAAAAACACATCTATTCAGTTACTTTAAATTCCGATATGATATGGATAAAGATAGAGTAAAACGACTGTGTAAAACGATATTAGAAACATCATATAGTGGGGTGACCATAACCGAGTTTGATATGACTCCAACATTTAAATATGATGATGAATTATTTAAATGGGTCCCTAATTCGTTCACTTTATTTATTCAAGTAAAAACATCAGAGTTCCCAAAAAATATACAATCAACATTAGAAGCGTATATAGGACTTGAATGTTGTGTAGATTTTCTTTAAATAGTTTAATTTTATTCTTATTTTTTGTAACATTTTATTAATAATTATGTATTTATTGTAAAATAGTTAAAAATATGCCTCAGGAATCAGTTTGGACAGTTATAATCACAGCATTAACCGTATTAGGTTCTGCAAGTGCTTGGAGATATTACGAAAAAAGAGCAGTAAGAAAAGAAAAAGATGAAGATTTTGTTCGTCATGATTGTAGAGATAGGATTGGTAAATTAGAAGTTTTACTACAGGAAAGTAGTAAAGAAAAAGACTCAATGAGAGACACTATTTTAAAATTAACCGAATCTGTGGCTCAATTAGCGATTAAAGTTGAATTTTTACAAAAAGAGAATAATGAACTTCATGAATCATTAAAATTGGCGAGGATTCATTAAACATCGAATCTGGTATAAGTTAATATTTTAGATTCCGGAAAAAAATATACCATAGAATCTTGGATTAGGACATGTGCTAGTGCGTCATTCATAACGTCTTCATTAATCGAATCCCCTAAAATAATAACTACCTCTAACATAATAGAATTATCTTTCACACCGGTATTCATCGAGTGAACTTTAATTCTTGCTTTGTCACCATAGAACTCTTGTACCGCGTCTCCACGGAAATCATTGATGTAACTTTCGATTAAGCGAAAGAATCTGCGTTTCTTATCTATCATAATAAGAAATATAATAAAAAAAAAATGTTATCTCACCCCTTGAATTTTTTTTTTAAGTAATTCTTTGAACTCTATTTTTAAATTCGATAGTTTTTCTCTCAATACCTAATGAATTTGACATTTCAGTCATAGAATTATAAAATATCCCCATATATGTATCACATACTAACGTACCATTACTTTGTCTTAATTTACGTAAAGTTTCTTTAGTGTGCACTCTTTTTTTACCGTATTGCGGGTTATTTTTACCTTTACCTACATAAAAAATTTTATCATTGTCCTATCTTTTATGTACATAGACATAAAAGTTACCTACGTCTTCCTTGACCTGCATAACGCTTTTTGTAATTTTTACTTGACTTTATATTAGATGATTTTTTTGAATGAACACCCGGACGACTAACTTTTGAAGTGGTTAATTTAACAGATGAATTTGAACTTGTATTTGATTTTGCCATGTTATGATTTTTCAAATAAATAGTAGTTTTTTTGATATTTATAATTAAGTAAATTACCAAATACTATGAAAAAATTTTTTAGAGAGTTATTCAATGACGATAACTCAATCAATGAGAAAAGTGTTGTTGGCTTTTTAGCTTTCATCATGATGATAGCTTTCGCAGTTGCGGATATTATCACAGGTTATTTAGGTCAAAACCTAATGATAAACGAGTTCATTTTCAACGCCTTTACATGGTTAGTTTTAGGGTCATTTGGTATCGGTTCGGTAGACAAATGGATTAATAAAAACAAAAGTAAAGAAACTGAAGAGTAAATTAACTACCCCTCCTAAACGAGGGGTTTTTTATTTAATAAAATTTTTTATATATTTGCGTCATGGCAATAGAAGTTATAAAAAACACAAAAAGACAAATAGTCTACGAAGACGAGGAAACAACAACCATTTGGAAGTACGATTCATCTATATCAACATTTGGTCCCATAGAGGTCGAAATTAGATATAAAAAGGGGTATGAATGGTCTGACCCGTCAAAGAAAAAAACATTAGGGGAATTAACTAAAGAAACGAAAAAAATAACAAGGAAATCAAAGGTTTCTTAATTGTTTGTCTATAAGAAATTTTAGACTAACAAGAGTATCTTTATCTAATTTAGGGATAAGTTTTTCGGTATTCTCCAATAATTTTCGTGGGTTACGAGATTCTTGTACATTTTTTGGAGCTTCTTTAACCTCATCAACTTCCCAATCATTCATTTCCCAATTATCATATTCGGTATTTTTTAGAACACCGGAATAAACATCCCAATTACCATCGTTTCTTTGCATATTTAAAGAATCTATCACCCAATCTTTATCGTAAGATGAGAAACGAGTTTCATAATATTCGATAAATGTACAGCTACCTTGGGTGGTATATTCAACTAAATAATCTTTAGGTTGTGGGATTATAAGATGTTCTATCATCGACTTATCATCATTAGATATTCGAGAAAGTAAACCACTATTAATTTCTAAAAACTTAATAAAAAACTGAACATCCTCTTCGACCACTGATTCGTTAAAATACGAGGATACTTGTTTAAGTATATCTTCATTATCATCATATATGTCCTGATAATTATGAGTGATATCATCCCATTCAAATCCGTCTTCAATAAGTTTATTAGCGATAAAAACTAATTGTTTTTTTGGGAATCTCGAAAAGTTACTTTGGTTTGCCATATTAATAAATATAACAAAAGGTGGTTATTCACCACCTTTAATTCTACTTTTTTGATTTTTTAAGTAATCAACTAATCCTTGTAATTTATCGGCATCATCCGGATTAAATATGAATTCATCGAACGCCCCGTAATTACATTGCCTACCAAATATGTATTGAACACCATATTTAACTCGTTCCCAAAATGGTCGTTTCTTTAGATGTATGTGAAAATAGCACATAGGATATGTTACACCATTGTCTAATTCGTCTTCTTCATATAGTATAATTAATTGATGGTCAGTTGAATGACAACTACAAATTAGTAAATCTTTTTTGTTTTTCATTTTGTTTGGTATTTATTGTTATGAGAAATATAATAAAAATAAATGAGAATGATTTAAACCTTATTATTAAAAAGGTAATAAAAGAACAATATGAGTATAATCCTGATAGATTATATCGAAAAAGTTCGATTGTTTCGAGATTAAGACAGGAACCAAAATATCTTCAAAAATACATCAAAGACCTCCCTAATTTAAGTAAGGAAGGTTCTGATGAAATATTTACCAAAATACCTCAGATTGTTTGGCAAGTTTTATTTAGTCGATACTAGGAAATTCAACTTCATTAGTATCAGGATTCCAATCGATGGTCATTGGTTTTTGAGTATAAGTATATCTTTCATTTAAAACCGCAGTATTGAAGTGGTGAGTATCTCCTTTTCTAACATAACCATAACCTGTATGAATATGACCACAAAGATGAATTTTAGGGGTTATAATTCGTAATCTCTCAACTAATAATTCACAACCCAAATTATCGTGTCTTCTACCTTCAACGGTATCTAATATTCCAAACGCAGGTCCGTGAGTTAATAGGATATCAGTGTCATCAGGGATTCCTTCCCATTTACCCGATAATTCAATTCCATTTTTAGGTAAGTTAAATGCCCATCCATGAAATTCTGGTTGGTAAGGACTACCATAGATTTTTACTTCTCTTTCATCCCCAATTTTAACTTTAACTTCACTATCTTGAAGATAAGTAATTCCACTGTAGAAATCCAAAATTTCTTTCACCTTATCAGCATTGTCTTGGAATCCCCAATCGTGGTTTCCAGCAATGAAAATCTTGTGAGTATAACCTTCGATGTTGTTGAACCACTTACAGAACTCTCTGATTTCATGTTCGTATCCCATAGATGATATATCACCACTATGAAGTAGTAAATCTCCACCAGGTAAATCTCCGGTTATTTGTTTGTGCTTATTATGCGTATCAGAGATTAGCGAAATCTTCATAATTTTTTATTTTTTTTTTTAAATTTAATCCCACCATTTTTCAATTTCCGACTCCATTATTTTGAATAACAATTTTCTTGCTCTATCGTGATTTATGTGTCCAATATTCATTGCAATTATTTGTTTATCTTCCTCACGACCGTCTCTACCAAAAACACCTTCACCATTTATTACTCTTTTGTATATAAGTGGGTATTTTTTGAAATAATCATCAAAATTTTCTTCTAATAATCGTGATTCCCAAGATGATAATGTTGGTTTATCCGGTACAGGTTCAAACCAATGTTTTGTTTTATGATAATCGGTGTATTCAGTTGAATAAAATTCCTCCTGTATCAATTCCATTAATTTGACGCACAATCTCATTCTTTTAGCATCTAATTGTGCTCGAGTATGTCTATCATTACCACCAATATAATCCGCTTGAGCTGAGATTTTATGTTTCATTACCTCAAAGATGTAGTGAGAATCCCAATGACGGTCTTTCCAAATTATAGGTAACCAATACCAAACACTTTTAACTCCTCTTTTGAAAGTTGTGTGTAAGTACTTACCATCATTATACCACCATGATGGAATGTATTGTAGTTTTCTAATAATCCAAGGTCTCTTGGCTCTTTCATCCGCCCATTCGTCAAATATGTCTTTTTCCGGTTCCATTTTTAATATTTTTTACAAAGATAGTAAAAAAATAAGACCCAACAAAATAAATCATCGGGTCTTTTGGAAAAAAAATATATGAGAACACTCCAAAGAGCGGTGTGTAATAAATAAATACATTAAATTTTAAAAAAAGTTCAGTTCTTTACTACGGAAACCAAATTTTTTTTAAATGTGATAGAAATTCTTTTTTGGTGATAATTACTCCAAAAATTATTTCTCAATCGTCTTAAGAATCGATTTTCAAGACCAACGATATCAGAAGAAAAATATTTATTATCCCAAAGATTAAAACATTTTTCAGTGCATTCTAAATGTTCCTTCGTTTTAGAAGAATTTAAAATTCTAACAACCCATTTATAGTCGTTGAGTGCTGATGTTAAATTAGTTGAAATCCCCATTTTATTTTTTTTGTAAAGATAAGTATTCTTTTTATAAAAAAATTAACTTTATTAAAAATCTTTATTTAATCCAACACACAACGGGTTAAACATACTTAAACACATATCCGTGAGTTTGATTTCGTTTACCTTTAGCCACTAAACAAGCCTTACTATTTGATTTGTGAAACCCTAAAATTCTACACGCTTCTGAAATAGAGTGAAATCTCCCAACATACTCATTATTATTGAAGTTGTAAACATCTGTGGATTTTGCCTGTCCTGATTTAATTGTTCTTAATGATTGTTTATGTTTTTCTTCCTCAGACCTTTTTTGGCCTGTTAAAGATTTACTTCTTTTTAATATGGTTTCTTTTGATGGTGATTTACCAAAATTGGGGTTTTTATCCCCTAATTTGGATTGTCTCATTTTTTCTTTAGTGTTTTCAGACATAACACAATTCCATATACCATCACCACCATCCGTCATATTACATAAACACCCAGTGTTTAAATCTTTCCTACCATATAATTTAATAAATTCTTTTTCTTTTTCAGACGCTTGATTTTTAGTTAAACCTTCAAATAAAATCTCAATTTCAATATCGGTTTTATTAGATATTTTTCTCCAAATTTCATTACGTCTGTTAGGTTTGGTTTGATATGCTCTTGCGTGATTTTTTTTATTACCTATACCGATATAAAAAGGCTCAGTTTTGTCCAATCTAATGTGTCTATAAACATACCAATTATTTTCCATCATACTTTTTTATTTCGTTAAGTATTAATTTTTCAACCCAATCATTTAATTTAATAGAATTATTATTACAATATTCCTTTAATTTTTGGTGGGTTTCTTTACTAATTATTAAAGTTTTTCTTTCCATATTAATAAATATTATGGAAATGTAAAAAAGTATAAAAAAGTATAAAAAAATTATGATAATAACTTAAAATATTCTACAAAGTGCTTATATCGGTCCTCAATTCCATTCAACCCGCCATTTACACATTTAGTCACACTTTCAACAACGGCTCTTGACGAACCACTATCACATTTAGGTAAACATCTTGTAAAGAACCAAGATGCTGATAATATTGGGTACTTAGTAGCGACTAAATCAGGGTTAGAAACCAAATCTTCATTAATTGCCTTTCCAAACGCAATATAATTTTCTTTTCCTGTCAACTGGATACCACCGCGGCCACGAAATTTGAACCCTTCTTTTGTTGATTCATCACCATTACCCATTCTTCCACCATATACTTTTGATGCAATTTTTTCAGGGTTTCTTGAATAAGATTCTGATAAATTACCAGGGAAATATTTAGGGAATATTTTTTTAAGACCATCCGCAGAATAATTTAAATTTTCTTGGAATACTTTGAACCCCCCCGATTCGTGACCACACTGAGAAAGGAAATGAGACAACCTTAATGGTGTGTTAATTTTGAATTTTTCAATAACTTCAGGAATCTGTGCAATTATTGATTCAGGAATATGTCCTTTTAATTTTTCTAAATTGATTGACCCCCCTGTCGGGATAACTACATCTTCTTTAATCACAGAATTAAACATTTTTTTCCAAGTTCCTTCACCAACAATTCCGTCAGAAGTTAATCCATTTTTAGTTTGCCATTCTTTAACCAATTTTTTAGTACCGGGACCAAAAGACCCATCAACTGTTGTACCCAATTTTAATTGAAGTTTTTTCACTTCTTCTCCGGTTGACCCAATTTTTAATGTCATAATAATTTACTTTTATAACTATAAATATATTATCAGGGTGATTATTAGTTTTTAATGATGCGCGATTATTAGTTTTTATGGGGGTATTTATTATAAAATAGAATGTATGAATAATTTAAGAGAATTAATAAAAGAGACTTTGGAGTCTCATTTAGACAAAACTTTGGTTTTGAAAGAAGATGTGGTGATTTCCGAATCATTATCCTATCATATTACTGAAAAAATATCATTAACTGACAATGTCTTTAGGGCTTATTCTCAAAAATATTTTGATTTGGTTAATGAGGTTAGAAATTTATGGAATGAAGGTAAAATAGACCTTAATGAGGAAGATAAAATGATGGTTGAATCTGATTTAGGGGTTAAAGTTAAAATAGGTAAAGAATATGTTTATTTGGACGCCCCTTATATCTATGAAACTGAGACTGAAGAGGATATTTTAAAAGAGGCAATACATAGAGGAAAAAAGGTTGAACTAAATAAACCTAAAAGAACTCCCGGAGGCCCTAAGAAATTTGCGGTTTATGTTAAAACACCTGGTGGTGGTATTAAAAAAGTTACCTTTGGTGACCCTAATTTAAAAGTCAAAAACAGTAATAAAGTGGCGGCAAAATCATTCCGGGCTCGTCATAAATGTGACCAAAAGAAAGATAGAACAACTGCTGGATATTGGAGTTGCTCAATCGGAAGGTATGCAAAACAATTAGGTCTTTCATCTTCAAATTCTTGGTAATGGATTTACCATTTCAACAATACATTAAATCAGGAAAAATGATTAGAGTATTCACACCTGATATTGAATCTGATGAATTAAAATGGCATCAAGACCTTAAAGACCGAAAAGTTACAGTGGTTGAAGACGGTGGGTGGTCATTCCAAATGGAGAATTTTTTACCAATCAAATTATCTGAAACTAAAGAATTTAACATACCAAAATTTACTTGGCACAGAGTAATTAAAGGGGAAGGGACTTTAATAGTCGAAATAGAAGAATAAATATAAAATAAAAATACCCCAAACGGGGTATTTTTATTTTATATTTCACCGGCCTGACAATCTTCATTATTATCAATATATGGTTCGGCGGATATATTACCTCGAGTAGATACTCCCAACTCAAATGATTCTCCAAGTCTATCGATTCCACCATAAAGATTTCTAAGAGATACTTCTGCATTTTCTCCCAAAATTGCAACTTCGGTTCTAAGTTGTTCCTCAAGTTGTTCTCTTGTTCTTACCGTTCTGGGTCTTAATTGAATAACTTGTCTCTCTATTATCTCAGGTTCGTTCATTTCAATCTCCATTGTCTGCATTGGTATTTCTTCTACCATATTATCCTCATTGCCCTCCATCGATATTTCCCCAAGAACTTGAGATTTTTTATACCTAATCCTACTACATTCAATTTCAACTTGTATTTGAATTTTAACTGAACATAAATTTTTATTAGTTTTATCCGATTTTAAAATCTTTTTAACAATCGGAAACATATAGTCCTCAATTTCTAATTCTAAAAAATCAACTCTACTATCGGCAGCGTTCCAAAAACTTAATTCTTTTTCATTATCAAGAGATTTAAATAATGCAAATTTTAATCCCGTAACTTTGTTAATAAAATAAACTAAAATACCTCTATTCCAATATCGTTCAAAATATTGTTTATCATTTTGATAAGTGGTACACCATTTAGTTGCGGCTCCGTATTTTGATGACGCACCGAATGTTAATGGTCTTAATGCTAACCAAACATCATCTTCATACTCCTTAATTATTTGGGATTTCATCATCTTTTCATCCTCTTTTAACGACGCCAACCCTACTGCCGACCTAATTTCATCGAATGTTTGATATGTTGTAATATCGTTATTTTTAATTAAACCTCTTTCATTATATTTACGGAATGAAATTACATCACGAATATCTTCATTGTTGAAAACATCGGTATAAAAATAATATGAATATATTTCATTATCTGACATGTTACCACAATCAAATCCTAAATTTTCCATTCTTTCTATAATATGCTCTATTTCAGATTTATAGTCCATTTTACCCCATAGTTTATCCGGTTGAAACCTATGAGAGAATAATTTACAAAGTAATGGTAAATATTTATTTGTTTTTGTATTATCCATTTTTAAAAACACGTCAATTATTGAAATGTTTAATTCAGGATATTGGTTTTTAATTTCTGTGATTTTTGACATAAGTTATTTTTTTTTTTAATAATAATTTTTTTATTCCATCGAATCAAATAATGAATTAAATTTTAACGTTTTAATTTTTTTCGTGTGATTAAATATAGTATATTTGTACGAAAGAACCAAACTCATTTACCAAGTATTTATAAATTATGGAAGAATTAGAATTACCAATAGAACGACTTAATAAATTTTTATCTCAACATGATTTTATAGTTGAAGACCCTATGGGGGATTATTTGCCATCTGATGTATTTGCCAATGTTAAAGTTCAAATTACGGGAACTAAAAAAATGATAAGAATGGGGGATGAAATGATATATGTCACTTACACTTTATTCATTAAGGGTTCTAATCCTATGATGGACGCTCTTACCAATATGTTAATGGACGGTAAAAAAGAAAAAGTAGTGGGTAATGGGGACTTAACTTTTTATATCTTAACTAACAGAGTTACGGTACAATTACAAAAATTTTTACAGTATTGGGGGTTAAATAATCCTGCTATGTGTACCAAAGTGGTAAATGAAACAAGTAAAAACATAAACGAAAGTTTAATTATGGAAAAAAAATATGATAATATTGTTAGGAGAATAGTTAATGATATTATTTCATTATACAAAACAAAATCATTTGGGGAATACCAATTACCTGATGATTTGAGAGAAACGGAACCATATTATAATCACCCGCAATTAGGTATTGAATTTAGTTTAAATTTATCTATTAAACAAAGTGATGATGTTAAAACTTTTGAAGTTGATGGTGATTTATATTACAAAGATAATCTGATAGATATTGAAATTATAGTAAATCCTAATTCAGGTAATGAGATTATTAATGAACTGGTTAGTGAATTGAATGAAGTTGTTAGACACGAAATTGAACATATTTTACAATACGATAGTGGAAGAAGAACAGTTAAAGAACAATCTAACCCATTTAAATATTATACACACAAATATGAAATAGGGGCTCAAAGAGCCGGATTTGAAAAAAGAGCAAGGCAAGAAAAAAATAGTATGGAAACCTTGGTTCGAAATTGGTTTAAAAAATATCCTCATAAACATAATTTAACACCATTACAAGAAGAAAAAGTGATTCAAAAAATACTTTCTGAAAAATAAGTTATTTGAGTTTTTTTAGTATTTTTCTGATTGTGACAGTCAAAGCTTGACCACTTAATCCAATAACTCCAGATGCTAATAGTCGTTCAACTATTTGTAATGAACTTTGTCTTAAATTTGTTGAAGATTCAGCAATTGCCGTAATATCAAAAATAATTGGGATTAAAAAACTATAAGCCGCTACTTCCATAAGTGACCCTATTGTTATGTTAATAGAACTTAAAAACCCTACAAACGCCGATTTTAATTCATGGCCCTTCGATAAAATTTGTTCAAATTGAGGTAAAACTCCTTCTTCTTTTATTTTTTCAATCAATTTACTAACACCTCTTTTATTTTCAAAAAAGAGCATTGATGCCACCGCAGCAAGGATTAAAATCCCCTGTTCCTCGGTTAAATTAAAATTACCGGTTTTAATAAATTCGTCTAATGGTGCGATAAGACCACCAACCGAAGTTCCCCAAGTTAATAACATCCTAAGGTTTATTCCATAAATTGCTTTGACACGATTAACTAAGTTTTCAGTGAAAGAATATAGTTCTTTCATGTCGTTAGTCATTTTAGATTTGTCTTGTTCTGTTAAAATTGTCTTTAACTGTGCTTCTGTGATTAAAAATTCCATAATAATAAATATATTGATTATATTTATAAATATGAAAGGACCATTAAATACGCCATTAAAAGCCGGTGATGAAATAGTATGTTTCCATATGGAACATGAAACAAGTGTTCCTCCGGGAACAAAAGGGGTTGTAACTAAAGTTCAAAAAGACCCATTTGAATCAGATGATGATGCGTTAATTATTAGTGTTAATTGGGAAAACGGAAGTAAGTTATCGTTGGTTAGTGCAACTGATGCTTGGAAAAAAATACAAGAAAAACAACTTGATGAACAAACCGGAAGTAATGAATATGATTTTTTCAGTAAAAATCCTGAGATTTTTGAAAATTTTAATTGGAAATTTTTGAGGGAATATCTTAAGAAAGTCCAAAAGTCCGGTGCTGTGAATATGTTTCAAGCCGGCCCATTCTTATATTCGGGTAAAGAATGGATTGACCGATATTATGGTGAAAATAATGAAGACAATGAAAATTTCCAAGAAATGTTAGATAGTGCTGAAGAAGCTAAAGACATAATGGTTCGAGGAACCATAAAATGGATGGAATCGAAAGGTATGGAAATTGAATTAGACACTGTTAATAGGGTTATTCGTAAATTATCTACAAAAATAGTCGAATTATATATGAAGTTTTATTAAAAACTCACTCCTTCAATTTTGTATATAACATCACCATCTAACGATTCCGCTTCAAATCTTACTTCATTTAGATAGGTGAGTTCTAATTGAGTACTCGCGATTAATAATTCCGCAACTTGGTCCCAAGTTATTAGGTCTTTCATCCATAAAGTGTGGAGAGACCTCATCATTTCAAATTCTGTTGATTCTTTCATTCTATTGTTTATCTATCTTTACCTTCTAATATGGCATCAATGTTAATTTTTCCTTCAGTGTCTATGAATTGTTCTAAAAAATCAAGTTTAACTTGTTTGTTTAGTTCTAATAAATTCATTTCATCCAACTCTGTTGTTGTGAATTTTTCGTTTGTTAATTCACACAGGTAAGAATGATGAATTACATCATATGTTTTACCTTTATAATCCAATGTGGATGGTTCCGACATTAGTTTCATTTCTTTTCCGGTTAATGGACTTTTCATGATTAATTTAAAATCCAATTAATTAATGAATTCATTTGATGTTGTTCATTTTCGTTTTGGATATGTTCTTGAATATTTTCAATAGTTACATCATCATATTTATCAGGATTTCTAACTTTATCCATTAATAATTCAGTATGTTCCAACATTTCTTCGTACTTCTCTTTAATTTCTTTTTCTATTCTCATAATAATATTTCAATTGTTATACCTGCGGAACCTAATGATAGGTTATAGGTATTAAATCTGTTGTCATTTAACCATCCATACTTTTCGAAGTTAAAGATGATAATATCTTTTCCTTCGTATTGAGCATGGACGGCATTTGTTTGATAATCTATTGATGGTTGGGATACGAATCCATTTCTAACAGGGTTTATGAAATCTTTTTCTAATTCTTGTGTTGAAATATGTATTAACATTTTTAATTACTTATATCATTTATTCCAACCAAATCCAAGTTGGGAAGTTTTTATTTCTTATTCTATCTCTAACACTACTATCAGGCATATTAAAAAATTTTGAAGCTTCGACCGCCGAATTAAAAACTAACCCATCAATATTACATTTTTTGGAAGATGGTTTGGAGTGTCCTACTTTTTTCAAACTCTCTTTAATTTTGTTTCTATGTTCTTCAGAATTAACTTTACCTTTTCGTCCTGATGGTTTCCCTTTACGGGTTAAAGACATTTTCTTTTTAGTTTCTTCAGAATGTTTATTTTTTGAACTACTAACACTTAATTTATCTTTTGTTTCATCTGTGTGAGTTTTACCAAAAAATGGATTTTTATCACCACCATATTTACCAATCCGACTATTACTTATTTTTTGTTTGGTCTCATCTGTTAGTTTTATCCCATATCTTGGATTATTTTTACCACTAATACTTTCAGAGTATTCTTTTCTAATAATTTCATATAATTTACCCGATACTTGATATCTTTCCTGATAATCTCTATTAACATTAGACATATTCCACAACGCCATTCTTAATTTTCGGTTTTTAGGATAAATCTCACATAATAATAAATGACAAATAAAATGTTCTTTCGCGGTTAATTTAACTAAATTCCAACTATCATTAGTTCCACCCATACATTTAGGTATTATGTGATGAGTTTCAGTATAACCGGTTAATAATCTATCTTTTCCGTTATCAGTAATCTTATTATAAATTTTAATATAATCCATCGTGTCCTTTACATATAAATATCACGATATTTGTAAATGTATAGAAAACAACGGATATTTTTTAATTAAATTGCCAATTCTAATGGAGAATTTATTTTTTTACCTATATTATCGTAAATAATAAAATCATCAATTGTATACTTGTAGAAGTTTTTGACTTCTTTTAACTCTATTTTTGGTTGGATGTTAATACCCAAATTAACCCTATCTAATATCTCGTTAGCCGCATCATAATGTCTATCGTAGATATGTAAATTTTGTGTTAAATGACAAAACTTCCCAACCTGATAATTCAAATGTCCGGCAACCATCATTAAAAATGACACATATTGGATTTTATTTATAAAACCAGCTGTAATATAATCATTACTTCGTTGGATTAGAGTCATATCTAAAAACATAACACCATTAACTTTTCTAACCGACCAAATTGTTTCATACGCACAAGGATGTAATCCTTTGGTGTCTTTCAAATCTTGATATTGATATAAATTTATGATGTGTCGTCTTGAAAATGGGTCATTTTTTAATCCACCCAATAAATCATTCATTAAATTATATTTTGATACCGTCGCACCATATCTTTGACCTATTGTATCATCACCAATATTCCATTCATCCCACCATAAAACACCTTTTTCTCTTGCTGTAACCAAAGAACTATCCTGTGATTGGTAAATCCATAATATTTCTTTAATTCCGGTCTTAATCGCTGTGTTTCGTAATGTTGTTATTGGGAACTCACCTTTTGAAATATCATATTCCTCAAAAACTTGGGTGATGAATTTACTATGAGCCGGTGTTCCATCAACATATTTTGGTCTTGGGTCTTCATCCAAACAACCTTCAGATAGAATTTTACGGAGGTTATCATTATAGTATTTATCAGCTTTATTCATATTTCAAAATATCTACGTAATAATTATCGGTGTTATAACCATATTTAATTCTGCTTTGTTCTGCTTCTTCTTTAGTTTTGAAAGGACCCAAGATTACATTATGTTCTTTACTCCCGTGTGCTGGTACTTTTTCATACACCGCATAAAGTGTGCCTATAAATCCCATATACTTTTTCTTTTTCGTTTTATTTTATTCAGTAGTAACTGAAGTATCAGTACTATCATCAGTATCATCTTCTAATTCTTTAACTTGTTGATACCACATTGGATTTGGTAATCCGCTGTAATAGTCCCACAATTCATCGTCAATTACTTCTAAATTATTTTCCATTTTCAGACATAGTAATCTTTAAAAACTCTTCCATTGAAATTAAATTGGAATCTAATAATCCTCTTAAATAATTTTCATCTGTCATTTTCTCACTAACTTGTTGTGTTAGTATTTTTACAATTCTTTTACTTTTTTTTCCCATAATTTTTGTATTTCTTTCTAATAATTCATTTCTATTTAATCCGGTATTACTAATCGATTTTTGTCGAGAAATAACTGATATTTCATCCATTTGTTGAAGTTCTTCATCATTAAATGGTCTTTCACCATATAAATCAATATCAATAATCCCAGTGTCTTCCTTAATAAGGACTTTTAAGTTTTCATAACCCAAATTTACCCCATTATTTCTTGAATTGATTAATAACTCAATCAATTGGTCGATTGGTATATCGCCAACAAACCTTAACCATGGGTTTGTTTCTACCCCGGAGATTGTTTCAATATGTTCTTTTTTCTTATTATTCATTTTTATTTAAATCAATTATATTTCCGTAATGCCCTATTATGAATCTTAAAATATCCACTTTAAAGGGTTGTTTTTTATCCTTTGGTATTGAATCCTCAATCCATCTATCATACCATTCATCATTATACGTTAATAGTGTTTCACAAAACCTGTGACAAGACATCGCACCCATAATTGAACCTGCGGCGACATCCATTGGGTGCCACCAATCGACATATTTTTGGTGAGCATTTTTTAACACCAATAACCTCTCATCTCTACTCATTTCTATTTTGTTTTGATATGTAAAAATAAAGGGTTGTGATAGATTTCTCCCACTCTTTATACAATTCACTATTTGTGTTCATCTCATTATAGAATTCTTCTTTTGTTAGAAGTTCACCCGGATTAGGTGGTTGACAGGAATTATCCTTACTAAACGTTCCGTTTTGAAACATCGGATGAAGCCACCGAACGGTTGCCATAGAATGTTCTACTTCATAACATTCATACACTTGGTCTATGGTCTCAACCATATTGGGGTCTATATTACTCATCATCAAATCCCCCCTCTAATTCAAAATTTTCACCTTCTTCAACTTTATTATCAATGTATTCACGAAGTTCTTTCATATGTTGTAAGAACCCCAATCTTAATCTGTGGAATTCCTCATCTTTAATTTCATCCCAATTGGAATAACTTTCAAAGCAGTAGTCAAAACCTTCTTCATCCATTCTGTATTGGACTGATTGCCAAATTTCTAATTCATCGTATGTCATTATTCAACTATTTTATTTGAGTTATTATCTTTAATCTCAACAACCTTACCCACCATTTTAGATAATCCGGAAAACATTGTCTTTCTTCTTTCATCGTATATCTTTTTCAAATCATCTTGTCTACCATCACCGATGAAAGTTTTACTAACTAAATTTGTAAGAGTATTGTCAAGTTTTTCTTTAATACTCATTGGTGCTGATTCAATTGGTATGAAGATAATTTTCTCAACATTATACTTATCAAATTTGAAGTTAAATTTTACTGACCTGGTATATTTTTCAATAACTTCCAACTCAACATTCATATAAACGGTTGGTCCTAACATATTCCAAAAAAGTTTACCATCTTTTTGAGGTTCAGGTAACTGAACTCGGATGTTGGAACCAATAATATTGTCCAACATAAACTCAATATATTTTTCTCTTATATCCATATTACCAACTATTATAATCTGTTATGTCTTTTCTTATTGTCATAAACACTTTTTTTGGGCTTGTAATTACAACCTCAACATTAAGTCCAATTCCGGTGTGAGAGATAAGATATTGAACTTTATAATCAACATCATCACCATATAATACTTTAATTGAATCAACTATTGTTTTTTGATTCTCTTTTTCTACTTCATTTAATTCAAAATTTCCCATTATTTAAAAGGTTTAAATTCACATATGTCAAACCATCCATGGTCCAAGTTTTTGTGATAATCATTATATGTCCAAGAACACTTCCATTCAGTTGTCACTTGAAAGTGCCATTTTAGAAATCTAATATTGAATTTTAGGTTGCTCATACGTTATTATATTCTTGTAATTTGGATTTCATGTAATGAAATGCTTTTTCAATGGATGTATTAATATCCATTAATCTGTTTTCTTCCTTAATTTTGGTAGATAAGTCCAAAACCTCTTTTCTAATCCCTAATGATTCGGCTTCCATTAGTAAATTAAAAATAAATTCTTCGTTTGTCATTTTTTGTGTTGTTTAGATTGTAACCATTGTTTAAAATTATTCATACAGTTTGATTCAAAGTCCTTTTCCGGAAATGAAGTTGTTTGATGATATTCATATCCATATTTGGATGATTTAATCATTTCCTCCTCATTATATCCATTAGAATTCAATTTACCTAAATTATAAGAATCCACCATCGATTTAATGATGGATTCTTTGTCCAAAAATGAATTATGGACAATATTTGATTCGTAAATTTCTTCTAATTTTTGTTTCATGACTCACTATCTTTTTGCCAAAATGGTTTACTATATGTTGGACGTATTAGATTCCAAATATAGGAAGAATAATCTTTTTTATCAAACATTTTAAATAAAATTGGTTGAGCAAATTTATCTTGTGTCATCACCCATTCGGCGAATGATTTTCTGTCGGTAACCGGTTCTTTGTCGTTGTATTTACCATACATATAGTAGTCAAATGTTTTTCCAACCCTTTCACCAATTTGGAAGTATGAATATCTTAAATCTTTAACAACATTTTTAACCCACTTGTCAAATTCATCCGGAACACTATCCAAATATTCATTTATATCTTTACCATCTTTCAACACTTCCCAAATATTAATATTCGAAAACCCAGTTAAGATTCTATGGAGACGAACATAATTTTCTCCCTTTATTTTCATTCTAAACCCACTTCTAAATCTTATGACAAAACCTTCTTGATTATCCTTGATAATTGATTTGAGGGTCTTATAATCATCAATCCCATCATATCGTTTAACAACCGGAAACCCAACAACTTCACAAACTTGAATCAAAGAAGAATAATCAAATTCTTTTCCTGAAACATTACTAATCATAGTAAGTACTACCAAACTTTCATCATCACCATAATCACAAACAATACGATTCTCTTTGTAAATTATTTCTACTAATGTGGTGTACCCTTTTGGAACTGGTTGGATGTCATATTTTTTTAATATTTCTCTACCTCTAATTGCTTGGTCTGAAGTGAATGAACCCTTACTTGCAAAAATCCATTGTCCTTCATACCAAAACAAAATCCCTAACGACCCATCCATTTTCTCAAACACTTCAAAAGTTTCATTTGGGATTTCACTTGGGTCATGTTCTTCCATATTGAAGAATTTACCAAATGGTTTGGCAACGACATTACCATCATTATCCAAAACAAGTCCTCGACAATTTTTGGTAATATTATCCCATTTACCCTCAAACTGAGTTTGTCTTGAGTAATTATATATTGCAATTGGAAGTGTTGGATGAGGGTTTTTCTCAATCAATCCTTCACTCACGTATCTGTCTATTATTTCTATATCAATTTTCATGATGCAAATATAAAAAAAAATCCCCAATAAATGGGGATTTTTAAAATATTTTATTTTTTTTTTATCTATTAAGAAGTATTCCGGATGTAGAACCAAAAACATTGTTTTGTCCGTAAGGAGATTTACCTTTTTCAGCCCATACTCTTTCAGTTTCTGCTCTGTATAACTCTAACAATTTAGGTTGAGATAATATCTCTTTTGTTTTGGCGTCGTATAATGCCGCTTCATAATTACCTTTCGCCAACGCAACTTTCTTAAGTGCCGTTTGTTCTGCTTGAATTGTTTGAGATTTAATCGTTGCCGTTTCTTGGATTACTTTAATTTTAGTCTCAATTGCCTTTCTATAAGACGCAGGAATATCCATTTTTAAGACTGCGATGTTATTTAATATGAACCCTTCTTTTTCTAATGCTTTTTCCAAAGTTCTTGTGACATTTGCTTCATATACATTTCTATGTTGGAGTAAACTATCGGATGCGAAACTAACCGCATTATCTAATAATTCTTTTCTTACAATATTACGAACTCTTGTTTCAATTAATTCTTCCATACCTACACGATATTTTGTGAATAACATTGTCGCTGATTCTCGTTTTAATTGAAGGTTAATTGCAACATCCAATCCAAAAGTGGCACCATCACCCGAAGTTACATCAATATGTTCATCTGTTGGTGAATCTTCATCTACTGATGATGTCCATACTTTATGTTGAACTGATGTTGGATACATATACACATCTTGTGTTGGTGGGAAATACATAATAAGACCCGACGCCATTTCAATATTTGGAACCCCCTTGTCGTTTCCAATCTGATTCACTACTAATGCGACTTCCGCTGAGTCCGCAATTTTACAAGAACTAACTCCTACAATAAACAATAACACTACTCCTACAATAATTAAAATTCTACTCATCTTTCTTTGGTTTTAAATTTTTTTCTTTTTTACTTTTTTTCTTTTTTTTAGGTGTTTCTGTCTGAACCTCTTCAGTTGGAATTTCTTCCGGTACAATCTCAGGTTGTTTATTCCAACTTGATATTAAATTGTAAGTGTAATTAACCAATGTGATAATTCCAAAAATTTGTGACCCGAATAAAATTAACCCAGCCCCCAATGAAAAAGTATCCGGTTGATTGATTAAATGGAATGACATTATGGTTGTTTGGCATAGGATTAAAAATAATAAAATTAATCCGATACTGATTGCGACTCTCTTCATGTTATTTGATGATTGTCATGTTTGTGTTGGCAATTGGAAATCTTGCGACAGGAACTCGAGTGTCTCCCCATTCAATTGATTGTACTACTTCGTAATACCCCTCCGGTGCGATTCGAACTGTCGGAACCTTATCGAATTCATATAAGATTGTTGAATCTGATGTTCTACCTTCAGTTACTTTAACTGTTTTGGTGTTTGTGTTAAAAACTAATGTTTGCATATATTTTTATTTTTGTTTGACAAAGGTAAGTCATTTAAATTTACTTGCCTAATTTATTTTGATATTTTTTTAATCGTTTTTTAATTTTCTTGGAAACTTCTTTATTTCTCGCTTTGTCTTTTAATGAAAGATATTTTGAGTAAGACTCTTTAGTTAATTTTATTAACTCAGCGTTTTCATCATCTGATAAATCAAATGAAATATGACCACAAGTTATTTTTGTTGTAAAGATATAACTCGTGATTATTGATGTAAATTTCTTAAACCCAAAATATTTGGTCTTGTATGGTTCTAATTTAGCCGTGTAATTAGTTATTGTGTATATTTTGATACTTGGTTCACCATCCTCAAATTTTAACGCAAAATCTAATAAATCAACATCAATTGTTTCTTTACTATCACAATTACTTTTAATTTCTAAAGTATTTTTTTTATAGGGGGGTCCATCATACCAACTATAACCACAATCGTGGAAGATATTATCTCCACCTACATTTTCTAATTCTTTATGAATTAATTCTAAAATTTTTTCTTTCATGTTATTTTAACTTTATCTAATCTATCTATTAACCACTCTTCATTAACATAATCCGGTCTTTCCCCTAAAATAATTTTATCAATTGTTTCACCAAGAATTTCCATTAACATTGATTTAATTTCTGAAGGGGCGTCCACGGCATTATAAAGAAAACAATCCTGAATCATCTCATAAGTTAATGGAACTTCAATAATAACTCGTTTGGGAATTAAATTCCCTTCCTTATCAAAATGATTTTCTTCTATTCTTGTTTTATACATATTACTTTCTTTTTCGACCTTCATCGGTCATTACTTCATCTGTGTGGTGGTCATCATCCATATTAGAAAGAATTTCTCTCGTTTTAACAATCTTAATAACATTATCTAACGAGTATGGCATAAAAAACATATTACCATCAATTCCAACATCCATTCTCCTTCCTTTACCAAATACTTTTTGTTGAGGTAGATGACAATGTCCGTGTAAGTGGATGTGTCCTTTGTTTAATCCATCCCAAGAATCAATAGGGTAGTGCATTAAAACCAAAGTATCGAATTTATACATCAATTTTGTGTAGTGATTTACACTTGCAAACATTTCTTGACAATCCTCTCGGTTGTTCTCAATGTGGTGGTCGTGATTCCCTAATATAAGGTGAATCTCTTTACATACAATTCTATCTCTAAAAATTTTTACATTTTCAAAGCCGCCAAAACTCCAATCACCCAAGTGAATTAAAACATCGTCTTGACCAACAACACTATTAATGTTATTCACAATAATGTCGTTCATCTGTCCAATAGTTTCAAAATCTCTTGTTTGACTTTCAGGAATTGACCCATCAGGTAATCTCCATGCCGTTACACCTCGACATATATTCTTATGTCCAAAGTGAGTGTCGGATACAATCCAAACTTTTCTATGTTTTTCTATCTTAATCATAGGGCAAAGATATTAAATTAAATTGGAATAAAAAAATTTTGAAGAAAAAAAACAAGTGGGGTTAATGTTAGGCGAAAAGTAAATTACCAGTGAACTATCAAATGAATTATTAACCCCCTCACTTGTGTCTTACAAATATAATTATGTATTTTCGTTATGTCAAATATAAAAAAAAGGAAATGTTGTGTATTTATATTAAAACTAATTTATGAGAACAAATTACGGAATAGGTCAATTATCTGCAGCTGAAAAGTCTGACATACTAGACCAACACAAAAGTTTATACAACGGTTATCAAACAATGCAACCTGAAGTATCAAATACTCAACCATTATATGTGTTTGACCCGGCAGGTGATAAACACGGACTTGTTGTCAATAATAAAGGTGAAGTTAAAAGATATACAAACATGGGAATCAACGAACAGGTTGAAACTAAAGAAGTTTGTGATGAATGTGGAGCTATGATGACTGAAGGTATGTGTACCGAATGTAATTATGGACACATGGAAGAAGAAACAGGTCATTTGGATGACATATATGATGAAGAAGATTTAAATCCAACTGCAGGGTTTGATTACATTGAAGGTTCATCAAACAATGTTGACACATTCAAAGGAAGAAATAAGAATCTATATAAAGAAGACGATGTTATTGATGATGATGGTTTTGAAGATGAAGAATTAGAAACAGATGAATTAGACGAACAAGGTGGAAACGCTGATGATATGAATGTTGATTCAGTTGAACCTGCATATGATTTTGACTCAAATGGGCCAGGTAGTGTTTATCCGGTTAACGAATATGATGATGAGGAAGAAGTTGAATATGAGAAAATGGAGTCTGCGTGGGCAGATGAAGAAATAGATGAAGTAGATGTTTCAGGTTCCCAAGGAATCTACGCAGATATGGACAGAGCATACGACTTTGATAGTGAAGGACCAGGTAAAGCGGGGCCATACCAAAGATTCAGTTATAATGAAGACGACGAAGATGAATTTATGGATTATGATGGAGATGATGCATCAACTTGGCCAGGAGCTAATTATGGTGATGAGGACGAAGACGAAGATGATGATTCATTTGACTTAGACCTTGATAAATTCGACCCGAGAGATAAATCATGGGAAGAAATCAAAGCTCACACCGGTGATGATGATTGGAGTGAAATTGATGAAGACATTATGGAAGACTTCACATCACAAAAAAATAAAATCTCGGAGATGTTTAACAGAATGAGTAAATTTAAATAAAACAAACAACCCCTCTAACCGGAGGGGTTGTTTGTTTTTTGAAAGATATTTATAAATTATGAGAATAGTTATAACAGAACAAGAAAAAAAAGACATTTTATCTTCCTATATTTTAATCGAAAATGTTAAACAAGCTAGAAAATACGTTGAATTAAACCTACTTCCTAAAGATATATTAGAAAAACTAATATCTATTGACCCATCTAAAACAAATAAATATGTTGGATGGATGTCTAAAATATGGATGAGTGAACAACCAGATTTAGACCAATTAAGAAATACGATTGAGGAATACGATGTTTTTTTAAATAAAGGTAAAACTAAAACAAAAGATATTAATCAGTTTAAAACTTTTAAAGATTTATATTCTGAGGTAGATGGTTTAAACCAATCAAGTGAAGGTGTTTCAAATAAAGGTTTAGAGTCGGATTATGACACAGTAGTAAATAATGAAGATTTACTAATTATGTCACCTCATACACACGAGGCGTCAAGAAAATTAGGGTTATCTCACTTCTCTTTTAGAGATTGTGGTAACGGTAAAAAAGATTCGGCTTGGTGTACAACTTTTAAATCGCCTGACCACTTTAATGACTATTACTATAAAAATAACGTAACTTTTTACTATATTAAGGTAAAATCACCACAAATGATTGAAAAGTTAAAAGAGTCATTTCCTAACCGATGGGAAAAGATGGTAGTAGTGGCATTGGCGGTACTTAGTAATGGAACTATAGATGGTTATAATGGGTCAGATTTACAAATTAACTCTAAAGATATTCAAACATTTATATCTATACTAAACCTAAATAATATATTTGTTACAAGACGTTCGACTGGGGAACGTTCTAAAAATCATCAAATCGCTGAACAAAAGAAAATACAAAAATATATTAAAGATGGGTCTAAAGGAGATTTAATTCTTAACTCAACCAATACTTTAGGTGATTTAACATCAGTTGATGGAAGACTTGTATTAAATAATTGTAATTTTAAATCTTTAGAAAACTTAAAAAGTGTTACATCGTTAGAAATTCGTAATTGTCCTAATTTAAAATCATTAAATATGTTAAAATATGTAAATATTTTAGTGATTTCTGAGACATCAATTGAAAATTTAGGTGTTGTAACATTCGCCGAAATGATAGATATCCAACATTGTCCTAATTTAGAATCTTTGGGTAATATAAAATCGGCAAAATATATAAGAATTATGAATTGCCTTAATTTAAAGTCTTTGGGGAAATTAGAATCGGTAGAAAATTTATTTATCCAAAATTGCCCAATTAAGACTTTTGGTGAATTAAAAAGTGTGGGAGAAAATTTAAATATTATGCAAACACCATTATCTAAAAAACATAATGAAAACGAAATAAGAAAAATGATTAATGTTGGTGGTGATATTAAACTTTAAAACTAATTTAATAAACCCCTCTAACCGGAGGGGTTTTTTATGCGATTTAGTGATAAAAATATTGTCTTTTGAGATATTTTAACATATTTGTTTATAAAAGTTATTATGGAAATTAAAGAAATTATATCATATTATTTGAACGGAGAGACTAATATGATTGAGGTATCATTTAGAACTATAGATGATGAAGAAGATGTGTTAAGAAATGACACAATCGATTATAGTATTGTTGAGGAATACGGATTTGACCTTGTCACAGAAACATTCGATTTTTTCGGAGATGATGAGGACGATTTTGAAGGGGGAATTTTTGAACATGAGACAATCGAATTAGATGAAGATGAACTAATCATATTCTTAAATGAATATTATTTAATTAACCCACTCCAATTACCAAAAAATGAGTTTTATTAACTATTTATTTAAATAACAAAAAAATATTAAAAATGGTTAGAGATATTAATGCACTTATCGACTTCTTTAAAAAATACACTTCAGATAGTGAACCAAGGGAAGAAATGGAAGAACAAGACGATGCTGCGGCATCAACTCCCTCATCTGGAGGTGGTGGAGGGTCAATACCTAAATGGGAAGATACATATACATTAACTCGAGGTAAAGCAAATCCACTAATGAAATCAGGTCAAAAATGGCAAACTGGATTAACCCGAGGTGCTGCTAATCAGATTTGGTAATAACAACATATTTATAATTAAAATACTTTAAAGATGGTACAACCAAAATATAGCCCGGCGGAGGCGTTAGAAAGAGTTAAATTGATGATGTCTTACGATATGTCAAAAACTCTGAACGAAAATAAAAAAGAAATTGGAATTATTGAAGAACAATACGTGTCACCAACCGTTGCAGGAGCTGGATTAGGAGCCGCTGCGGGAGCAGGATTAGGTGCGTCGGGTGCTTTAGGGGCTGCGGGGGTTGCGTTACCTAAAATCGCTGGTGCAACTGCAATTGCCGCGTCACAAGGTACGGGATTAGTAGGTGCGTTATCATCTCTTGGGGTTGGGGCGACAGCAGCTGGAGCAATTGTAGGAGGAGCAGCCGGACTTGCGTTACTACCATTAGTTTATTGGTTTGTAACAAAAGATACGGGAATGAACAAAGTGAAAAAAATGTTTGAAATGTGTTCATCTGAGGGTATTAAAATTGCCAAATTACAACGAAAATTACAAGATACTGATTTACGTTCAATTACTGATGATATTGAAGACGCAATTGTTAATGATAGTTACGGATTTCAAGGAGGAACTGATGAAGAAAAATTATTTGGAGCATTCAAAAAATTAGAATCCGGTACTGCATCTGATTTCTGTGCGTTAGTTAAATATTATAACGCACATTCCGATAGTGGTGATTTATTTGATGATTTAGATATCGACATTGATTCGGAGTCTGAATGGAAACAAATATACAGACCAATTAGAAATTGTGTTGAGGATTCTTTATTAACTATTAAAGACACTAGTAGTGGCGGAGGTGGTAATAAAACAGGTGGTAAAACACCCGGTAAAAGTACTTACAAACCATGTTCAGGAACTTATTCCTATGGATGTAAATCAAATACAATTGCAAAAGTTCAAGGATGTTTAGGATTAACTCCTGACGGAAAATTTGGTAAAAAGACTAAAGCCGCGTTAGCATCTAAAGGGTTTACCTCATTTACTGATGCTGATGTTACAAAAATCTGTGCATCTAAACAACCGGTTAAACCACAAACAGATGAATTCTCAGTTCAAGCAGATGCGGACGATTCATTATCATTGATTAATACTTAATTTTAAAAATGAAGAAAAGATATATTATAGAAGAATCCGAAAAGAATGAAATTTTATCAATGCACAAATCATTGATGAAGGAACAAATACAACCTATTGTACCTGTCACGCCAGTTTCAAACACGGGTGAAGAAATATTAAGAAAGGCTAAAGCTGCGGGATGTTTAATTAATGGTCAATTATTTACAAATCCTGATAAAACTAAATTTGTTTATCGTGCAACTACTAAAAGTGGTAAAGAAATCGACTTTTATGGTGATATGACTTATAAATTTAGAGATGGAAGTAAAAGTGGTAATTGGAAATGTGATAAGATTGCTCAAATGGATTCTCAACAAGCGACACAAGCATCTCAAAAAGCAACAGTAGATACTGACATTGCAAGAGAATTGGAACAATACGGATGGAAAAAAAGAGCTGACATTGCCGTAACAGATACAGAACTTTCTCAATTATACCAAAAACATCCAAAATACGATTTATATAAATTAAAGGTTAATACTGCAAAACAAGGTGGTTATACTCCGGAACAACAAGCTTTTATCAATCAATGGATAAAAAACGAAGGATATGTTGAAAAACTAACCCCTGAACAATTAGCATCTGGGACTTATCAAAAAGTTAATGTTCAAGGTAGTGAACAATATTTCCCTGGAGGTTTAATCATGTATAAACCAGCTGCCGGAGAACAAGATAAAAAAGTGTGTCGAGATAAAGTGAAACAATATTATGATTATTGGAAAACTAAAAGAGAAGACATACCTCAAAGTCAATTTGATTCATTAAAATCTCAAGTTCAGGCTTGTGCCAACCAATTTAACGGTAAATGGGGTGGAGTTTTTAGTATTGTTGACAATTATATTAAAACATTAAGAGGTGGAACGGGTGGGCCATTATCTTATGGTGAAGACGCTAAATGGAGATTGAAATAATCAATAAGTTATGTTAGAAAAACAAATAAAAAGAGCGATATTAGAAGCGAAAGATAATCAAGAAAAAACTTTAATTGAAGAGAATTTAGTTAGAAGTAGAATATTAATGATTGTTGAATCGGAAGATAATATTAAAAATTTTAATAAATTACCTAAAAAGAAACAAGAAAAAATTGCTTATTCTCTTCTTGAAGAGATTAATTTTTTAAGTGAGAATAAAATCTTAAACGAACAATTGATGGACGTTTTAGGAAAATTATTTGGGAGTAATGCTTTGAGTGGAATTGCTCAAACAGTTGTTGAACCAATGGTTAAATCTTTAGTTGGAAAGTTAGGGTTAAGTAATTTTTTTACAAATGCAATAACATCATTTATAGTTTCAGACCCAAGAAGATTAGCTTTAGCTCTTAAAGATTGTAAAGAATTAACTAAATTAATTGCTGAATCATTATCTGAGGCGGTTGTTCAAATGTTAGGAGAAAAAGCTGGACTTGAAGGTCAAGGGTATTCATTCTTAAGAAATGCTTTGGGAGGCGCCGTTAAAGACACCGCATTTATCTCAAGTTTAGAAAATCAATTATCCGGAATAGTTTGTGGAATGTTTAATGGTTTTAACAAAAAAGCGACAGATGTTTATAATAAAATTAAACCTGTGGTTACAACATAATAGATATAAAACTCTATTATATAAATTAGATTTTTAAAAACAAGGGGGTGTTTATCTTATCTAAAAAAAAAAGAAGGTAGTAATACCTTCTTTTTTCATTTAACACTTATTCTTATTTTCTTTTAAGAATTTCTTTCTCATAATACTCATCAAAACCAATCATCATATCAGTCATTGATTGATTTTTCTCAACACCGATAATTTTATCAATTAATCCAAACTCTAACGCTTCATCTGAATTAAACCATTTGTCATTTCTTGATGATTCTAACATTTGTTCAAATGTTTTACCACAATTCTCAGCTAATATTTTAAATAACAAGTAGTTATATTTTTCAGCTTCAAGTTGACCAATTCTAGTGTCTTGAACATTCCCTTGTGTTCCGTGAGACACCATGTGAGTCATAACCTTTGAAAAAATTAAAGATTCCCTTTTACCTTTTGCCCCTGAAGATAGTAATACCGAACCCATGGACGCACACATACCAATATTTGTGGTTGCAACATCGGCATTGATGAAGTTCATAGTATCTCTAATACCTAAACCACTTAATACACTACCACCCGGAGTTTGTAGATATAAATTGATATCTTTTTTCTTATCCAAATTATCTAAGAAGATAAGTTGTGATTGTATAATATCACCCATTCTATCGTCAACCGGACCCGAAGCCCAAAGAATTCTATCCATCATCAAACGAGAAAAAATATCCATTTGAGTTACTCTCATCTCTCTTTCCTCTAAAATATATGGAGTCATCGAGTTTTGAATGTGATTGTTGAAGTTATGTAAATCCAAAGATGGTTTACCTAAATGTTTTGTGTAATAATTTTGAAATTCTTGTCCTACGTTCATATGTTTTAATTTTTGACAAAGATATATAAAAATAATTGATTCACCAAAATATAATTTTAATTTTCTTCAGTTGGAGATATAATTTCTGAATCAACAACATCAATATTTGATGGGTCAACTTCATCATTATTCATACTAACAGCCGTTCCTTCTTCTAAATCTTCTTCACATTTGTATATGTGAATTTGGTCGTTATGACCAAAAACAATTACTTTTTTAGAACCGTCATTTAATTTAATGTCTCCTTTAATATCAACAACAATTCCCTCACCCTCTTTAAAAATAAGACCCAATGCTCTTGCAAAAATTAATGATGCATTAAGTAAATCTTGAACGTCTTGTGTTGTTTCTCCCGTCTCAGGGTTTGTGTAATTTTCCATATAATAAGTTTTTTTTTAAATCTAATAAATTTTGGTAATAAAAAAAAGGGGTAGACCCCTTTTTAAATGTTAAATTATTCGATTGTATAAGGTTTCCAATCCTAATAACACAACCCTTCTCATATTTGTATGATTTCCAAAAGTCCCAATTTATAATTGGTCATCATCATATTAATAAATATCTTCAAAATAGTTTGTAGTATCAATTTTATTTTATATTTTTGTCGAAATTAAATTAAAATATTATGCCAAACTTTAGTACCTATGTTAACATTGAACCCTCCGAATATGTTGAAAATTGTCGGGATTCAGATATTGAAGAATTAGTCGATATCCTTATTGAGGAAGGATATTTAGATGGGGGACCAATCACATCCAACAGACACCATAACCTTTTAGATGAGGAATGGAGTGTTATTATGAGTAAATTAATGAAGTCCCGACTAATGTTAACAAACGATGAGGAAATGATTATCAAAAACATTTCAAATAGACTTTAACTTTATGGCTCACCCAAATTTACATTCAAAATCCTCGGCAAAGAAATTTGGAGGAAAACCGGAAGATTACACTCATTTACATGAATGGATGGATGAAACCAAATCATGGTATGCGGATTCATTACATAGAATATGGAGACATCACTCAGAAGGAATCTTTGAGATGGAAAAAAGATTTGGTTCAGAATTCCTAAATAGTGATGGGAAAATTGTCTACACCCGATATATTGGAGAGCAACATGTTAGAGAAGATTGTAATAATTATATACCAACTGCGAAAGAGTGGGTTGACAATATTAGAGAAAAAACACGTCCATTATGGATGTTAAAGACACTTAAACTAGAAGACTAATATTTATTAGTATGAATGAATTATTAACACCGGAAGAGAAAAAATATTTAGAAAGAGTTTCGAGATATGTCCAATCAATGGGACAGAAAGTTGTTGAAATTAGAATTGAAGCTAATGAATGGGATAACAAATCAGAAATCAGTAATATTGAGTGGGAATATGTAACTAATTTTGATTATAACTCAACTTTAGATATTCCATCAGGATTTATTGAAATATTACAGAAAATTTTTAATTATTTAGATTCATCAGGTAGTTATTCTTTTCCTGACATTGAGGGAATTAATTACCACGATTTTTTAATAGATTTTGACACAAGAAATAGAGAATTAACTATAAGACAAATTTACAGTTATTATGATGTTGGTGGTAAATCTGAGGTTGATTTTGAAGGGGATGAAGTGGATATGGATTCATTTAGGGATGAATTATCATCTAATAATGTTGAAATCCCTGAAGATGGTATATTAACCGCTCGTTATAATGGTGGTGGTGATGACGGTTCCCTTGATGGTAGTTTTGACGAGATTAATGAGTCAGTCCCAAGTCTTATGGAAGATTTTTGTTATACTGTATTATCAAATAATTTTGGTGGTTGGGAAAATAATGAAGGTGGTGAAGGGTATTTTATGTTTAACTTTAATGATAATACCGTCACTTTATATCACACTGAAAATATTGAAGAAAACGATTCAAATACATTATTTGAAACAAATTTTTAAAAAAAAAAGAAAATGAATTATTTAAATGCAAAAATTTTTTTAGATAAAAAACAAGAGGAACATTTCACTGAATTTGGAGCCTACGCTGATACCAACAGTAAAATAGCTGAGTGGATGGAAGAATACCTCCAAGAAGAATTAATAAAATTATCAGAAAAAATATTGACAAGTTTTTAAACTTTTCGTAAGTTTGTAATAGTTATTAAAAACACAGGTAGAAATACCTAAAAAAAAAAAGAAAAATGAAAAATAGTAATAAACATATGAATGTCTCGATTTGGAACCAACAGTTTAGTAATTGTTCGTATCCGCGTATTTCGCATACAAGTTCAGATAGTTTATTAAATGATTTAACGACAATATAAAAGTTAAACATAAAATATAACCTAAATCCTGAACTCAAAAAGTTCGGGATTTTTTTTTACAAAAAAGTTTGGTAGAAACAAAAAAAGGATTACCTTTGTCCCATCAAAAATAAAGGAATTAGTTATTTGACATATTGGTAAGAAAAATGGAGGAGTGGACAGTTGGTTGTCGAGCGGTCTTGAAAACCGTCGCTCGGAAACGGGTTGCAGGTTCGAATCCTGTCTCCTCCGCGGGTTAGTTAAATAGTTTAATCCACACCCAAAAAAGAATGTTCGGAGTGAAGCCGAGGCGAACGTAATTGTGGTAACCGTTCTTTAACTAAAAAATATTTTGCCCCTTCGTATATCGGTTAGTACACATGGTTTTGGTCCATGCGGGAGTGGTTCGATTCCATTAGGGGTAACAAGGGGTTCGGTGGAAACCCACGAGTAGGTGATGAGCCTATGTCCACCACAATACTGATGTAGCTCAGTGGTAGAGCACTTCTTTCATACGGAAGGTGTCGGTGGTTCAATCCCACCCATCGGTACAATTTACCTCGTTGGCGTAATAGGAGCGTATTTGTTTTACATACAAATGGCGGTGGAGCGTAACCATCACGAGGTACAAAAGGAAAATAAAAGTCGTTCGGATACGGCACCCTGACTGTAAATCAGGTCCTCACGGGAGTGGTTCGAGTCCACTATTTTCCACTATAATAATGGTTTTCTCTATCCATCGGATGTCGACAATTCAGGATAGGTCAAAGAAATCATCACCCCCCTGAAAAGGGAATGTGCCGAGGGCCTCGTAAAACTACGATTAAGCACTTAAGATTGGAGCGAGACGGGTACTCCAACATTATTATAATTGTGTCTTTCGTATAGCTGGTGCGTACGTCCGCCTGAAGAGCGAAAGGAACAGGTTCGATTCCTGTAGGACACACAAACGAGGTAATCGTTCCCAGAGTTGGTAAGGCCTTACCGGGACTCAAGAAAAGTAAAGTTACAGATGGATGCGTAACGCCTTGGACTACTATGACTTAATAATGATACGAGCTTCATACGTTCGCAAAATAACATAGTGGTCAAAATCGGATTGGTAGCTCAGAGGAAGAGCGGCAGGTTGTTAGTCTGCGGGTCGGGATTTCGAAATTCCCCCGGTCCTCGAGGTCACCTTACACCTCCTATATGGCACTCGGTCCGTTAAGCCGGGGAAGTAAGGTAAAAATTCTTCAGTAGCTCAGTTGGTTAGAGCATCGTACTGTTAATACGAGAGTCCTAGGTTCAAGTCCTAGCTGGAGAGCAAAATAAAGTACATGGTGATTGTAGCTGAATTGGTAAAGCGTCTGGTTGTGGTCCAGGAGATTGTGGGTTCGAGTCCCACCTTTCACACTTAATTAAAATATTATGAAAAAGGTATTAGACAATCTTTGAGGTCCACTAAACAATGGACTCAGAGATTATGAGTGTAAACACAAACAGAATGAAATTGAACAAGGCGACTTGTTCAAAAGATTATAGATTGATTTGGTTAAAGTTTGAATACCCACCATATTGGGACGAGGGTGTTCATTACAGAAAAGGTCAGTTCTCTCACAAATATAGAGAACACAAAACTTGGAAGTATAACCGAAAAACTCAATGGAAATAAAAATTGGTAAATATTAAGTATCTTTGTAAATTAATCTGGGACAATCAGATAGAGGTGAAACCTTAAAAGTTTCTGAAATATAATACAGAAGTCCAGGTAAGTCTGGAATAGAATATCTCTAATTTACATAAAGATACTATCAGTAATGGTAAATGTGTTGTTCCCGGTGGGAGGGGAATGGAATAGTCGGGTGAGATTATAAATTTTAAAGGATTTATGTCTATATTTGCACAACACGAGGAGTTCTCAACCTCAAAATTAAAGTAGTTCAGTTGGTTAGAACAGACATACCTAACTCGAAAGAGAAAAACAACGAATAAGGGACGGAGTCACATCCAATACCGAACTAAGTGGAAAAGGAAATCAGGTCGTAGGTTCGAGTCCTACCTTTAATTCGAAATGTGTTATTCCCGATACGGTACGCAAACCGTTGTGAGATGAGGGGTACTAAAAACTAGAGTATAAGTTCTCTATGACACAGAGGAATTCTCAACCTCAAATTGGTCAGGTGGCGGAATTGGTAGACGCGTAATGGGTGATTGATTAATCGGGCCGTGAGACATCACATTAAATATGTTGACCATCCCGAAGAACCGAGTAAAATTGGTCTTTTCAATCGTACAGGTTCGAGACCTGTCCTGACCACAAGGATGTTCCACCCTTACCAAATAATAGGGATGACTGATGGAAAGACATCAAATTGTCTCCATCGTTCAACTGGAAAGGACTTATCTTTACGACAGATAGAATAGGGGTTCGAATCCTCTTGGGGACACAAAAAAAACTTGAACTTTTCAATATTTTTGATATATTTATTAATAAACAAATTAAGTAAATGGAAACAGAAAAATTAAAAGATTCAATATTAAAATTGAGGTTAGAAGGATATAGTATTACAAATATTAAAAATATATTGGGTTGTAGCGTCGGTGTTATTTCATATCATATTAATAAAAATGGTATGGGAGGTGTTCACGAAAATTATAAAACAACAACAATAAATGATGAAGATTTTTTAAAACTAATTGACAAATCGGTAATTGATAAAATTATTAATTTAAAACAAAATGGTGAAACATATAAAAGTATTTTTCCCCAAGTTAATATTAGTCAAGATAAAGTAATCAGAATTTGTAAAATTTTTAATCTTAATAAAAATAAAAATGAATTAAGATTTAAAGATGAGGATTTTATAAAAAAAATAAAAGAATTATATGACAAAATTGGTAGCATCCGAAAAGTTAGTGAAATATTAGGAGTTGGTAGAAAGATTATTAGTAGTATTGTTGAGGTCAAAACTCAAACCGCGATTGAACGTAGGAAAAGTTCTGTTGAACACGTAGTTAGATGTCGTAAAAATAGAAAAAAAAGATTAGTTGAGTATAAAGGTGGTTGTTGTCAGAGATGTGGTTATAGTAAATCTATGAACGCCTTACAATTTCACCATATCAATCCTGATGAAAAAGATTTTACTATAGGGGGTAAAAATTATTCAGAAGAAAAAATGAAAAAAGAGGTTGATAAATGTGTTTTGGTTTGTAGTAATTGTCATTGTGAAATACACGAAGAAATAACTGAAACAGGTAAATCAGAATTTATTGTTAATTATTCAAAAAGAGAATTGCTGTAACGGTATCAGAACACACTGCTAATGTGTCCCTCCTTAAATGGGGGTATGGGTTCGAATCCCATATTCTCTACAAAAAAAATATATTAGGGTGTATTCTCGGGGTGAGAAGCCTGCATTGGAGGCAGGAAGCGGAGAGTTCGACCCTCTCCACCCTAACAATTCGGTCAGTAGCTCAATCGGTAGAGCATTCGCCTGATACGCGAAAGGTAGTGGGTTCGATACCCACCTGACCGACAAATGTGGCTCATAAAGTTTGATTATTAATCTCAAATTACTTATATTTTGAGCCGAATAACAAAACAAAATGAGCTCAATAATCCCCTAAAGCTTTAAGGTGAAGCACGATACTTTTAATATCGGGAAAATGGGCCAGTACCATTTGGGGGAACAAAAAAAAAATGTTTAATTAAAAATTAATAGTCGTGAGTAGTTACCAAAAAACTTTGGTTTTGGATTCAAGTTTTATGGCGAGGAGTATTATTTCCACAGAGAGGGCTTTCGTCATTTCTTATAAGGGTAATGCTGACGTTATAAATGAACATCCGGAATCATTCAAATTAGTGAATCCTGAATTGGATATCAAAAAACCTTCAATTATTCGGGTCTACAAATATGTGAATCAGATAATTCAAAAAGTTCCTTTAAGTAGAGAGAATGTTTATCGTAGAGATAACTTTGAGTGTGTATATTGTGGAGACAATAATAGAAAGACGCTAACTTTGGACCACGTAATACCCCAATCTAAGGGGGGGAAAGACAGTTGGGACAACTTAGTTACCGCTTGTAGAAGGTGTAACGGTGAGAAGTCCAATTTGACGTTGGAGGAATACGGTAAGGAAATTCCTCAACCAAGGAGACCTCATTACTTGATGTTAATGAAACAAGTTCATCACGAAATCCCTGATGAATGGAGACCCTACTTATTCTTTTAACTATGATAACAGAAAGTCAGTATAAAACAGCACTTAAAGTGGTGTCGGAATACAAGAAACAACAAAAATATTTAAAACCTAAGGAATGTCAACATTATAATATGGATTGGAGCATTGAAGAACAGAGATACGTTTGTCTTGATTGTGATTTCAAGGGACCTAAAAAAAGTGAGGAATAATGTCAAATAAAATAAAATTCATTGGTAATGGTGATGATATATTCAAAAATGAAATTCATTTTACATCACCGGTTGGAAGTGATTACACTTTATGTGGTTTAACACTTGATGGGGATTTTATGACTTGTGGTCAATTTGTAAAAACAAATGAAAATGTAAATTGTGAAGACTGTCAAAAAATTGTTAACTTTTCAAAAACCATTAAAAAGACTTGGAAAACAATTTAAAGAAAATTCATAATTATTTGGTAGATTAAATTTTAGTTGTATCTTTGTCAAAATCAAAAAAGATAAGATATGGATAAGTTAAAAATAATGTTTAGTGAGAATTGGAAATCAATAATATTTTCATATTCATTGTTCATGATTAATGCGATATTGATGGTTATGTATCCCAAAGTTTTGGGTAATGCAATTGACCACTTAATTACCAAAGATTATTCATACATATGGTATTTGGTTTCTACATTTGCATCAATTATGTTCTTCGGGTACATCAGTAAAATTTATGACACTAAAGTATTCTCCGGGATTTATAGGAGATTTGCCTCTATTGAAACAAGTAATCAACTTGATAATGATGTTGAGACAACAAAAATCAACGGAAGATTAACCTTAATGCACTATATTGTCCTGTTTTTTGAACGAGATATGTTATTGGTAATACAGACGATTATTGGTTTGGTTGGCGCCATCTACTTCTTGGCAATGGTAAGTTTACCGATTGTTGGATTCTTGATTATTACAACAATATTAATCTTGGGGGCAACAGCATATTATTCACCAAAAATTGCCAACATTACAAGTAAATATAATGATTTGTCTGAAGAACAAACTGATGTGATTGGTACAAGAAAAATTGCCTCAATTAATAATTTATTAAAGAGAGGTCAGTTCTTATCACTTAAAATGTCAAGTATTGATGCTAAGTTTTCAATTTGGATTCAAGGTATTGTTTATGGAAGTGTGACAGCATTATTAACATACTACGTAATGTACAATAAGGTGAGTGTGGGAAGTGTATTCTCAACTTATAGATATATGTTTGATTTTTGTAATGCTCTTCTTGGGTTACCAACAATTTTAACATCATATATTAATATTAAGGACGTTATTAAAAGATTAGAAACAGAAAATTAAATATTATGTCAGAAGTAAAAAAACAACGTGAGAGAGTTATTGTGGCCGGAGATGGTGAATTATCATTTGGAATGGGAATTGAGAACAGTGTTAAATTACCATTCATTACGATTGATTCATTGTCAGAACCGAATGAGGTTGGTGTTGATGTGTTAGGTGGTGAAAGTGAGGAAATTCTAACAATCATCTTTAAGAATCTCAAATCATTAGAGGTTTTGGAAAAAATGTGTAGTGAGTCAAGAAAATATTTGGAAAATAAAGATAAAAATTTGGTAGATTAAAAAATCGTAGTATCTTTGTCCCCACAAAAACTGATATATTATGTTATTAGAAAACGAAATTTTAGATTTTACGAATTGGTTGTATGACAATGGGTGGGAATTATCATCCGAAGGAAACTATACCAATATCCAAACTGATGAGGTTAAAAGTGTTGGAGAATTGATTATTAAAAGTGAAACAATCAATGATTACGTACCACAAGCATTTCAAGTTGGTAATGTGGTTAGAGATAAAAATAGTGGAAATGAGGTTGAATTGACTAGAATTGATTGGCATAAATACGACCGGGCATACACATATTGGTACGAAGATGAAGAAGGTGAGGAATGGTACGGATTTGAAGACGAATTTGAGAAAATATGATTGAGAGTGATTTAACAACAGAAGAGCTAATAAGTGAAATTATTAAATTGGAATGTGAGATAACTGAATCAATTTTTAAAGGACATAAAGCTAATGATGGTGACCAATATGTCAATCATAGAAAAAGATTATCTCTTTTAAGAAAAACACTCCGGAGTAGGAATATAATCGTATCTTTGTAAAAATTATTACATATACACCTTGTTATGTGTATGTAAAAAACGTAAAAAAATTAAACTTTTAAATATATGAAACGAACTAAATTAACAGATTTTATTTTGAAAAACCTACAATGGACTGGTTTATTTTTGTGTGAACAAATTTACTGGAGTAGATTGAGTAAAACACTGAATGACATCAAAAACAACATAGATGACATTGAAACAATTTCACACAAAAATAATGATGTAATAAAGGGGTTTTCAAAAGAAAACTTCGATAATAGAACACTGTATAAAGTTGAGGTAGTTTAATTTTAGTTTTTTATTACACATAACGGTTGGGTGTAAAAAATTGTTTTAATGTTTTTTACACTTTGTTATGTTTAGTTTTAAAAAATTTATACAACTTAAAAATATATTATATGAAAGAATGGATAGAGATAAATTCAGAACAAGATTTACCAAATGAAGAATTATTTTGTTGGTGGGTAAATAGAACAAATGGTCATATGTTTCCAAGTAAATTGAAAGGACAAATGGGAAGAAGTTTGTCTCATTTAACATTTAGTCACTATATGGTTATTGATGATGTACCAACGCCACCAACAGAACGAAAACCACTTGAAGAACAAACTTCTTGGACTAAATTTGATGTAAACAAAATACTTCAAGACAAATTAAAAAACAAATAAATTTCTTAAAATTAAACATAACGATTGAGTATAAAAGAAGTGCGGTTGTGTAACAACTATCTTGCAAGGTAGATGCGGTTCAACTCCGTAACAGAGGATTTCCAATGTCGAACTTTTGGAGCATTTCTTTTATACTTTGTTATAAAATCGTTTTAATGTTTTATAACGTCCGATGATAAACAATCGTTTTAATGTTGTTTATCATTTGTTATGTGTATGTAAAATAAAAATTATACAAATTTAAAATTATGGGACGAAATAGAAACGGAAGTAATGAATTATTAGAATCTTTAATCGGAATGAATAAAGAATCAGGAACAGAATTATGTAAAGAAAATGATTATAAAGTTAGAATAACAAGAGAAGATTCTAATAATTATGTAATCACAATGGATTTACGATTTGATAGAATAAACTTGGAGATTGATAAAGGATTAATAACCAAATGTGATATAGGATAATCATAATTTTTATTTTATTACACATAACTATGTTATATATGTAATATTGTGTAAAACATTAATTATTAGTAAGTTATATTATGAAAAACCAAAAAATTATAAAGATTTGTGAAGAAAAGTTTATATATCTGAACTACTCCCCTAAAACTGGAAATAATTATTTATCGCATGTTAAACCTTTCTTAGAAAGTTTATACTCACGTTTCAAATAATATTTTAAGTAAAGTAAAACTTCCTATATAATTTTCTAATTTTTAATTTGGTTGGTTAAAAATTTATTCCTACCTTTGTAAAAAAATTAAAGATTAACTCTTGGTGTAAGAGGATTAAAAATAGAAATTATGATATTAAAAAAAGATATGGTTGAAGGGTGGTATAATGGTTTCTGTAGAAACAACCACATGGCATATTGGGATGGTGAAAAGTTCCAATACATTCGATATCAGTTCGGGTTTTATTTGGACACCATTGAACATTTTGAGGATGTTAAAGAAAAAAGATTGGACGGATTTGTTCCGGTTGAAAGGGTTGAAAGAATCCCCATTGATGAACAATGGAAGATTAAAGATGAAATAGGATATTAAGATGACAGAATACGAAGCAAAACAAAGATTAAAGTGGTTTATTGATGGATATTTTATCCATTGTTTGGGAAGTTTATTCTCCAAAATGTCCACAGAAAGAATTTGTGAATTATACAATGTTGAGATGTCATATTTTAGAGAAGATATTAAATAAACAAATATGGGTAGATATTATTTCCAAGTAGATAGAGTGGCGTCAATGAGTTTCCAACCGGAAAAAGAAACAGGTTATAAGTGGTTTGATAAAGTACCATCAAAACCTAAAACATTTTTAGGGATTAAGTATGGTATGACAGAAGAAACACCTGAAGGGTGGAGTAATTATAATTCCGGAATAAACCGAAGAACTACGGAATATTTAAGTGAATACAAATGGTATCTTATCAATGAAGAAACTAAAGAAATTCGACAAAAATCTCAAATAACCGTTAATTTATCTGATAAGACATCACATAGCACGTATTTTGATTCTGAAGAAGAAGCGGAAGAATATATGTATGGATTACAAGAATCAACCGGTAAGGAGTTTTTTGGAATTGACACATAAAAATTAAATTTACACATAGAAAGACAAACAGCGTTAAAGTTAGAAAATGTAACACTACAAGAAGTGTTATGTTTGTTGAGTAAGTTAGTTTTAGGGAGGAATGAAATAGTTTGAAAATAAATAGCCCTTCTAATTATCCCAATCTTGATGGATGTGTGATTTATTAAAACACCCGCTACGTAGTCACGGCCGGATAACACGTACAGACAAGGGAGAAAAGGTCAGTCCGGGTGTTTTTTAAAATAGAAAACCTACAGTGCTCATAGAATGATATGGATACAATTCCTGTTCTTTAGGTCGTAGGTTAAATGGTCTTGTTGGTCGTGGCGACCGGTTAGTCTGCAAAACTAATAGAGTGGGTTCGATTCCCCCCGAGACCTCAAATAACATAGTTTTTTAACTCGCGAAAATCGGCTTGAATCTCTGAATGGAAAACGCGTTTCTTAGTAAGAGGTGAAATAGAAAATTAGATTCGGAGGCATCCGGGTTGTGTGAAAAAGTAGGGGGGTTACCCGGCGGGGGACTACAAAAAATTATGTTATTATTTTTGGTGAAACATAGGTTATGGTGACCCTTTTTAGTTTTTTAAGATATTTATATTAAAATAAAGTATATGAATTTAAAAACTGTAACAAAAGAAGAATTATTTGAAATATTAAATAATTCAAAATCAATGAGAGAGGTTATTTTATTATTTAATTTATCACCAAATGGGTCGGGTGGTTATAGAAATATTAAAGACAGAATTATTAAATTGGGTTTAGAGATTCCTAAATATAATTATTATGGTACAGGACCTAAAGAAGTTAGATTAGACGAGGACGTTTTTGTTAAAGATTCAACATTTGCGAGAGGTAAAATTAAAAATAGAATATTAAAGAAAAATTTACTTGAGTATAAATGTGTCGAATGTGGCAATAATGGGGAATGGAATGGTAAAAATATTAGCCTACATTTAGACCATATTAATGGGGTTAATAATGACAATAGAATAGAAAATTTAAGATTTTTATGTCCTAATTGTCACTCCCAAACTAGCACATATTCCGGGAAATCTAATAAAATTAAATACCATTGTGAGTGTGGTGGTACAAAAGATAAAAAAAGTGATAAATGTATCAAATGTACAAATAAACAAAATAGAAAAGTTGAGAGACCATCCATAGAACAAATAAAACAAGATGTAATTAATCTTGGGTATAAAGGAACAGGTCGTAAATATGGTGTTAGTGATAACGCCATTAGAAAATGGTTAAAATAATACGTTTGTGATGTAATGGTAGCATAATTCTCTCCAAAAGAATTTGTATGGGTTCGAGACCTATCAAACGTGCAAGAAGACGGAGAGTGATTTAAGGGTATAATTCCGTTAGGTGACCCCTTGAGGGTCTCTCCCGAAGAAATATTGTAAAACTAAACTTCCACATAAGGTGAAGTCGGTCATAATTGTTGGTGTGGATGTACTTCAAAGCCGTCTGTTGTTTTACAAAAAAAAGGGATAAAAGCACATAAGGATGTGCAAGCATCAGACGGTGCGAGGCATGGGTTCGAATCCCAAATATTCCACAAAAACAGACACATAACTTAAGTCAGTGGTAATACGGATGTGAGGTTCGGAGTAATCAACCAAACCAAGAGACCGCCGAGGGTAAACACGGGTATGATGCCCGTCTAGTCCCCTAAGACGTAAATATCGGAGAATCATTCTGTCTGTTTTTAATTATTTGGGTAACCTTTCCGGTGTAGCGAATCGGGCCATTCGGTGAGGGTGGTGTCAGAGAATAAGGTTAATTGGAGTACAATGTATTGTAATATTTCTAGAAAAAAAGATATGTCAAGGCTCTCGGTGCGAATCCCCTGTTACCCACAAAATTTATCGATACGGTGAATACCGGCGATAATCGCCGTAGAAATACGGTGAATGTAAATAAAAAGTTTAACAACCGGGGTGTCCATACTCTAAAAAATTAATGGACTAGCGTGTTGATAGGGGTGACCTCCCAATAGTAGCACCGTAGTAATACGGTAAAGGATAGATAAGGACTAGTACGCCGGTGACGAACACGACGAATTCCGGAATTCCCATGTAGCCCGCTACGACCCGAGGGCGGGGTTGTTAAACTTTTTTAATAATATTACTTATGATTAAAATACCTTCACCTCGAAGAAATTATCCATTTCCGATAATTGTTAAAACAATATTATCTATACCGGTTTAAAAAAAAATGTATTTGAATAGTAATTCATTATGTTAAGATATTTATTAGTATGAGAAAATTTATAATTACCGAAGAAGAAAAAGACGATATATTAAACCAACACAAAGAAATGATGGATAAACCAAAACTTCCGGAGAATAGAAAAATATTAGATTTTGATATAACTCCAATGAGTTTACTTAAATTTAAGTCTCAGGGGTTAACACCGTATTATTACGATGGAGATACCAATATTATTGAAATAACAAGTCCAATTATAGGGAAGACATATAACACTATACCAAAAGAAGTGTTCTTATTAACTCCGGATGAATACGATAAGATTAAAAAATTATCTGACAATATTAAGGAAATGATTGAACTTAAAATGAATGCAATTAAATTGTTTAAACAATACATTCCGGCTGTTTTAGATGAACTTATAGAAAATAAATAATTAATACTTGACACTTTTATAAAAAGGTGTATATTTATTAGAAATTACAATAACACAGAAAATGCAAACTTTAAACATATTACTTACGATAGCGGGAACTGAGGGTAGAGATACGACTTGGAAGGAGATGGTATGATATATATTTAAGTAAAAAAAAATATTTAAAAATCCATCTTCAAAAAAGGTGGATTTTTTTTTTGTTTTTATTTGGTAGAATGAAATAATGTATTACCTTTGTAACAAATAAAAGGATTATGAAAAAATTAATTTTAATTATGTCCATCCCACTATTCTTATCTTGTTCTGTTGATGGATATGTGAGTTGTAATTGTGGGCTAGTAATTAGTAATAGAGTGAGAGATTATTCTGTTGTAATTAGAAATGAATGTACCGGAGATGATAAATTATTTTATCTATACCCGAATGATTGGAGAAACGCCCAAGTGGGTTCACAATTTTGTATTTATAACACCAATAATTGGAGAAAATCAAATTAAAGTTATGGAAGAATATACAGGAGAACAAATATTGGTCATAATGGGTGGATTGTTGGTATGTTTACTGGTATTGATACTCGCAGGTAAAAAATATATTGATACAATAACTAAAAATAATAATAACAGGTATGATTAGAGAAGAGTTGGTTATGGATTACTCACCGATATTGGGAGTAACCTACGGATTAAAAAATGTTTTAGTCGAAGAAGAAAAAAAAGAAGAGTAAAGTTTGGTAGAATGAAATAAAGCATTATCTTTGTACCATCAAAAAGAAACAAGTTAATTGAAATATTGGTTATTCATAAGCTGCCATCATCTAACGGTCAGGATATATGGTTTTCATCCATAAAATCGGAGTTCGATTCTCCGTGGCAGTACAAGGGTTATGAGCAACGTGTCCCCTAATTACACAATGTTGACGATTCGGAAAGACGAATAATTGGGGCTGTAGTTCAATTGGCTGAATAGCTCGTTTGCAACGAGAAGGTATGCGGGTTCGACCCCCGTCAGTTCCACAAAAAACAGAAAGACAGAATACGGGAAGTCACTACCCGGGAAACACGGTTCTTTCTCCTTCAATTGTTATAGGATAGTCACCTTTGAATTGAAAATTTTGGTCTTGTGAGCCCCATTGGTAGGGGAATTGCACTGTCACTGCTCTAAAATGAGGGTTCGAAACCCTCCGGGACCGCAATTAAATAATACATCGCGAGTGGGGGGCATAGAGTTTCCGCAAGTCTCATAAACTTGACATAAGACAGGGGCGGTACCTGTACTTCGCTACTAAAAACAAATAAATTGCAGGTTAGAGCAGAGGTAGCTCGGGAGGCTCATAACCTCTAGGTCGTTGGTTCGAATCCAGCACCTGCTACGAATGTGTCTCAATTCCCTGAAGAAATTCAAACTTGAGGTCCCGGTAGACAGTACTAGTCTGAATCTACCCAAAAAATGACGGTATCGCCTAGTAGGTATGGCACCACACTTCCAATGTGGAATAAGGTCGGTTCGAGACCGACTATCGTCTCAAAAAAAAAAACGTCCTTATGATGTAATGGATTGGCATACAAATCTTCTAAATTTGTCGTTTGGGTTCGAATCCCGATAAGGATACAATAATACCCTCGTGGGCAAACGGGAAAGCCGCTTCACTTAGGATGAAGAGTTTTGTGAGTTCGACTCTCACCGGGGGTACAAATACATTATCATAACTCGGTGTGATACACCGCCAAACTACCTCCTTAAACAACGTGGGAACTGCGGTTCTCCCAATGTGGCCGAAGTGATGATGTTAAAAGAAACAGAGAAAAATCTGGACAGCGAAAGCAGGATAGACCTTGGACAGTTTCTTTTAGTAGTTTAAGAGACAGAGTTGACTTCTACTTAAAAAAAATACTCTGCAACAGGGTTCCTACGCATAAAAGGTGGTGCACGGGTTTTGTAACCCCGAATAGAGTCAGTTCGATTCTGACAGGAACCTCAATTGTTAGATGATATAGTGGTAGTATTTGGTCGTCGATTCACGAAAGTGGGGTATCTTCGGCAGAGCACGGGTTCGATTCCTGTTCTAACAACAAATGAGATAGAGATACTCAATGATTTGGCATCGTTCGAAATAATGATGTAGCTGACGCCTCATACGGTTTTACAGAGGGGGTCTGTCGGAATAAAGGGAACTGACAACAATCCCTCCGAGTAGTTGTTGACTTTTAAGCGGTAAGACGCGATGGGTTTTGAATAGAAAAACTGTGGACATCTACACCAAAATAATCTCATTGGTGGAAGGATTGGTAAGAAGTTTTGTTGGCGAAACACTCGGTGGGTAACTGCCGAGAGTCCGTGGGTTCGAAACCCACCTTATCAACAACTACCCGGGTGGTGGAATGGTATACACGCTAGACTTAAAATCTAGTCCTCCGTAAGGGGGTTGAGGGTTCAAGTCCCTCTCCGGGTACAAAAAGGTAATCGTAAAAAATAATTAAAAAACTTAAACTTTGTGTAGGTTCGAGATATTTATAATAAAGGAACATTATGAAATATAAACACACAAAAGAGAGTTTAGAACAAGTTATTAAAGAATCGTTGTCAATATCTGAAGTTTGTAAAAAATTAGGGATTATTGCTGCTGGTGGAAATTATAAAACACTCAGAAATAAAATTACAGAATTTAATATTGATACATCCCATTTTACCGGACAAGGTTGGAATCAGGGTGATAGATATAGAAAAGTTATCCCACCAATGAGTTTGGATAAAATATTAATTAAAGGTTCTGTTTATGGGAGTCATAATTTAAGAAAACGATTAATTGAAGACGGGTTAAAAACTAAAACCTGTGAATGTTGTGGATTATCACAATGGATGGAACAACCAATTAAATTAGAATTACATCATATAAATGGTGATTCAAATGATAATAGATTAAATAATTTACAAATATTATGCCCTAATTGTCACGCTATGACTAATAATTATCGAGGTAAAAATGTAAAAACAAAAAAATCAGAACCATCCATAGAGTGGTTAAATAATTTAACAAATGCCGAGTTAGTTAAATTACCACCAAAGGAAAAAGAAATTAAACAATGTTTAACTTGTAACGGAGAATATACTGGAAAAAGTAAAAAATATTGTTCTATTGAGTGTTATTATGAAGGAAAAAGAATAAATAACATAATCCCAAAAGTTCCTGAATTATTGGAAATTTTTGAGAAACACAAGACATTTACATCCGTTGGTCGTCATTATAATGTTAGTGATAATGCGGTTAGAAAATGGTGTAAAAATTATGGGATTATGGAAATGATAAAAATTGTCCAAAATAAGTAATATTAAACATTAAAGTGACATTGCAGAAGTAAACCAGTGAGGCACACATAAAATTGGACCCGTTGAAAATGTGAGGTGATAGACCACCATATGTTTAATATTTCTTTTAATTAGAAAATGTGTAAATTATCAATATGAAAAACCAAAATCCGAACTCCACATAGTTTTAGCTATTAGCTAAAATTTATGACTCAGAAATTGAGAATTTGGAGAGTAGTTCCCGTTAGAAACGGTGTTCAGGCTCCCACGTTTTTTGTTGAAACAACAGAAGACGGACGTGAGAAGGCAGAAGAATCTGCGATTAAACAAGCAAGAGTAAAATCGGGCTTAGGAAAGTTCAAAGAATGGAACTTTAGATTGGAGAAACTCTCTGTGAGGGTGGATAAGTTTGGTCGGTATATAAAACACCACCAATAGGTTAACAATTAAACCGCTGAGGGTTTTAAATTACTCAGTGTACTTTTTAGGTTAAAGTCGTGTAGGGTGTTTACACCAAAACCTAATTTAAGGTCTCGTAACTCAGAGGTTAGAGTGCTACACTCATAATGTAGAAGTCGGGATATCGTAATTCTCCGGGGCCACAATAGATATTTGAGTGTAAGTATAGTATAATATCAGTCGTTGGACTCTTACAGGTCGCGAACGATGGTCTGATTGTCGTTAATCAGTTTAGGTACCCGGCAACCCTACATATAACCTCCGAGGAAACTTGGGGGTTTTTTATTATACGTTATATTTATATTAAAACAATTAAAATGGATAAGAAAATATTAACTGAAGAATTAGGTGATATAAAATACCTTTTTGGGTATAAATCAGGAAAGGTTATTTCAGAACAATCTCATTATGAAACCACCAAAAAACGACCTGAAAGATTAGTAAAAGACATTGAAACCGGTAAAATTGTTGGTACCTACCAACACGGACTTGGATTTCACCCAAATTCTTATGGTGAAGAATTAGGTTACGAATCTCACCCAAAAGACATCCCATATGGAACAAAAATGGGTGGCACTGAAGTTGGTGAATTTGATTACGATGACAACGATTTTATGGAATAAAAAAAAATAAGGATTATAAAAACCCTCAGATTATTTTTAATTTGGGGGTTTTTTATTTGGTGTAATGAAAAAAAGTATTATCTTTGTCAAAAATATAAAAATATGAAATTAAATTCGAATTCAATCAGTTCAAAACTGTACAGATGGTTCTACGGAACAAATGTTTTACCAAACAACTTATGTCCTTATTTTTGGAAATTGGTGTTAGCTTGGTTAGTGTTAATCCCTTATTCTTTGGTTGGTCTTCCATCGATTGTTATGGAACTTTATGATAAAGATTACGAATATAATGATAATAGTACCGGAAAGCGTATTGGGATTGGAGTGTTGTTTTATTTTTTATTGTTCTTCATCTTTTGCATGTTGTCATTTATTGGTTGGTTTTTTATATTACCAACTAAAGATAGTTTTTATGATTTTATGGGAACAATAGGTGCTATATTATGGATGGCATCAATTATGATTGGGGTTATTGAAGGTGTTACAGCTCTTAAAGACCGGAACCGAAAACGTAAGATAAAATACGATGAGAATGGTCGGAGAATATGGAGTGAACCAAAAGAAGAAAAAACTTATTTGGTGGTGGAATTCGCAAAGGCAAAATATAACAAATACTGTCCTAAAATTGATTGGATGGATAATAAATAAAAGATATGATAGATAATATTGACGTAGTAAAATCCTTATTAAATTTTTCCGAACCGGGAGACTTCTATATGTTGTATGTATTCAAAAGGAAAAAAGACCAACCTGAAGGGGAGAGAGATAATCACCAATCAGTGAGAACTATTAAAACTTACTGCGTCGATAGTCTTGAATACCTTGATAAAAGGTATGATGAGATTAAACAACTTTGTGAGATGTTTAAAGCCCGAGCGTATATCCATGTTCAAAAACAAAATCACCGAGATGTATCATTGGAGATGTTGTCAACCTTGGCCCAAAGGATTAAGAATGGTGCTCAGGTCCAAAAAGGGTTATTTGATTCAGTTGTTGGACAAATTAAAACTCAGGAAAAGAGATGGATTATCGATATCGACACTAAGGATAAAAAATTCTTGAGGGACATTACCATGGACCTTATGGAGATTCAGCCAGTTGGGAGTAAAGTTGAAAAAGTGATTCCCACTAAAAATGGGTTCCATTTAATCACTCAAAAATTCAATGTGATGGAGTTTAGTAAACTTTATCCGGATGTTGACATTCAAAAAAAGAATCCGACATTATTGTATTACCCTAATATATTGGATGATGGAAAATGAAGAATTAAATCCAAATTTCTTTAAACAAAGGAAGACCAAAATTAAGAAAATAGTTAAGGAATATAAAACCGCAACTCGTCGTGAAATATTCGAAGGAGTAAGAGATAATTTTATATTTGGATTCCTTGGTGCTACGCTTGTAGTGTTTATTTCGACAAGGGCAGATATTGCAGTATTCTTAGGGTATTTAACTTATTACTTCTTCATGGGTAAAATAGTTAATCGTCCCAAATATGTTACTGATTTGGGACAGTTAATTGTTTTCCCAATTCCATCCGCTCTTGGGGCGTTCACCGGATATAAATTATCGTATATATTATTACAATTGATAAACTAATGATATTTATTGCTAAACAAAAATAGTAAATTATGAACGATAAAATAACAATGACCAAAGAAATGCTCTTTAAGGCAATGAGATTAAGTGAACAAGAAAGTAAAAAAGAAGAAAATACGAACACTAAAAGTAATTCAGGGTTTAAAAATATGGTATCAACATTACTACATTCACAAACTCAAGTTCACATTTTTCATTTACAAACCAAATCGTATTCTGAACATAAGGCATTACAAGGATACTATGAAGGGATTGATACATTGGTAGATGGTATTATTGAAAGTTACCAAGGTAAGTACGATGTTATTAAAAATTACGATTCAATTAAAACCGAGGACTACAAGAGTTCTGAACAAGTGATTAATTATTTCAAATCATTAGATACAATGATTGATAATGCAAGAAAAGGTGTTAAAGAATCGTTCATCCAAAACCAAATTGATACAGTTCAGGAACTGATATTTTCCACAGTATATAAGTTAAGATTTTTAAAATAAAAATAGATTATTAAATATAAAAAAAAAACCATCATTAAAGATGGTTTTTTTTTATAATAATTTTTTAATCCTATCTATTTCTTCTTTAAGACCAACCATTGAACGAACATCGATTGATGTTCCTACCGGCATTATCGTTTTAGCTACATTACCCGCCCAATTTGATAAATAACCATCTTCTTCTGATGGGGTTTCAGTCCCGGTTTTTGAGTCTATTGATGAGGAACTTGACTCTTTAGAATATTTAGATTCTATCCATTTAATTAATTCCGTAATTTTAATTTGGTTACCACTAATATCAACAGCCATCCCAACTGTCGGAGTTCCCGGAAAATTTTTGTAATGTAAACTCCCCCCTGTGTGAACATTGTCAACTTTATTATTAGGGTCTTTTTTTGCGTATGGGTTTTCAGTAGTTTTTAATCCCATCGAATGTGCTTTATCTATGATTGCTATTGCGGCATTACGGTCGGTAAAACCTATGTGTAAATGATTTTCATGACCGGACCAAGTCATCCCTTCTTTTCGTTGTCCATTGTCATATCCGTATCCTATCTCCCCGCCTTTTTTTGTTACAGGATTGTAAACTAATTCGTCAACACCATTAATGTCGGTTGCCTCAGTTACTTTATTTTTTTTCATATCAGAAATGATATTATATGTTCGAGTTATTTTATTAAATTCATTCATAATAATAAATACCTCATTATTAGATAAAAAAAAAATCCGACTAATTGTCGGATTTCTTACTATATGTTAATCTTTTGATTTCAGGTGTTGGTTGTTCCTCTTCTTTAATAACTCTTGGTTCTTGTAAAGGTGGTGTATGATAAGTCTTTTTAAAAACTCTTTTAGTTTTTTCCTTAACCGGAATAGATTTAATCAAACCAAAAGTAATCCATCTATACCAAACTCTTTCATGAATATAATATTGTATTGGCTTATAAATTAATTCCGCAATTCCAAAGGCTGCGCCAATTTTAATAGAACCGGATATTACCCACATTATTAAAAAACCAATTACAGTACTGATTATTCGATAACTTATTGTTTTTGCTAAATGTCGTTTAGCAGATACTTTAACTTGACTCATATAAATTAATATTTCTTATTTTTAATCCTATTTTTCAACTCATGTAACGCCGATATTGCGAGTTCAGTATTATCTTCCATAATTGATTCTGTATTTTCATCCGGAATAACTCTTATTGTATCGACCTCAATAGTATCATTAGTTCGTTTCATTGCCAATACACGAGGGTTTTTAACCATTGTACGAGGATTCATATTTCTTATTATCTTTTCTAACTCATCAATTTGAGTAATAATCTCCTTTTCTCTTTCTATCCTTTTATAAGAACATTCCGATTGTCCATCAATCACTTCTTGAGTCAAATCATTAACTCTGAAGGTCAAACTGTCTAATTGGGTATTCAGAGATGTAATCATAGTTCTTTGTCTCTTAATTACCAAATTCTGTTGTGTGAAGTCCGGTTTTAACGCGTCAATTATATCTGAACCGAATGTTATTAAAAATACGGATATACATAAAATAATCAAAGCCCAAATACGTTGGGCTGTTGAAAATGTTTTAAGGATTTCTGTGAAGTATTGAATCATACTGATAAATATCAGTCATTCAGGTATTGTAATAATTTTTCTTTAATGCCTGATTGTTTAATTCCTTCATTCATTCTTGGCGTGTGAACGAAGTTGGATAAACCCCACTTTTGTTCTCTATCGTGAGTATCTTTTTCACCTAACTCTAAATCATCGATACAAGCCCAATGTGTAACTTCAGGATGGTCGGTTAGATATTGTCTAACTTCTATACATCTTTGTTGTTCGTACATTGTTCTTCTAACCCATTCAAACTCATCAGGTTTATCACAACCGATGTATCGTTTGGTAAATGCAATTGGAGCTTTTAAGATTCCTTGAGAGAGATAGTATTCTCCGATTTCTTCTAATGTTGCGTGTAATCTCCAATCAGAGGAAACAACGATTTCCGCTCCGGTCTCTTCTAATACTTGATTTAATACTTTGATGGCCTTTTTATCAAAATCATCAAACCTCACATCGACGGGCGCCGTAGTATCACTGGTCGCCTCGGGATTAAGTTTTTTATACTTATCCCATTTTTTGGTTCTCCCACCCCAATTATTGGAGAGACAGATTACCCCATCATTATCCAAAAACAATATTTTTTTAGTTTCCATCTATTTCTCCAATTTCTTTTTTCCAAATGTAAGTTCTATACTTAGGTATTATTCTTATTTCATACGGGATTCTTAAAACCGCTAATTTAACGTCTGAAAAATGATTAACATACTTATCTATATCTTCAGCAAATAGAGGTAAGTTTTTTTCTCTGGCTCGTATTACCCATTCTAATTTATGTTCTTCAATACAGAGATATTTTCGTCTTTCAACTAACTCCCATAACAATTCAGGAGTTAAAAGACCTAATTTCTCTAAAGTTATAATTGATTCACTAGTTGAGGTATCCAACGATTTAATGTTTATACTTTTCCCTTTTGCTCGTTTGTAATTCAATTTTTTTAATGAATCAAAACTTCTAACTTTTATAATCCCTTTCATCATTTTTGAACTTTCGTTATTACACCATCATAAATTAAATCATCAACAAAACCTTCCAAATGTATTTTGAAATGTTCTAACTTTTTTTCCGGGAGGGGTGATAAATCATTAACAATATCGTTAATGTCGTTTATACTTCTATAATCCTCCACAACACAATACAAAACCTCTAAATAGAATTGACGAACAACATCAATATCTAATTGACCTTCCACTAGTTGTGATATGTCTGTTATTTTTACTTTATTCATTCTTCATTGCATTTACTTATTTCGTCCCAAATTTCTTGTGATGTTGCAACTTCATCCATTTCTCCGGCAAACCCTTTAATTCCTTTTCTATATCCGTTTGGAAACCATTCTCCTTCACCATTTAATCTAATAAATGTTGTGAATGAGTTTAGGTTCCAACGAGGTTCAATTTCACTATTTGGGTTATAAGCACAATCACCATACCAAACATCAATACATCCTTCAACACAAGGTATTCGTGAAAATTTAACCCACCCTTCTTGTAAGTTTTCAAAATTTACCATAATTAAATAGGTTTAGCAAATTTCCAATAATCGATTGATTCAAATTCCTCTTCTGTATGTAAACACGTTTTTCTTCCTTCAGAGGTAATATAGATTCCTTTTGACAATGCAATTACATTTCTTCTTTCCCAATTTTTCCCATCCATACTAACCATCATTGGTATGTTGACTAATTCGGGAAGTGTTTCTTGTTTTGATATAGGCATCGGTACTTCCAGTACTCCCAATTCTTGGATGGGCTCTCTTACTATAAAATACATAAATTCAAGACATTCATAAACACTAATATTCTTTTCATAACAATCAATAATATGGTAAATGTAGTTTTTAAAATCCTCATCACTGTATTTGTAATCTCCTTCGGTGCGTCTGTCTTTTAATCTCTGTAAGTATTCTTCAAATGTCTCTTTTTCCATTTCTTTATTATTAATCAATTTTCTCTTCCCATTTATCTTCTAATTCTTTAAATATTTTTAACATTTCAGGGTCTGTCTCATTATAATATCTACGATTCATATCATCCCAATGTTCTTTAATCTCACTTGGTACTAAACAACACCATTGCAAAAATACATAAAATAAATTAATTCTTAATTTTATTTTTTCTTTCATTATCGATACGTTTCTCTAATTTCATTATCATCTAAATCGTCCCAATCCAATTCATCATCTTCTAATTCATTTGCTTCAAATATTTTAGAAGAACTTAAATTGTATAGAACATCTCCCAAACTATCCTGTGATAGGATGTACTTCCTAATCTCATCTATTGTAAATGTTTCTCTCATCTTATATGTAGGTATTAACTTTATACGCTTCATAATCATAAAGATTTGCGGAGTAATGTGAATATTTTGGGTCAACCAAATAATTGATTGTTTTACCTGTTTTCATATTTTCACTTTCCCATTCATATTGACCTGACTCGTTTATTCTTGGTAAGGTTGTTACTTGACATTTAATTCCCATACCATAGTCATATTCATAATGAATATCACCAATTTTAATCTCCTCAACAATTACGCTTCCTTTTGTGTGTGTTTTCATTTTTTCTTTTTAACTTTAGGGGTTAATTCACTTATTGGTTTACCGCATTTGGTACAAACCGGGTCTTTCTCAAGGTCCCACACCTCTTCCATAATAAATGAATGGTTACATTTAACATCAGAGAACTTCTTGAATAATTTCTTGAACATATTAATTATTTTCCATTTGGTTCAAGTTTATGATATTTGTTCTTTAGACGCTCATACTCTATTCTCTCTTTTTCTTCTGTTTGTTCTATTAATAATTTGTCTTTATTCTCTTTAATTTGTCTAGTTTTTTCTTTGTCAAATTCAATTATTCTATTAGCATCTTCTATAATTTCATCATCCGACATAAACAAATAATCCGAATTAAAGTCCATTGACGTTGAATCATAACTTCCTCTAAAATAATCGTGAGTGTTTAATGAAACTGAATCATCATAAAAATACATCTCTCCGGAATCTGAATACATTCCCCACATTGACGAATTTAATTTATTTAATAGAGTTGATACCTCATACGCTCTATTTTCTACCACTTCTTTAGTTTTAATTAAATCTAAATACTTTTCTTTTGTTATCATCTTATTACACGTTTAATATTCTAATTGATTTGTTTGTACATTCATTCGTTAATCCATATCCGATGTCCAACGCATCCGGATGATTGATATTGTTTGCCGTTCTAACAAAATTACCTCGTTGGTGGGGTAAGAAATCGTTATCATCATCTAAGATAACATATCTTTCCACTTCAGGATGTTCATCCAACCAATATTGTACTTCGTGACCTCTTTCAACTTCATCTATCCATTCAAATAAACCTTCATTATGTAAGTAAGTACAATCCGGTGTGATATCAATCACCTCACCAGGTAAGTTCCTCTTTTCCCACATATCTTTCATCCTCTGTAATCCACCATATCTCCAAGTTGATGATATTACAATCTTGGCACCCGTTTCTTCAATAACTCGTTTAAGGTTATTAACAAATTGGGGTTGAAATTGACTACCAAACTCATCGTGGTCGTGGGAGTAAACATTAAGAACTCCATCGATATCAAGGAATATTATTTTAATCTTTTCCATCTTATTTATTATTTTAGTTGAATTAAACCTCTCATTATCGGTTAATCCCTGACATTTCCAACACCATTCATCAGATGTGGTATCAATATGTTGATAACATTTAACCATTTTTTTTCTTTGGTATTTCGTAATTATTATCCAACCATTCAAATAATTCGTCAGGTAATTGACACGGGTAAAAATCTATAAAATCAAATAAGATTTCTTCCCAATCCATTATAATAACATCAACATTAATGTTATATATTTCCTCCATTTCTTCCGGCATAATGCCGTATAATGTGTTGATTCTTTCACTATTACCACCTTTGAAGTATTCCCGAACCATATCTCGTCTTCTTCCCTCAGTTTGGTTTAACCACCAAGTTCTAATTTCTTTATTGGTATAGGTCTCTTCATACCCCATATTTCTCATTTCAATTTCAGTTGATTCCAACTCTTCCGGAGTAATGTTTGATAATACATCTTCTAATATTTTTGAATGATATACTCTTGGTTTTTTGTTCTCACCCATTCCTTACTCTTTATTTAATTGTTCAATAATATATTGAATACCTTTTTCAGTTAATTTATAACTATCAGGGAATTCTCCATGACCATTACTTGTCATTTGTAAATGGGCGGGATTGACTAAACTTAAATCTTTTAAAACTTTATGTTGATGAATTACTCTTTTAACCCCTTCTCTTTTCTCATCGTTGAAGACATCCTCAAATTTGATTTTTTTTACTAAAGCAGTACTACCTTTTGTAACAGGATTATTTTGGTCGATTTGTTCATACAACCCCAATTCTTCATCATCCTTCATCATATCAATTAGATGTTGTTTTTGTTCTTCTTTTCCAAAATATTCTTTTGGAATCATAGTTGCTCGAACCATCTCATCACTAACCCCAATTCCCATTTTGGTTGTATAACCCAAATCTTCTTTTTCCGATAAAGAGGGTCTGGCATACCATATACATTTTGAGTGATTTTGACCTAAATTATTTGGGTCAACTTCTCTACCTATAGAATTAACCAATACTTCGGTAAATTCAACTTCATAACCATCGTAAAATTTGTATCCTTTAACCCAAACATAATCTGTCATTGTAATAAAATTGGGGTGTAATGGTAAAGTTTTTTTACATACTTTTTTGGTGTAACTACCTAATTGTTTTGGATTGCCACCACTATATGAAATACCGGAGTATTCAACAACCCACTTATCATCTATTTTCTTTAATTTACCTTTCATTTCACGCATATTTTATCTTGCAAATATAAATAAAAAAAATGGATATAATGATATGATTTTAGAAAATTAATAAAAAAAAAATCCATCATATGATGGATTTTTTTTTTATTAAAGTGGAGATGCCGATTTCGAAATCGGGTGTTGTCCATCCTAAGTGTTTAGGTCTACACGTTTATTCAATTAATTCTCAACTGACAAATAAGAAGGTTTTAATTTTTCCATCATTACCTACAACTGTGGGAGGTTCACTTTAATAGGTAGACCCTCAAACGAGACCTTGACACTCTTCGGGTGGTATCACACCTTAAGATATTTCTGTTGCAAGGTACATATATCCGTCGACCCCAATGTGTGTTTGCTTACGCTACGTTCACAAGCTCATCTTGACGTACAAGACCTACTAGAGCCATTTTGTTTAAAATGTTGCCATTTATAATTTTGTCATCCATAGATTTAAGTGATAGGAAACTTCTCACTACGTGCCCTAAATAAGTAGATATGTCAGTCAATTCCATTTCATCCCCCTATTATTATGGTACAAAGATAAACATAAATATTGAAATTCCAAACAAAAAAAGTATTTATTGTAAAATCATTTTAATGAAAGTAATAAAATTAACTGAATCAGACCTTAATCATATTATCAGAAGGGTCATACAGACAGAGCAAGACACTGAAAAAGAGGAAGATAAGAACTTAGTTGTCGGTCTTAGAAATTTTTCTAAAGGTAGAATTAGTACTGACGAGTTATATAATATCGATAATACTATAGACTATATTCAAACTAAGGAACCTTTAGGTCAATCTATTATAACCATTAAATTTGAAGATGATAAAGAATTTTTAGAAGAAATTGACATGGACGAATCAGATGTTTGGTTCATGCAAGCTATTAATTCATACAATGGATATGATTTTCAAGATTCATATCAAATAGAACAAGATTTTAAAGAAGGGTACAATGTGTATTATGAATTGAACGATGAGAATAAAGAAACTCTTAAGGACATCGCATCCACAATATTACCTGAAAAAGAATTTAATCTCGAGAGTGAAGAATACAGACAAGAATTATCCGAAATGTTACTTGATTTATTTCCTAATGAAATTGATTATATCCTCGGGGATTTTCAATCTGAAAAAGAGCACGAAATGAATACTGTCGCAAAAAAGGCAATCGAAGATGAATTTAATAAACCGTTAGAGGAAAATGGTATTAACCTTAATTACAATATGGATGAAGTGGAAATCACTCTTGCCGATTTATATTTGGGTGCGTTACAACTAAATTTATTTAATTCTAATGCCAAAGAGATTGTTACAAAAATAATAAATAAGTCTTTTGGAGGGTCAACTCCTGGTGGTTGGTATGAGAAAATTTACGAGTTTCAAGATGAACAATATTTCGATTCAGTATCATTTAATAATGAGGTTACAAGACAATTTGAAAAGATTATTGAAAAATTAGATGAAAAAAGTGACGAAGAATATACAATTCAAGACTTTGTTGAATTTAGAAACCGAGTTGTATCTAAATATAAATTAAAAACTTGGTATGAAACCCCTAAAGACGACAATATTATTTTTCAAATTGAATCGTTTAATCCGGGTAATATGTCAGTTAAATTAATTGTCAAAACTAAAGATACCGGATTATTTAAAAAACTTGAATTGGAAGAAGAAGAATTTAACAATTTTTTATATCAAAATACCTTATTTAATTTGGATGACATGTATTAATTTATTACCTTTGTCCCATGACAAACGATATATTATTACTAAAAGAAGTTCTTAGTGTTCCAACCGTAACTTATAAAGAAGACCTAATGGTTGAATTTTTACAGAATTGGTTGACCGAAAACAATATAGAACATTATGTTGATGAACACAAAAATGTTTATGCAACCAAACAAGAACTTGAAACACTTCCTGAGGACTTTTACTTCCCTTGTGTTATTGCACATACTGACACAGTCCACAGATTAGACAATATAATAGTTCATGAAGAACAATTACCTAATGCTCAAGGTGAGATTAAAGATTCGTTGAAAGCTTACAACTTACATGGATTACCAACCGGAATCGGTGGTGATGATAAATGTGGAGTATTTGCTTGTTTAAAATTACTAAAAGAATTACCAAATTTAAAAGCCACTTTCTTTGTATCTGAAGAAACCGGATGTCACGGTTCCAAAAAGGCTGACCCTGAATTCTTCACTAATGTTGGTTATGGAATTCAATTTGACGCTCCGGAGAACTGGATGATTACCGAAAAATGTTTCAGTCAAGATTTATTTGATAGAGAGTCAGAATTCTTTGAAGTTTGTGACCAAGTATTAACCGAAGGGATGCATAACGAAGATATGCAATACATGGTTCATCCATATACTGATGTTTATGCGTTGAGAAGTAAATTTAGTTTTTCTTGTATCAACTTTTCAATTGGGTATTACGATTACCACACACCAAACGAATATGTGGTGATTGAGGATGTTTTCAAAGGGATTGAAATGGGAAGACAAATGATTGAAAAACTTGGGAATAAGTTACACTACAAAGAAGTAGTTGAGATTCCAAGATATAATCACAGATTCTTCTAAAATATAAAAGAGACCAAATGGTTTCTTTTTTGTTTTAGGGTATTTATTAATATGAAAATATTAATTAACGAAAATAGGGTTGATAGTCTAATCAACAAGTGGTTGGAAGATGAATATGGAGGGTTAAAACACAAAGTTTCTGTTGATTATCCTGACCTTTATTATTTTATGAAAAATGGTGATGTTGTTATGGAATATTATGAAAAATACGGTAGACTCGGACTTGATGATAGTATTATAACTTTCATTATGAAAATGTTTAATAAACCGTGGTTGGAAACTAAAGAGATGGTTGCAGTATGGTTCCAAAATTCATATAATTTAGATGTTGATATTGTCATAGAACCATTATCAACTACAAGGACTATTTGGAAGTCATATTCCGACAATTAACCATATAAAAAAAAGGGGATTTTCATCCCCCTTTCTTATTATTTTCCTTTTTTCTGAATTGTGATGTCCTCACCCTTCATTTTGATTTGGTAGGATTTACCCTCAACCATTTTACCGGTTAATACTTCTTCGGATAACAAATCCTCAATTTTGTCTTGGATTGCTCTCTTCAATGGTCTTGCACCATATACTTCATCGTATCCAATTTTAGATAGGTATTTAACAACCTCATCATCGTAGGTTACGGTGTATTTCATCTCACCAAGACGAGTCATTAATTTCTTTAACTCAATATCGGTGATTTTATCGATATCTTCAGGAGTTAATGAATTAAAGACAATAGTGTCATCAATACGGTTAATGAACTCAGGAGAAAAGAAATTCTTCATCTCTTTCATCAAGATTTCTTTCTTAGCTTCTTCGTCGGCGTAAGAGTTATTAGAGAATCCAATACCAGTACCGAAGTCTTGTAATTTCTTAACACCTAAGTTAGATGTAAGGATGATTAAGGTATTCTTGAAGTTAATCTTTCTACCTAAACTATCGGTTACGTGTCCATCATCTAATATTTGAAGTAATACCGTGAAAACATCTTTGTGAGCTTTTTCAACCTCATCAAATAAGATTACAGAATATGGTTTGTTTTTAACTTTCTCAGTTAATAAACCTCCTTCTTCGTAACCAACATATCCCGGAGGTGCTCCAACCAATTTAGAGATGGTGTGTTTCTCTTGGTATTCTGACATATCCACACGGATAAGTGAATCTTCTGTTCCAAACATCTCTTTAGCTAATTGTTTGGCCAAGTGAGTTTTACCAACACCGGTTGAACCTAAGAAAATAAATGAACCAATAGGTCTGTTAGGGTCTTTGATACCCAAACGGTTTCTCTTGATTGATTTTGCAATCTTAACAACAGCAGCATCCTGACCAATCACTTTACCCATGATTGATTTATCTAAATTCATCAACGCTTTGGAATCATCAGCATCCATTTTACTCACAGGGATTTTAGTCATACTTGACACAACTTGATATACGGTTTCAAGAACAATAGTTTGTTTCTCCAAATCCATTTGTTTTGCAAACTTATCTTTTTCCGCCTCAAGTTTAATCAATAACTTTTTCTCCTTATCTCTAAGTTGTGCTGCTTGTTCGTAGTTTTGTTTTTTAACCACTTCCATTTTTTCAATCTTAATCTCAGCGGCTTTCTTTTTTAATTCCTCAATAACATCAGGAACTTTAATCTCGGTTTGCATACGAGCACCAACCTCATCTAAGATGTCAAATGCTTTATCCGGGAACTCACGGTCGGTGATGTAACGGTCAGCCAACTTAACACAAGTTTCCACAACTTCGTCACTATACAACACTTTGTGGTATGATTCGTATTTATCACGAACATTCTTAAGGATTTCGATTGTTTCTTCAACTGTGGATGGCTCCACAATTACTTTTTGGAATCTTCTTTCCAAGGCTCCGTCTTTCTCAATGTTCTTACGGAACTCATCAAGAGTTGTCGCACCAATACATTGAACCTCTCCACGGGCAAGTGCCGGTTTGAAGATGTTTGAACCATCCATTGAACCTGAAGAATTACCGGAACCAACCAATGTGTGAATCTCATCGATAAACACAATGATATTTGGATTAGCACTAAGTTCCTCGATAATCACTTTCATTCTTTCCTCAAATTGTCCACGATACTTTGTACCAGCAACAACTGAAGTTAAATCAAGGTTCACGATTCTTTTGTCCACTAAGTTTCTTGGACATTCTCCACTCACAATTTTCATAGCCAAACCTTCAACCAATGCGGTTTTACCACATCCGGGTTCACCTATGATAATAGGGTTATTCTTTTTTCTACGAGAAAGGATTTGTGCGATTCTCAAAATCTCGGCATCTCTACCAATAACCGGGTCTAATTTACCCGCCTCAGCTAGTTTATTTAAATCTCTACTGAAGTTGTCTAATACAGGTGTGTTTGTATCCATAGCTTGTTTTTGTGCTTTGTTCCCTGATTTGTCGTTGTCGTCCATTAAGTCGTTCATAGTTTCTAATTTTATTTTACAAAGGTGTATCAAATTTTATTCTTATCCTAATTTTTAGACAAATTGTCAGTAAGTTTTTTTTAACCTGACATATTGACATATTTTTTGGTTTGGTATATTATTTGAATAATACAAAGGTATAAAATAAATTTGAATTAAAAAATAAAATTATGTTTGGAAACAGAAAAAATTTTAATGACATTTTGAGAGAATTTGATAATATGTTCTCTCAGTTTGATTCTTCTCAGTTAGGGGAATGGAAATCAGAAACAAGAGTATCTGAAGATGGTACGATAAAAGTGACTTCATTCTATAGAAGTTCAGAACCAAAAACACCTAAAGGTAGTAATGGTTTAAAACGACAACTTGAGTTGGCAATCGAAAATGAAGACTTTGAGAAAGCGGTTGAGATTAGAGACCAAATCAGAAAAATGGAAACTAATCAAGAATCTATCTCTAAACTTGAAGAAGAATTAAAACAATCAATTAAAGACCATAACTTTGAACGGTCAATTGAAATTCGTGATGAATTAAAAAAATTAAAACTTTAAAATCAAACCCCACCCTCACCGGTGGGGTTTCTTATTCTAATATACACCATATTTATTAATATGAAACCATTTGAAAAATTTTTAAATAGTAGCGTTGGTTTACAACGATTAAGTGAATTATATCTTGAAATTAGACAATATTTTCAATCTCAAGGATGGAGTGAAAAAGATTTAGAAAAACCACCGTATTACGAAAATCGTTTAATGAAATTATATCATAATTTTGGTGATGAACAAAAAGCTTTATTTCAACAGGTAAAAGACTTAGGTTTTGATGTAGATTGGAATGACTTCACTAGTTATTTAACACCTATATTACAAAACATAAACGAACTAACACCACTAAGCGATGGGGATTACGAGAGAGGAAATCAAGGGGACGAAGATTATTAATGAAATTAAATCGTCAAACATTAAAAGAACAGAATACGATACTGAAACAAAAAAATTAGTTGTTGAATTTAACAATGGATTGAAGTATGAGTATGATGAAGTTCCACACCAAACATACACTAAATTTAGGGCTGCAGAATCCCAAGGAAAATTTTTTGTAACAGAAATATCAAAAGCCTACAAGTATAAGAAAGCGTAGTATTTATAATAATGAGTAAATTCCAACAAATACTTAATAGTTTTTCTATTAAAGAAACCCTTAACCCAAAAGTATGGGAAAATCCGGATAACCCGAAGAAGGCGACTATGATTCCTAAGGTTAAAGAAGCCCTTGAGCGTATCGCCGAAGAGTTTGTAGATTATTTGGGTGATAATGTATTTGTTGAAGATGTCGTTCTAACCGGTTCATTATCAAATTTTAATTGGTCTGAATTTTCAGATTTTGATTTACATGTTATTGTGGATATGGATGAATACGGAGACGAGGATGAATTATACAAAGAACTTTTCAATTTAAAAAAACAACTTTTTAATATAAATCATAACATTAAAATCTTTGGTTATGATGTGGAATTATATGCTCAAGACGCCGAAGAACCCCATATTAGTTCAGGAGTATACTCTATTATGAATAATGAATGGATTAATGTTCCAAAAAAAACAAATTTAGAAATAAATAAAAAAGCTCTTGAAGATAAAATCAAAAATTGGACTGAGAAAATTGATACTTCCGTTGAGAATGGGGACATTAAAATTCTTGAATCAATTAAAGATAAATTAAAAAAATATCGTCAATCAGGATTGGATGATGGCGGAGAACTATCTTACGAAAATTTAGTGTTTAAATACCTAAGAAGGTCAGGACATGTTAAAAAATTATTCGATTCGATTAATAAAGGGACAGATAAAAAACTATCTATTGAAAGAAAAATTGAGGATTAGGTACTAAATTTTCAATAATTGTTAATATTCATATATTTATAAATAAAAAAAAAATGGCGGAAATTAGTGTTAATTCTCAATATGAGTACTCAGTTGGTATATTAGGTAATTTTAGTGGCGGGTCTATTAATGTTGGAGGGCCAGCAAATGGAGTTGCACCACATCCAGTTGCTATGTCGACATCAACAGGTCTTACAGGGAATACCGTAACCGATTTGAGTGCAATCGCTCTTGGAGGTTTTAACGGACTAAATAATTAAAAACAAAAACAAATTAATATACGATGGGAAATTTAAAACCAATTGGTAGTGAAAAACTAACAGGGGACCAAAAACTAAAAAGAATAATGGAAATTGCTCGTTTTAACGAAGTAATACCAAACCGTATAAATGAAACTGCGAAATCAGAATATTCTATTGGTCTTGCAGATGGTAATAAATATGAAATTGTTAAAGAGAGACAAGGGTATATTATTAAAAAAACAATTTCAGAATCTGAAACTGATTATATTGAGCCGATGAAAAATAGAAAATACTATTCTTCATATTCTCAAGCATTCAAAAGGTTAAATCTTGTTGCGGGTGAGTTAAATCGACTTAATGAAAATGAAGAAGGTTTGTCTCTTTATGGTGAACAAAAAAAATTCACCTTGAAAACCCCAAAACCTCAAATGGATATGCCGTCACCTGCTGAAACCCCTTCTGCACCACCATCGGTTCCGACACCGGAATTACCTCCATCCCCAATGGATGATATAGGTATGGAAGATGATATGGGTATGGAAGATGATATGGGTATAGACACTGAAATCGATACTAATGTTGATACGGATATTGAAGATGAGGGTGGTTCTAACGGACAAGTAACTTTTAAAACAATCCAAAAGTTAACAGGTAAATTAACTCAAAAAATCAGAACATTAGAAAGTGAGGAAGGTTTGACTTCTGAGAATATTAAATATGTTATCAATATGGTACTATCTTCATTTGATTTAAGTGAATTAAGTGAAGAAGATAGAGAAGATATTTTATCTAAATTTGAAGATGAAACTGAAGATTTAGGTGGAGATGACATGGATGGTGAGGATTTCACTGATGATAGTGAAGTTGAAGATATTCAATCTGACATGGACATTCCAATGGAAGGTGAATTGGATGAGTTTTTCTATGATGGTGTTGATATAAATTCTGATGAAATAAGTGAACCATATACTCGTAAGTCAAGTAAAGGCAATAAATTTGGTTCATTTGATGATGAGAATTGGTATGACAATGATGATGTTAACTATAGTGGTGATTTTGACTTTGATTATGATGAAGAAGAAGTTCATGATTTTCCTTCATTTAAAGAAAAACACGGTGATACTAGATGGTTTGGAAATGGAGACCAAGGTGAAAAATGGTTTAATAGATATAAACAATTATCAGGGGGAAAACCATTCAAAGTTAGAACTAAAAAACCTAGTTTAGGTAATGGGGCAATCTTTGATAGTATCTTTGGAGAATCCAAAGTAGATAAAGTATTGTCAAGATATTTTGAAGTTTCTAAAAAAGAAATTGTTGAAAATAGACAGAAAACTGCATCGAAAAAAACAAAATCAATTACTGATGTTAGAAGACAAATGAAATCGGTTATTAAATTAACAGAAACTATTGAACAAGAATTAGCTTCTCAAAAATTTTTAGAAGAAAATTCATCAGCTAAAATTATTGGGAAAACAAACAAAAATAATTTAATTTTTGAAAATAAAGGAAAAGAAATTAAAATCACACCTGAAGGGTTATTATCATGAGCTATTTGATTTACGTAAATGGTTTAGGTCCTAATTATAAAGGAGACAATCTTTACGAATTCATATTTTCTAATAATTTGGATGTGTGGGGCGAATCGTGGGACAATCGTCCATCTAATGGATACCCTCAACCACCTGATTTAAAATATATTAAAAAAGTAGGAGTTTTGAGAGATACTGATGTAAAATTGGAATTGATTCAAAACTCCGATTTTTTTTCCATAACAGATGCAATGGATGATGTTATCGCATTAGCCTGGGAATCGGACGATGATAATATCAAAAAAAGAATGGTATTTAGATTCGGAACTCCGGAACAAGAAATAAAAGACAAACTTTATGAAAAAGATTTGTTATTAGAATTTGAAAAGAAAGTTATTTATGAAAATTAATACGAAAGCATTAGAGCTTATTGAAAAAGGACTATCGTCAAAAACTGTCAGTAATTTAACTGAATCTCAAATTAATGTGTTACACAGTAAGCTTGTGAATGAACAAGTAGTTCAAAAACAAACTACAAAATACGAGATAGGACCTCAAGGGGGGAGCTTACCTTCAGCACCTAAAGGTTACGCTGTTAAAACAGACCCTGTCACTAAAAAAACAATTGCGGTTGCAGCGGAAGGGGAAATTGAAGAAGATGAAACTCTTAATGTCACTAAAGACCCTGATGCGACCGACGATGGAATGGGTATTTTTGAAACTGAAAAAACAGGAAAATCAAACCCATGGGCTATTTGTCATGCACAAGTTGGTCCAAAAAAAACAAGAAAATTTGAAAGATGTGTACAATCTGTAAAAAAACAGTTGGGGGAAGGAAAAAATGTTGTATCTTTGTTCCTTGAAAATGAAATTATGAAAATAGTAGAGAGAAATTTACCTCCAAGAATTACTAAAGGTGAACTTGTTAAATATCTTACAGAGGCCGAAACGGCACCTGCACCAACAAGAGTGAAACCGACAACAAAACCGGGAACAAGACCAAGTCATCCGGGTAAAAATCCAAACCCTGGTGTTAATCCAGCCCCAAAAGCTAAAGGAGATACTGAAGTTGCACCAACAAGAGTGAAACCGACAACAAAACCGGGAACAAGACCAAGTCATCCGGGTAAAAATCCAAACCCTGGTGTTAATCCAGCCCCAAAGGCTAATAGACCTTCTCCGGAAGAAGCTAAAGATAAAATCATGGATGTAATTATGCAAATCTTAGAAAAATAATAATGGCAAAGAAAATTAAAGAACAATTAGATTACGGGAATAGACCTGAAAGAATGGACCCAAATTTGGAAAGAAAACTTGCAAGTCCTGAGGGGTTATACGCTCAGAATCCTGCAATGAAAAAGAAAGAAGGTGATGTTCAAAGATTAATTAGTAATCGTTTCCAAAAAGTTGCGGAAAAATTAAGTGAAGTTACAGGTATTGAAAATTTAAGTTCTCAACAAACTCAAGGTATGATATACCAAGAAATGATGAGAAAATTACCAAACATCATGAGAATTGAGGCCGCTCATAGAGACGAGTTAGAACAATTGGCTATTGATGCATCTTTAGAAGAATCTGAAGTTCCTGATGATTGGTATAAAATTGAAGCTTATTTAAATCGAGAACCAATAGATACTTCAAACTTTAGAATGAAACCTGAAGAGGAAGAGGAGGATGAAGAAGAAAAAGAAGAAGGAATTGAAATCCCATCTTTTGAGGTTGAGGATTTAACTAAGGATGAAATTTTTGAATTAGAAAAACATAAAAGAAATATCATCAACGCAATTATTCAAGGTGCCGCAAAGAAAGGACATTATATGTTCCAAAAACCGGATATTAAGGCAAGACTTGATGAAATTGACCCATCTCTTTATAGAGATTATTTAGGGATTATGGCAATTAATGACTTCCTATATTTTAGTATGGAACAAATGATTGAAATGATGAGTCAAACAGGTCAAGGAGTTGCAGGTAAAGTTGAGTTAGGTAGTAATGATGATGAAGATGGTGAAGAAGGAGAAGAAGGGGAAGAAACTCCTGATACTGTAATCAAAGCATTTGGTATGATTTTCCCTATTTTATGTCATGAAATTATTAAAGGTTTAGAAGAAGCCAAAGGTAGACATGGATTACCAAAAGACCCTGAAATGGCTCAAAAAGTTATGGGACAAACAGATGTATTGAGTAATGAACCAATGCAACTAAGAATCGGTCCTGAAATTGTTGAACGAATTAGGTTTGCTTTACCTGATGATATATACGAACCTGAAAATAAAGGTTTGATAAACTGGTTTCATACTGTTTTATACCAAATTGAAGCTCAAGAATTTTTAGACATTATTGGAAATGCAATCTCTGAAGACTCTTCAAAAGTATCAAAAGCAACTTCAAGATTTAAAGAAATCATGAAAGAGGCTATTAAAATGAAAGAAGAGTTTGAAAACTACAAAGAAGAAGAAGGGATTGAATCTGATGACGAAGATGACGACGATGGATTAGATGATTTCTTGGGTAGTTTAGGTATATCGAGACCTAAATAACCAAAAAACAACTCTTGAATAAAGAACAATTAATTATTGAAGTAACGAAGTGCATGAGGAATACTCCCTACGCACTTCGTACTTATTTACAGACATACGATAATACGGTCTCAAAATACGTACCGTTAGACCTATTCCCCGACCAAATTACACTTATTGAGGATTATGATAATCACAATGAAAATGTTGCACTAAAGTATCGACAAGCGGGTGTATCGACCGTAACTGCCGCTTGGGCATCAAAAAAATTGGCCTTTGCAAAAAAAACTAAACCTGAAAAAATATTAATCATTGCCAACAAGTTAGATACTGCGGTGGAGATGGCTAATAAAGTTAGAGGGTTTACTGAACAATGGCCCGCGTGGGTTGGTGTTGGATTCTCTCAAGAAAAAAATGCTCAACGTCACTTTAAACTAACTAATGGATGTGAAGTTAAAGCAGTTGCAACCTCTCGAGATGCTCTTAGGGGTTATACCCCAACTATTCTGATATTTGATGAGGCGGCTTATATTGAGGCGGATGGAGATTTTTGGGCTGCTTGTATGGCATCCTTATCCACAGGGGGTAAGGTTATAGTTGTTTCCACACCTAACGGATACGACCCAATCTACTATGAAATTTATGACCAATCACTTAGAGGTATGAATGACTTCAAAGTGACTGAAATGTTTTGGCATCGTGACCCACGATATACAAAAGATTTATATATGGTGAAAACAAATGACTTAGTCCATTTCTTATTAAATCGTGAAGAATATAATCTTGATGAGGTTGTAATTAACCTATCAACGCCTAACCCATTTGAAAGAGACCATTCAATAGTGACAAACTATATAGAACAAGGGTATAAACCATGTTCATCATGGTTTGAAGGGATGGTTAAGAAATTAAAATATGATAGACGTAAAGTTGCACAAGAGTTAGAATGTAACTTTTTAGGTTCCGGAGATAATGTATTTGATTCGGATATGATGCAAGATATTTCTAAAAACCAAGTTAAAGACCCGCAGGCTAAAATGATGGGTGGAGGTCTTTGGATATGGAAAGAACCGGAAAATGGTCATAAATATGTAATGGGTGTTGATGTATCTCGAGGAGATTCCGAAGATTTCTCAAGTATTGAAATAATTGATTTTGACGCCCGTGAACAAGTATTGGAATATGTTGGAAAAATTCCACCAGATGTATTGGCAGAAATAGCTTATAAATGGGGAACCATGTATAGCGCCTTTTGTGTTGTTGATTTAACTGGTGGTATGGGAGTTGCAACCGCAAGAAAACTCCAAGAAATGAATTACCAAGGTGGATTATATGTTGATGGTGTTGATATGACCAATAAATGGAAATACGACCCAAAAATAAATGAAAAAATCCCGGGAATTAACTTTAACTCAAAAAGGGTTCAAATTATAGCCTCGTTTGAAGAAGCGATGAGACATAAGTTTAGAATTTATTCGAGTCGTTTGTATAATGAAATGAACACATTTGTTTATATTAATGGACGACCTGACCACCAAAAAATGCATCACGATGATTGTATAATGAGTATTGCTATGGCAATATATGTTGCTGAGAAATCATTCCAATCACTAGAAAAAGTTACTAATCACACAAGAGCAATGTTAAACTCTTGGTCGACAGCTGTGACTGAAAATAAAAACTCCTCAGAATTCTTTAACCCGATGGTGCCTCAAATGGGTAGACAACATCCAATGAATCAGGGGTCAACGAGAGAAGACTATCAAAAATACGGGTGGTTATTTGGCGGGTAATACTATTTATATTACTGAGGAAATAAGTAAATTTAAATCATGAGCGAACAACAAAATAATATGACGGTATGGCAGAGATTATCCCAAACATTTGGGCCTAATTCTCAATTAAACCAAGATTATCCAACTTTTAAGTTTGATAAAAAGGAATTACTACGTACCAAAAGTAAAGAAGAATACGAGAAAGAAAAGTTACAGGCGCAACAAACCTTTTATTTAACCAATCAATGGGCAAAAGTTGAGAATAATTTATATTCTCAGGCAATATATTATGAACCGTCAAGATTATCGGCACAATACGATTATGAAAGTATGGAATATTGCATCGCCGGAGACACAAAAATAGCAACTCCTGATGGTTTTATAACCATAAAAGAACTTGCTGACAAAGGCAGAGATTACGAATTTATCACTTATTCGTATGACCACAATTTGAAAAAAGTCGTACCCTCAAAGGCTCGAAATGCACATTACACTCGAGATGAAATGACATATAAAGTTATTTTTGACGATGGTTCATTTATTATCACAACATGGGAACACCAATTAATGAAAAGAGATGGGTCATTTGAGAGAGTTATGAACCTCAAAGACGGGGATTCTATGATGCCGTTTTATCGTAAATCATTTTATAATAACCAAAACTATAATTGGGTTTACACTTGCAATAAAGATGAAGGACACCATGGGTGGGTATCAGAACATAGTTTAATTGCAAAATGGTATAATGAAGTAGAAATAAAAGACAACGAAGAAGTACACCATATTGATTTTAATGGGAAAAATAATCTTCCTGAAAATTTATTAATTATGGATATTTCAGAACATAGAGCATATCATGCAAGATTGAATAATGAAAAATTATGGTCTAATCCTGAGTATAGATTAAAAATGTCTGAAGTTGCCAAACGTAAAGGTAAAATGACTTGGGGTGGAAAACGTAAAGGTAATAAAAATCCAGCATATTTTTCGATACCTTTTGACAATATCATTGAAACGGCGAGAATTGAGAAATCTTTGAAAAAAACATCTTTAAAGTTGAATGTTTCATACAGGAAATTACAAAGAGATATTACAAATTCCGGTTACAAAGATTGGTCAACATTCCTCGACGCTTATGGTATTGAAAAATCAAAATACTCTACGTCAAAAAGTGTGGGGTCTTCAATTAATTTGAATCATAAAATAGTGTCAATAGAACCTAATGGAGTTATTCCTGTTTATGATTTAACAGTTCCCGGATATAAAAACTTTGCAACAGATACTATATTTTCCCATAACACTCCTGAAATATCAGCAGCGTTAGACATTTATGCGGAAGAATCAACCACAACAAATGAAGATGGGTTTATATTACAAATTTATTCAGAGTCAAACAGAATAAAAGGGGTATTAGCCGACTTGTTTAATAACTCACTTGACATTAACACTAACCTACCAATGTGGACAAGAAACACTTGCAAGTATGGTGATAACTTTATTTTTTTAAAATTAGACCCTGAAAAAGGAATTGTAGGTGTTCAACAATTACCAACAATCGAGATTGAAAGACATGAAGTAGGGGTAAGTGCAAAAATATCGACTGACATAACTAAAGAATTAGATAAAGACAAAAAATCTCTTCATTTTACTTGGAAGATTAAAAACATGGAATTCCAAACATGGGAAATTGGTCATTTTAGATTATTAGGTGACGACAGAAAACTTCCTTATGGTACTTCTATGTTAGAGAAAGCAAGAAGAATTTGGAAACAATTATTACTATCAGAAGATGCGATGTTAATTTATCGTACATCAAGAGCACCTGAAAGAAGAATGTTTAAAGTATTTGTTGGTAATATGAACGATGACGATGTCGAGGCATACGTACAAAGAGTTGCAAATAAATTTAAAAGAGAACAGGTTGTAGATAATAAAACAGGTAATGTTGACATGAGGTTTAACCAAATGGCGGTAGACCAAGATTATTTCATCCCAGTTAGAGACCCTTCAGCACCTGACCCGATTACTACATTACCAGGGGCGACCAACCTTTCAGAAATTGCCGATATTGAATATATCCAAAAGAAACTATTAACAGCTCTTCGTGTACCTAAAGCATTTTTAGGTTTTGAAGAAGTTGTAGGAGATGGTAAAAATTTATCTTTACAAGATATTCGTTTTGCTAGAACAATTAATAGAATTCAAAAAAGTATGGTTGCAGAATTAAATAAAATTGCAATCGTCCATTTATTTTTATTAGGATTTGAAGACGAATTGGATAATTTCACATTAGGATTAAGTAATCCATCAACCCAAGCAGATTTATTAAAAATTGACGTTTGGAAAGAAAAAGTTTTATTATACAAAGATTTAGTTGCGGACCCAGGAAATGGTATTCAAGCGACTTCAGCAACATGGGCTAAGAAACATATTTTTGGATGGTCAGATGAAGAAGTTCGTTTGGATTTACAACAACAAAGAATTGAAAGAGCGGTAGGGGAAGAGCTTAAGGCAACTGCTACGGTTATCACTAAAACAGGTTTATTTGATAATATCGATAAACTTTATGGTAGTACCTCAGGAGGAACCCAAACAGCTTCAACTGAAACATCTGAACCACCTCCATCATTTGGCGGGGGAGAATTTGAAACCTCCGATTTAGGCGGCGAAGAATTACCACCGGCAGGGGAAGAAACAGTTCCACCTCCACCAGTCGGAGGAGAAGCGGAAATAACCCCGGAATCTCGAATTAATAACTTAAATATGTTGGTTGAGAATAACTTAATAGAAGGGGCTCAAATGATTAATTTAGGTCATGGACAAGAATCTTTAGGAGAAATTTCAAAAGAATTGGATAAGTTACTAAATTCCTAATATTTATTTAATAAAATTACATATAATGACCTTCGGAAACCTAAAATCCATAATCGAAAAAAATCTACTTGAGTCATATAATGACGAGAAAGATTTTAAAAAATCTCTAAGAGAGTTCAAACATAATGTATTGAACAATAAATCTATGTCGAAAGCCTATGCTTTATATGACCAATTAAGTACTCCTCAAGGTTTATCTGAACAGGATGCTAAAGAATTCTTAGAAGAAGGTATTAATCTGTTACATAAAATTTTACCGACAATAAAATTACCTAAATCATTAATTGAATCCGTTAAAAATAATTACGAGGATTTAGATACTTTAGTTTATTCCAATAAGTTGGACTTAATCGAAAGATTAACAGTTAAGAAACAAATAATTAATGTTTTAAAAGAAAATAAAAAAGTAGTTAAAGGGTCAATTAATATACCAATTAAATCAATGGTTAGTATTGCTAACCAAACATTAAGAGGATATATTGATAATTTAGATGAAACAACAAAAAAAGAATTTTTCCAACTAATATCCGAAGATACTAAATCACTTGAAACCAAATTTGAAGTTTTACGTGAAACCACTATTAGTAAATTAAAAGTGATTTTAGAAAAGGAACAAGAGTTTGAAATAAAAACAAAAATCTCCGAAACAATTGATAGATTGGGGGATGAAAAGTTCGACCAAATGAATTTTTTAAAACTTAAAAGTTTAGAAGAATCTATTTAATTTAACATATTTTATCAAAAAAGATAAGTGTTTTTACTATTCAATTAGTAGAAACACTTTTTTTTTGACATCAATTATAATTTAACTTATATTTTCACTATAATCAATAAACATTTATAATGAAAAACATTAATGAAAAAAGGAAAAAGTGTAAAATTAAACTTATACGCTCCAATTAAATCGGTTTACGGAACAGTAGATTCGAAAAATTTAAAATCAATATACATAAACATTCAATCATGGGTAAACCCCAAAGATGAATATGACAATTGGAATCGGATAGTTTCTAATTTAAGTAGAGAAATAAAACATTCCGTCTATAAATCAATTGATACCAATATCTTCCAAGATAAAAGTATTGTTGATTTAGACTTAAGGACAAGTGGCATTTCTCATGGAAAAAAATCATTTTTTAATTTAGAAATAAATTTATATACCACAAATGAATTTGATTTCAAATCCGTAGAAATTAAAAATTCTGTAAAAAATATTGTCCAATCAATCTTTAATAATAATATTACCACCAATAAATATTTTGAATTTTCTACTACAAAAAAAGAGGAATCCTTGTAAAGTACCATAATCGATATATTTATCTTAAAAAGAATTAATGAAACAATTAAGAATATTAGAAGCGACTGAAGTAGGACATGGTATATTAGTTGAAGCGGATGCCGGTTGGGTGTCTCCTAAAGACAAACATAATGAAAAAGTTTTACAAGAAGCTAAAGACATGGATTATAGAAACCCATTTGAATTTTATGCTGTTTTACAAAAATACGATACACCAAATAGAAATGGTCGTTCATACCCTGAAAAGATATTAAGAAGAGAAGCGGACAATTATCAAAAAACAATTAACAAAGGTTTATCAACATCCGAATTAAACCACCCTGAGTCATCTTTAATCGATTTAGACCGAGTATCCCATATTATCACTGAAATATGGTGGGACCGAAATATTTTAATGGGAAAACTAAAATTATTAACTTCTCCGGGTTTTCACGAATCAGGAGTTGTATCCACAAAAGGGGATATAGCAGCGAACTTAATGAGACAAGGAGTAACCTTAGGTATATCATCAAGAGGGGTTGGGTCGTTAAAAAAAGTTGGAGAAAGAAATGAAGTTCAGGAAGATTTTGAATTAATCTGTTTTGACTTAGTATCGTCACCGTCCACACCGGGAGCTTATTTATTTTCAAATGCGGATGATAGAGAAAAATATGAGGAAAATTTAGACGAAGAAAAAAAACATAAACAAAAAGACGATTATGTTGAGAAGTCAGTTGATTTAATGAAAAAATTAAACGACTTTTTAGGAAAATAAAAAACACATGGAAGAAAAGTATTTCGTAGCAAAAATTCAGTACGACTTACCTGATGAGAATACAGGTAAAATTAGAAAAATCAGAGAAGAAAAACTTGTAGAAGGGTATTCAGTAACAGATGTTGAGGCCAAGGTTACAAAAAAATATGAGGGGTTCACACACGAGTGGAGAATAACCGCAGTCTCTGAAAGTAAAATTGATGAGGTTATTCAATAACTGATTTAATCATCAATAAACAAAAAGTAGTCGTATTCGACTACTTTTTTTTGCACTAAATTAAAGTTTATTTTGTCTATTAGTTAGATAAAATAAACTTTTTTTGTTTTTGGTAATATTTATAATGAAAATAACAATAATTTTTCATGCAAGAAAATAATAAATTAGTACAGGAGGCACTTATTCAAATGAGACAAGTTGAAGAAGCTATAGCCGAAAACGCAAAAGGAATACTTGCTTCAACTATGAAGGAAGAAATCAATCAGCTAGTAAAAGAATCTCTTTCTGAACAAGAAGAAGACGGGATTGAATTAGATATGGATGTGGAAGACGATATGGATTCTGATGAAGAAGACATCGACTTAGATATGGACATTGATAATGAAGACGAAGATGAAGATGATATGGACATGGATTTTGACATGGACATGGATTCTGATGAAAGTCCAATTGACTTAACAGGAGCTTCTGACGAAGAAATTCTTAAAGTGTTTAAAGCTATGGGTGAAAAAGATGGTATTATAGTTCAAAAAGACGGTAATGACATTCATTTAACTGATAACGATAATGACTCTGAGTATCTTGTTAAACTTGGGGAATCTGAAGAAGAAGAGGAAATGTTAGACGAAGAGGACGACATGGAATTTGATGAATTAGGTGAAATGGATGACCAAACTACAGATGACGTACTTGATGCGATTTTTGCGGGTGGTAGTACGAATGACATCGATTTAGACCAAGATGATGAAGAAATTATGTTTGAAATCGAATTTGAAGATGACATGATGGACGACGAAGAAGAGGATTTAGAAGAGTCTTACAATTCAAGAAGAGCTGTGAGAGAAGCGAAATCAACAATCAAACCTAAAGGTGTTGGAATTGGAAATGGACCAGGTAAAACTGAAATTAAAAAAGTGGCTGGAGGATTCAATGAAAAAAGAAAACAAGGGCCTAAATCAGTAGGGACAGGTAAACCTAAATTCGAATACAAAGCAGGGGCAAATATGGGGGGAAAATCCAAAGTTGTTAAGGTAGAAACAAAAGAAGGTGATTACGGAATGAATAAGGGTGATAAATCTAAAACCTTTAAAGGTGATAAAGATTACACTACTAAACAAGGTGACACTTTAAAAAGAAAAGCTTTTGAAAAAGAGGAAACTAAAGAAGCTGCCCACACTTATGGAATGGGTTCCAAAGAAGGTAGAGGATTAAGAAAAGGTATTACACCAAATCGTAATAAAGTTTATAAAGAATCTACTGAAGAAGTTTCGTTGTTAAGAGAGAAAAATGAAGAGTATAGAAAAGCGTTAAATGTTTTCAGAGAAAAACTTAATGAAGTTGCAATATTTAATTCAAACTTAGCTTACGCAACAAGATTGTTCACTGAACATTCGACTACTAAAAAAGAGAAAATTAATATCTTAAGAAGATTTGACGATGTTGAAACTTTAAAAGAATCTAAAAATCTTTATCAGTCAATTAAAGGTGAATTATCTAAACCAGAAATTAAAAAATCAATTAGTGAATCAGTAGGAAACAAAATTCAAAAAACAGTATCTACAGGTTCATCGACTACTCTACTTGAATCAAAAACTTATGAAAATCCTCAATTCCTTAGAATGAAAGATTTAATGAGTAAATTAGGGTAATCAAAATAAATAAATAAAAATCAAAAACAAAATATTTTAAAATGGGAGCATTATTAGAATCAGGATTAGTTGGTAACATCGGGTTAAAACACCTTAAAGTTATCAAAGAAGACACAATCAACAAATGGGATAAATTAGGATTCTTAGAGGGTCTTAAAGGTCACATGAGAGAAAACGTTGCACAATTATATGAAAACCAAGCATCGTATTTAATTAACGAAGCATCATCTACATCTGATACAGGTGCATTTGAAACAGTGGTTTTCCCAATCGTTAGAAGAGTATTCTCTAAATTATTATCTAACGACATCGTTTCAGTACAAGCAATGAACTTACCAATTGGTAAATTATTCTACTTCGTACCAAACATTCAAGCATACGAAACTCCGGGAGCTCACTACGCACCTTACGGAGCACCAAATGCAACTGAAGGTCAAACACCAAACAGTGGATATGACTACAATAATACAAAAGACCTTTATGACAGATTCTATGAAGGTAATGAACCAGCTTTAGACCCACCAGGTTTATATGACTATTCAAAAGGACAATTTTCCGCTATTACTGCGTCTGTTGCAACTGTTGCGTGGGCTGGAGACCAATTAGTTGTTTCAGGATATGGAACATCTGATTACAGAAAAGTATTAATCGTTATGTCAGGTTTCGCATCTGATGGAGCAGGTAAATTAATCGGTCCTGACGGTCAACCAATGGATAACGAATCTTTCTTAGCTGATTTAACTATTAAAGGCGCTGCTGGTAACCCAACAACTGCGGCTAACGTAAATAACCCTTATTTATTTAGAGTTGTAACTCAAAAATATGGTAAAGGTATTGTTGAATACGGAAATAATAACTCTACATTAGTATTCCCTGATAGTAAAACAGGAGGTGGTCAATATGACAACGTATGTGATGCTCAAGGTAAAATCTACTTAGAGGTTGACTTACAAGTACCAGTTTGTATTACTTGTGGTGGTTCAATGGACGGTTACACAGGTTCAACATTCTCATCTTCAACTGCTAATGATGCTGCATTCACCGCATCTTATAAAATCTACAAAAACTTAGAGTTTGAAGATAAAATTGGTGAGGTTTCTTTTGACCTTATGTCAGTTACTGTTTCTGTAACAGAAAGAAAATTAAGAGCACAATGGTCTCCTGAAATGGCACAAGACGTTGCTGCATTCCACAACATCGATGCTGAAGCTGAATTAACAGCTTTATTATCTGAGCAAGTGGCGGCAGAAATTGACCGTGAAATCTTAAGAGATTTACGTAAAGGTGCTGCTTGGAACTTGAGATGGGATTACAATGGTTGGAAACGTTTAGGTTCTTCTGCTGTTCCTTATACTCAAAAAGACTGGAACCAAACGCTTATTACAGCGATTAACCAAATCTCTGCTCAAATCCACAAATCTACATTAAGAGGTGGAGCTAACTGGATTGTTGTTTCTTCTGAAATCTCTGCTATCTTTGACGATTTAGAATACTTCCACGTATCAAATGCTTCTCCTGAGCAAGACCAATACAACATGGGTATTGAAAGAGTTGGTACTCTTGCAGGACGTTACCAAGTTTACCGTGACCCTTACTTCCCACCAAACCAAGTGTTAATGGGACACAAAGGAACATCATTGTTAGACACAGGATACATCTACGCACCATACGTACCATTACAATTAACTCCAACAATGTACAACCCATTCAACTTTACACCGATTAAAGGTATAATGACTCGTTACGCGAAAAAAATGGTGAACAACAGATTTTACGGAAGAATTACTGTTGATGGTGTTAGAACATTCGATTTAAGAGAATTGAGATAATCAAAATCTTAAAATATTTAATAAAAAGGGACTATATGTCCCTTTTTTTATTCCTTTATTTTCAATAATCGGTTTTTTGGTATAATTGTTGTATATTTATATTATATGAAAAAATTTATACCAACAGAAGAGGAGTTAAAAAATATACTTAAAATGTATAATCAAGACCTTTTAGGTTCACATACTATTTCTGAAAAAACGGGAATTAGTAAACCAACAATTTTAAGAGTATTAAAAGAAAATGGAGTTATAATGGGCCCATCCGGTAGAAGATTTCTTGGTGGTAAAAAAGAATCAGATAAACGAACTTATCACAAACATAAAGAAAAAAAATTAGAATATCACAAAAAATGGTCTGAAAAAAATAGAGAATATTTAACAGAATATCATAAAAAATGGAGGACTGAAAATGTTGATAAGTGGAGAAAAACCAAACGTGATTATGAAAAAAACCGTAAAGACTCAGACCCATTATATAAACTAATATCTAATTTCAGAACCGCCATTTACACAGTCTTAAAAGAAAGTAATGTGGATAAATACGGTCATTACTTTGACATCCTACAATATACACCGGAAGAATTAATTAATCATTTAGAAAAACAATTCACGGACACGATGACTTGGGATAATTATGGGATTTGGCATGTTGACCATAAACTACCAATCACTTCTTTTAATATTCAAGAGATGGGAGATGATGAGTTTATGAGATGTTGGTCGTTAAACAATCTCCAACCGATGTGGGGTGAGGAGAATATTCGTAAGTCAAATAAATTATTATAAAATATTGGATATTTATAAATAAAATATTTTATGGAAAAATTATATTTCTTGGATGAAGAGGAAAAAAATAGAATCTTAAGTATTCACGAAAGTGCTGCGAAGAAACAATACTTAACAGAACAAGAAACTGAGGCTCAAAAAATTGCTAGAAACTTATACGCCGGTTTTCGTGGACCTGGAACAAACACAACTTTAACATCAGGACTACCTGCTTGGATATCTCAAATTAAGGACATACCAACATATAATGCAGTAAATGCTCAATTAGCGTTACAAGGTGGTGGATATTCCGATATACCTTCTATGATTAATGGGGAGACAATTGATGTTCCGGGAATGAAATCAATTATCGCCCATTTAAAATCGATAGGAATTCAAAGTACTGCCGATATATCAAAAACTGGTGATTGGTTAAATAAAGGAACATTTAAGGTGACTTCAACAACACCAATAACAAACCCTAAAAAAGAAAAACCGGCAACGAAAACAAAAACACAAGTAGTTGACCCTAAAATGGTTCAACAACAAAAGATTCAACAAAGAAGACAACAAATAACACAACAAACTCAAAGAACAACCAAGGAAATTCAAAAATTGTTAGGTCAAAACCAAACAGGTAATCTTGATTCTCTTAATGTTGAAAAAATGATTGATTTGTTAAGCCAATAATATTATGGAGATGAAAAAAATTATATCAGAAGAGATTGAAAATATGAAATACCTATTAGGGTATAAAAGAGGTATTGTTGTTTCAGAACAATCAACTCCGGTTGCCGCACCTACAACTGCAGTACCCGCAACCACAACTACCACACCTGAGACACCTGTGGCGCCTACACCACCACCTCCAACAAATAACGTTCAACCAATTAAAATGGGGGTTAAAAATCCAAGAGTTCAGGTATTACAACAATTATTAAACGATAAATTTCAATCGGGATTAATTGCTGATGGTTTATATGGTCCAAAAACAGCAAATGCAATTTATAAAAATATTGTCGCAATCAACAAATTACAACTTAAACCCGTTGAATCAGATTTAAAACCCGCCGAAACTACACAACAACCGGCACCACAAATTAACGCACCACAAATTCCAACAACAGTTTCAACACCAAAATAATATGAATAATTTATTTTTAATTAATAATGAAGAAAAAGACCGAATTTTAAATCTTCACGAGTCTGCGACTAAAAGACAATATTTATCCGAACAACCTACTTTAGATATGGGACTACCCACACAACCACAAGTTGGTCCTCAAAATCTTCAAAACACTCAAGGAGCCATAATCAAAAAAGGTAATGTGGGAGACCCTTATGTTTACGGTAAAATGGGGAATGATTATTATTACGCTAAATCGTCGGATGGGGACAACCCTAATTGGGTCTTAGCAAATAACCCTAAGTCAATTAATTCAATAAAGGGTAAAATATATAATGAAAAAATTCCTGTTATAAACACAGTAACACCTCCCGTTGTTGGTCAAACTAAAGTACAACCAGTAAAGAAAAAAACTCAGACATCTATAGGTTCAGATAAATTTAAACTTAAACCGGAATTAAATCCAACCGAAATTGATAATACTAGAGTTAGTTTAGGGAAAGATAGAAGATTAGATAAGATTAAAGGTAATAAAACTAATAAAGTAACTTCACCGTCAAAAAACGGTGGGTTTATGTTAATATGGGCATTCCCCGAATATCAACCTAAAATTGATGGGAAAAGTGGTTTATCTCAATTACTTGGTTCTTTAGTTAGAGTTACGTCAGGTGGTGGTAAAGAAGGTACTTATGGTAAATTAGGTCACGGTGGTTGTATTATAATATCACCGGACGGTAATGCAACTTGTTATGAATTTGGTAGATACCCTGGTTCTAAAAAAGGGTATGGTAAAGTGTTATCCCACCCATTAGGTAGAGTAGGTAAAATTAAAGATGGTCAACTACTAAACCCTAAACAAGTATCAAAATTGGCAAAACAAAAAACTTATCCACCGGGACCAACAATGTCAATGACTGTTGCGGTCGTTAAATTACCAAACCCATCCGGGGCAATTGATTATGCATCGGTAAAGCAAAGAGAATACAGTGCTCTTGATTTCTCTATTGGTGACGAGGACGCTAATTGTGGTACGTTCAATCGTGATGTAGCTAAATCAGGAGGGATTCAAACGGGGTCTTTTTGTTTCCCAACCCCAATTTCAGTGGTAAATAGTTTTAAAGACCAATCAGATAGTTTCTTCCAAGTTTAGTAATTATCGTATATTGTATTAAGTTCAGAACTTTGATATATATCAACAGGTGTAATAACCATTTCATTTAGATTAATAGAATCCCCATATCTTCTCTTGATTGCGTCTTTAACAATTTTATTGTTTAAGTTGTAATCGGAGAATTTTTTTGCTCGTCCAATAAATCGGTCTCCAGCAACAAATACTTTATAAACTAATTCTGAGCAATACATGTTTTTATCCGACCATTCAAACTTAATATCATAATTTTTACCAAGTAAAGATTTGGAATATCCGTACATTTCCTTTAATTGATTATTAGTTAATGGGAGTTTAACTCTAGATACAATATATTTTTCATTAAAACCACGACTAATCCATTTTTGTAAAGGTGTTATTTTTACAGGTTGAACCGCTTCAAATACGTAAGGTTTTCCGTTTTGATAAAAAATTATACCACAATGAGTTAATTTTGATTCGGTAATAATTTGAATCATTTTACTTTGAGACGATTTTGATGTTTGGAATATGATATCACCATTTTTAAATTTTTGGGAGATACAAGATTCTGAAACTAAACTTAGAACACCAATAACGAATAATAAAATTTTTTTTTTCATATCTATTATTTTAGAGTACAAAGATAATGATATTATGGTAATTCACAAAATAAAATTAATAAGATAATTTAAACTATTTATAATTAAAAATAAAAATGATTAAACAAACTTGGGATATTAACAAGGATGAAAGAAATAGAATTCTTAATTTACATGAAAGTGCGACTAAAAATTTATATTTAATTAACGAACAATTAATTTCAAAAAATATTAATAACACACCCGTACAAAAAACTTTCCCAACTCAAAATATTGGAAATAATTTTGGATTTGGTGAGTATGATTCTGAAAAAGTTAAAAATGTTATATTATCATTAAAACCTAAAATAGAAGAGTTTATTAAAAATTCTGGCGGTGGTCAATTTGTTGTGAATATTTCATCCGGAGAATCTAATGTTACAAACCCTAAAGGTTTTGAGACTAAAGGTAGTTTAGGTTTGGCAAGGGCTAATTCCGTTAAAAAATATTTTGATGAAATATTTCCTGATTTAATAAAAAAGAATGTTTTAACAATTAACACTCCAAAATCCGAATCAGATGTTAAAATAGGGTCAACCCCATATGATAAAACAAAAGGGGATAATAGAAATCCTGATTTAATTAAAAAATATCGTCAAGAACAATTTGTAACCTTTGATATTAAAGGTGGAGGTACAAAATGTAATTTTAATTTAGGAATTAATGCAGGTCAGGGAGACCCAAAATTAAATTATGTTTTAACTGATGAGTTCTTGAATGGTAAAGGGGAAATGGTATTTACTCCAGGCCAAATACCTGATAGGTTAATTATCACGACAAATGATGGTAACATTGAAACAGACACTGGTTATATCACAAGTGAGGTTAGCAAATATAAAGATTGGAAATATACTCCATTATCTGTTTTTTTCTTAACTAAATTAAAAATTAATAATTCAGTGGCCGTTTCAGGAAGTAAGATTTTAACAATAACAGTTACTGATTATAATGATTTGGTTAGACAATTATTAAATAACTCAAATTCAATTCAGTATCAAAAATCAGGTGATGAAATTGGACCACCATTGTTGAAGATGAAAAGAATGATAGAACAAGGTCAGACTGAGTTTGTTATTTATAATTTATCTAATAAAGGCATTACCATACCATTTGACTCACCATCAGGGGATAAAAAAGTTAAAGTATTTTCCCCAATAGGTACGGATAAAATTAAAACAGGATATGGTTTAATTGGGCGTTGTATTAGTTAATACGTTTTACTTCAATCAATTCGTGGTATAATTTATCATCTTTAATGTACCCAATATATCTTTTTAATGTGTCATTTATAATAAATGTTTTTACCACAAGAACATTTTTTTTATAAATTTTGGAAAGTGAATCTAAAGAAAGATTAACCTCTTTATCCAAATTTTTGGGTTTAGGGGTTTTTTTCTTTACTTGTGAAAATGACGATAAACTTCCCATAAGTAGAATCAATAATAATAACTTTTTCATAATTTAAATATTTCCTACAAAAATAAATATTTTTTACTTCACTGCAAAATTTTTTCAGATATATTTATTAATAGATTTTAGATTATTGGTCCCGAGTCAATTTGACTTTAGAGTATTCACGGACACAAAGGTATCAGTAACATAGTCATTAACTATTATAAAATTAAGTAAAATGAATTACACAACTGCGGTGAGCAAACCAAATGCTCACATCACTAAGAAAAAATCGCGTCTAAAAGTTTATAACGGACACGTAGTCTTCATGGAAGACAATGACAATTTTGAATTCGAAATTCATAATCCAACCCAAAACACTATTCTTTGTAAAATAAAATTACATGGTGATTATATCTCACAAAGTGGTTTAGTTTTAAGACCCGGAGAAAGAGTGTTTTTAGAACGTTTCTTCGACACAAATAACAAATTTCAGTTCAGTACCTACACTGTTAATAATACTTCGGAAAATCAATCGGCAATTGCCTTAAACGGGGACATACGAATTGAGTTCTACAATGAGAAACGAAATAACCATTTAACATTGAGTAATAATTATCGTTACGGTACCACCAATCTAAATCAATTGAATAGTACATACAATCCAACCTTTATTTCAACAACAACAGATAATTCAATTTTTGGGACTTGTGGTAGTTCAACTTTCACTAATGGCATTTCTTCAACGGCATTTAACACATCGTCAAATGTTAGTGGGGTCATAAATACTGCCGGTATAACTAATACTGCCGGTATAACTAATACGGCATTTTACAATTCATCCCAAACCCCAATAAGTAAAAGTATTGAAACCGGAAGAGTTGAAAAGGGTGAAAAAACAAATCAACATTTTCAAAACTCAAATAAAGAATTTGAGTATTATGCGTCTCATCAGATTCGAATTCAAATACAACCTTTGAGTACTAAAAACAAAACAAGTTCTGACATAAGAAATTACTGTACGGAATGCGGGGTCAAAACAAAAAGTAATTTTAAATTTTGTCCTTCTTGTGGAAACAAACTATAATTAAATAAAAAAAGGTCCCGTGAGACCTTTTTTTTTTTATTCAGTTGTTTCTGATTCATTATTACCCGACATTACTTTATGTAGTATCCTTAACGATTTTGAAACTAATTCAGTTTCTTGCATCGTAAATAATCGAGAACTATGAACATAGTGTAACGATTGAGTTAAGATATAAAAAGATTGTTCAATAGTCATGTCATCTATTAATCTATCAACATCTTCAGGGGAGTTATATCCCACGCTATCAAATAATAACCCTAGTGGTTGTCTTTCTTGTTCCATTATTCTTTAATTGTATATTTATAGTTAAGTATATGAAAAAAAATAGAATAAATGAAGCAACAGGTTCCGGAAGTTCCGGAAATTATAAAACACCAATTGTTTTAGCCCCTCAAATATGGGAAAAAAAACAATTAGACCCATTTACTGATGAAGTTTACCACTATACAAATGCAGAATTGGCTTATGAAGAGGCGGATGGAGATTATAAGGAAACCCCCCAAAAAAGAAAAGAGATAGAGTCTAAGACTAAAAAAATGTCTCATTTGTTAATGAAACAAAAACAAAGTTACCGAGGTCAGAATGATGAAGAGGGTTCCGCTGTTAATCCCACTTTAAGTGGTAATCCAATTAAAGAGTCAGAATCGGTGTGGAATGGGACTAAAAAAAGATTAATTAAAACCCCAATAAAAAAACCTCAAAATGAATCATTAAGAGGTTTAATTTTAAAAGTGATTAAAGAACAACTATCTACATAAGTTTTTCAAGTATTGTGGTAAGAGAATGCTTAATTTGACTTTTAATTTCAGTTTCAAAAGTTTGTCTTAACAATTCAACTTTATTATCAAACATATCGTTTAATTTATCGGAAATTGCTGGACTTAAATTAACATCATAGTTATATATGTGATTAGTGATGTTAATTCTATTGTTTGATAAAACAATAAACATCCCTAATGGGTCGTTTTTAATATATCTTTTATGGGATAATGGAGCAATTAAAAATTTAGAATCCGGGTGAGATATTAAACGCCGACAAATCGCAGAAGATTTTATCTCATTCTTATCAACAGACGACATTTTAATTCGGGTAATCCCCCTAAATTTCAAGTAAATTTTTAATCTCGTTTTTCTAAAAAAATGCCTCATAGTTTATCGTGTTTTAACTCGACAAAGGTAAACATATTTTTTTGAATACACCAAACTTTTTAAATTAAAATTTTTGTCACATATTCACATCCCCAACCTTTATAATGTTTAATTTCTCCTTTTCCCACTTTTTGTAATGCACTATCATTAAGGTTGTTTTCATTACAAAATTTTCGTAATGATTGAACCGTGTATTTATTACCGTTTGGTGATGTTAATAGATACATTCGTTTTTCCACGGTCTCTTTTTTACTTCGATTTAATATAATTAATCCTTTTTGAATAACTCTATTTATTTTTTTCCGACTTGAATGTATAGTATTTACGCTAATATTATTATCTCTAGCATATTGATTTAAATTTTTAACTACAGTACAATTTAAATTTTCATCATAAATTGCGAACTCGTCCCTGTCATCGGTTTCCTCAATTTTTTTATTTAATTTAATTACTTCGTTATTTATCTTTTTTTCAGTTTTATTAACACCATTAAACAAGACCTCTAAAAAATCAGACCAAATTTCACTTGAAGTTTCATTTCTTCCGATATTAGCAGCATAACAGGATAATACAACATTTTCTTTTGTATAACCTTTTAACCCATCTATTCTATCTAAAGATGGTTTTTGAGGGTGTTTTTTAATAGTTGAAGGGATTAAAGGGATTTTAAACCAATAACATTTACCCTCTTGTTTGTTATATATCTCTAAAATATCTTCAACAGTTAAATTATTTTCATAATTTCTTTTTTTGGTTGAGGATAGGAGATAATTTGCCCATAGTCTAACTTTTCTTTCGTGATAGTTTAATCTCTCTTTTTCTTTGTTTTTCGGGTCTTTTCGATATTTTTTTTTATTATTTCTACCAATCTCATTATGATGGTATTTACACAATGAAGAATTTTGTGATTGATGAAATTCACCGATAGGGATAAAATTATCACATTTTTTACAATATTTTGTTTCCATATATATAAATATATGGTTTTTGGGTAAAGTGTCTAAGTATGTAATTTTTTACGGAAAAAAAAGAGTATTATTACTCTTTTTTCCATTTACCCCCCTTAGAATTGTATCGTTTGACGGCAGCACCATTACAATAAGCGCTAGGACAAACGTCATATCGTTGCCTCGCCCAATCTAAAGATTGTTTCCATAATTTTTTATTGGTTGCAACATTTTTTTTTTACCTTCGTTTACCTCCTCATAATCGATATATTCTTTTTTGGTTTCATTCATTAAAAAATCAAATACTTGGTCCATATTATTTTTGGCTTCAGTTACATGGTCATCCGCCCAATCATGCCCCCCTTCATTAATAATTTCATCGATTTGTTGAGGGTCCATTTCTAATAAGACTTCACATTGTCTTTTAATTTGTTGAAGATTACTAAAAAACATATAATCAGCAACTTCTTGTTCTTTAAGAACTTTCTTTACGATTCTATTTAAATCGGATTCCGTTAGTTTAACTATTTTATTCATTACTTGTGATTTACAATATTAAAGGTTAATTGTTTTTTATAGGTGTCTTTTTCACCTGATGTATTTACTTGAATATCAACATAATATTGATTTGGTATTTTATCTCTCATGTCAAACATAAAATAATATTCATTCGGTGTTCTATTAATTGGGGTCCAATCTTGAACTAAAACTTCAGTCGTCCCTTCTTTTACATATACTCGATAATATGAAGAAACATCTAATAACATTTGTTGAGCGGTATACGCCTTTTTAATGGTTACCCCAACTTTCCTGATGTCGGTATTAAGGATATTTTCATTTTGTAATATACCATAAAAATTAAATCCATATTTTTGAGGCTCCTTAGATGTTGACCCAATTTGTATTCCTGAAGTATATTCTTGGAGAATAAATTGATTTTCTACATTTGGTATTCCTTGTCCATTTATTGAAAGGTTTGACCATACATCGTAAAAAACACATGGGGCGGCACATCCTGAAAATACATTAGGAATAGTGACTTCATATATTCCTTTTGTAATTAGACAAGAAGTTAATCCGGTCGCACCTGACCAAAGTGAATTATCTCGAGTATAAACGTTTACAATAGGGTTTCTATCTAAATTTACAAAATTCCCATTTTGGTAGATATATAGATAAAGTTTATTAACTTGGTTTTTTAGAAATTGATTTCTATCGTCTTGAATTAAATCATTATATGTTGTTTGTAGGAATGGTTGGTAAAACGTCTGGGTTTGTCTTGAAAAGAATGCAACACTATAACTATCGGTAAGACCTGAAATATTCTCAATTTGAGGGAGATACGCCAATCCCCACCCGGTAACTCCTGTGATACTTCCATTTAACACTCCATTAATTTCGGCGGACATATCCATATATAAGTCTTCATTACCTAATTCAAAATGTTGTCGACTAACAATAGTTAATCCCGAATAATTAACAACCCCTTGATTAGTGTTGTCATATATTCCCGGTTGAGACCAATTATCTATTGTGGTTGTTTGAAACCAGTTAGATGGTCTTGACGAATATGCACGACTATCAACATAGGTAAGTGGGGTTGAAGAACCATTTGAGGTTCCTTTACTAACATTAAAATCACTATAATCAAATCCAACACCTTCATCCCATAGTTGAGGTCCTCCGGTAGTTCCGGAAATCTCAGGGATTCTAAATAGGATTAAATCAAATGAGGTTGCCCTTCTTCTTTCGTTTGACATGAAAGTATTTAATAATTCGTTATCAAATGAAGAGGTATTAGTCATGTTTAATGTATGTGTCATTCCGGTAGTACAACCTGTTGAGATTACACCCGATTGAATGTTTTGACGTAGTAAAGATAAATCTAAATCGAAGATGAATCTCGTATACCCAAAGTTTGGAACAATTAAATCAGAAGCACCAAAATTTAACTCAATAACAGGGTTCCTTCCTGTATTAACATAAGAGTTTGAAATAATGGTATTGTTTTTATCTATATAAGACCTTAAAATTGACATCTATCTTTTTAATTATAAATATCAATTAAGTCGAATATTTTCATTAAGTATTTTAGTATAGGCATTTTGCATTTCAGTAAGTATGTTTGCAACGTTAGAACCATCTTGAGTGACATTAACAGGGGGTAATCCTGGATAAGCGTGTGTGTGACTAACCAAGAATCTAACAATTAAACTGATTAATTCTAAAAGTTCTTCACCTCTAACCATACTTGAAGTATTAGGTTCAATGTCATCTGCGAATTTTTTAGTATCAATTCCATATAATGTATTATCAAAATTTATTTTTGATTTACCCGGTATTTGAGATAGATGAGACAACAAATATAATTTATCCGCACCAATAGCGCCATATGTTGACTCTGTACTAATATAAGTATCTTGTGGGACAACTACTTTAACAGGAACTAAAGGAGTACGTAAAGTCACTTTACCTTTAACATAAATAAATCCATAACCTCCTGGGTCTGCAGAGTTTAATTTAACCTCTTTATATATTTGAGAAATATTAATTGATTCAATGCTAGATGAGGTTGAATTAATTAATGAATACATTGAATTTGATGGTCTAAAAAATATTGGGAAATTGGTGTCTTGAGCATTAGATGAAAAAGTTACAACTCCCCCAATTGAAGGACTTTTATCATTACATTTTTTAATAAATGCGTTAATGAATTTAATTGTGTCCGATTTAGTTAATAATGAAAAATCTTGTGTTGTTATTAATTGTTTTAGATTTTCATTAATAGGACTACCAACTGTTAAATTTTTTGTATTAACAGAAATATCTGATTTTAATTGATATAAATAAACGGAACCTCCAAACTTATCTTGACTATTTTCAGGATTATTAACAACCCATTCTATTAGATATTTGGTTAAAAGAACATTTTCTTTAAGTTCAAAATAAGTTTTTGGTGCCAAACTTTGTTTAACACTATTAAATTTGGTAAGTTGGAAAAATCCTCTTTGAGAATTACCGACAGGTACTACATTCGGTTGTAATGTTTCACCTTTAAATTTTCCCGCCCTTAATAAAACCTCATCTTGTTTTATAACAATATCGGCACTACCACGTCCTAATAAAGCGTTATCACCTGGTTGAGGAAATACCCCCTCATGAATACCATTATCGGTGTAAGTCCCATTTTGATTTTTTAGTGGTCTTGGGTTCTCAATCTGAAAACCGGTCCCAGTGAATTTATTTGCACCAAAATTAAATTCTTTAAATGTGGATGTCGGACTTGAGAAATTATTCTGAACGTAATATTGATTTTGATATTTAAAATCAACATTTAAAAACATTACTTGAATTAACTCGTCAACCTTTGGAACTTGATAAACAAAATAAGGTAATAATGAATTAAACACTAACGGGTCCCTTGAAGTCCATGGGTCTTTTTCAGGATTCCATTTAGGACTATCAATACTCTTAAGAATATCTTCGTAATTGTCCGTAACTATTCTAGCCCTTACTCTCCCAAGCATTAGAGGGTCTTGATTATCTAAGACAATACATTGATAAAATATAGGTTTACTCATTATTTAGTTCTTTCTTGATAAACTTTTAAAGTGTTATTATATAACTCCTCGACTTTATCTAAATAAAGTGTTGAGTTTATTATACTTTGTTTAGTACCTTCAAAATCTGAAGATAGTAAATCCATGAACTCAACTAATTTTTGGTTAGGTAAGTTTTTGAGATTAGATTGCTCCTTAATTATATTTTCAAATTCTTCTTTTTTCATATTATACTGGTTTTCCGACACCTGTGGCGGGACTTGTAATGGCGACTTGCACCCATTCATTTTCTGCTCTTTCCGTATCAACACCTTTATTCGCCATTAAATTATATAATAACATTAAATTCGGGGAACCGTCAGGTAATGTACCTGTTGGTATTCCTATCCCTTGTAGTAATTCAATAGTATTAATCGAAGCTCTTTCAGGTGAAAATCCCGGTAAAAATTGAGCCATGTATAATAATGGTAGGGGTATAGCATTCCTACTAATTAATTGTTTAGGACCTAATCCGTTAATTGTGTTAAGTAATAATAAAATGTTACTCATTAATGACTTACATTTTCGATAGTCATTGATTAGTTGTGATACAATTAATGCCAACTGAACTAATTTTAAAATAATTGCGTATTTTTTTAATCTTTGAGATTTTGTCACATCCTTTAAAATTAATACGACTAAATTTAAAATATCTTTTTTTAATTCTTGAAATAACACTTTTAAGAATTCGCTATTAATTAAAGATATAACTTCGATTGAGAATTTTTTATATTTCTTTAAAAAATCAGCACCATCTGCAACAATATTACTCCCTTGTGTTGTATTACTATTACCTGATTGAATAACTTGATTTACTGAAGTTACCTGTTGGTTATAAGTATAGGTCGCCCCTGATTGAACAACTGAGAGTAAAGTATAAAGTGGTAATAAGACTTTGGGAGATAAAACTCCAGATGCAACCGCCAAAGGTATTTTTTTAATTATATTTTTATCAATTGCAACACTAGCATTAAAATTAGATGGAATCATCAGAGACCACTGAGGGTTTTGTGAAATTGAATTAACAATTGTATTAATAGTGTTAACTTGTTGTTCAGTTGTTTGATTATCAACATTATCTCGAAAATCAACAAGCTGAGAAACCAATGATTCTGTATCAACAGGTAATTTAACGTTATCACAATCAACAAATTCCATTACCCCGTTTTGAATATTTGAAATTTCAATTTCTATATTTCTTAAATCAATCTCCGTTAATTCAAAAAAACTATCATCAACCCCATCTAATTCCGCAATTTTAGCGGTACCACTAACATCAATTTCTTGCCTTGAATCAAAACAAAGTCCTAAAATTCGTTGAGCGATTAGCATAAATTTTGATTGATTAGTTATTTCCCCACTACCAATTTGAGAATTTATACTGATTGCGCCTGAAACAATATTAACTAATTGCATTCCAACATCAACTGGGTCAATTAATTTAATAGTACTATAATAATCCGATAAAAATTCACCAACATTATTTATATTATTTTCTCGATTAAGTAACAATACTCTATAATAATCTCCGGTTACTTGAAAGCTATTTTGTTTAGTGTATTGGAAATCAAATAAATTTTGACCGGATTTACCTAAGTAATTTTTACCGTTAATTTGTGAAAATGATTTACCTAAATTTTGAGTCTCGGTAAGTTGATACATTTGTTTGTTCATTGGAAATGACTTTGTCCCACCATACGGTTTAAATATCGTACTAGCGGACGGAACCGGTTTTTCATAAAACATTTTACCAAATTTAGTGTCTGGTGAATTTTTTAAATTAGAAAAGAAATCAATCGATTGTATAGGAATGTAAATACCTTCAGATTGAGGTAATGTGGATAATGGACTTATTTGAAGTCCGTTAAGATTAAAACCTGTATAGGTTTGTTCCTGAGAACACCCCAAAGCCTTAATTGTTTGTTCTTTAACTATTGCTGCAATTGTTGGTTCAATTTTAACCGCAACTTCGAGTACTTTTTTTTTAAGGTATCCTAATGACTCAGACCCATTTCCTTTAGTTGTCCCTAAAAAATTTAATAATTTGTCAGTTGAATTTAGAGGGTCTTTTAAATACCTTTTTTGTAAGTCTTTAATTTTATTAAGTTGTGTCGATATTTCTGCGGTAGATTTAGATAATGAATTACCCGCATTTTTAATTAAAGACTTTTCCGATTGAGACACATCATTAAATGTCTTAATTGCGTTAAGTCTACTTTGAATTTTTTGTTCAGAATTTACTAAATCAGGTATTGCCATAATATCTTATTTCATTTTATATGTTTCCAAATCATCAGAAACATCCTTTTCAATAAGATTCTGTATTAAATCATCGTCTAAGTCAGCCATTGAAAATGACTCAGTATTATTACTAGATTTTTCCCAAATACTTGACTGTAGTTTAGAAAGACTAATTTTTTTCTCGACGCAATCATTAACAATTTTTTGTTGTTTTTCAATTACCGGACCAATAGTAATCATATCGGAAGGGTCCTTCAACATTGCCAACATTTTGTTTTGAATTCTAATCGCGGTTTGTCTTTGCTCAACAAGTTCATTGTAGATTTCTTGCATAAGAGATAATATAGAGTCTTTTGAAAAATTAATTTCTTTTCTTGTAGGTCTTGCCATATTAATAAATACTTCCCATTTAGTTTTTCATTTTTACCTGAATAATTAGGTAAAGTTTTTTAAATCGTTTAATTGAACTACGAATTTCTTTAGTACTCAAGTTAGTCATTTCTCTTAACGAAAGAAGTATAACATTTTTATTAAATTTGTTATTATCCGCCCCTGAAAAAATCTGTTCATAATTATCAAATAAATCAATAAGAGCGTAACCTAATTTTTTTTCATTATCGTTTAATGATTCTTTCTCAATGAAGTCTTTTAATTCCTTAAGATACTCATTGATGATGGCATGACTTTCAACAATATCATCATCAATTCTATAAATCATATCCGGTCTTTCTTCAATACTGGTGGAAATGTCTTCATAAGATACTCTCCTATTAGTTTCTTTTTGGTCTTTAATTATTTGACCCATTAAATAATTTTTACAAATGGTACCAAAATACGAATACGCTTTTTTCTCTTTTGATGGTTTGAATTTATCAACTTTTGTCATCAAAAATGAGTGAGTGTCCGTATGAATTTCAGTAAAATTCATATCTTTACGATATAATTTGTATCGTCTAATAATAGAAGATATCATTTTATCTAAAGGCCCTCTTAAAAATTCATTATAAATTTTATTTTTTTCCTCAAAGGTTTCCGCAATTAAAAAATTCCTTACGGCTAATTCTTCTCTTACATCAAAATAGTTTAAATTAACGGTTTTCCTACCTCTTTTTTTCGATAAAACATCTTCTGTTGACGCAGATAGAGTTTCTTGCATTTACTCATTTAATGGTTCATACTTTATGGCTCTATCCTCAACGAAAAAGTATTCTCGTTTTGCCGTTTGAATCCAAAATTTTACCTCATCTTCAGTCATTACTGATTCACCAAACTTATAGTTCCAAAAAATAGAACCTTCTCTCATATTAATATGTTTGTATCCAAGCTTTGGGATGGTCATAATTGAAACTGAATTATAAGTTAACCTTAATAAAAATTCATAGATAAATGTTAATTTAATTGACGATTTAAATCCTCCAAAATCTTCAATAATTTCTTTTTTAAAAACTGACCCGGCAGTTTGGAAATTTTGATAATTCTGCAATGTTTCATTTGTCAAAAATCCCATCTCTTGTGTAAAATTTGCCGCAAAAGTAGCCTCATTGGTGAATCCTGCGAACACTCCTTTATCGTCAGTCTCAACAACTACCGGTAAAAACATTTGTATTTCGGGGTAAGATTCTGTATATTTTTTAACATTTTTAAACCAAATTGAAGAATATTCATCATCAAACTCAAATAATGAAATCCACTCACCTTTAGCGTTTTTAATACCATGGTTAACTTGGTCCATATAACTCGGGTCTTTATCCCAAACTAATTTATTAATCTTTAATTCTCCAAAGTCGTATCCGCTAATGAAAGACACTAATGATTCTTCAGGAGTATGTACTATTACTAATTCTTCAATACTGACTTGTTGATTTTTAATAGACTCAATTGCCTTATTAAAATAGTCTTCAAAGTCTTTTACTTTTGAAGATTTGATTGGTAATATAATTGAAAGTGATAATTTGTTTTCCATATTATTCTTCTGTTTTAGTGATTTGTTGTTCGAACGCATCCGCTCTCGTATTTAGGTAATTTTCAAATAATGAAACTACTGATGATTCAAATTTTTGTTTGTCCGAAAACTGTTCTGATGTTTTTTTCATTTCATCATAAAGTTCAGGTTTAATATTATCCTCTAACCAATTTTGAATAAAATCTGAAATAACATCAGCAAGTAATGTATGGTCTGTTATCCAAATACCGTTATCTTCATTCATCCAAGTCGGAGGTAAGTCGGGAACTTTACCTATCACAGGAACATTTGATTTCATAGATTCTAATGGAAATGTACCAAATCCACTTTCATTATCTACCCAAACACTAACAAAACAATCTTTAAGAGAATTAGCAAATTCTACTTCAGATAAACCTCTTAAATCTCTAAAGGTAAACCAACGATACTGAGGAAACCTCAAATAAAATGTTTTAATTAGATTGACTGCATCACTTTGGTCTTTAGTATGAATACCAATGATTGGCATTGCGGGTAATAATTTAGGTGTAAAAACTTCACTAATATAAGGTTCAAGAATATCAAAAGAACAACTTCTCATAACTTTCTCAATATATTCTTTTTGTTTATTATTAGTTGTGATACATTTCATAAACCCAAATTGAGACCAAGTTTGACCTGGTTGTAACGTTTCTAACATATATGAGTATGATTGAGTCAACACAATTTTAGCACATGGTAATTGTTTAACTTGGTCCATTATGTAACCAAATACTTCTGGAATAATCAAAAAATCTTCAGGAGATATCTCCAAATTTTGACCTTCAATTGCCTTGTGAGGTAACTCCATATAAGATTCGTCTAACCATGCAACAACTCCGGCATAATCTACCTTTTCATGAAGTATGATTGGGTTGAACCCATTGTCTTTTAATGTTTTGCCCATTTGATACATAAAACGAACAGATGCTCTTGCATTACCTTTAGTGTCTTGAACTAATAGATAAATTCTTGATTGTTTGTCTCTTAATGTTTGGATGGATTGTTTTACTTTTTCTTCTAACGAATTTTCCATATTTTAATAGTGATTTATAAGTTTTTTGTTTAATAGGCTATTGAAGGCAATTCTAAATGGTATACTGGTATTTGATGTTTGTTTCATACCTAATGTTTCGTCAAGCTCATCATGCTCTGATAATACCGTGTCTAACATCATTTTTACTAAGTCAAACTTAACAATATTTATTTTCACTTCGGATGTGTCTCCTGACAGTGTCTCATTATCATTGGAGATTCCAATGTATTCTTCAACTAAGTCTAAGTCAATATAATAAACTTCTCCTAATACATTAATCATAAATTTTTTCGATTTTAGATTTGAGCTCTTTAATACTTGATATTGAGTGCTCGATGTTAATTTCTGAGTTATAAATGGTGTTAAACTTTATTATCGTTTTACCCTCAGGATAGTCTAATAATAGTTTAGGATTTGCGGTAAGTAAAACGTCTATTGAATCCCACATCAAATTTATTGTTGATTCGCTATAAAATTTTATAGTTTCGACTAAACAACCAAATTTTGAAATAAAAAATAATGAAGCTGGTTTTGATTTACCCATTTCATCGGAAACAATTAAAACATCATGATTATCCCTAATGTCCAAATAAAATTCGTTAAAGTCGGACATACTCGATATTTCAACAGACCCCGAATGACCGAAAATCTCCATTGTATGTTCTTTATAAAGAAAATCATATAATTCGTCCTCATTTTTAAATTTAAGGTGAGTCATGATATTCAAAGTTGTCAAATCAGAGATTACTTGATATTCAAATCCCTCTTCACCTTCTTCTTTAAATGGATTTTCAATATACCATTTTTCGTACTCTTGTTGTATTTTTTTAAGGGTATCTCTCAACACCCCATTTAACTCTATCCCAATTCTCATGGTTCGTATCTTTTTAATATTTTAGAAATTAATGGATTTCTCACAATATCCTCAGAACTAAATTCAAATGTCCCAACATCTTCTAAATCTTGAAACTTTTTAAGAGCATCCCATAACCCGGTTTGTGTTCTATCTTTATGTCTATCAAATTGTTCCAAATCCCCTGAAATAAAGAATTTTGAATTAAATCCAATTCTTGTTAAAAGAAGTTTCATTTGACTTGGGGTGGAATTTTGGGCTTCTTCAAAAATTAATATTGAATTGTCGATATTCATTCCTCTCATGTAAGCCAATGCAAATACTTCAATCGCTTCAATTTCTTTTAATTTTTCCCTTGTCTCTTTACCTATAATTTTATTTAAAAGATAATAAGATGGAAAAATATAAGGGTCTAATTTTTCTTCTACTCCACCTGGTAAACTACCAAGTTTTTCTTCTGCTTCAACGGCTGGCCTAACAATTATTATTTTTTCATAAAAATTTGTTTCATCTAACAATAAATCAACAGCTGCTTTCATTGCGATATAACTTTTACCTACACCTGCGGGTCCGGAACAAATTGTTATCTGATTGTTGTTAAGAATATCGTAATATTTTCTTTGACCCTCTGATAAAAATTTTTCTTTAGTTTTCTTTTTAACCAACGAACAAATTAATTGTTTTTTAGTTTTTTTATCAACTTTGTCACCTGTAACATCAGATGTTGGTTTTGGTTTAATTCCTTTTGTAGGTTTTTGCATTTTTAGTTTTTATTTGATTTATAGTAGTATAGTATTATAAACTTATTCTTATCACATATCTCTCTAATAAGTTCTTGGTCGGTTCTTTCTGTTATAAATTTCATTATAATTTGATTTTATATCCTTCAGGCGTCGTACCTGATTTATAAAATTTAAGTCTATTATTATAAAATAAACATAACTCATGGAATTGAATACCAAGTTTATTGTCATCAATCACATTAATATAATACCCCTCCTTAAGTAAATCAAGACAAAGATTCCATTGTTGTGAATTCATTAAATTTTCAGTCCCTTTTTTAAACCCAATATATTCAACAACAAAAGGGGTTTCTTTATTCGGATTTTGAGATATGTAATGTTCTTTTAAGAATTTTAAATGATTTTCATTACTATTTTTAATCGATGATATTAATGTATCATCGATTTCATATTTTTTTATAAATTCAGTTAGTGTTTTAGAATCTCTTGGGAGATTAAGTCCTCCATATCCGAACCCATATTTAAGTGATTTTGAACCAATCCTCGAATCTCCCCCAATAGCATTTAATATCACACCACATTCTTCTTTTAATCCGGATTTAATAAATAAATCACCTAACATATTAACGAAACTAATTTTCATAGACAAATATGCATTTATTGATAATTTAGAAATCTCTGCCGCTTTAGAAGACATTGTATGAACATTAAGTCCGTTTGGTTGAATTTTACTAAACAAATAAATTAAATGATTCGAGAGTTCTTGGTGTTCAGTCCCAATTATTATAATGTCAGAACTATAATACCCGTTAATTATATTACCTTCAGATGACATTGTTGGGCAATACCCAACTTCTATATTGAACATATGTAATTTTTCTTGAATCTGTTCTGTTTCACCAGGATTCATTGTTGACCCAATTATGAATTTTTTATTATGAATCGGTATATCTAATTGTGACGCTGTGAAAAAATGATTTGACACCTCAAAAACTTTTGTAGTATCATTTCCACCATCAATGGTTGGTATTGTGTCGACGAATGTAAATATAAAATCACATCTCTCTATTAATTCAATAACATTTGTAGTTCCGGAAAACTCATATGAGTCGAATAACATTTTTTGAATTAATGGTTCGGTTGTGTTGTATATTTCTTGATTCAGATTCGAAATAACGTCTTCATTTTCATCATAAATCGTGACATCGTATCCAGCTTTTTCACATATTAATGAAAAGGCAACTCCTAACGTGTTTGCCCCAATAACTCCAATTTTCATATTATAATATATTTTTGTTTTATTTATTTAGTAACATTTGATGAGTAATACTTTTCTTTATTTATTATAACCCCACCACGGTTTTGTGTGTAACTCTATTCTCATTTTTTTTTAATTAATAATTTGAATTTTATCTTTTAAATGATTAAAATGTTTAATTATGAATGGTAATAAATTATTGTGGTAATCTGACATTAATTTTTTTATATTATCTTCATCTTCATTTCTTGTACTGCTTTCATAGTGATACGCAACTATATTTCCGTCATACACATTAGAGTAGCCTAACAAGTTAGTTTTTAAATTTAATTCAACATCTTCAAAACAATTGATGTAATTTTCGTTAAAATATCCGGATTGTTCAAATACTATCTTTTTTATCATTAATAACGCTCCGGTACTTCCGAGAATAGTTTTCTTACTAATCGAATCACCATAGTAACTACCTAAATTATTATGGGTGACACCTAAAATATTATTACCATTAATTAACATTGTAATACCTCCATGTTGTATTGTATTATCTTTAAAGTGAAGTCTAGCACCTACGGTCCCAACTTTTTTATTTTCTTTGAAGATTTTTAACATTCCGTAAATCGCATTATTACAAACCTTAATATCATTATTACAAAATAAAATGAACTCATGAGAGTCAGTTAAATGATTTTTAACGACATCATTATTTATTTTCGCAAAATTGTAATAATCATATTCAATTAACTTTATGTTTTGTTTAAATGAAATAAAATTTTTAATTTCATTTTTTTCTTCTTCTGATGAACCAGTGTCTGATATGAATATTTCAAATAAATTTTCGTTACAATGTTCGTAAAATGATTCGATACAAGGTAATAATAAATCTAATTTACTTTTGGTCGGAATAATAATGGCAACTTTACCAATATTTTTAATTGGTTTTTCTTTAATTTCGGGGACATATATTTTTTCAGGTTTCAAATCTAAGGGTAATTTTTTTCCCCACTTTAAAATAAATTTATCTTTTGATTCAAAAAATTCTTGATTCGGTTGTCCTACGGATTCATGAGTAATTTCAAATGATGAGGTTACACCAATTTTAACACCGTCTAAATAATTTGGTATACAAAATAAATGGTCATAAAAGTGAAATTTACCAATTGTTTCATCAAATTGGTTCTTAACTTTTAATTTATTAAACGATATAAATAATCCATCAATAGTTACGACAGGGATTAAATACGGTAATTTTGATGAATAAGTATTTAACCATTTTTTCCGACCTTCAGGGTGATGATAAACTTGACCAACCATTGTCTGACGCATTTTTTCCCAATAAATTCCGGATTCCGGAAAATAACAAGAACCAGCTTTACCTATAATCCCATAATCAGGATTTTTATCAAAATCATTAAGTAATTTTTTACCCCAACCATTTTCAAGTTTTATATCGTTATGACAACATACAATGATGTCGTTTTCTGATTCGGATATACCTCTATTGTATAATTCAGATAAACTATATTGATTGTGATTAATGTATTCTAATATTTGAATATCTTTTAGCCCGGAACTTTGTAACAAATGTTGTCTAAATTTGTTATTATAAATTTCGTCTTTATGTGTTGAGTAAATTATTGTTATCATATAAAAAGTTCATTGCTGTTAAGTCTTCAATTTCATTGAAATTATTGTCGTTAAAATCGGAAATGTCTCTATGTGTTCCATTGTCGGCCCTACCCCTATTTAATTTCTCGATAAACTCATCTTTTGTTTTACAAAAATAATGATTTATTTGTGCGACATCTATAGGTCCATTATAATTAAATGGTGAATTGTCAATTCTTTTATAATTGGTATCAACACATTTACCACTATGGTTATGTACCGACATATATCCAGCATTTTTTAAATTAATTATTGATTTAATGTGGTGATTTGGTGAATTTTGTCTCATTGTAAAACGATTAATCATTCCGTAGTCGTCACTTTTAGTTAAATTATTGTCACCGAACAAAACCCAATTAACCCCAATAGAATCATTGTCTTTGTAGTCCTCAATAAATTCGTGAATTGTTTTATGTTTTTTTAATACCAAAAACTCATCAACATCTAAAAACGCTGCCCAATCATAACTGTTTTTATGTTTTGAAATAAACTCATTATAGACGGGAATTTGTTGTTTAACTCCCACAACAGGGTATTTAGTGACTTTATGATTTTCAATTTTTGAGTCCCAATCATTTTCGTAAATAAAAATATTATCAAACCCTAATTTTAAATGATAATTAATCCATTCCTGAATATAATTATCCTCATTTTTCGCAATACAAACTAACGATATTTTCATAAATTACATTTTTTAGTTGCCAAATTGGTATATCCATTATAAAAAATATTTTTATGGACTTCATATCCCCTTGTATTTAAAAAATTAATAAAAGATTCGTCATCTATGTGAGAAAATTCGTAGTAAATTTGTTTTATAGAAACTTTATTAAAATCAATACTTGATATTATTTTGTCGTCCATACCTTCAACATCAACAAATAAAATATCCAAATCAACCACATTATATTTTTCAAATAACTCATTCAATGTTATTGATTCGTAAACAACCTCTGATATTGGAACACCTAAACCATGATTTTCAATGTTTTCTTTTTTTAAACTGCTTAAATGTTTATGAATACAAGTATAAAAAATTTCAGATTTTTTACTTTCGTCTAAATTTATAATTTTATTTTCAATATTAAAATTATAATCTTGATATATATTTTTAATACTACTATTAAAAATTTCTTGAGGTTCAACTAAAACCAAAAGTTCAATGTCCGATGGTTTATACGACATAACTATTTTTGTTAAATCATCCTGGCCATCATTTGTTCCTAACTGTATTATTTTCATGATTGTTTTAAATTAAACCTGTTGACCCAAATCCGTTATTTCCTCGTTCCCCTTCAGTTATTGAATCAACTTGAATTAAGTTGACATATTTTCCATTAACCACTGGACATAAAACTGCTTGAGCGATTTTTGTCCCTTTAGGGATTGATTTTGTTATATTATTTGTGTTGAAGACGATTACTTTAATTTCTCCATTATAACCACAATTGTGTATTAGATGTTTATTACAAAAAAAATTATGATTGTTTTTTACTGTTATATCATAAGTTTGTTTTTCCGTTTTGGTGATTTTTTTAATTTTACTTGTTTTCATATATGAATTTTTTTAAATCGTCGACTGAATAAAATAGTTTATAGTTTGGGTATTGTTTTAATGTATATTTTTGTTTAATTAAAACTTCTTCGGTTTCCCATCCCTTCATTTCAATAATAAATTTATTACCATTTTCTAATTCAACATAGAAATCAGGAATATAGTATCTATTCATATTATTATAATAATATTTGATTCTTATTCCGTGTTTATTTGTCCATGTTTTAACATAATCTATAGAGTCCAAAAACTTCATAGAATCTAACTCGTATGATGATGAATAATAAAAAGTTTCTTGTTTATTTGATGTGTATGTTCCTGTTTTATATCTATTACTGTCATTAGAGAACTTACCTGAACTATATAATTTTGATATTATCTCCGACATTTTTTCTTTAAAATCGTCACTTTTTTGACATCTCCCATCATTTAATCTCTCTTTAATTGTTTGTATAGTTCTTTTTCGATAATCATCATCTTCCCATCTTTCTTTTGAACTTTTTGATATTTTTTTAATTCTTTCTTCAGATTTAACCCATTCTTTAAACCTTTCACTTTTAGACCACGATGTAAAACCGGAGTAAATTTCAGGAGTTTCCTTGTGTTTTTTTTTCACAATTTCACTCATTTTTTCAATAAATTCTGGTTTATTATGTGAAATTTTTCTTGAAATTTTCATCTTTTCTTTAAACTCAGGTTCCGACCATTTTGACTTCATATTATTTGAATTCATTTTAAAAAATTCAACTGACTTAACATTAGATTTAGGAAACCTTTCTTTATATTCTTTTGAGGTTATTTTGTGTTCGTACTTTAAGTGTTCCACTATTGAGTATTCTTTCTCAACCCCGCATATTTGACATTTTACCGACATACTCTATATCTATCTTTATTGATAGATAGTATACTGGTGATTAAAAGATTATAATTTCATCATTTTCTTTTAAATTTTTGGCTAAAATAATTCCGTTAGTCGTATATACCTCGGAATTTGGTGTGACTTCTAGCACACCTAATTCCGTTTCAATAATAAGAACTTCTTGAGTTTCTGTATCAAATATGTTGGATACGACATCTTTTTCAATCTCAAAAGTTTTTTCATTAACTGAAAAAACAACATCGTTTATTTTTAATTCCGATAATAATTTCTCACCATCAACTGTAAGTATTTTCATATCCTCAGAGAAACAATCTACAGTTCCGGGAGTATTTAATACTGTTAAACCTTGATTAATCGCTAAACCGCTTTTTGGTCTTACTTGTATTTCAAATTCATCAGGGATTGATAATTTAATACCTGTTGGGACTAATCCCCGACCAAATGGAGGTAGAATAACTTCTTCCGTCGAAAATAGGTCAAATCCTGAATCACTTGGGTAAGCGTATTCAGGAAACTTCGCATCCTCATTTAATAATTCCACTTTTAAATTTTTAGTCTTAATTGCTTTTAACGCGTCTTCGTTCATCTCCTCATACGTCATACCAATCAATTCTTCCAACTCTTTTTGGTATTCGTCGTCTTCGTCAATCTCAACACCTGATTCTTCCTGTATTTTTTTAAAATGATTTTGAATATCATTTAATATTTCAGGGTCAAACCCTAAACCATCTAAACCATCAAATCCTCCCATTATTTTAATTCTTTTAATTTTTTAATTACTTCCACTAGTACCTCAACATCTTTTTCGCAGTATTCTACAATACCTTTAATGTCTTTTTTAATCCAAAAGGCTTCATGAACTTTATTTCCTGTTACTTCCATATTTTTAGACGATTCAACACCTAAACACACACACATTAACTCTAATGAGGCAATTGACCCATAACCACCATATTGCCACACTTCTTTAGTATCAAGAGCTTTAATTTCCCAAGGTTTAGTATCGTGACCTGGTAAAATTTTTGGAGGTAGTAACCCATTCATTATCATTCTTTTAGCAAGAACAGGAATATCAAAACCTTTAACATTATGTCCGCAAAGAAAAAACCCTAATTCACCGGTACGATAAAGCATTTTTTGAACATCTATTAGTAATTCTTTTTCATCAAGATTACTAAATGACTGCATTTTTGTTTCACCATCAGGCCCAATAAAGGCAACACTAACACAAGCAATTCTTAAGAATTCAGGGACTAGTGCTGCCCGATTAACAAACATTTTTCCCGGACCTTCATCGGCATCTTCGGGGAACCTTTTTTGAAACCAATCAAAATATTTTTCAAACTGAAAGGAAAGTTCCGGTCTATTCGTACATAACGATTCCCAAGTGGGTTCAATCCCAACGGTTTCAATATCTAAAAATAAAATCTTATTTAATGGAATGTTTATCATATTATTTAATAATGCTTAAGTAAAAATCTCTTCTATCTTTTGTTACTATATTCAAATCGTATCTGTCTTTAACGGTTTCATATAATCTTTCCCCCATATCTTTAACTAAATTAGGGTTCTTCATCAGTTTTTCAATACATTTTGCCCAATCAGAATGGTTTCTAACCTCATCAACTAACATCGCATTTCCATCAACAAATTCCCCATTTTTTAAACAATGTTTCAAATCAAGAGTGTATGGTCCAATGTTAGACGCGATTAACGCCTTTTTATAGAATCCCGCCTCAATAACTTTTAATTGAGATTTCATTCTATTAAACATATGATTCTTAATTGGAGACAAAGATACATCAAATTTTGAATAATTCTTAGCATAAGATGTAACTGGTTTAGTCCAAACTCTTAAGTATGATTCAGTCATTTCATCCGGAAACGAATTAGTATTATAATTTACTAAATGTTTTTTGTATTCTTCAGAAATATTTCCGTAATTCTGTGTAAAAATCTTTTCATATTGAGCCCAAACTGTTTCTTCCGGTCTAATATCTCTTTTTACGTGCTCCCCTGTTTGAGAATTGATTTCTGTGACAGTTCCCCTAACATCAAATCCACAAAGAACATATTGTAATTTATCTTTGTGTTGTGCTAATTTACCAAATGATGGATTTAAAATATCTAAATCATGTAAGTGAGATGAACCGCCTAACCAACCAATTCTCAATCTATCTGACTCTAATGTTGGTTCTTTAAATTGTGGTTCATTTGGATTTATCGCGTTGGGGATTACAAAAACATTTTTATTTATTTTTTTAATTTCATCCGCAAATAAAGTTGTTGTTGTTGTAACGTATTTTGAAACCTTAAGATTCTCGACAATTTTTTCATTTATTTTATTAAATTTAATAATATCGTGAATTGGGTGTTCTTTACCCGGCATCCAATAATCGTCAATATCACAAACAGTAACAATACCCATGGAGTTTAAAATTCTGATAAGGGCGTTTGCTCTTTCAAAATCTGCTCCAATACTCCTATGGTATGAAACTATTTGATATTGTTTCCAAAAGTTCATATCATCGTATGGTGGGTCATAGACGATATCGATATGAAATTCATCTTTATAAAGATTTTGAAGAAAGACATGAGGGTCAACAGAACGAAATTTTCCAACTCCACTTTTATCGCTGGGTATTACTACAACATTAATTTTTTGTTTCATATTTTTTAATTATATTTTGAATTGTGGTTTTTTCATTAAAATTAGATTCCCAAACCACTTCCAAATTATAATCATAATCAATGATGTTGTCAATTCTTATTTTATCCTCACACCATATTTGAGATGAGGGTTTTTTCTTATGAGGGTGGACATAATTAGAATCATATTTATTTGGATTACAATGCCAATAATCCCCATTATATTCAATTATTAGATTAAATTTAGGTATGTAGATATCACAAATATATTCATTGACTTTATATGTTCTCTTAACCTCATACCCAAGACCTTTAATAATTTTTTCAATTTGTTTTTCGGGTTTTGACGATGAACTAAATTTTCTTGGGTTGTCCGATAATGTTTTTGACAATTTATTAAGAGATTCTTTTGTGTGTTTTTTTCCGTAAAATGGATTTCCCTCACCTGTTTGTAATTTTATAGAACATGTCTTACAAGGAGTATTATTATTAATTTTTCTATAATGGTTCCTACAGGCAATTGCCCTATCTATTGATTTAGTTTCAACATTTTTGTTGCATATAGGGCATATTCGATTAACTATAAAATAATTTTCGGATTTCACAATATTTAAAGAATTGCATCTATCTCTTTTTCTAACAATACCTTCATTGTTAAGAATTAATAATATTGTTTTTTTTGAAACTTTTAATTCCCTCTCAATTGTTGTAGAACCCTTACCTTTTAGATATTCTTTAATTATCTTATTTTTAATTTTAGTATCCATATTTTATAAATATTTCGTTCTGTCAGACGGAACATTTTTTATATAAAAAAACCCACAAAAGTGGGCTCTAAATTATTTTAGTTTCTTATGCTAATTTTTTAATTTTTGTTACTTTACCCTCGAATATGTGTTTTCCAACTTTAAAACTAAACACTTCATTAGATTTTTCAGAACTTTCAGCAATTAACCCATTTTCTCTTAATGATTTGGTTACTGCCTCATTAATCATTTTTTGAATTAATTTATAATCAATTCCTGTGTTTGATGGTTGTGATTGGGGTTGTGATTGTTGTGGTACTGTTTTTGGTCTTGCGGATTCAGGTAAGTATCCTGCGTCTGAATTACCCATTAATCTTCTCGACTTTTCAATCAACTCATTTGACATAGTCATTGTTTGTTGTTGTGCGGGTTGACCAATTGGATGTTCCATCATTAATTTTTTAATTTCATCCGGTAATTTTGAATTTTTAATAGCGTCAACTGTTGGAACACCAACAGGTTTAGTATTTTCTACCGGTAATGATGATAGATACGGTTGTGAAGATTGTTGTGGATTTTCTTGTAAGTACTCTTGAGGTATATTATATTTAATATTTGGGACTTCAAATTCTTGAACCATTGATTGACGAGATGAATCCATTCTTTTTGGACTATCTGTTTGGCCCATAAGGGTTTTAGCATTTGACATTGCTAATTTTTGCATTAAATCACTCATAAGTTTTTAATTTTAATTTAATCATAACCGATATTATTATTTTGTCACTATAAGGTTAAAATTATTTTTGTAATTTGTTTGTTATTGTTGTTCTTAATGTTGTTCTTTCGGTATCAGTTAATCGATTTCCGGTTTCTGACTCTATTGCCGAGTAGATTCGTTTGAAAGCTTCAGCTGATTTAGATAAGTCAAATCCTCCTTCACCGTATTTTTGTGTAAATTCTGTTGTTAATGAATCAATTGTTTTATTAATGATTTCATCAGTATTTACTTGTGGTGTTTCAGGTGTTTGTTGAGGTTGTTGTAACTCTCGTGGGATTATTGATGGTTGTGCTGGTTGCCCAAAATTCGCTAAGGTTATTATAGACACCATACTTTTATCTCCATTTGGATTAAAGTTTGGTCTCATTTCATTAAAGACTTGTCCATTTGGTTTGTATGAGGTTATTTTATCTAATCTAAAAAGTCTCCATCCCGGTAATGGTTGGGTACCTAATGTTGCCGTATGTGAGGCTCCTTCATAATCCCAAGCCCGTAAAACTTTATTACCTGCTTTACTAACCCCAAGACATACAGGCTCAATGGTTCTTAAACCATCTCCACCCGGAGCGTCACCGGTGTAATATAAAACAATAACTTGTTTTCTTTTGATTGAGTCCACGACACTTTCAATAGAAGCAATTTCTAAGATTAAACCTTTAAGGGATTCTTGTAATTTCATTATAGTTGAAAATTCGGATAAGTATTAGAAGCATTGAACTTGTTTATTTTAATTTCACTTTTTCTTTCAACTACATCCGTTGATGTTCCTGCTGCCGTATTATAAACATCAAGAAATACTCCTGTCCCTCTACCTTTATTATCACCATCCGCAACGGCATCTCTATTCACTGAGGAATATTCATTACCCGCCGCATTGTAATCGTTTTTAGGTATTAATTTAGCTCTCTCCATTTCAGCAATTGCTGTTAGGTTGTTTTCAACATTTTGTGATAAATCGATTGTTATTTCGTTAGCCATAATTATAATTTTAACATTATTTCATTTATTCTTTTCAAGGTATTCGTAACCGCTTCGTCATATCGTTCAACAGTTTTAGAATGTTCTTGAGATTTTCTTACATTTGTAAAGTCTTTTTTCTCGTGAGGTTTGATATAAGAATTTTGCATTCCCGTATCCATCTTATTTCTTTTAGTTAAATCTCCAAATTCCCTCATTTTTCTTAATTCATCATTAACCCAATTTTTCATAATGGCACCACCATTTAAAATAAATGAAGGTTCATTTTGATTACCTATGAAATTATCAAAGAAGTTTTTAATTCTTTTTAATTGTTTGTATTCTATGAAATTTTGATGTTGTAACTCCTTATTTCGATTAAAACCTTCAGTATTTTCGTCAGCTCCTTTAACAATGGAGAAACATTTTCTCATATGTTCCTGTTTGTCTTTTGGGAATTCGATTTCACCTTTGGATGAATTGTATAGGTCTTTATTCACTTTTTAACATTTTAATTAAATCAGAAACTGAAATACCTTCTTTTTCGGCTTGTCTTTTCAAAACCGTTAAATTTCTTTTTAACATTCTTGAGGTTTCTAAATCTTTTTTATTTACGTCTCTACTATCAGATGATTTTTTCTTAACTAATAAATCTTCAACAACTTTAATCGCCTTTTGTTTTTGAATCTCAGATAGGGTTGCTCTTGTGATAAAATTTGGGTCTTTATAATATGCCGACTTTTTATCTTTTTTTCCTGATGGGTCTTGTCCTTTTTGTTTTGTTCTTTCTTTGGCTTCTTCCGGTTCCATTCCCATATCTTTAACCAAATATTCAAAAGTTTCTTCACCATCCATATCTTCGGTTTCTTCGTATCCGAACGCTCCTGACATGTCAATTTCTTCAATTTCTTCAACTGATTCCCCATAATAAGTTCTATAACCACGAGCAATCGGGTCATTAGTTATACGAGCCATGGATATTGTCTGGTCCATAGTTTTCTTTGGATGGAGTTTTGGGTCAAGGATTGGAATTGATGAATTTGACATAGCCCCATCGGCATTTACTAATTCTTCCAAATCAGTTTTTAATGTTTTGGTTGACTTAACTTTTTTTTCTTTTGCCACTTTTTCTAAATGATTTTTAACTTTTTTTCCTTTCTTTTTATCGAAATGAATTACCTCATCTTTTTTACGAGATTCAGTTAAAGTTTCCTCTACTGAGAAATATAATGAATATTTGTCTCCTTTATCACGAAGGAGAAAATAATATGGTGACGAATAAAATTCTTTATCTACGGAAATCATCTGTTCTTTTTAACTATAAATACTATGAACCAAGGTATTTATCAATTGTATATGGCATATCAAAACATTAATCAGTATAATTTTAGACGATGGGGTCTAAAACCGGCGAATGAAATCACGGACATTTGTCTTGCTTCAGACGAAAAAGACTACGACCAAGAGGTTGTATTTTCACCTTTATTAATAGGGGAATTAGATGGTAACAGAATGCCATTTAAGTTTGATTTTAATAGTTCAGGAACAACATTATGTCCAATAAGTGCCTGTACCTTTAATTATGACACCATTGTATCTGAAAACTATTGGAACCCCACTAATACTGACCCAAATCTTTGTCCAATTATTACTGATTTATGTGATGTTGGATTAACAGGTATTGATAATGGTCTTGTAAAAAATATGTCCGGAGAGACAATTCAAATCAATACAGGTCTTTATATTTCACAATCAGACAAATTTAGTAGATACAAGTACGATAGGAGAATGAAAATGCACCCTATTACAGGATTTACAACTTCTGAAAATAGATTGTGGAATGATAATTCATATTCATATGATTTATCTTATAGTAATGATGGTGGAGATGTAGGATATGTTGCGAAATTAAATGGAGGATTCTTCCAAGGATTTTATAAAATTGCGGGATATGATTATCAAATTTTTCCACAAAGACCAAGTTTAGGTTGGAGTACGGAAATTATGTTAAGATATAGATGGACGGGCGACACTTCGGTTGGATTAAATTCTCGATACCCAAATAACAAAGGAACTTTCTTTTATATGGGTGCAAGGGCTGAAAATAAATTCTACCATTACCCTGACGGTTCCCCAATTCAAGATTCAGGATATACAAGAGTTACCTCAGGTTTAACTTGTATGGACACTTGTGCGTGTGGTTTATTAGGCAGTGACCCTCATGATTGTTTAAAAGTTTATCAACAATCTGGTGGTACTTCATACAATTGTAGTTGTGGATGTCCTTGTTCTTGTGGTGTATCGGCACAGTATCCTGAAACAGACCCATTATATGACGGAGTATCAAACGCATTATCGTTGAGATTAAGTGGTGACACCGGAAGTCCTAAACTATGTGTTAAAACCTATAGAATTACAGGTGGATGTGAGACAACTGGAACTTGTGTTACAGGAATTACATATACTACTGGAACATCGGTGACCGAATGGTGCTCAACAAGAGGTATTTTTGATGATTGTAGTGGGACAACTTATTCAAATGTGGAACATTGGGTTCAGATTGATGCAGTATTTCAAAGATATGAATGGTTAGATACTTGTGATTTAAATATCAAAGGAGGTCTTGGATTAATAGTTAAAGAAATTTATACCGCAACTACCGCTAATAATAGTATTAGTCTAATTGAACCTCCAATTACTCATCAAGAAACTTATGACCCGGCAACTACCGAAGTAGTAACATTTAATGATAATTGGACAGCAGAAGAGAAATATAGACTAGGAACTATGAAGTTCTATGTTAATGGTAAGTTGTTTATGGTTGCCGAAAACTTTGAGGAAATCATTCCAAGATTACTTAACACCCCAAAAGAAAAACAAATCGGTGTTGGTTATAATATTTCATTGGGGGGTGGAACCCAAGGTCTTCACGATAATTTAACATTCTCAGGTGGATGCCCACCAAATTTAGAAGAAATGGTTTACCAACAAGACCCCGAATGCCTTACAACTAACGACCTCACACACACAGAATATTCCGGTTTAACAACTAATATTAGATTAGAAGAAATATTTGGGGGAAGTATGATTGGAGATATTAGTTCATTTAGAATGTATACCGAACCATTAAATACCTCCCAAATAAAACACAATTTTAATTTATTAAAATTAAAATATAATTTATTAGACCCTAATTGTTTGAACTGTAGAATCACCATACCATCAAATGATTTATACTATGAATTAATTGAACCTACACCAACTCCTACACCAACACCCACACCAACACCCACAAATACTGAAACTCCAACGAATACTCCAACGCCTACAAATACCGAAACTCCAACACCTACGCCAACAAATACTGAAACTCCAACGACTACTCCAACGACTACTCCAACGCCAACAAATACTGAAACTCCAACGACTACTCCAACGCCAACAAATACTGAAACTCCAACACCTACTCCAACGCCAACAAATACTGAAACTCCAACACCTACTCCAACGCCTACTCCAACGCCTACAAATACTGAAACACCTACACCTACTCCAACGACTACTCCAACGCCTACAAATACTGAAACACCTACACCTACACCGACAAATACAAATACTGAAACACCTACACCTACACCGACAAATACACCGATTGAAGACACAAATTTCTTATTACAAGAAAATCTTGCGTATTTATTACAAGAAGATTTAAATAAAATAATAATAACTTATTAATATGCCTAATTTACCAATATCTCAATTACCATTAGCAATATCAGGACAACCATCGTCTTTAATGGTGATTGTTAATTATGATGTAGAATCATCAGGAATTACAAATTCAATATATTTTTCCTCATTAACCGAACAATTTTCAGGAAGTAGTGTTAATTCACCATTTAGATTTAATAGTTCAACACCAACCGGAATCGAACCTATTTCAGGTACTAATACATCGACAGGTTTTTATAGTACAATTGGTGGTGGTAAAGATAATAAAGCAACAAATGTGTTTGCAAAAATTGGTGGTGGAGCTTTAAATAGTGCTTATGGGGTTAATTCTACAATCGGGGGTGGTCAAGGGAACACCGCTTCCGGACATACAACAACAATCGGGGGTGGTTTTAGCAATATTACTTATTGTAGTAGTTCAACAATTGGGGGTGGTTATAACAACACCACTTTGGGTAGTGGCTCAACAATTGGAGGTGGTTATCATAACATTGCTTCTGGAGATTGTTCAACAATTGGTGGTGGTTATTGTAATAATGCTTATGGATGTTATTCAACAGTTGGTGGAGGGGGTAGGAACACTTCTTCCAGTACTTCATCAGTTGGTGGTGGTCTTTTTAATACCGCCTCTGGATTGTCGTCTATTGGCGGTGGTTATCGCAACATCTCATCTGGAAATTGCTCAACAATTGGTGGTGGTCAAACTAATGTTGCTTCAGGTACTTGGACATCGATTGGAGGAGGTAGATGTAATAATGTGTCAGGTACTTATTCAACAGTTGGTGGTGGGGGTGGAAACACCGCTTCTTTAGGCCCTTCAACAGTTGCCGGAGGTTTTAATAACATTGCTTCTGGATTGTCGTCTATTGGCGGTGGTTATCGCAACATCGCATCTGGAAATTGCTCAACAATTGGTGGTGGCGGTTCTAATATTGCTAATGGTGATTATTCAACAATTGGTGGTGGTAGAAGTAATATTATTGCATTAGGTTACCAATCAACAATTGGTGGTGGTTCTTATAATAATGCTACAGGACTTAATTCAACAGTTGGTGGTGGTTATTCTAATACTGCTTCCGGTAATACTTCAACAATTGGTGGTGGTCGTTGTAACATTACAAATTCAAGATATTCGGTTATTGCCGGTGGACAAAGAAATATAATTCAATCACCAATAAACGAATATTGTTCATTAGGCGTTACAATTGGTGGTGGTATTGGACACAATACTTCAGGTGGAACATTTGATATGTATACAGGTATATTATCAGGGACAATTGTTTGTTGTAATGCTGGTAGACTATCGACAATTGGAGGTGGATTTAGAAACTGTGCAACAGGAGCTAGTTCAACAATTGGTGGTGGTAGAGGTAATTGTGCATTAGGTTTTTCATCATTCATTGGTGGAGGTTCTTATAATTCAGCAACAGGTGCTACATCAACAATTGGAGGAGGTCTAAGTAATATCGCTTCTGGATGTTATTCAACAATAGGTGGGGGTCGTGACAATACTGCAACTGGGTATCTTTCAACCGTTGGCGGCGGTTCGTATAATACTTCTTCAAATAATTATTCAACAATTGGAGGTGGTCGTGATAACACTGCTTCTGGTACTTCAACAATTGGTGGAGGTCGTGGTAATACCGCTTCTTGTACTTACTCAACAATTGGTGGGGGTAGTTCTAATCTTGCTTTAGGTGATTATTCAACAATTGGTGGTGGTTATCGTAATACTTCTTCTGGTAATAGTTCAACAATTGGTGGTGGGTATCTAAATACCGCTTATGGTGATTGTTCAACAATTGGTGGAGGAAAGAATAATTCATCACTTGGAAATTGGTCAACAATTGGAGGTGGTTATAGTAATTGCACTTCAAATGGTTATTCAACAGTTGGCGGTGGGTTTTTCAATCTTGCTTCTGGTTTTTGTTCAACAATTGGTGGTGGTTCGTATAATACTGCCTCTGGTTCTCATTCAACAATAGGTGGTGGTTTTGGAAATAGAGTTTGTTCTTCTTGTTCGTCAATTCTTGGGGGAATGTGTAATACCATATCATCCGCATTTACCCATACTAATATAATTGGTAGTAATATCACAGCAAACAGAGCTTGTACAACATTTGTAAATGATTTATCTATTTGTAGTTTTACAGGTTCCTCAGGGAGTTCAGTTTGTGTTGGTTCAAATGGGTTGTTGGTAACTGCACCCGTTTCTCCATACCCAACGGCATATGGTTTATTTGCTCAAACAGGTGATAGTGCTACGGTATCAGCGACCACTGTCGAGACTAGTGTAATGGGACCAGGAGTTGGAACTTTGTCTGTTCCAGCAAATGGTTTCAAAGTAGGTGATTCGTTTCAGGCATCATTCGATGGTATTTTATCTTGTATTAACACTGCAACAATCCATGTTCACGTTAGAACAACTGGTGGTGCATTACTCATTGACACAGGAGTAATAGATTTGGATACCTCAACCTCAAGACCTTGGTTGTTGACTTTATATTTCACAATAAGACAAATCGGAGGAACCACCGTTGCTTCAATATCATCCGGTGGACTATTCTCCTACCTTAAAGATTCTGGACTTACCTATGAAGGATATCCGTTAAGTGAGATTAATAATACAACATTCGACACCACAATAATCAACACATTATCAGTGAATGTCCAATGGAATACCAATAATGCAGGAAATCAAATATTTTCAAGAAATTTTACACTTACTAAAATTTATTAACAACGTCATATATGGTCAATTGTAATTATTTTAGAATAGTAAATTATAATAATATTCAAATAGGGTATTATACATGGACAGGGTGTACTGGAATTGTAAATGTCTCACAAATTAATCCATTACAAACGGATTATGTTTGTGCCAACGAATTAGTTCAGGAAGATTATGGTGCACCTTTAACAATCGCTAATATTGGATTATGTCCAACATCTACTGCAACTTCTACGGTAACTCCTACGGTTACCCCTACGGTTAGTTTATCTGCAACTCCAACGACACAAACTCCAACCCCTACAAATACCGTAACACCGTCGATTACACCATCACCATTGTATGTTCAAAATTTAAGAACGGGAGGTTGGTATCAAAATGTTTGTGAGTCAGTTAATTCATTTGCCAATCCCGCAAATGTTGCGGTATATTCGACGAAACCTTTTTCATTATTGACTGTTGGTGACCACGTATTTGGAGATAAGACTATGACATTCCCTCCAATTAACGCCAATTTTACAATATCTGATGGTGCTAGGTTTATACAAATATCCGGAACATTAATAATAAATCAGGGTCTTTGTTTTTAGAAATAAGATAAAATAAAATAATTGAGTATTTATTGATATGCCAATTGGAATAAGGATTTTAAGTAATAATTTAAGTGGACAAACCACTGATGTAACATTTTTACCTCTATCAGGGGGGACAGTTAATCTTGGGACTCAAGTATTTCCATTTAATTACCTCTCAGGATATATCTATGGGACTTATAATTGTTATGTTCCTACATATGGTTACACATATAGTTTAGAAGTTCCGGAACCGACTCCAACACCTACACCCACAACAACACCAATACCAACTTGTCTCGATGGTTGGATGACCGAAAATTTCAACGGTACAACGTTTAGAAATGGGGATATAATACCACAAGCAATAAACAGTACAGAATGGGCTGATGCTAACACTAATCAAACGCCTGCTTGGTGTTATTATAACTTTGATTTTGATATTGGTATAATTTATGGTAAACTATATAATTGGTATGTTGTTGAGGATAGTAGAGGAATTGGTTCGGTGGGTTATATAGTTCCAAGTGAATCTGATTGGGATACTTTTGAGATATGTTTAGGGGGTAATTCTATTGCTGGTGGGAAGTTAAAAACAACGGGTACAATAGAAGACAATAACGGATTATGGTACGCTCCTAATGCAGGTGCAACAAACGAAATCGGTTTCTCAGGCGTTCCTAGTGGTGTTATGTCCGATGGAGGTTTTCCAGATTTACTTAATGAACGTGCAAGTTTTTGGACGACCACAGAAATTGGTGGTTCAGTAATGGTTATGAACTTAAATTACGGGCGTACCGATGTTTATCACGGACCTGATAGTAAAGGTAAAGGATATTCTATTAGATTAAAACAAGGTATTTCCCCTACTGGTTCAACTCCAACCCCAACAGTAACATCAACTAATATTAATTAAAAATTAACCCACAGACCCTACGGTTCATTAATCTCGGTGATAAGGGTCAATTATATTTTTTTTTAGCATAAAAACATAAAATCAATACTATCGTAGTATTTATATTTAAATAGAAATAACATGGCATGTAGCAAATATACTTTAACGAACACCGGTTCAACTTTAGTGAACTTTAATTACCGAAGATGTGAAGATTCACTATGGGAATACCAAGTTGAATTAAATCCATCCCAATCAAAAAATATATGGTTGATAGATAATACGTATTCAATTGCACCATTTTTTAAAAATTCGGTCTCTTTAGTGAATCAAGGGGTTTTCCCACCGGTTAGTGTAACTTAAACTCCAACGCCGACAAGAACCTAATACACCAACTTTAACTAATACTCTAACATAAGTTTTAGGGTTATAACACCTTATGGTCATTATTCGAATGACACTCACGGTATTTAATTACCGGTGGTGTGAGAGAAATTAATTTAAATAATTTTAATCAATGCGCATAACATTTTAATTTAAAATATATTTTAAAAACCCTCGACTTATCTCGGGGGTTTTTTATTTTTAAACTAAAAAGTAGTAATATGAAAATATTTGTTCAAATCGCGTCGTATAGAGACCCACAATTAGAACCAACAATCAAAGATATGTTGTCAAACGCAAAAAAACCTAAAAACATCACGTTTGGGATTGCAAGACAATTTAGTGAAGAAGACGGATTTGATAAATTAGAAGACTATAGAAAAGACAAAAGATTTAGAATACTTGATATTCCTCACGAAGATTCTAAAGGAGTTTGTTGGGCAAGAAATCTAACTCAACAATTATACGACGGTGAAACATATACCCTTCAAATAGATTCCCATATGAGATTTGTAAAAAATTGGGACGACATTTTAATTAAAATGATTAAGGGGTTACAAAAGGATGGTTATGAGAAGCCTCTACTTACGGGTTATGTTCCATCCTTTGACCCTGAAAATGACCCTGCTGGTCGAGTAAATGAAGCTTGGAGAATGGTGTTTGATAGATTCATCCCTGAAGGGGCAGTATTCTTTTTACCTGAGACAATTCCGGGATGGAAAGAATTAAAAAAGCCTGTTACAGCAAGATTCTATTCTGCTCACTTTTGTTTTACTTTAGGTGCCTTTTCAATCGAAGTTCAACATAATCCGGAATATTACTTCCATGGTGAAGAGATTTCAATTGCAGCAAGAGCATATACTTGGGGTTATGATTTATTTCACCCACAAATTCCGGTGGTTTATCATGAATACACTAGAAAAGGTAGAACCAAACAATGGGATGACGATAAGAGTTGGGGGGATAAGAATAAACATTCTCATCATACAAATCGAAAACTATTTGGTATGGATGGAGAAGTTCAAGAAGGTCATGATGGTCCATATGGCTTTGGGCCTGTTAGGACATTAACTGAATATGAAAAATATTCAGGACTTTTATTTGAAAAACGAGCAATTGATAAACATACTTTAGATAAAAATTATCCACCAAATCCATATAATTTTGAAACAGAAGAAGAATGGAAAAATAGTTTTTGTATGGTGTTTAAACATTGTGTTGATGTTGGATATACTAGTGTTCCTGAAAAAGATTATGATTTTTGGGTGGTAGCATTTCACAATAATAAAGACGAAACTTTATTTAGAAAAGATGCGGATAAAAACGAAATTACTAATATGTTGAGAGACCCTGATGGTTATTGTAAAATTTGGAGAGAATTCCAAACGGATGCATTACCTGATTATTGGGTTGTATGGCCTCACTCTGAATCTAAAGGATGGTGTGATAGAATAACAGGAAGAATTACACACAATCATGTTAGTTAATAAATAATAATATGAGTTACGCAATTGCAACATTTTGTTATGGGGAAAGATATTATAACCAAACAAATAGAATGATAGAATCATTTAAAAACCTTAAAGATAAACCAAAAATTTTTATTGTAACGGATAGTCCGGAATCAATTACTAAAGAAGATTTTGTATTTGTTGCCGATATTAAAGAGTACGATGAAAAATACTCAACATATAATACTAATTACTATGATTTTGATTTCTCGGTTAAAAGATTTTCAGTAAAATTTGCATTAGATAATGGGTTTACTAAGATAATTTTAACAGATACAGATATTATTCCAAATCAACAATTATTCAATCGGGAAAATATTTTAGAATGTTTCATTCCTAATAGTGTATCGGGGCAAGTAACATATCTTTTTGAAAAAGAAGTTGAGACTAATAGTATGTTAGGTAGACGATTTACCCATTACGAATCAAAATTTGGTGTTAATTACGACAAAAAAGATATGTGGATGCCGGAAGACTGTATTCAATTTTTGGATATTGAAAAAGAAAAATTTTACTCTTTTTTATCCACTTGGGATAAATGTATTGAAATTAAATATTCGGATAAATTACATAATATACCCGCAGGAAATATTGACGAAATGTGTTTTTCTGCATTTAATAATGGGGTTGAATTACATAATAACTCCAGTAAACATATAAACTTATTAATTCCCAATCACGATAAATGGTACTAAAAATAGTGACATCAGTTTACGAGTTAAACTATGAAGACGCAAGAGGAGGTATGGTATATAAATCATACCCATTATTAACTCAAACATTACGAAATATTATTTTTGATGATTTTGAGTATGTGATTTACACAAACCAATACACTTATGATAAGTATCATTTGGGTGACCAATTTAATCAACCTAACATAACCATAAAATTTCATGAATTAAACTCTGAAAACTATCTTAATAATATAAATCCAATTAGAAACCTTAAATTTTCTGAAGGGGAAATTCATGATAGAATTTATAGTGTTAAAAATTATATTGAAGTTATTTTTAATAAATTACAATTTTTACTTGATGAGTGTGAAGATAATAAAAACGTTGTATGGATTGATTCTGGTTTATTTGGGACTAGTTGTCATGATAGATGGAGAGATTATATCAATGTTTTCGCCCATTCAGAACTATTTTTAAATAAAATAAATGAAAAAATATCGGATAATGGGTTTATTTGTTTAAGAGGAGAATCAATTCAAGTAAATTATGAACTTAAAGCGGTTTTAGTTGATATGTTCAACACTGATTTTAAATTAGTACCCGGTGGGTTATTTGGTGGGGACAGTGAATCCGTTAAAAAAGTTTTATCTAATTATTCGTCAATTTTTGAAACATACTACACAAAAACAAATAAATTAATTAGTGAACAAGAAGTTTTATCGATTCTAACTCATACTAACGATGTTAAATTTTTTAATTTTGAGGATTGGTTAGATTTACAAAAAGGTATATTAGACCTTATGGATTTGTTAGATAACAATAAATATAAGATAGATAGTATTTTGGGATATACAACGGATACAAATATAGAAAATATTTTAGATGAGGACATTACTTTTAATAGTTTTACCGAATTATCTGATAAGTTGGGTATTGATAAAGGTTCTATATATGAAAACCATATGTATAGTGAGGTTTATGAAAAAATGTTATCAAAGTATATCAATAAAACTCCAGTAATAATTGAAATTGGGGTACATGATACAAGATTTCCTGGTGGATGTTTAAAATTTTGGGATTTAATTTTCCCTAATATGGAATATTATGGGTTTGATATAGTAGACTGTAACCATTTAAAATGTAATAGAGAAAAAATTACCACAATTATAGGGGACCAAAATAAACCTGAAGATTTAATGAGGATGATTAAAACATATGATTTATCGGGTAAGGTTGATTTTATTATCGATGATGGTAGTCACATTTCGGAACATATTATAACTAGTTTTAAAACATTATATCCTCATATAAAAAAGGGGGGTTATTACTTTATTGAAGATTTACACCCTGAATATGCTAATAGAGATTACACTATATCAACTATAAACTCAATTATAGATGAATATAAGTTTGAGGTAACTAATAAAGAATTAGTTAATAACGATAAATTATGGATAATAACTAAATAATGAAAATACCAATAATAATAAATAATAGAAATTTACTTACTTGGCCGTCAAAAATGGTTGAAGATTTACAGACTTTTGAAAATGTTGGTGAAATTATTATCTTAGATAATGGGTCAACTTACGAACCTCTTTTAGAATGGTATAAGACAAATCCTTGTACAATAATTTATTCTGAAAATTTAGGTCAAGGAGCTCCATGGATTTTAAATTTACCAAATAAATTAGGGTTTGATTATTACGTGGTCACTGACTCTGATTTAGACCTATCTAAAACACCTAAAAATTCATTACTCCAATTGAAAGAAAAATTAGATTCCCATTTGGAATATTCAAAAATTGGATTATCACTTTATAATTGGAATGTATCTGAAGAATCCCCTTATCATCATTTTTTAAAAACTTGGGGTTTAAATAATTGGGGTGAAGATACTATCATTGATGGATTATTGACAAAACAGTTAGTTGATACAACATTTGCATTATATCATATCGATAGACATCCTCATGGACATAGTTGTGCCACTAATTTACCATATAGCGCAAGACATATTCCTTGGGAAATTACTAAGGACATTATACAGGATATGCCAAATAAAAATTTCGAATTCTATAATTATTTACTAAATGCCACCAATGCCTCATCATATAAATCGTTTATATCATTTAACACAATTTATGGGTAAAAAAATACAAATATTTTATCACATTTTTTTAATTAATAATTGGGTTAATATTGTAAAAGAACAAATTGAATCATTAACTAATTCAGGATTATTAGAAGTATCAACATTAAATATTGGTGTTTTTTTTGACAAAAAAATTGATAACGAAGAAGAAACATTAATGGAACTTTTATTAAAAATACCGAGTCTTAATTTAATGTTCATTAATGAAAATAATTCATTTGGAGAATCAAAAACTTTAAGTAAACTTAAAGAATTTTCTATGTCCGATAATGATAATACTAATATTCTTTATCTTCATACTAAAGGTGTTACACAATACGAGTCAATACGAGAAAAACCTGTTAAAGAGTGGAGATTAATGATGGAACATTTTTTAATTACTAATTGGAAAATCTGTGTTGAAACATTAGATAACGGATTTGATTGTTGTGGAATTAATTACCAAGACCATGCCGGTAATGTTAGAGGTAAAACAAAGTTGATTCAAATATTTAATGGTAACTTTTTTTGGACCAAATCTAATTATGTTAAAAAATTAGACGAATCTATTTTATTTGAACATAGATATTCTTCGGAAAATTGGATTTTAAGTTCGGAACACAAAGTACACTCATTTCTTAATGTCCCCCCTATTTTTAACCTATATTATAATATATACGAAAATTATAAATAAAAATAACTAAAAAATAATATGAATAAAATAACATTAGTAACCGGAATTTGGGATATTGGTAGAGGTGACTTATCTGAAGGTTGGTCTAGGTCTTATCAACATTATTTAGATAAATTTGAACAATTATTAGATGTTCAAGAAAATATGATAATATTTGGTGATAATGAACTTAAAGAGTTTGTTTTCAAAAAAAGAAATGAATCAAACACTCAATTTATTGAAAGACCTTTATCTTGGTTCACAAATTCTGAGTTTTACAATATAATTCAAGTTATTAGAACAAGACCAAGTTGGATAGACCAAGTTGGTTGGTTAGGGGAATCAACCCAAGCAAAATTAAAAAACTATAATCCTCTTGTGATGTCCAAAGTGTTCTTACTACACGACGCAAAAATAATGGATAAGTTTGAATCGGAATATATGTTTTGGATTGATGGAGGTTTAACCAATACTGTACATCCGGGTTATTTTACTCATGATAAAGTTCTTGATAAATTATCAAAATATGTGTCAAAGTTTTCATTTATCAGTTTTCCATATGGAGCTGAGACCGAAATACACGGGTTTGAATATGACAAATTAAATTCAATTGCAGGTGATGAAGTAACTAAAGTTTCTCGAGGTGGATTCTTTGGTGGTCCCAAAAGTTCAATAAGTGATATTAACGGAATTTATTATGGATTGTTAAAATCAACTTTAGAAGAAGGGTATATGGGTACTGAAGAATCAATCTTTAGTATTATGACATATAAACATTCTGATTTAATTAATTATTTTGAAATTGAGTCAAGTGGACTAATTGGAAAGTTTTTTGAAGATTTAAAAGACGATAAGTTAATACCAAAAAATGAGGGGAAAGTGTCTGTCGAGAATACCTTGGATACCAACAAAGTTGGACTTTATGTTATTACATTCAATAGTCCTAATCAATTTGAAACCCTAATTAAATCAATGTTGGAATACGATAAGGACTTCATACTTAAACCAAAAAAGTTCTTACTTGATAACTCAACTGACCTATCGACAACTTCAAGATATCAGGAACTATGTGAAGAATATGGATTTGAACACATCAAAAAAGATAATATTGGAATTGTTGGTGGTAGAGTATTTGTTGCCGAACATTTCGATGAAACTGATTTGGATTTTTATTACTTTTTTGAAGATGACATGGCGTTTTACCCTAAAAAAGGTGAAGTGTGTAAAAACGGTTTTAATAGATTTGTTTCAAACTTATATTCAAAATCATTACAAATTATTAAAAATGAAAATTTTGATTTTTTAAAATTAAGTTTTACTGAATTTTATGGTTCAAATGACATACAATTTTCATGGTACAATGTACCCCAAAATGTTAGGGTAGAATTATTCCCCGAAAAACCATTATTACCTGTTCAAGGATTAGACCCAAACGCACCAAGAACTAAATTCAATAACATTAAAACACATCAGGGGTTACCTTACGTTGATGGTGAAATCTATTTATCCAACTGGCCAATTGTGTTAAATAAAATAGGTAATTATAAATGTTATTTAGAGACACAATGGGCGCACGCATTCGAGCAGACTCTCATGTCTCATTGTTATCAGGAAACTGTTAAAGGTAATATTAAACCAGGTATTTTGTTATTAACTCCAACTGAGCATGACCGATTTGACCACTATGATGGTTCTTTAAGAAAAGAATCTTAATTTATTATTTTATTACTTTTTTTCAAATTATCTTCAGCCCATAGTGGCTGAAGATTTGTATAATGACAAAGTTTATATATTTCTTCTTCGGTATTGGAGGAAGATAATGGTATTTTGTGGTCAATGTGCCATCCGTACAATCCTTGATTACCCCAAGACATTCCTTCCGTGAATTGTTGTTCTAAATGTTCTTTAAGGAATTCCGGAGAACATCCTACAATATCAAAAGTTTTATTTGTTTTAGTTAGATTTTTTAATTTAAGAAATGTTCTAATTCTATTTCTTATGATGTGAGATAATCTAAATAAATTATTATTAACGTATTTAAACATTACATAATCAGAAAAATAATCCTTATTATTAACATAATAATTTTTATTATAATCCGGGTTTAAACCGTTAAATTTTATTTTATACTCTAAAAATTTTTTTTCATTATTTTTATAATATTGTTTATAATAAGAAGTATTTTTAGAAAACCACTTGTTATTATATTCTTGTTTTTTTTGTGGAAATTTTTTAATATAATTTTGGCTTTTTAAATACCAACAAATTTTACACTCATTTCTATGACCGTCTTTCGAATCTTTTCTTTTATTAAACTCACAAAATTCCTTTTCTTCTTTACACTTACTACAAATCTTTTTTTCCATAATGTTCTTTAAGTAAAGTTTCGATTAGTCTCGATTTATTTGTGATATCATCTTCCATTCGTTTAAATAATTTAGGGTCTAAACTAATGGCAAATTTAATCTTTTTCTCTTCTTCTTTTTTTCTTGGTTTCATATACTATAAATATCTTGTAAAGTATGAAAAGTTATACTTTATTAAAACAAAAATACGATATATTTATTAATAAACAAAAAAAATGGAATTTTTTATTAAACAGAATTCAAACTTACCGGTCTTAAAATTTCAAATTGTAAAAGATGGGCGCTCAGGGTATGAACAACTTATGAGAGATTTGGAAGTTTCTACAATATTTTTTACAATGATTGACGTGGAGACGGGAATACCTAAAATCGTTTCGGCTCCTTGTAGTATAGTTTCTTTAATATTACCTGACGGTGCACCAACTGAATATTATGTATATTATAAATTTACTTCAAGAGATACAAATACTCCGGGAAGGTTTCAAGGTCAGGTGCTGATTAAAAATGATGAGGGTAATCTAATACTTCCAATTAGAGAAGAACTCTATATTAATATCCAACCAAGTTTTATTTCGGAAACCGCTTGTTGTTAATTTGATTCTTAAATTTAATTAACTATATTTATCTACGATGAGTAAGGTGAACTTCACAACTAAGTGATTGCTAATATACCACTCCAAGATAATATATGATAGACAGTAAAGAAATTGAGTCATTCCTCCACGGAAATGACCCGGAAGAATTTATAGTTGCCATCGAGTATGACTACCGAGACAACTGTATTTACAAAGTACGTGAAGTTCCTGGCAAAGGAAAAGAAATCCGTAAAGACACTTTTACCCCGTTCGCTTGGGTGGGTGATTTAAAACAACTAAAATTTTATAACGATTCAAGGGCTGCTCAGAAAGAAGCCATGTCCAAGTATGGAATTCTGATTGAGAAATTGGAAACTCATGGAAATGAACGTCTTGAAAAGGGCTTAACCTATTTGGTTAAATCCATGAAAGGATATAGAGAACTTATCCAATTCTTTAGAGATGGAGGATGTGACCCATGGGGTGATAAAGCCAAGGATAAAATAACTCTTTTATCTCCGGTGGAACAATACCTTGTATCCAAAGAAAAAAGATTATTCAAAGGGTTTGAAAACTATAACGAGGTTACTCGAATGGTTTATGACTTGGAGACGACCTCCCTTGAACCTAAGGATGGTCGTATCTTTATGATTGGAATCAAAACCAATAAAGGATTCCATAGAGTGATTGAGTGTACTGATGAAAACGAAGAAAAGGGGGCAATCATTGAATTTTTTAAAGTAATCAATGAACTTAAGCCATCAATTATTGGTGGATATAACTCGGCAAACTTTGACTGGCATTGGATATTTGAAAGAAGTAAAATATTGGGGATTGATTTGAAAAAGGTATGTAAATCATTAAACCCTAACCATTCTTATACTCGTAAAGATGGTATGTTAAAATTGGCTAATGAGGTTGAGACTTATACTCAAACTTCTATTTGGGGTTATAACGTTATTGATATTATCCATGCGGTTCGTAGGGCTCAAGCAATCAACTCAAGTATTAAAGCGGCTGGTTTAAAATATATCACCAAATACATTAATGCGGAATCTCCAAGTCGTGTTTACATTGACCACTTAGACATTGGTCCATTTTATGCCAACAAGGAAGATTTTTGGTTAAACACTACTAATGGTAATTACAAGAAAGTTGGTGTTGACCCTAAGATTGATGAAATATGTAAAAGACGAATTGATACTTACGAGAAAACTAGTGGAGATAAGTTAGTAGAGATGTATCTTGACGATGACTTAGATGAAACCCTTAAAGTTGACCAAGAGTTCAACCAAGGTTCATTCTTATTGGCGGCAATGATTCCAACAACATATGAAAGGGTTTCAACAATGGGTACTGCAAGTCTGTGGAGAATGTTACTTTTAGCGTGGTCATATAAATATAATTTAGCCATTCCAGTTAAAGAACCTAAGACTGACTTCGTAGGGGGTCTTTCAAGACTCTTAAAAGTTGGTTATAGTAAGAATGTACTAAAACTTGACTTTAGCTCCCTATATCCCTCAATTCAATTGGTACACGATGTATTTCCTGATTGTGATGTTACGGGAGCAATGAAAGGTATGTTAACCTATTTCCGTAATACTCGTATCAAATATAAACAATTAGCTGAGGAGTTTTATGAAACAGACAAAGCAAAATCTGAGTCATATGGTAATAAGCAGTTACCAATTAAGATTTTCATTAATTCGTTATTTGGTGCTTTATCGGCTCCACAAGTATACGCTTGGGGAGATATGAATAAGGGTGAAAAAATTACCTGTACCGGTAGACAATATTTAAGACAGATGTTAAAGTTTTTTACCAAAAAAGGTTATACTTCTTTGGTTTGCGATACTGATGGTATGAACTTTACAATCCCCGATGGAGTTGAAACTCGTAGATATATTGGTAAAGGGTTAAATTGGAAAGTAAAAAAAGATAAAGTTTATGAGGGTTATTACGCCGATGTTGCTGAATATAACGATATTTTCCAAAAAGGTGAAATGGCCTTAGACTGTGACGGAACTTGGGTGAGTTGTATTAATCTCGCTCGAAAAAATTATGCCGTAATGGAAACTAATGGTAAAATTAAACTAACCGGAAATTCAATTAAATCTAAAAAACTACCTTTATATATTGAGGAATTTTTAGACAAAGGTGTTAAATTATTATTAGAGGGTAATGGTCAGGGGTTTGTTGAATATTACTATGAATACCTACAAAAGATTTATAATAAAGAAATTTCATTAAGTAAAATTGCTCAAAGGGCTAGAGTTAAATTATCGTTAGATGATTATAAGAAACGATTGACGACTAAAACAAAATCTGGAAATAGTATGTCACGCATGGCTCATTTGGAATTAGCAATACAAGAAAACTTAAAAGTTAATTTGGGTGATGTTATTATGTATGTTAACAATGGGTTAAGAGCTTCTCATGGAGATGTACAAAAAAAGAATGACGGGGTTCAATTGAATTGTTATTTATTAGATAAAGATATTCTAACGGATAACCCTGATTTAAAAGGTGATTATAATGTCGCAAGGGCTGTTGTTACTTTCAATAAAAAACTATTACCACTAATGGTTGTATTTCAAGATGAGGTCAGAAATAATTTATTAGTCAATGAACCTGAAAAAAGAGGTATATTTACCAAGTCTCAATGTGAATTAATTAGTGGGAATCCGTTAAAAGATGGTGACCAAGACACTGTGGAGGAGTTATTAGAAATTACAGACTTAGAACTAAAATTTTGGGACAGAGTTGGTGTTAGCCCTGATTACATTTATGATTTGGCGGAAGAAGGGTGGGAAGAATATATAAAATAATTTTGTGAATCATCACACTTTTACTATATTTATAGATATTTATTATTATGGGAAGAAAATTAAAATTAGAAGAAGAAAGGAAAACTAAAGTATCGGTGGCGTTAGACCCTGAACTATTAACTTATTATCGAGGACTTCACATTAATTTATCATCATTAGTGAATCAATTACTTAAAGATTATAGAAAAGATGGAAACAAAAACTTGTAGTAAATGTAAAGAAGAAAAAAATGTTTGTGATTTTTATAGAAATGGGGATTCTCATGATGGATTAAGGTCTAACTGTAAAAAATGTCAAAATAAGAACAGTGAGAATTGGAGAAAAAATAATCAGGAAAAATCTGACGACATTAAAAAAAAATTTCTTAAAAAAAATCCGGGAAGATTATACGAATATAATAAAAAATGGAGAGATAAAAACAAAGATAAAATTAGGAATTATCAGTCAAAGAAAAATAAAGAAAGATATAACAATGATATATTATTTAAATTAATTACAAATTATCGAAATAGGTTAAAAGATATTTTTAGAGATAATAATCTTATTAAAAAAAATCGCTCGATAGATTATTTAGGGTGTGATACAACATTTTTGAAAAAATACTTAGAAGATAAATTTAGTGAAGGTATGACTTGGGATAACAAGGGATTTTACGGGTGGCATATTGACCATATAATTCCATTATCTTCGGCAAAAAATGAGGAAGACATTATCAGACTATCTAATTATACTAATCTACAACCATTGTGGGGAAAGGATAATATGAAAAAGGGAAATAGAGTGACATAAAAAAAGTGGATATAATCCACTTTTTTTATGATTGTTTAAGTCCATCTGAGCTCAACACGTACCAATTACCTCCAACAAACCTAAATTCAATACAAGCATATTGGTCGGCAACTATTTCATCATAGTCTTCATCTATTTTTCCAATGTCCGGTTTTATCGTAACTTTAGTCATTGATTTAATTACAATATGGTCAGTTGTTTTTGAGTCTAAAATAATTATTGATTCTGAGACACCTCTAACAATAATACAACTTTCTCCATTTGTCCTATAATCCGATTCAGACACTACAGATATTTCCGAGGTGTCAATTACCATTCCATTTATAATCCTTCTTGAAGGAATTGATTTTACTATTGCCATATTATATTACGTAAATTTGTCGAGGCATTGCTCTAAATTTCATTTGTTTGTTTAAGTTTTCAGCAATTAATGCTTCTCTTTCCATTACTTTTTCAGGTCTTAATCTTGTTAACCAACCTTCAGCACCTGTTAATTCTTCAATTAATTTTGATTTTTCATCTTTTGATTCAGTCGATAATGATTGATAATCCATTGTTAATTCACTATCAGGTGTCTTAAGATTACCACTATACTTTCCTCTAACTCTTGCCAATGTTTCTTTACAATATGCAGTAAACCATCTTCTAACCCATTGTTGACCCGGTATATTTAACTCTTCCCAAGTTAAATTATCCATTGGAACATCTGACGGTAATTTAATTACATCAGGATTATTTTTTAAACAATCGGCTCTATTATCAGGAGACACATCATAATACCAATACCACACGGCTTTACCCACATAACCATTAATATTATTCCAATTAAATCTTCCTCCCGGTGTATTGTATAAATGAATATTTTTCTTACCATCAGGTAATCCGGTAATTCTATAGGTAAGCGAACCTCCTAAAATTCTACTCATGACATTTGCTTCTTGCATTCTCGATAAATAATCAAAACCTGACATCATAAAGTAAGAACCTTGATTTCCCATTTGGGCGAACCCCGCCTCACTAGCACCAAGACCCATACCCATACCAAATCCACCGGCAGCCCCTCCTAATCCAAATGCGTTCCATGGTCTATCACTAAACCATAATAATTCATTAACCTCTCGACCCGCTGGAATCTCATAAGTTTGAGTGTTTGCACTTAATACAAAATAGTCCTTCTTTAGAACCCAAGGACCTTCTGTTTGAAGACCCACAATTTTTGAATATGAATAACTAAATTGTTGTTCAAAGTCCATTGTTCGAGTAATCAATGCCTTCGCAACTGATTTCTCATTCATGTTTAGATTAACTAAATTAACCCATTGACTATCTATCAACCACTGAAGAACATATTCTTCGTAATCTCCAATAGATAATTCCATTAACGAATCCATCATTTCATCTTCAAGTTCAACACTTCTAAGTGGTGCTCCTAATTGATGTTTGACCCTCGTATATATTTTACTTCTTTCTGGTTCCGGTATAACTGCCATAATTATAAATATCAAGAAAGACTATAAATTAAATTTTGTTCTGGAAAAACAAAATTACCTTCGTCAATTTTAATATTTTTATTTTCAAATATTAAAATTTCTTTATTATTTTTTGCGAATATCAACCAATTAGTATCATATCGTTTAACATTTCCGGACCCCATTATTGTAGTAGCACCATTTTCGGTTTTAAAATGAGTAAATGGTTTAATTTGAGAGGTTTTTAAAACACCATCGACAGTTATTTTACAATCAACACCACCAATCATATCTTCACTACTTCCAAGTTTACCAATTGGTATAATATTATTACCCCCGAATCGTTTTTTAAGTATTTCAATTGTGGTGTCTTCTCGTTTTTGACCCCAAGCGTGAGTTTGATTCAGAACCATCATTAAAGATTGGAATGTAGGGGAAGTGGTATTGAATATTCTATTTTTATATTCGTAGATAAATTGATTTAATCTTTTAACTTCACTAATTTGTCCTTGGGCTGTTTGGAATTGGAATATGATTATGGGTTGTTGTAAGGCCGAGAGTACTTTATTAACATCTCGTAATAATACACTAAACGCACTATAGTTTGTGTTTAGTTTGTTAATTACTGACCGACCCGGCATTTCTAAATCATAAATACCATAAGATTCTCCCGGAGAATACTTATCTTTTTCATAGTAATATTGGTGAAAAACTTCTTTTAAGATTTGGTTAATACTATTTTTAAATAGATTCTTAACGGTGGGATTATTATTAAATAATAATCTACATTCTTCCACTTTGGATGGAGAACATTTTTCGGCTTTTTCAGTCAGTAAAATTAAATATGTACTTGTCTTAACAGTTGTCATATAGGCTTGTTTTTATAATTAGGGAACAAATATATATAAATAAAAACAATAATCAAAATTATTCAATTATTTTTTTCTTAAACTATTAATTTTTGTCATAATTTCTTCAGCTGCGTCAGCAGTATTTTGATTATCTCCCATGACGGTTGCAATCACTTGTTTCTTATTATGAAGTATGTCGTAGATAATTCCCTCAATTGTATTTTCAAAAATTGGGTAATAAACTAATACGTTGTTTTTTTGTCCATATCTATATGCCCGGTCTTCTGATTGTGCATGGTCGGAAGGTAAAAACGATAAATCATTAAAAATTACCGCTTCAGCAGATGTCAATGTAATACCAACACCGGCAGCTTTAATATTACCGACAAATACTTTTATCTTATCATTTTCTTGGAATTGGTCCACACTGAATTGTCTCTCAACTTTAGACATTGAACCATCGAGTTTAACCGCCGCTTTTCCAAAATGTTCTGTAATTTTATTTAATGAATCGGTAAAGTTACAAAAAATTATGACTTTTTTATCTTGTTCGATAATATTTTCCGCAATTTCTATTGTTTGAGTAATTTTTTCATCTGCAATAATTTGACGAATTTTAGTAAGTTTTGTGAATTGAACTGTTAAGGATTTTGATTCTTCAGGGTTCTTTTCATACCAATTGTAATAATCACCCATTACTTCTTCATAAAGTTTAGACTTTAATCTTAAGTAAACCGGAGTAATAATTTTATCTGGTAAATCTAAAACATTTTCTTTCAACCTTCTCAAAGTAAGACCTGCAGTTCTATCTCGTAATTCTTCAAGATTAGATGCCCCTTGAACATTCCAAATTTTTCTTGGACCAACTTTAAATTGAAAACCAGAACAATAACGAATAACATATGCCATCCAATTCTTGGCTACAGGTGAATCAATTAAACTAAGTAAATTAAAATAATCGATTGGACGGGAAGTCATTGGTGTACCAGTTAATAACCACAACCTATCAACACTTTTTGTAATGTCATTAATAAGTTTTGTTCGTTGAGCTTGAGCATTTTTAATATAATGAGCTTCATCAATAATAATTAAATCAAATTTTGACATTAAGATTAAAGAATCATCTTTCTTTTTTGGGTCGTGAAAATTCTTCATAATATCGTAATTAACGATAACAAAATCATCTTCGGTACTAAATTGTTTTCCTTCTGAGATATAGATACTTCTATCCGAATAATTTTCAATTTCTCTTTTCCAGTTAATTTTAAGAGTTGCGGGACAAATAATTAAAATTTTCTTCGCTCCCGTTTCTAAAGCGGCAATAATGGTAGAAGTTGTGTTATGTGTAACAATTGCGTGTTCAGTTACATATAATTTATCAGGAGAATCTACTGAAATACAAATAGCCTCACCATTACCCTCAAATTTAATATCTTTAATATATCTACCAACCTTATATTTTTCGGGAGTATTGTATAAATCGTATTTTCTTTTAAGTTTAAATGGATTCATCCCTGATGGTAATTTTATGTTAACTCTATAAGATTTTTTACCTTCTTTTTTTTCACCCTTGTATGTATAGTTAGTTGTTCTACTTTTTTTTTTGGCAATACCACCTAAACTATGTACGATTTCAATAACATCATCACATAATCTTTCCGATACAGTTGAAAATTCAGTCCCTTCAAAATTTCCTTTTTTATTGAGGCAACAAGTTCCATCAGTATCCATTAAACCTTTTAAAATTTCTAATCTATTTTCAATTGAGGTATATTTAAAACAATCCGGGACAAATTTATTATGAGAAGTACAACCCATTAAATTTAAATTTTTAAGAATTTGTGTGATAGGATTATTGTGACCATTTTTTTTTGTAATGGAATAATCATATTTAGTATTTTTCTTTTTAATTATTTGAGTATTTTCAGGTAATAATTCTTTAATATATTCTATGATTTCATCATCTGCGGAACTAAACATAATACTTTTTTGACTGATACCTCCATCACCTAAAATTAACCCAAGTAAATAAGGATTTACCGGGATTTCATTATCAACAAATTCAATTGGTTTAACAATAGGTATTTGCCACTTACTATTACCTCCTTTTTCCTTAAAATAAGTTTTAAATTTATAATTTCTATTAATATTATTTTTCTCACCTGAGACTTCTAAAAATAATTCTTCATCAATCATTTGACCAATAGATAAAACAATGTTTTTTTTATTACGAGAATTTTTAGTATTATGACCAAAACTTCGCGCCCTAACAGAAAATAAATGTTCTTTACAGACTAAGACAGAAACTCCATCGTTAAATGTTACTCTATATAAATCTTTAATTCCTTGAGGATAAACACCTTGAACATTACATTTCTTACCATCACTACCAATAACTTCATCACCAATTTCTAAATCTCCAATTCTTTTTCTACCATATGGGGTAAATACTTTATTCTCAACAAATTCAGCTTTACCCAACCCCATATCGTCAGCAAGAATAAACTTCTTATTCTCAACTAATTTTTGGACGGCTTCTTTTTGATGTTCAAGAGGAGGACGATTAGAGTATTTTGAATAATCAATTACAACGTTTTTAACGGTGTTATCTTTAATGATTGCCGCTTTAGGTAACCAAAAATGATGGAACTCTTCGGTTTCAAATACTCTACCCCAAATATGATACGCTTTTTCTTTATCCGATAATAATTTCTCAACCCATACCTTTTGTGGTATTTCAGTATACAATTTATCATCCGCAAGTTTCTGTGCGAAGTAGGTATCAAGAATTACCCATTTCTTGGCAACTTTGGGTTGTTTATCGTGATTGTTAATTATGTATTCTGATTGACTCCTTGTTGGGTAAAACTTTCTATTTAATTGTGACTTTCGTTTTAATTCAATAAGGTAGTTATTACCACCTTCATAGGTTTCCAATAAGGACAATGCTTTTGACTCGAGACTTACATCCATTTATACAAAAAATATTTTAATTAAATATAGTTGATATTGAAGTATTTATCAAGATATGAGTATGAATCAAACACAATTAGAAAAAATGATAGGTAAAATGATGAATGTCATTAAACCTAATGGTGTATCCGATATGGGTTTTAATTTAAAACCAATGGAAACTTATAAGGATGAATACTATATGATGGTTACATATGTTGTCCCTGATGGAAGTGAATTTTTAAAAAGAGACAACATGAAAAAAACTGATGTTTATAGAGACCAATGGAATCGTGAGATTAAAAATACAATTAAAAATTATTTTAATGTTAATGTTGTTATTAGTTCATCGTCTATTGAATCTGAGTCATATCATAATAGATTAAAACAGTGATAATATGCAAAAATTAGTTCCAATAACAAGATTAGGTAAGTTCTTCGGAGCCGAAGATTATTCTCTCGACATAGGTATGGGTGAGGAATGGTTATTGGGAGATATGAACTTTACCGTTATTCTTTATAGAGTTGATAGATATAAAACTAAAACTGATGATGTTTATGGTGAGGTGACCGAAGATGGAATCCAATTCATGGCACCGGTTGAATTACAAGGTTTGGTTCAAGTAATGGCTCCAACCTCTAAACTAATTGCCAGTTCTAAACTTGAGAGTCAGGAACCTGGTAATATGAAATTTTCGGTGTATCAAAAAACACTTGATGAATTAGGTGTTGAGGTATTTTTGGGAGATTATCTTGGGTATTATGAAACTGAAGACCGAGTTAGATATTATGTTGTGAGTGATGATGGATATGTTAGGTCAGATAACCGCCATTCGTACGCGGGTTACAAACCTTTTTACAGGACTATCATAGCGACATATGTTAGTGAAAACGAATTTAGAGGGATATAATGAAATACATAATAACAGAAAGTAGGTTAAATTCAATTATTGAAAATTGGTTAAATGAAAACTATGGTGACTTAGAAAAATTTAATCGTACTGAATTTAGAGAAATTTATTTATCCAAAAATGGGAGGTTTAAATTTATGTATAATATAAAGGCAAAACGATTATATATTCTTAGTGAGGTATGGAATTTTATTACAGATATGTTTGGATTAGATTATGATGAGACGGAAAAAATTCTATTAAATTGGTGTAGTAATAAATTTGGGTTTAGGATAAAAAACCTTGCTAAGGTAGATGAAATATGAAAGTATTAATAACAGAAAGTAAATTATTTAACGCCATCTATCAGTATATTGATAGTTATTTAAACTCAAACGAAATTAATTGGGTTTATGGTAGAGATGGGGATGAAGATAATGACGAGTATCCTGATAATGAAGACTCTTTAGTCTTTTATAAAGGAGGTACTTGGACGGGAGAAGATTATAGTGATATAGTTTTTAATTACTTTATGGTAGATTATTATGAAGATACCCCCGGAAGCTACAAAGACGAAGCTCCAATTTTAGAAGTTATGGGTGAATATGGAGAACATTTAGACAGTATGTTTAATAAACATTGGGAAGAACCTATGAAAAAATGGTTTGAAGATAATTTTAATTTACCGGTTAATACGGTGTCAACATATTACGAATAATGAAAGTATTAGTAAAAGAATCACAGTTAAGAAGGATATATGAAATTGTTATCAATAAAGAAGAAGATGACTTTATTGGTAAACGAGTTATGGCGTACTATAATTTACACAAACATACATTTTCAGTTAGATATAATAATAAAATAATTTTACATGCCGATTACGTCAAGTTAGAGAATGTTGAATTTAGAGTTAGACCGGGAGGAAAAGAAAGAGTTCGTTCTGAAAAACAAAAAAATGTCCATGCGTTTGTTATTGGAGATTTAATTGATTTTTGTGAATACCCGTGTGAGGATATGCCAATTCCACCATCTGATGTGGTGGCGACTTATAATCCATATAAATATGATTCGTTTGTTTATAAAGGAACTGATGAACCAGTTTATAGTGCGGGTGAAGTAGAAATGATAAATTTAAAAGACAAAATATATATAACTAAATAATATGCCATTACCAAAAAAAGTTATACCAACATTACCTTTAGTTCCACAGAAGACCTTGTCAGCTCGTAGGGAACAACTATTGGAATATATTAATGAGGATGGAACATATCTTCCTAAATCAGTGTTGCATGCAGATTTGGATAGAGGAATGTTAGATTTTGTTAAAACTGATTTAGAGGTCATTACCGCAGGAAAAACAGTTCCAATGGTTGATATTATAATCACATCACAAAATTGGTCTCAATATGTTGAAACTGCTTTATTTGTGGATTTAGATTATAATCCATCCCCGCCCTTCATCACAGTGGTTAGAAGTCCCGAAGTTAAATTTGGAACCAACCCTGCTTTGAAATATACGATTCCGGATAGAAAACAATTTTATTACGCATCCGTTCCGACTTGGAATGGAAATGTTCAAGGTATGGACATTTACACAATACCTCAACCGGTTCCTGTAGATATTAATTACAGTGTAAAAATTATTTGTAATAGAATGAGAGAACTTAATCAATTGAATAAAGTGATTATGCAGAAATTCTCATCAAGACAAGCCTATACATTTATCAAAGGTCAATATGTTCCAATTGTTATGAATAATGTTTCAGACGAATCACAAATGAGTTTAGATTCTAGAAAGTATTATGTTCAATCTTATGACTTCACAATGTTAGGTTATTTGATTGACGAAGAAGAGTTTGAGGTTAAACCGGCAATTGCAAGAGTAACCCAACTTATGGAATTAAGTGGAACCGAAAATAACAAAAAAAGAGATAAATACCCTAAGAACCCTAACGAATTTTTAGAGAATTATTTGTTTGTTGTTGGGAATGATACCCTAAGTGATATGGTATCTTACACCGCAAATCTTTCTTTCGGTACTTGGTCTAATGTTGAGACATACGATGTCTATATTAATGGAGATTATTTTGGTACAGATGTCCAAAATATTCAAATAACAACTAACGATATTTTACGAATAGATGTTGTTAAAACTGATGACAATTTGGAATCCACAATTCAGTTTGAAAACTTATTGGTTTAATCCTCACCATATATATCTTTTTTCTCTTTACAGGTTTCTGTAATTAATTTTTCTAAAAACTTATAAATTTTTAATCCTCGTTTTTCACAGTACTTTTTGAGTATCTCGTGGACGGCGGGGTCTATTTTAATGTTCTTGATTTCTTTTGTCTGTTTCATAGGTAGAAAAAAGGTAGAATTTATTCATACTCTTTACTAATAGATATTTAAAAGTAAAGTTTTTTGATATTCTATTGAATATTTATCTATAAAATAAATCTACAATAGAATAATTAAATAATGGCAACAGCACAAGCAAATCAAAAAGTTTTCGTTTCACCGGGAGTATACACTTCAGAAACTGACTTATCATTCGTAGCACAAAGTGTAGGTGTTACTACCTTAGGTTTAGTTGGTGAGACTTTAAAAGGTCCCGCATTTGAACCGGTATTTATAACAAACTATGACGAATTCCAAGCCTTTTTCGGAGGAACAGAACCAACCAAATTTGTTAACACACAAATCCCTAAATATGAAGCGGCATATATTGCTAAATCTTACTTGCAACAATCAAACCAATTGTTTGTTACAAGAATCTTAGGTTTATCAGGATATGATGCAGGACCATCTTGGAGTATTAGAGTTACTGCAAATGTTGACCCTACTACAATAAATCAAAGTCCAACAGGTGCAACATCTTGGTCTGTATCTTTTACAGGTTCAACCAGTGCTGAAACTGTTAATTTTATTAGTGGTTCATTTCCAACTGTGGTTCAGGCTAACTTTAATACACAATACAGACTTTCAGATGGAAGTACATCAACATATAATAACGACATTACAAATACTATAATAACATTAGTTGGTAATCCTACATTGTCTGCAACAACGGCAATCGCTTACGGTTCAATCCCTGAAAGTGATTATTATGTTTTAATAGGTCAATATGGTACTGTTGTGAATTCATATGGTGTTGACTCTCTTAATTTAACAAATAATGATTTATCTGCCGGTCAAAATGATTCATGGTACTATGCGAATTTTAATAATTATGCGGGTAACTCTTATTCAGGTTATTCATTTAACTATGCGTTTGATTCCATCACTACCGGATTAACCGATAGTTTTTCGGGAACTATATCGGGAGATTATTACAGTTTTACCGGAACGGCTTATACTGAATACAATGACATGGTTGTTGCAACTCTTCGTTCAAGAGGTATTTCATTATATACTAATAGTTCAACTAGTGATAATCATGGACCAATTTATGAGGTAAGTGGTTTAACTAATGTTACATTATTATCTACTGACCAATACGCAGATATTGATAAAAACCCTTATGCCTCATTTGGTTTATCAGGTGTCACTAAAGATGGGGATAATTTTACATTTGAAACTAACTTATCTGCTGCTTCTTCAAAATTTATTACTAAAGTATTAGGTGTTGATAATTTTGGAAAATCAAGAAATGAGGTTCCTTTATTTGTTGAAGAGATTTACCCTGGTTCATTGGCATACGCTTATAATCAAGGATATATAAAAGGTATTAATCCTGAATTAGTTGCATTACCGGATGCTAAAAGTGAAAATCCGTCATCAATAGCGTATAATGTAGGTCAATATCAATCACCAAGTACACCTTATTTGGTGTCAGAATTAAGAGGTAATAAAGTTTACAAATTATTTAAATTTGTTTCAATCTCAGATGGAGATGCTGCAAATACTGAAGTTAAAGTTTCAATTGCTAACCTATCATTTAATAATATGACATTTGATGTGTTAGTTAGAAATTTCTTTGACACTGATTCAAACCCAGTTGTTATTGAAAAATTTACTAACTGTAATATGGACCCTAATTCTAACAACTTTGTTGCTAAGAAACTTGGTTCCACTAACGGAGAATACGCGTTACTTTCAAAATACGTAATGATTGAAATGGCGGATGAGGCCCCAATTGATGCAATTCCTTGTGGGTTTGAAGGATATACTCAAAGAGAATACGATTCAGTTTTAAATCCATCACCGACCCCTAAATTTAAAACAAAATATTTTTTCCCTGGTGAAACCATTGCTAATCCACCATTCGGTACACCAACCGGTGGTCCAAACACAGTAGAATCTCCGGGTGATATTGTTAGAAGAACTTATTTAGGTTTCTCAACTCAATATGGTATTGACGAATCATTTTTATCTTACAAAGGTAAACAAACCCCAGAATCTTGGGTTATTGCCCCACAACCAATTGAAGGGGCGTCTTGGAATTATGTAAGTAAAGGTTTCCACATGGATTCCGGTGCAACCGTAGTCACAATTTCAAATAGTTCATTAACTAGTGGTCAAACTGCATTTGAATGTGGTACTGCAGAATTTAGAACAGACCCTGAAACTCAAGAAAATCCATACTATTTCATCTACTCAAGAAAATATACTGTATGTTTTGCTGGTGGATTCGACGGTTGGGACATCTATAGAGAATTTAGAACAAATCAAGATAGATTCCAATTAGGTCAATCAGGATTTTTAGCGGGAGCATCATCTTCAACTCGATACCCTAACGCAACCGGAAGTGGTTTATTTAAAAGAATTACTGTTGCTGATAACACTCAAGATTTTGCTAATACCGACTATTATGCTTACTTACTGGGTATTCTAACATTTAGAAACCCTGAAGCTACAAACATTAATGTATTTGCAACATCAAGTATTGACTACATCAATAACTCTAACTTAGTTGAAGAAACTATTGACATGATTCAATACCAAAGAGCGGATTCAGTTTATATTGCAACAACTCCGGATTACAATATGTATACTCCGGACTCAACTAATCCACAGGATATTATTTATCCTCAAGAATCAGTAGATAATTTAGATAATACCGGAATTGACTCTAACTATACCGCAACTTATTATCCTTGGGTTTTAACAAGAGATACTGTAAATAATACACAAATTTATTTACCGGCAACAGGTGAGGTTTGTAGAAACTTAGCGTTAACTGATAACATCGCTTTCCCATGGTTCGCATCTGCGGGTTATACTAGAGGTCTTGTAAACTCAGTTAAGGCGAGAGTTAAATTAACTCAAGAAGATAGAGATACATTGTACCAAGGTAGAATTAACCCTATCGCAACTTTCTCTGATGTTGGTACAGTAATTTGGGGTAATAAAACATTACAAATTGCCGATACGGCACTTAATAGATTGAATGTAAGAAGATTATTACTTCAAGCTCGTAAGTTGATTTCAGCGGTGGCTGTAAGATTATTGTTTGAACAAAACGACCAAATTGTTAGACAACAATTCTTAGATAGTGTTAACCCAATCTTAGACTCAATTAGAAGAGATAGAGGTTTATACGATTTCCGTGTAACTGTTTCATCTTCACCTGAGGATTTAGATAGAAATACTTTAACAGGTAAAATTTACTTAAAACCGACGAAAGCATTAGAGTTCATCGATATTGAATTCTTCATTACTCCAACAGGAGCTTCGTTCGAGAATATTTAATAAAAACCATAAGTGGGGATTCGTCCCCACTTTTTAGCCAATTATGAAAAAAAATACATTAAAAGAAGGAATTAGTGAACAGGGTACTCCTGATATGAAATATTACGCATTCGATTGGGACGATAATATTGTTCATATGCCAACCAAGATTATGGTTAAAACTGAGGACGGTGACGAAATTGGGATGAGTACTGATGATTTTGCTGAATACAGACATCAATTAGGTAAAGAACCTTTTGAATATAATGGTGAGACTGTTGTAGGATATGGAAACGAACCTTTTAAAAATTTTCAAACACCCGGAGATAAAAACTTTTTAATTGATGCAATGAGAGCCAAGATTGGACCGGCATTTGACGACTTTAGAGAGGCTATTAACGAAGGTTCTATCTTTTCTATCATAACCGCTCGTGGACACAATCCTAATACGTTAAAACAAGCCGTATACAATTATATCATAGAAGGATTCAACGGGATAGACAAAGAAGAGTTGATTAAGAATCTTAAAAAATATAGAAGTATTTCCGGTGATGATGAAATGGGTGATGACGAATTAATCAAAGCTTACTTGGATATGTGTAAATTCCATCCTGTATCTTACAATGATGAGGAGGGTGCGGCAAATCCTGAAGAAGCTAAAGTTCGTGCTATGGATAAATTTGTGGATTACATTAAAGAAATGTCGTCTAATTTAGACAAAAAAGCGTTCCTAAAAAAAGATGTGAGTAATAATTTTGTTCCAACAAAACCAACAATTGGTTTTTCTGACGACGATATACGAAATGTAGAAGTTATGAAAAAACACTTCAAAGATAAGCCTGGCAATATTGTTAAAACTTATTCAACAGCAGGAGGAATAAAAAAAGAATATTAACTAGTTATAAAGAACTAGTATTAAATAATTAATTAAAAACTAGTTAAATTAACTAGAATTAAATAAACTAGTCTGGATTATAATGATAATAAATTAAATTCAGAAAGTCAATAAAAATATTTTCCAAAAGGATATATTTATGATAATAAACAAAGAAAAACTAATTTAAAATAATATGGCTGATTTATTGATGAAAATGCCGATTCCTTACGAACCGAAAAGACAGAATCGATTCATACTAAGGTTTCCATCAAGCTTAGGGATTAACGAATGGTTTGTAGAAAGTGCTGCAAGACCTAAAATTAAAATTCAACCTACAGAAATTCAATTTCTAAATACCTCAACGTATGTTGCGGGTAGATTTAATTGGGATGAGATACCTGTTAAATTTAGAGACCCAATTGGTCCATCTGCATCACAAGCTCTTATGGAGTGGGTTCGTTTACATGCTGAATCTGTTACAGGTCGTATGGGATATGCTGCGGGTTATAAGAAAGATATTGACCTTGAGATGTTAGACCCAACAGGAGTTGTTGTTGAGAAATGGATTTTGTATGGTACATTCTTAACTAGTGTTGACTTTGGTTCATTGGCGTATAGTACTGACGCTCTTGCAGATATTAGTGTATCGTTAAGAATGGATAGATGTGTATTAGTTTATTGATTTTTTAATACTAATAAAAACATATGTGTTGATAAAAAATCAATACTAATTATATTTAACCGTAAAGACATAAACTTTACGGTTATTTTTTTATATGGAAAATCAGGCAATCGAATACGGACAACAAAACTTTACGTTACCACATGATGTAGTACCACTACCATCGGGAGGAGTGTTTTACAAAAATAAAAAGAAATCTATCAAGGTAGGTTATCTAACGGCAAATGATGAAAACATTTTAATGGCTGGTGGTAATGATATGACCACAACACTATTAAGAAGTAAAATCTATGAACCGGACCTTAAGGTTGAGGATATGTTAGAGGGAGACGTTGAGGCAGTTCTAATATTTTTGAGAAATACAGGATTTGGTCCTGAAATTAATTTAAATTTAGTTGACCCATCAACACGAAAACCATTTCAAGCGACAGTAACACTTGATACATTATCAGTTATTAATGGACAGACACCTAATGAAGATGGTACCTTTATAACTAATTTACCAAAATCACAGGCGACTATTAAATTAAAACCTTTGAGTTATGGTGAAATTTTAGAGATAAGTAAATTAGAAGATTCTTACCCTGTTGGTAGAGTAGTTCCAAAAATTACTTGGAGACTTCAAAAAGAAATTGTAGAGGTGAACGGAAGTACCGATAAATCAGAGATTGCCAAGTTTGTTGAACAAATGCCAATCATGGATTCAAAATTCATAAGAAAATTTATGAATGAAAATGAACCAAGATTAGATTTAAGTAGAGTTTTAATCACCCCATCAGGAGAAAAGATGACAGTTAATGTCGGATTTGGGGTAGAGTTTTTTCGTCCTTTCTTCTGATTATAGAAAAGGACAAATAGACGAATTCTACTATTTGAACAAATTAATGAACATAACCTATCAAGATTTTCAAGGAATGCCACTATTCGTTAGAAAATATTTATTAGATAAGTGGTTAGAAGATAACACAAAGGACTGAAAACTCAGTCCTTTTGTATTTATATTAAAATACTATTTAAATTATGGCAACAGGCGATACTACTCCGGATTTAAGTTTTGCTCAGAAATTGGCAAAAGAAGCCACGATAGATTGGACAACATTATCTAGGGCTATTCAGGACGCATACAACACTTCAGTTGAAATTAACAGAACTTTTGGTCAAGGCCAGGAAAGATTATCTGAAATGATGGGTGCGGTGTCAGATGCAATACCGAGAGTTACTCGTTTAGGTGGTTCGGTTAAAGATGTTCAGGAATCAATTAGTGGAATTGCTGAAGCTTCAAGACGAAATGTTATTGCAAATACAGAAGATGTTGAAAAACTTTATGCTGCCACACAACTTATTGATGGAAGTGCGGAAACTTTAAGTAATGCTTTCTTAGACATTGGAGTTGGGGTTGGTCAAATTGGAACACAATTAGAATCTTCAATTAATTATATCAGAAGTATTGGTGGAAATACCAAAGCGGTAATGAAAGATGTTACTACTAACATGGACCAGATGAATCGATACCAATTTGAAGGTGGTGTTCAGGGGTTAACAAAAATGGCGGCACAAGCATCTATGTTACGATTTAACATGAACGAAACATTTAAATTGGCTAATGATGTTTTAGACCCTGAAAGAGCTGTTGAGGTTGCGGCAGCGTTTCAAAGATTAGGTGTTTCTGCCGGAGATTTGGCAGACCCATTCCAATTAATGAATCAATCGATTAATGACCCTTCAGGATTACAAAATAGTTTGGCCGATGTTGCAAAACAATTTACTTATTTTGATGATAAAACTAAGACTTTTAAAATTAATCCTCAGGGTGTTCTAACACTTAGAGAGATGGAAAAACAAACAGGTGTTAGCGCTGCGGAGATGAGTAAAATGGGTCTTGCTGCTGCTGAAATGGACCAAAGATTATCCGCAGTTAATTTAGCGGGATTAACATTTATAAATGAGGAAGACAAACAATATCTTTCTAATATTGCAAATATGGAAGGTGGGACATATAAAGTAACTCTTGAAGATGGAACTAAAAAAGAATTATCTGACTTAAAACAAGATGAATTTAATAAATTACTTGAACAACAAAAAACAGGTCCTAAAACTCTTGAGGAAATGACCATGTCTCAATTAACAATTGATAAAACAATATTATCAAATGTTGCTGCAATTAGAGAGTCTGTAGTACAAGGGATAACAAGTCCAAAACAAATTCGACAAGGTATTGCAGGAGTTCAAAGAGTTACTAAAACAGTTCTTGGTGAAACCTCGGGCGCAATTAAAACTAAAGATTTTAGAGATGTAAGTGAAGGATTTTTAACAGCGTTAGGTGGTGTTGTAACAGATTTTAAAGAAGGTAATAAACCACTTACTGATGTTCTTGCAAATGGGTTAAATAGATTTGGTGATACTTTGGATGTCTCACAAAAAAATTTCACGGAAATTTTCAAAGGAATTGGTGAAAACATCTCTAAAAAGTTAACAAATCAAAATGTGATTGATAGTACAGCAAAAAGCACTGTCGATAAAGTTGTTGAATCTTATGGAGGTAAGGTGTCAACTTCTGTGTCTCCATTAACCTCATCTGTTGGAAATAAGGTTGAAATGTTACAGAATAACCAAAACAATGTTGCATCTCAAACAACAAATTCAAAAATAGATATAGGAGGAAAACTTGAAATTAATGTTACGGCACCTTTAGGGATTTCAACTGAGCAATTAAAACAATCTTTTGATACCGCGTTTAATAGTAATTCATTTAAAGATTATATTGCCAGAGTAGCATCTCCAACCGACTCTAATAGAGAACCTATTTCAAAAACTTATTCCGCTTAAGTTTTAATATAAAAACTCATCCTTAATCTATTTATAAATAAAAAGTCATAGATGTCAAACAGTCCATTAGATTACGTAAATTCGGATGGTTTCAGAAAGAAATTAATAACAAGAAATTTAGTTCCTTATACTAAATCTCCAAACAGACCTTCTGTTCAAGTTCCGTATGAGCATATTCAATCAGATTTATCAGTTATTGATAGTCCTGACCAACTTATTGATGTTCCTTCATTAGCCAATCAACTATACCCTTTAAATAGATATGGTAATGAGGGTGGGTATGAGCAAGTTCCAGACCCAAATAGATTAACTAATTCAGTTTCAAATCAAGGGTCATATGGACCGGGACAACAAGATGCTCATATTGTTGATGAAGGTTACGATGCAGTTAGGTTATGGAGACCTTTAAATGCCTATGCTGACGGATTAAATGTGTTTGACTCAGCAGAATCATTCTCAAGTTTAGAAACGGTTAGACCTGACCAAGATAGACAAGGTAATGGACAACCATATCCTGGTTCAATTGTTGTGTCGACTTATTCACCATTATCAATATTATTATCTAACAATCCTAATGGTAGTAATGGTTCTATGAGTCAAGATTCATATATTGCTCGTTTAGGTGCTCAAACACTTAGAAACGAGTTTCAAGAAAGAATTGCTGCTCGAATAAGGTTAGAAACAATAGGAAGAGCTAATATTTTAAATGTAACTAGTGGAACGGACTTGGTTAATATTTTATCAGGACAAGTTCCAATATTAGAACCAAATTGGCAAATTTCAGTTCCGTCAAATCCAATAACGGCCGCTGCTGATTTTGCACTTCGTTTAGGTGGTAGTATTTTACCCGTGAGTTTAATTCCGGGGTCCTATTTTGACCCAAAGATTAATCCGGGACAACCTACAACAATTCAACAAGTTACAAACGCAATTGCTGGAACAACAGTTGGAAACTTTTTTAATCAATTATTGGGTGCCGGACAAACCGGGTCACAAATTTTTTATAATAATACAGGTGCTGGTCAAAAATCACGTTTGTTTAAAAACATTGATTATAATAGATACAAACCAAATTATGATAGAGGTGTGTTCGATAGAGTTGCTGGCGCCTTAACCGGAACATTATCAAATAATAGCGATTTTTATGTTGGGTCAAGAAATTCTGACCCTTCAAGAGTATTCTCACCTGGTGGTGATTTACCTGTTGACCAATTTGGTAAAGAACAACAATCACCGGTATATGGACCTCAAGAGTTATCACAACTTTATGAGGGACCAAGCAAAGATATTCGATTAGGTGCTAACGGGCCAACATATTCAAATGGAGGTGGTATTGAGGGTGGATTCACTTGGACTTCCCCAAAATATAAAGACAATGCTGGTAAAAAAGTTGGTTTAGGCGGAGTAATTACTAATGAAGATGAAGATTTTAAACCATCATCATTTAATACAACGGAATCAACAAATAGAACTTTTAAAGGGGGTTCTATCTTAGATGATACTCAGAGATTAATTAATAGTCAACCTCAAGGAGGAAGAAGATTACAACATGTAGGTAATGCGATAGACCAAGTTAGTAAAGTTTTCCATGATGGTTATAAAGAAATAACTAAAGGTTCTAAAGTATACCGATACGTTGGAGCTGTTGGACAAGAAGTTGGAACTGAATATTGCCGTATTTTTGCAAAAGATTTACCGTACCTACAATATAATGATTTACAAAAAACAGATGGTATAACAACATCAGGAAGACGATTTTCAGATTCTGTGTTTGATAATACCTATAACCTTAATATCGCACCAAACAAACAAGAAGGGGGACAAGATTCGACAAACCTTATTGGTGGGATGAATAATGGATACGCTAAAAAGTATATGTTTTCATTAGAAAATCTAGCATGGAGAACATCAAGTACTCCTGGTTTTTCAGTTGCGGATTTACCAATATGTGAAAGAGGGCCTAATGGAGGAAGAGTTATGTGGTTTGCACCATATGGTCTAACTTTTACAGAACAAACCCAAGCAAATTGGAACCCAACTGAATTCCTTGGTAGACCGGAACCTATCTATACATATAAAAGTACATCTCGTTCGGGTAATTTAACGTGGAAAATAGTTGTTGACCATCCATCCGCATTAAATGTTGTTGTGGATAAAATATTGGGTAATGAAACTAATAAAGTTAGAATTGATAGTATTTTAGAATCATTCTTTGCTGGATGTAGAAAATATGATTTATATGAATTAGCTAAAAAATATTATACGGTTAATCCAAATGATTTGTATCAATTACAAGAAGCTATATCATCAAAAGAAACTACAAAGGAGCAAACACAATATATTAAAGAAACGGTAAAAGTCCCAAATGACACCTCTCAATCAGGGGGAGGGGGAAATTCTAAAGACTATTTTAACAAATATAAAAATTTAGGGTTTTATTTTGGGAATGATTATCCAAAAAAGAATCAACCGGTTCCAAATTATACTGTTGAATATGATAGATATACTAGTGAACAAAATAAGAATTATTACAAAACTCAACCAAATTCAGCACAAACAAGCCAAGTGTTTTCAACGGTTGTGACACCAAATTATGAAGTGATGAAACAATTTGTAACTGATTTGGCCAAACAATTAACCCAAAATACCACAGGTACTGTTACTATTAGTGTTGACTCAAGTTGTTCTGCACCGGCAAGTATTGAATACAACGAGCAATTATCTGCTAGAAGAATAGAGTCAACAATTAAATTTTTTAATGAAAACGAATCACTTAAAAAATTTATAACAAGTTCTCCTAAAAGATTAATAATTAAACCGGGGGTTGCTAGTGGAGAAACAGTAAACACACAACCAATGACATCTAACATAAGTCCATATACTGTTGATGGGTTAAGTCCTGGTAAAACAATTAATTGTACTGATAAAGATAATAATGTGATTGGAGGTGATACGGAATTACAAGTTCAAGTTGGTAGTAAAGATATTTTCACATATGGTGCAATGGCATGTAGAAGGTCATATATTTCAAATATTGTTTCAACTTTAACATCTCCGGACACCCCACCACCACCTAAATATGTTACAAAAGTAACCGAGAACACAATTACCTCAACGGTTAAAGAAGAAGTTATTACTCAAGAGTGGAAACCAAGGGATAATATTACTAAACGAGTTTTAAGAGCGTTATTATCTGAATGTGACTACTTTGAAACTATCAAGGCTGAAACACCTATGGTTTATGATAATCTTAGAGACAAGTTAAAATTCTTTCAACCTGCATTCCATTCGACAACACCTGAAGGGTTAAACTCTCGTTTAACATTCTTACAACAATGTATGAGACCGGGAGACACAATCCCAACGGTTAAAGATATTGCGGGTAAACAACAATTACAATATAATAACGCAACTAATACCTCATTTGGTTCGCCACCGGTATTAGTGTTACGAATCGGGGATTTTTATAACACTAAAATTATACCTGAGGGTTTAAGTCTTGCTTATGAATCGTTAGATATTAACCCTGAAGGGATTGGTATTCAACCAATGATAGCAAATGTAACTTTATCATTTAAATTTGTTGGTGGGAGTGGGTTAAAAGAATCTATTGATAAGTTACAAAACGCATTAACATTCAACTATTATGCCAATACTGAAATTTGGGATGACAGAGCAGATGTGACGGCTCAAGAAGATTTCTTAAAAGTTTTAGATAAAGAATTTTTAGCGATGACATCACCTCCTCAAGCACCGGCAATTAATCAAGCGGCGGTTGAGAATGGACAAAGTAATAATAGTACTATAGGTGTGACAGTTACAAATGTTGTAACGGAAACCAGTGAAACAGGTACTATTAGTTATTCTGATTTTATGGTTAAATTTATGAATGAAACTCAGACGTATTTTCAAACAGTTGTAAATAAAACAAAAGAAAGTGTTAATCAATATAATAATGCTGTGAGACAACAATGGATGGTAGAACGTTCATACACTCAAGGTAATTTTGGTGTTAGTACTGAGAAATCAGTTTTATTTGGCAAACCAAATAATGTTGAAAAAAGATTCGATGATATTTTTGCGGAATTACAAACAAATATTCAAAGTGGGGATGAAGGATTTATTAAATTCATGTCATCCGATACTTGTAATTTTTCACCAAAAGTGATTCGTCAATTAAAAGAAAATTATAAAAATTTAATTAAAAATAAAAGAGCGTCATATCAGAACGCAATTACAAAAATAACTCAAGATATTACAACAACGGAACAAAATTATATCCAAACAATAGGAAGAGCTAACATTACAATATTCGATGGTGCAATGACCTATGTTAGTGGTACTGACGGATATCAAGTAAAATCAGGGCCGGTTAAAATTTATGTAACAAGTGGAACAACTAATGTCAGCCCAACCTCAAATGGAGCGTCAAATACATTAATTGAGTTGGCTAATGACATTCGAAAAATATATGACGGTATTAAAGAATTTAATGGACTTATATGGAGTGAATCGGAATTTGTTAATCCTTCTGATGGTTTAACATATAAAGGTGTTTTAGTATTTGAAACAAATGATAAAGGAAAAAGTATGAAAGGTCCGACAGTCGAAGAAGTATTTTTTCCTTTTAGTAAAAACACCCAATTTGAAAATAAAATCTTCAGAAGAGTTTATATGATAATGTCTGATGATGTTGTGGATATTAAAAAATATGAAACATTTAAAACCGCTATGATTGGTAATATAATTAATAATAGTGATTTATTAAAAGGTGGTTTTGATGATGTAGAATCTAAATTCGATAACTATTGGGTGACTCAAACTAGACCTTTATTCGTTAGTGAAAATAATATTACTAAAGAGTTTATTAATTATGTTGAAAAAAACAAATTGAAAAATTATATAATTTACACTCCATTTGATAAAAAAGATAGAGTTTTTAATTATTCAACAGAAACAAATGGAAGTGATGATATTAAAAAATCGCAAAAAACTATGATTTCAACATTATCAGACACAACAAATAGAAATACCGACAATAATAAATGGAATTCTGAAGACGGAGTTTCTGCGGGAGCATACATATCAAAAATAAAACTTAATTAATGGCATTTCAATATTGGAACAGATATAGTGAATTTTTAATTAACGGTGAACAAACCGTTGTACCTTACGTGCAATTACCTCAAAAACCAACCGATAAGGCATTTATATATAAAGTTGGTAGAAGTAGATTGGATAAAGTATCTCAGGATTATTATAACTCACCTTATTTCGGATGGTTAGTTCTCCAAGCTAATCCTCAATATGGTGGTTTAGAGAATACTATACCGGATGGTAGTATATTGATAATTCCTTTTCCTTTACTACCTTCATTACAGGACTATAAGGGGGCATTAGAAAATCATTTTTATTATTATGGCAGGTAACTTAAGAGCGGACAACAGCGGAGATATATTAGTTGAGTTTGATTACAATAACATTATTGTAGTTGACCCTAATAAAACAATAGATTCACAAGGGAAAATACAAGAAAGATTAATAGACCATGAGAGTTTAGTAATGTTTGCAAATTTGGAGGCGGAAGTTCTTCCAAGAACTAAACTTGCAGTTGGTGCAAGTCCTGAAGATAGAATTAGAACTATATCAGTTGCCAAGATGAATTTTTTAAAACCAACCAAAGATAGTTTTTTAGGGGTTGGGTATTACGATGAATTGACAGGTAATAATTCAACTAAGTTTAATGGTGATAATCAAATGATGGAAAAGACAGTTCCGACTAATGACGGTAATCAGGCATATTCAATCAGTTCTCCGGCCAATTTAACAAATGTGTTTGATAATGGATTACTTGGGATTACATCAATTAATATAACAACTAATTCGTCTTTTGTACCTTCAGTTAGTATGAGGTTGGAGGATGTTCAAGGTAAAGCATTGTTTTCGTTGGGTAATAATTCGCCTTATGCCGCTTTTTTTAATCTTCCTTACCCACCCTTTTATTTAACATTAAAAGGGTATTATGGACAGGCAATTAGATATCAATTAAATTTGGAAAAATTTCATGCAACATTTAATACATTTAGTGGTAACTATCAAGTGGATTTACAATTTAAAGGATACAAGTTTAATGTCTTAAATGAAATATCAATGGGACATTTAATGGCAGTACCACACATGTATGGTCAAACATTTAATATTTCGACATCTCCTACAGGAACACAGGAATCTAATAAGACGGCAGAATCACAATCAAAGGCTCAAGGAGTTATTTCACAGAATAATTCTCAAAGTGATAACTCTGTTGTTACTCAAATAGTTTCGGAAAAGGGTTATCAAAAAATTGTTGAGGTTTATAGTGAATATAAGGCAAAAGGATTAATTCCGGCTGATTTACCGGAATTAACATTATTCCAATTGATGACTAAGTTGAGTACATTTGAGAATCGTATTATGGATAAATTTCCTAAAGCGAAGGTTATGCCTCTTACTAATATTCGTAATTATAAAGAAATATTAAAACAATATTTTTCTGCGATTAGGGGAACAAACATTTCATGGTTTAATACCTATATTGACCCAAAACCAATTGTGTTAAATAATACAAATGAAAAAGTTTATGTTTATAAAAAATTAACCTTGGGGGAAAAAGAAACTGCCGGTAAATTATTGGAAAGTTATGTTGATAAATTTAACAAAGCTTTATCTGAAAATGAAACTTTAGGTAAAAATGGGGAATCCCCAATTCCAAATCCTATTAAATTTAACACTCTTAAAATTGACCCACCAGTTGATGGTGCTATCAATTGGAAAGAAACAGTAAGGTTACAAACAGGTAAAGTATTACCGACAGAAGATGACATAAATGCTTTTAAAGAACAATTATATCAAACAAAACTTCCTGTAATTTCAAAATCAGAAGTATTGGCACCAAGTTTTTTTATCTTTGAAGGGACGAATAGATTTGATGGTCAGATATCTTTATTAGAGACTGATGCAAATAAAAAATTATCAGAATATGAATCATCAATTTCTGCGGAATTGTTAAGAAAAATTGAAGACACTGACAGTGGTCTTGGATTTAAACCAACAGTTAGAAATATGATTGCAGTTGTTATGGCATCTGCAGAGGCGTTTATTAGATTATTAGATGATGTTCATACTAATGCTTGGAATGTAAAATATGACCCTGTTAGAAAACAAGCCATTATGGATAATCCGTCTTCTGCTCAAAGTTCTGAGACGAGACAGAAAGTCCCAATATCTGTTAGTGCCAAAGAATCTAATCAAGGTTTATCGAATTCGGAAGAACCGGTATATCCATGGCCATTATTTTTTGTTGAAACACCCGAAGATAAAAAAGGAAGATTTCAATTAAAATATATTGCTGACCCAACAGTTGTTAACTTAACACAAGGTTATCTTTTTGATAAATGGCCTGAAGTTGAATTTGTCGAAGAGTATATGAAGGGACTAACTCAAAAATTTACAATTCCGATTGCCCCGCCACCATTAGATAATGAAAGAGATACTAATCGAATTAATATAAATGCAATTGAGTTTCCATCTGCGGGATTACCATATGTCAATAAAGAAGAGGTTAAATTCTTTTATGAAATTTGGGAACGACAATTTTTAACATCACATTATTCCGGATTAATTAGAGCAAATTCTAATCAAATTGATGAATTAATTAAGTTAAATGTTGAATCGGAAGTTAACAACATTGTTAAAGGACTTGGTATAAGTTCACCATATCTAACATTAAAACTTAAAAATTATAATTTAAAGGCAAATTCATATCCGCAATTTTTAAGTACCATATCAAATGACGGTACCGGTCGAGCTTACCAAGATTATATTCGTGATTTCTTTGTTACACCATATATTAAAAATTTAGTTAATAATTCTTATAGTATTTTATCTACATCTGATATTGGTAAAATACCACAAGTTAGTACTAAATCATTTGCTTTAGATGTATTATTAAAAAATGCATCAAACGAACCTTTGATTGTAGATACCTTACCATACACTAACCCCACTTGGTGTTTAAATAACCTAAGTTCAAGTAAAAAGTCAGTTGGTAATGAAGTGTATAATACTAAAAAAACTTTAAAGATATTTGAACCAAGAAAAATCATATCAAATTTTAATGATGTATATAATTTTACAACAAATAGACCGGTTACTAATTTTTCATTTTATCAAAACCAAAATCCATCATTAGTCGCATTACAATTTAATTTATTAAATCCATATGGTTTAAAAGATTTTTATTTAGAAAGAGAACCTAAAAATTTCGTTGCAACTGAAGGATATTATGACGCTACGACTCCAACAGATGTATTACCGTTTAAAACGACAACTTCTATGTTGAATACTCCATATTTTGTTAATTCAATTATGAATGGTGTTCAAAATAATAGAACAAGTGACCCTTATCCTTATGTACAATCCGCGTATCTCTTTTTAAATTCATTGCCTTTGGCGACTTTAAGAGAACGGTATAAGACCAACACTAATACCGTTCCTGATGAGTTAGATTATATTTCATCTTGTTTCAAAAAATTTGGAGCAATACATAAACTACCATATGCTTGGATATTAAAGTATGGGTCTATATGGCATCGTTATAAAAAATACAAAGAATCTAATGTTGATATTTTATCAAGTGCTTGGACTAATTTCGACTACACAACAAATTATAGTCCTATACTAAGTTCAAATACTCAAACATACCAATTTAATTATAATGAATCACCAATTTCAATTACACTACAAGAAGAAACCCCAACAACTGCTAAAATGAATGTAGGGTTTTATCCTAAAGTAATTAATGATTTTAATGTGTTTTATAATGGGTTTGAATTATATGATGAATATACTAATCTTGAGATTGAAAATAGTGTTAAAGGTGGTATGAAATTGTATAATTTCTCAGATTCAAATATTATATCCGCAAATCAAAATGGTAAAACATTAAATGTTATTACATATTCTGTATTACTTAGTAGTAGTAATTATTATCCTGATGTTAATTGTAACCCGGTAAGTAATACTAAAGGTACAGATTACTATGTTGTACCTTCATTTGGTAATCCTCTAAATCAGTCAAAAATTGCCTGTGTTGATAATTTAACCACGGGAAATAATACTAAGGTTAATTTAACATCAAACCCAAGTGTTTATAATGGTTCTGTTAGGACTTTATGGTCGGCACCAAACTATGGTTATTTTGATAGTAATCAAATTACGTATCCACAACCGGATTCTTATATTACTCGAATTAATAGCGGGGAGACACAATCACCATTATATTTTTTGAACGGTGATAATTATACAGAAATTGAGGAGATATTTTCAGTTTTTGAGAAAAAAATATTAGATTTATTTGAACAAGAATTTTTAAACTTTAGTAAACCTATTACAAATAGTGCGACAAACGCGCAAGTATCCCAATTTGATACTTCACCTGTCGATACTAATGATAATTTTAGAAATTTTCAGTCATTATTTAGAAATTTAATGACAGTCCCAATTCAAGGAAAAGAGGTTTCAGACCTCAATTATTTTTCTAATACAATTGGAAACCAATATAATGTTTTTCAAACAGGTATTAAAGATTTTATGAATTATGATATCTTATTTAGATACGGTAATCCGTCAAATTATAATAGAAGAATTTTCGATTCTTATTTGTCCCATAATAATGTTCAAAAAGTCATTGACCCAATTAAGTTTCAACCGTATGTAAAAAATACTTTACCAACAAAAACAAGTTCATTAAGTCTTAGTCAGTCTCAATTGTTAAATCCAAACGCTTGGATTACTCTTGAAACTGAAGTGGGGTTTTCAACTATAAATAATGTTGTATACAGCAGTACCGGTTCATACATCACTGATTTTTTCATTGATAATAATATTCAATTTACTGTTGATAATGTTGTTTTATTGGCACCAATTATTAAAATGTATGCCACTCAAAAATTAAAAAACCCAAATATCACTGTTGCACAATTTCAAGCACAAATTAACCAATACCTTACAAATGAAAGTGTTTTACAAGATAATTTTTTAAATCTTGTACTGGAAGGGGTTAGAAAAAATTTACCTGACCAAGAACAATTACCGGAAAAAACAATTCAAAGTGCTATTGACAGTCAACAGAGTAAGGTTGAAAATTATGAAGTTTTCAAAGCGTTAAACGATAAATGGATTGCTGGTGGAGATTATAAAAGTAAGACATTATTTGAAGATATTTTATTTTTAGATAGGGCGTCAAGAAATATTGGTGATACTATCTTATTAGATATTTTTGAAATGAGAAATATGTTCAGTCAAAAATCAATAAATGAGTCAATGAGTGTTTATACTTTTATTAGTGGATTATTAATTAAAAATAATTTTACGGTAATGAATTTACCTGCATATATTAATTTTTACAATGTTCAAGATGTAGATGGTACCACAATTCCGAATAGAGCGGAAGGTTCGTTGGAATTTGCTAATAACTTATGGGGTACATTTTTAGATGTTGATTATAGAAAATCAAGTTCAAAAATGGTTTGTTTCTATGTTGGTAAACCATCACAATATTTAAATTTACCAAAAGGTAATTTTAGATTCCGAGATGATGCGTTTGATATGGGTAGGGCATCTGAAAACCCTTTAATTGAAAACCAAGTTGGTAAAAAAGATTGGGGTGTTTCAAATAAATGCGTAGGGTTTAGTGTTGATATTGGAATTAGAAATCAAAATGTTTTTTATTCTTTTAGTGTGTCACAAGATAATGGGGTTGCAACATCAGAAACAATTGCAACTCAATTAAATATGGTTGACCAAGCGTCAGGTAAAAATGTTGCAACTCAAAATGCCAGTTTATATAATTTATACAAACAAAGAAGTTATAAATGTTCGGTCGTTTGTTTAGGTAATGCGTTATTACAACCGACCATGTATTTTAATTTAAGACATGTACCAATGTTTAATGGCCCATATATGATACAACAAGTTGAACATTCTATTCAACCGGGTCAATTCCAAACAACATTTCAAGGAGTTAGACAAGGGGTTTATGATTTACCAGCAATTGATAATTTTATTCAAAGTATTAATCAAAATTTACTAACCAAAGTTGAGGAACTTCTTAAAATTAAGAAAGATACAATTAATGTTTTAAGCGCTTCAACTGAAAGTACTAAATCAAATAATATCGTACAATCGGCGAATAGTACTAAAGGAACTACTAATCAATGTGAAAGTAAAGTATTACCGATTTATCTTAATAAAAAGTTTCAATCAACTAACGCGGTTCTTACAGGGATAACTGAATCACAATTTGCTGAGGCACTTAAAAGAATCATGCCAAATAATCTTGAGTTAGCAACAATTATTTATTGTATTTCATATGTTAGAACATTTCAAAAGGCGAGTAATAGTAAAATAGGTAAATTTAACGGATGGAATCATAATTTTGCAACTGTGACATTAGATATTGATTATGGGGAAATTGACGGGACATTTTTAAGTACTTATTCTTGCCTTAATCTTAATCAAACCCCTGCAACAAAAGAATCATTACCTATTGCAAATTTTAGTACAATAGATAATTTTATTGCATTTATGTCCGCAAGAATACGAGAAAGAATTCCACAAATATCGAATCTTGGACTTGTTAAATATTATGCTTGTTTTTGGCCGGTTAAAGTTTTATCTGAATCATATTATGATACACATATTAAGGATTATGAGACATTAAAAAATACTTTTGACCGTGCCTTAACTTCGGCACTTGGTGTTAAAATAGCGACAAAGGCGATTGTTGAAGATTTAAAAAACACGATAAATGAAGTTGAAAGTAAGGGTTCAAGTAATGGGGTGCCGACAACTACTGCGGTTGTATCACAACTATCTTGTCCACCACCAATAATAACATCATTCTCACCACTATCTGGAAATACAGGTACAATAGTTCAAGTTAATGGTACTGATTTTAATGGAACAAGTTCAATTAAGGTTAACGGGGTTAATGTACCATCTACTGAATTTACCGTGTTTAATGGTACTACCTTAAGATTTAATACTCCAATAATTGGAACTGGTAAGGTTATTAGTAAAGGTAAGATTGTTATTACAACACCAAATGGGGTCTTTACAAGTGTTGGGGACTATACGTTTGACCCATCAATAGTTGCATCATCTGCATCATCACCGGGAGGTTATCAAAACCCTCAAAATCAAACGACAAATTCGTCAACTTCGGAACAATTACAATCATCAAATACTAATCCTCAAACTGTCGGACCTTTGACTATGATTGGTACTGAGATACAATTAAATGAGAGTAAAACCCAATCTTTAAATGTCAAGATAAATCCTCAATCAACGGGATATGTTTTATCTCCTAATCCTGACATGAGGTATACTGTTTATGAGTTGGTAGAAGTTAATGGTAAAGTTAGTCGAAAATATATTTCACAAAGTGAAATAAGTGTTGGAGGACAAGTTTTAAATAACGAATTTAATGTGACATTAACTGAAGTAGAATCTTACTTTATTGATAGTATTCCAAAAATTGAAGGTAAAACGCAAATAGACCTTGTGTTTATATTAAAAGCATATAAAGGGGTAGAGCAACCTGTGGTACAACAATTTCCATTTAAGGTATGGTATACCGCTCCTGGGCAAACCCAAGTACCGGTTGAGAATGTGCCAACAAGTCAAACTTTACCAACGTTTCCTCAACAAAAACTATCGTTAATTAAACTTTTTGATTCCCCAAATTTACAAGGGGAAGGGTGGAGTTACTATAATATTAAAAAACCCGCGGGTGGTTATATTACATATAATTTTATTACTGAAAAACCTTTTACTACTCAAAATGTCGTTAGTACTAAAATTTTAAACGCTACCACATATGAAATAGTTAATTATAGTGGGATTGGGGGGATAACAACAAATTATACAAATGAAATAACCCTTAACAAATTAGGGTCTTTCAGATTACAAGTTGAATATCGACCATACGGGACTACCTCACCAATTGGAGGTGAAATATTGGTACAAACAATAATAAGTGATGTTTTCACTTTATAACATAATGATATATTTATAATAAAAACAATTTTATGAACATAAAATCAGCATTAGACAACTATCTTGGAAAATCAACAAGAGTTTCTCAAACAGATAACGGTGATGGAACACAACAAGTTTGTGATTTAGATACAGGTGATTGTTATACAATCAGAGAAAGAGATGGGCTTATTGAAAGAGCTGGACATCAAACAACGATTAACAGAAAAGTTAGAGTTGAGACAGCAGGAGGAATTAAACAATTATTAAACGGATAATTAAAAATGGCATTAGATAGAAAATTAATACAAGAAATTACAAGGTATCATAATATTAACAATTATATTATGGAACAAGCTGCGGTTGAACCTGAAACACCCATTGAAGATGAATTAGGTGCTTTGACACCACCAATGGCCCCACCGGGAGAAGAAACTCCACCGGCTCCAGCACCATCTGAGGCAGTACCACCACCGGCGCCTGGAGATATACCACAAGCAATTGATGTTGCAACTGACCCTGATGTAGAAAAAATCGATGATGAGGGTAGTTCTGAAGAATCAACTGATGATGGTAGTGGAAGTGAAGAACTTGAAATTACTGATTTGGTTAATTCTCAAAAAAATATTGAAACTAAACAAGATGAGTATTTTGAAAACTTATTCAGTCAACTATCTAACTTAGAATCCAAATTAGGAGAGATGGATAATGTAATGAACAAATTAAATTCACTTGAAAGTAAAATTGAAAAATATCGAGAAAAAACACCTCAAGAGAAATTAGAATTGAGAAGTTACGATTCATACCCTTTCAATCAAAAATTATCTCAATTTTTTGATGACAAACAAGACGAAATGGAAATGACCGGAAAAAATGAATATGTTTTAACTTCCGATGAAGTTGAAGACATTAATTCAAGCGATATTAAAAATTCCTTCCAACCAGGTTCTCAACGAGACGACTACAAACCCTCATTCAAACGATAATAAAAACTTCAAAGGTGTCTTAACGGACACCTTTTTTAATTTGACTTTTCCCGATTTATCACTTATGTTTATTTAACAATTTAACAATTTAATTATTTAACACATGAGTTCATTAGACGCCGTATTGGCACAGTACGAAAATTCAAAACAATCAGGGGGCGGGGCCCAAGGAAAAATGTCGCAAGACGAAAGAATGAAAAAATATTTTGCACTTATCTTAGGTGATAAGGAGCAATCAGGACAAAGAAGAGTTAGAATCCTACCTACGAGTGATGGTTCTTCACCATTCAAAGAGGCTTGGTATCATGAGATTCAAGTTGGGGGACAATGGCAAAAATTCTACGACCCGGGAAAGAATGATAACGAGCGTTCACCTTTAAATGAGGTTTACGAAGAGTTAATTTCAACCGGAAAAGAATCTGACAAACAATTAGCTACTCAGTACCGTTCTCGTAAATTCTATATCGTAAAAGTTATCGATAGAGATAATGAAGACCACGGACCTAAATTTTGGAGATTCAAACATAACTACAAAAACGATGGTATCTTAGATAAAATTATCCCAATTTGGAGAAACAAAGGTGATATTACCAACGCTCAAGAAGGTAGAGATTTAATCATTGAATTATCTAAGGCTAAAACACCAAAAGGAAAAGAATACACGACTGTATCTACAATTATGTATGAAGACAAAGGTCCTGTACATACAGACCAAGCACAGGCAGATGCTTGGATTAATGATGAGTTAACTTGGTTAGATGTTTATTCTAAAAAACCGGTTGAATATCTTGAAGCAATTGCTCGTGGGGAAACTCCAAGATGGGATTCAGATAAAGGTGGATATTCTTACGAAAGTGATTCAGTCGGTACAGAGTCTTTTGGTGGTGCTAAATCAAATGAAAGTCCTATTGACCCACAAATGAATGATTTACCTGATGAAGAGCTTCCATTCTAAAATAAAATAATAAAACTTGGACCGTAAGACATACTTATTGTCCAAGTATTAATGATATTATTATATGACATTTAAAGAAGAAATTGATTTACAATTGAGGGACAATAAAATGTTGTCTTATGAAATTTTAAGTCAACTAAAAGATAAAACTTACTTTTCAGGTAGGAGTAAACAAATTGGTGATAGCGTTTTATTTGGGATGTTAGATGAGGGGGTTAATGAAGAAGGTGTGAACAGTATTCGATTAATCACTTTTCATGAAGAAGAAGTTGATGTACTATATGAAGAGGACCCTTCAAAATACAATAGAAATAAAACAAACAAATTACCACACATTAAAAAAATAGAAAATGGCAATTAAGAAGAAAACATTCTCATTAGAGGATATTAAAGGTAAATTCTCAACAAAAACAAAATATAAACCTGAGAGTTTTTATAATTGTGGTGAGGCGTTTATGGATACGGTTGGATTACCAGGTCCGGTGATGGGAGGAATTAATATGTTCTTGGGTCACTCAAACACATCAAAATCAACAGCAATGATATTGGCAGCGGTTGATGCCCAAAAAAAAGGACATTTACCGGTGTTTATTATTACGGAAAAAAAATGGTCTTGGGAACACTCGGTAGAACTTGGATTACAGGCAGAACAAAATGAGGATGGTGTTTGGGACGGTCATTTTATATTTAACGATTCATTTGACGTTGTTGAACAAGCAACTGATTTTATTAATGATGTGTTAGATGCTCAAGAAAGAGGTGAAATACCTTATAGTCTATTATTTTTATGGGACTCAATTGGGTCAATTCCCTGTCAAATGACATTTGACGGAAAAGGTGGGGGAATGCACACCGCTAAAGTACTTGCTGATAAAGTTGGTATGGGTATACATTCAAGAATATCTAAATCTAAAAAAGAAGATTATCCATATTATAATACCGTGGTTTTTTTAAATCAACCATGGGTACTCCTTCCTGATAACCCGTTTGGCCAAGCGGAAATTAAGAGTAAGGGTGGTGAGGCGATATGGTTAGCAAGTAGTTTGGTATTTTTATTTGGTAATCAAAAAAAGGCGGGTGTGAATCATATTACGGCAACTAAAAATGGTAGAACAATTTCCTACGCAACTAGAACAAAAATCTCTATATTAAAAAATCACGTGAATGGAATACAATATAAGGATAGTAAAATTATTGTAGTGCCTCAAGGATATATTGCGGACACAAAAGAGTCTTTAGATAAATATAAAAAAGAATATTCTGGATATTGGAACGCAATACTTAGTGGTACGGGGGAGATTATACTTGATGAATCAGAAAAAGAAAGTTTTGAAGAAGAATAAAAAAAAGTTATAATTATTCTACTTTTATTACATTTGTAGATATTTATTAATATGGGAAGAAAGAAAAAAGAAGAAATTGAAAAGAAAGTTAAGATTGGAGTCTCAATAGACCCAGAACTTCCACAGTACTTTAAGGATAAATCTATAAATTTATCTTCCCTTGTTAATAAATTATTAAAAGAATATATTAGAAATGGAAACTAAAGTTTGTAGTAAGTGTAATCTTGAAAAAGAATTACCTAATTTTAGAAAAAGAAAAGATTCTAAAGATGGGTTTAGAACTGAATGTAAACAATGTTCTTATATGGTTTGGAAAAAATATAGGGATAATAACGATGAAAAAATAAAGGCTCAAAAAAGAAAAGAATACATTGATAACCGGGAAAAAATATTATTAAAAGTTAAAAATTACCGAGAAGAAAATATTGATGTAATTAGGGTAAAAGATAATGATAGGTCAAAAAAAAGATACCAAAAAGACCCAAATCGGTATAAAATATATTATGAAAATAATAAAGAAACTATTTTAACTTATAAAAAAGAGTGGTCAGAAAAAAATAAAGAAAAAGTTAAAGTAAAAAGAAATCTTTATCATTCTTTAAGATTAAAAAATGATGTTATTTTTCGATTAAAATGTATTATGAGGTCTAGACTTTTATCATTTCTTAAAACCCGAAACATTAGTAAAACTAATAAAACTTTCGATATTGTAGGGTGTTCACCGGAATTTCTTAAAGAACATTTAGAAACCCAATTTAGCGATGGTATGAGTTGGGATAACAGGGGTGAGTGGCATATTGACCACATCATTCCATTATCATCGGCAAAAACAGAAGACGAACTTTATAAGTTATGTCATTATGAAAATCTTCAACCATTATGGGCTGAAGATAATTTAAAAAAGAGTAACAAAATTATTGTATAACCTTAAATAGGTTTAATTGAAAAAAACATTATTAATTGACGGTGCCAACTTAATGAAGATTGGGTATCACGGAGTTAAAGAACTTTATAGTGATAAAAATCATTCGGGTGCTATCTACCACTTTATCAACACCATTAGAAAATTCCTTGAGGAACATAATTACGATAAGGTAGTTGTTATGTGGGATGCCGAACATAGTTCGTCCACTCGGAAAGAACTTTATCCTCAATATAAGACAAATAGAAAACAAAATATTAATGAATATGAACTTGAATCATATCTAACTCAAAACGCTCGTATTAAAGAATATCTTGAGGAGGTCTTTGTTAGGCAAGTTGAAACGCCTCATAACGAAGGAGACGACCTTATTGCGTATTATTGTAAAATGTCAACCAACGAAGACATTACCATATTTTCATCAGATAAGGACCTTACACAGCTTATCTCGGATAAAGTATCCGTTTACTCACCAAACTCAAAACAATACTTTAAACAGGGTGATATGATTACCATCAATAAAGTTCAAATTCCCCACTATAATGTCTTAACTTGTAAAATTCTTACAGGAGATAATTCTGATAATATTAATGGTATTGAGGGTTTAGGTGAAAAAACTTTAGTTAAATTATTCCCTGATATGCAGGTTAAACCATGCACTATGGAAGAAATACGAGTTAATGCAGGAAATATCGTGCAAGAAAAAAAATCAAAAGTATTGGAAAATATTTTGATTGGTAAAACAAAAAATGGTATACTTGGTGAAGAGTTTTACACTACAAACAAAAAAATAGTCGATTTATCTAACCCCTTAATTACAGAAAATGCGAAAGAATTAGTAAACCAAATTATTACTGACACGATTGACCCCACCGATAGGGGATACAAAAATCTAATGAGACTTATGATGGAAGATGGTCTCTTTAAATATCTTCCAAAAAACGATGAGGCTTGGGTGAATTTCCTAAGACCATTTATGAAATTAACAAGAAAAGAAAAACGAAACACAAACAAATGAAAGTATTAGTAGAAGGACACAAGTACGAGTTATCAAACTTTGAAAACAAAGAGGAACAAGGACAGGCATTACAATTTATTCAAAAAGAACCAATAACTGAAGGTTCAACAGAATTAAAGACAATCGCCGATGGTACAACAAATGAGGAATTAATTGAAATGTTGTTAAACAGAATGAATTACTTACAAAGTAAATTCCCTTGTCGCGAAAACGCAATTGCTATTACCAAATTAGACGAAGCTCTTTTATGGTTAAACAAAAGAACCTCCGACAGAATAAAAAGAAATGTTGAGGGAAAACAAATAGTATAATTAAAAACAAACAAACTTAAAATTATGAAAGAACAAGAAAGTACCAAGATGGAGTTCTTATTATCATTAAATGATAATATTGTAGTTCAAAGATTCTTTAATGTAAGGGGGTATATTCCAAAGGCGAAGAACTCGATTGAGCTGTATGAGTTCATTGCGGAATTCAAGGACGAACTTCAAGAGTATTTGAAAATGAAAACATTGGCGTATATGATGGACAATCAAGATTCCATTATGAATGACCCAACAATTATGGACACATCGTTTACTGATGGCCCTGAAGTGTTTAACATTTATATTAAATTAGGTGAACAGACAATTTGTCATAGAGTTTTTGATGGAAAATTTTATCCACCGAAAGTTAGGTATACTGTCGATGTAAGACCTTTCTTGAAGGAAACTCTTCGAGGATTGACTGACATTTTTTCAGACAAAAAATTAAGTTACAATTATTTGGAACTTGACTTGGCTAGGTAAGTATTTAATAATACAAGGATAACTTTAAAATAAATTATGAATAAAAATTTCGATTACTTAGGTAACACATTTCAAATACAATTACTAAATCAGATAATAGTAGATAAAGATTTTTCATCATCTATAATGGATGTTATTGAGTCAGTGTATTTTGATAATAAGTATTTTAAAATCATTTTACAGATGACAAAAGAGTACTACAAAAAATATGAATCAACACCAAATTTTGATACTTTAGGGCAAATTGTTAGGTCCGAAATCTCACAGGAAATGGTCGCTAAGATTGTTTTAGATACAATCAAACAAATTCAGGACGCTCCAATTGAAGGAACAATGTTCGTTCAAGAGAAGGCGTTGAAATTTTGTAAACAACAAGAACTACAGAAGGCGATGGATAAGGCTCAGAAAATTATTACCCAAGGAGACTTTGAATCATATGATAAAGTTGAAGGTTTGATGAGAGACGCATTGCAGGTCGGAGAGGTTGATAAAGGTCAGACAGATATATTTGAAAATTTAGATACTGTCTTAGACGAAGACTACCGACACCCAATCCCAATGGGTATTCCGGGAATTGACAAATTATTGAAAGGTGGTTTAGCAAAAGGGGAAATTGGGGTTATATTAGCACCAACAGGTGTTGGCAAGAGCTGTCCAAACTCTGAACCGGTTTTAACACCTCAAGGATGGGTAAAAATGGGTGAAGTAAAACTTGGGGATAAGGTTATTGGTAGTGATGGGAAAGAACAATATGTGATAGGTGTTTACCCACAAGGTGTTAGACCAATTTATAAAGTAGAGTTTAGTGATGATACTTTTGTGAATTGTGATGAAGAACATCTTTGGAGTGTTAATACATTGAACATGAGAACCGCTAAAACAAGGGTTAATGGTAAGGGTGTTTATAAACCGAACTATGGGTATAAGGTTGTTAAAACCTCTGATATGATGAAAGATATTAAGAAGAGAGGTCGATATAACTATAGATTACCTGTGGTAAGTCCGGTCGATTTTGAAAAAAGAGAAGTGTTGATAGACCCATATTTACTTGGGTTATTGTTGGGAGATGGTAGTATTTGTGATAGTGGTGTCCGTATAAGTACTAAGGACGATGAGTTATTTGATTCCATTGAATGTCTTGGTGAACATTCATCGTTTAATGAATATTATAGAACTGAAACTAAAAGTATAAAATCAATAAACTTAAAGGGTAAAATAAAAGAACGACTAAAAGTTTATGATTTGTTAAATAAAAAGTCTAACAATAAATTTATACCAAAAGATTATCTTTATAATTCATTAGATGTAAGAGTTTCATTATTACAAGGTTTAATGGATACTGATGGGCATGTTGATAAAAAAGGGACGGTTCAATTTACGACGATATCGGAACAATTGTGTAATAATGTTAGGGAATTAGTTTTATCTTTGGGTGGAACTGTTCGAATTAACACTAAAATACCGACTTATACTTATGACGGAGAGAAGAAAGAGGGTCAGTTGGCTTACACGATAACAATGTCTTTTGCAAATGACGTTGTTCCGTTCAAATTACTAAGAAAAGTTGGTAGATATTATAAGAGGGAGAAATATGTTGAACAGAAATATGTCAAGTCGATAACTTATTCTCATGATGAGGAGGCGACTTGTATTAAAGTTTCTAATCCGGACGAGTTATACGTGACTAGAGATTATGTTTTAACACATAACACAACCATTTTATCAAAAATTGCAAACACTGCTTTTAATTTAGGTTACAATGTTTTACAAATATTCTTCGAGGATAACCCAAAAATTATCCAAAGAAAACATTTTACGATGTGGACAGGTATTGAACCGGATAATTTAGTATTACATAAAGAAGATGTAATGTCTAAAATTACTGAAATTAAAGAAACGATGCAAAATCGTTTAATATTGAAGAAATTGGCTTCAGACACTATGACAATGAATCAAATCAAAACTCAAGTTAGAAAAATGATTGCTGACGGTATTAAAATTGATTTAGTTTTAGTGGATTACATTGATTGTATTTTACCGGAATCAAGTAGTAAAGATGAGTGGAAAGCGGAAGGTTCAGTAATGAGAGGATTTGAGGCGATGTGTCACGAACTTGATTTAGTCGGGTGGACGGCAACACAAGGTAATAGGTCTTCAATATCTGCTGAGGTAGTAACAACTGACCAAATGGGGGGGTCAATCAAAAAGGCTCAAGTAGGACACGTTATTATATCGGTTGCAAAAACATTGACACAAAAAGAAATGAATTTAGCGACAATTGCAATCACTAAATCTCGTCTTGGAAAAGATGGGGTAGTATTTGAAAATTGTAAATTTAATAATGAATTACTTGAAATTGATACAGAAAGTTCAGTCACTTTCTTAGGGTTTGAAGAACAACAAGAAGATAGAAAAAGAGATAGAGTTAAAGAACTTTTAGAAAAAAGAAAACAAAGAGAATCACAACAAAATTAAAAAAAAAATGAAAGAAAAAATATTAGAACCAAATAATGACCGATTTGTCATTTTCCCAATAGAACATAATGATATTTGGGAATATTATAAACAACACCAAGCCGCGTTTTGGACGGCAGAAGAAGTGGATTTATCTAACGATATTAGAGATTGGGAAAATCTATCGGATAATGAAAGATATTTCCTTAAAAATATATTAGCGTTCTTTGCTGCCTCTGATGGTATCGTAAATGAAAACTTGGCAGAAAATTTCTTAAAAGAAGTTCAATATGCTGAGGCGAAATTCTTCTACGGATTCCAAATTATGATGGAGAATATTCACTCATTAATGTATTCTTTATTGATAGATACTTATGTGTCTGACGACAAAGAAAAAGATGAATGCTTCCATGCAATTGATAGACTACCGGCAGTTCAAAAGAAAGCTAAATGGGCGCTTGATTGGATTGAGAATGCTTCATTCCAAGAAAGATTAGTTGCATTTGCGGCTGTTGAGGGTATATTCTTTTCCGGTTCGTTTTGTTCTATCTTTTGGATGAAATCGAGAGGAATTATGCAGGGATTATGTAATGCTAATAGTCTTATCTTTAAAGATGAGAACTTACATTGTGATTTTGCGATTCACTTAATTAACAATCATGTGGAGAACAAACCAACTGAAAAAAGAATTAAAGAAATCTTATTATCTGCGTTAGAAATTGAAAAAGAGTTTATTACTGAATCATTACCAGTATCTTTAATTGGTATGAATTCGAACTTAATGAAACAATACCTTGAATTTGTTACTGATGGATTGTTAGTTAAATTTGGATGTAAAAAACATTTTAATGTTGAACAACCATTTAAATTTATGGAACAAATTGCTGTTGAAACAAAAGGTAATTTCTTTGAATCAAGAACAATGGAATATCAAAAAGCTAAATTAGGGGAATCATTAACATTTACGGAGGATTTCTAAAATAAAAACAATATGATGTCATTAAAGATTAAAAAAAGAGGGGGAGATGAAGTTTCATTTAACCCTCAAAAAATTTATAATAGGGTTAAACGAGCGGCAAAAGGTTTAAATGTTAATTCAGATGAAATTTTTATTAAGGTAATTACCTCGGTTCCGACTGAAGGATTTATTACGACTAAAGAGTTAGATAAATTGGTTTATGAGATTGCGGCGGCTTACACTGGTAGTCATCACGATTACTCAAGATTGGCTTCTTCAGTTGCTATTTCGGCATATCATAAAGACACTGATAGTAGTTTTTGTAATACTATGAAACGTTTACACGAGGATGGTGTTATTAATGACATATTAATTGATACAATTAACGAATATGGGTGGGGAGATATTGATTCTGTAATAAATCACGATAATGATTATAATTTTGATTATTTTGCGTGGAAATCATTACAGGAAATGTATTTGTTGAAGACTCCGAAAGGTGTTGTAATTGAAAGACCGCAACATATGTATATGAGGGTCGCATTATGGGTTACTAAATCTTTTGAAGAGGCGGTTGAATATTACAATTCATTATCAAACCAACTTATTTCTCCTGCGACTCCAATCATGATTAATGCGGGTACTAAAACACCTCAATTGGCGTCTTGCGTGTTGAAATATAATAATGGGGATTCAAGAGAAGGGTTATTACAAACATTCAATGATATTTCGACTTATTCGTCAGACGCAGCAGGAATTGGATTATCAATGTCTAACATTCGTAGTAAAGAAAGTCGTATTAATTCGTCAGGAGGATTTGCGGGTGGATTATTAAAATATTTGAAAATTGTTAATGAAGGGTTGAGATTCTTTAATCAACAAGGTAGAAGACCGGGTAGTGCTGCTATCTACATAGAACCTTGGCATAAAGACATAATGGACTTACTTGAAATCAAAAAAAATACAGGTGCTGAGGAATTGAGAGCAAAAGATTTATTTACCTCAATTTGGTTACCGGACAATTTTATGAACGCAGTTAAGAACAACGATGACTGGTATTTATTCTGTCCTAACGACATTATTAAAGCGGGTATTAAACCATTACAGGAAGCTTATGGTGATGAGTATGAATCAAATTACGATAAGGCGGTTGAACTTGGTTTAGGTAAGAAAGTGAAAGCTCAGACAATTTGGAATAAGATTATTGAATCTCAAGTTGAAACCGGGGTTCCTTACTTATGTTCTAAAGATAGTGCTAACAGAAAGACAAACCATCAAAACATTGGAGTGATTAAACAATCTAACCTATGTAATGAGATTTACCAATATACAGATGAGAACACTACCGCAATCTGTACATTATCATCTATGGTGTTGAAGAACTTCATTATAAAAGGTGAGTTCGACTTCAACTTACTTTACAGTGAGGTTAGAAAGGTTGTTAGAGCACTTAATAAAGTTGTGGACATCAATAGTTATTCAACTGAACAAGGAAGAAAAGGAGGGTTAGAACAAAGAGCAATAGCAATTGGAACTCAAGGTCTTGCAGATGTCTTTTTTTTAATGGATTATATTTTTACATCTGAAGAAGCGAAAAAACTTAATAAAGATATTTTTGAAACAATCTATTTCGCGGCAATCTCTGAAAGTAGTTTTCTATGTCAAGAAGGTTTATTCCAACCATATAAGTTTTTTGAAGGTTCACCGATGTCTCAAGGAGTATTCCAATTTAATATGTGGGGAATGACTGAAGATAATTTATCAGGTCGTTGGGATTGGAATGGATTGAAAGATAATGTTTCAAAATATGGTGTTTGTAATTCATTATTTACCGCTCAAATGCCCGTTGCGTCTTCAGCTAAAATTACAGGTTCATTTGAAATGACAGAACCGGCTCACTCAGCGTTATTTAATCGTCGTGTAGTTGGTGGGGAAATTTTAATTGTTAATAAATATTTAATTAATGATTTTGAAAAATTAGGTGTTTGGTGTGAAGATTTAAAAAATGAAATTATTATGAATGAAGGTTCGATTCAAAATATTAACTTTAATCATTATTTAGATAATGAAGATAAGAATTACAATAAAAAAGTTAAAAGGATTGAACATTTAATACCAAAATATAAAACAATTTGGGAAATCTCTCAAAGAGAACTGATTGATATGTCAGCTGACCGAGCACCATTTATAGACCAATCACAGTCAATGAATATCTACATGTCTGAACCAACATTATCAAAAATTTCATCATCCCATTTTCATTCTTGGGGTAAAGGGTTAAAAACTCTTTGTTATTATGTTAGAACTAAAGCAATTTCAACCGGAGCTAAACACTTAGCGGTTGATATTTCAAAAGTACAACAACCAATAGTTAAAGTCGATAAACCAAAAATAAATTTAATTGAAGAAGTTGTTAAACCAACTGATTCTGAATTTGAATGTTTTGGTTGTGGTTCATAATAAAATGAATACATATAATAATCCCGGCAATGTCGGGATTTTTTATTTTTAGGTATTTATAAGAAATAATCACAAGACTATAATTATAGATATGGCAGATGGAACAACATATGGTATTAATTTTCCTTTCAGAGATTCTGTAAAAGGGGATTATCTACAACTTACTGAGTATGAGTCGCAGGAAATTAAAGCCGATTTAATTCACTTACTTCTAACCCGTAAAGGGTCAAGATATTATTTACCAACTTTTGGAACAAGACTCTATGAGTTTTTATTTGAACCGTTCGATGGATTAACATTTGACGCCATTGAATCAGACATTCGAGATGCTGTCGGTACTTTTATGCCTAATTTATTATTAAACCAAATAACTATAAGTCCCGCAGACCCAATGGAAGAAGTTGATTTAGCAACAGGAACTGCAACTGTTGGTTCTAGTGAATCGTCAATTTATAGATTCCCCGGTAAAGGAACTTCAGAATATACCGCAAAAATAAAAATAGATTACTCGACCAATAATACAACTTTTGGTCCGAGTGATTTTGTTATAATTAATATTTAATATCATATGGCAAATCGTAATATATCTTATACTACCAGAGATTATCAAGGAATAAGAACTGAATTATTAAACTATGTAAGGACTTATTACCCTGAATTAATACAGGACTTTAATGATGCTTCTGTATTCTCGGTATTCTTAGATTTGAATGCTGCGGTAGCGGACAATTTACATTATCATATTGATAGAAGTATTCAGGAAACTGTTTTACAGTATGCTCAACAAAGGTCTTCAATTTATAATATTGCTAGAACCTATGGGTTAAAATTACCGGGACAAAGACCATCAGTGTCTTTAGTTGATTTTTCAATAACCGTTCCTGCGTTTGGGGACAAAGAAGATGAAAGATACTTAGGAACATTAACAAGAGGGTCTCAAGTTGTCGGAGCCGGAATAGTCTTTGAAAACATCTATGATGTAGATTTTACTTCACCATATAATGCTCAAGGATTCCCAAATCGTTTAAAAATACCAAATTTTAATGCAAATAATGTCTTAATTAATTATACGATTACAAAAAGAGAATTAGTTGTTAATGGTATAACAAAAGTGTTTAAAAGAGTCATCACACCAAATGATGTTAAACCATTCTTCGAATTATTCTTACCTGAGAAAAATGTATTAGGGATTACTAATGTATTATTAAAAAGTGGTACTGAATATACAAATGTCCCATCAACTGCTGAATTTTTGGGGGTATCAAATAAATGGTATGAAGTCGATGCACTTGCGGAAGACCGAGTATTCATTGAAGACCCAACAAAAGTGTCAGACCAACCGGGTATTAAGGTTGGAAAATATATTCAGACATCTAATAGATTTATAACGGAATACACTCCGGAAGGTTTTAAAAAGATGACATTTGGTGGTGGTACAAATACAGCACAAGATTCTTTAGACCAATTTACCACGGTTGGTGCAACAATTGATTTACAAAGATATTCAAATAACTTTTCATTGGGTTCTGCTTTAACTCCAAACTCGACCTTGTTCATTCAATATAGAGTGGGTGGTGGTTTGGCGACAAACTTGGGAACAAATGTTATTAATCAAATTGGTACAGTAAATTTCTTTGTTAATGGACCATCTGAATTAACTAACTCATCTGTTGTGAATTCATTAAGATGTACCAATGTTACTGCAGCCATTGGAGGTGCTGGTGTACCATCATTAGAAGAAATTAGGAATTATGTATCGTTTAACTTTTCGGCTCAAAAAAGAGCGGTTACAGTACAGGATTACGAGTCAATTATTCGAAATATGCCGGCAGAATTTGGGGCGCCTGCAAAAGTTTCAATTACTGAAAATAACAATAAGATATTGATTCAGTTATTATCCTACGATACTTCAGGAAAACTAACAAGTATTGTTTCAGATACATTAAGACAAAATGTTGCTAATTATTTGTCGAATTATAGAATGATAAACGATTATATTTCAATTTTAACTGCTCAGGTTATTGATTTAAGTATTAATGTTCAAATTGTTTTAGATTCTGCTCAAAATTCCGGTCAAGTTATTGCGGATGTCGTTGATAGAATTTCAACATATTTCAATCCTCAAACACGGGAATTAGGTCAAAATGTTTATTTATCTGAATTGAAAAGTATTATCCAAAATCAAAATGGTGTATTAACAGTAGTTGGGGTAAATGTATTTAATAATGTTGGGGGTCAATATTCTTCCGCGGAAACATCCATGGAATATGTTGACGCTGAGACAAAAGAAATTTCAACTGTTGATGATACTATTTTTGCTCAACCATCACAAGTGTACCAAGTTAGATACCCTAATAAAGATATTAAAGTGTCCGTTAAAAATTTCCAATCAGTTACATTCTCTTAACAGGTTTATTTCTGTGACAACTAGTTTATAATTAAATATGGTGTGTATTTCTTTGAAAAATCACTCATAAACTATTTATAAATTAAAAGAATTGAATGGGTCAGTCATATAGAATTAGAACCGAATTAGGAGTAAACAAAACAATCAATGTTCAGTTAGACCAAGATTTTGAGTTTTTAGAAATCTTATCGTTAAAAATACAACAAACTGACGTTTATAGTAGGAGTTGTTCGGAATACGGTGTTGTTGTTGGAAGAGTCACAGCAAATAATGGATTTGGTATTCCAAATGCTCGTGTGTCTGTGTTTCTTCCCGTTGAGCCAATTGATGAGTCTAATCCAATCATTTCAAGTATATATCCTTATAAATCTCCAACAGATAAAAATTCTGATGGGTATCGATATAATTTATTACCTTACGAAAAATCATATTCTGTTCACGCAGCGACAGGTACTTTACCAACAAGAAGTGATGTATTAATTGATAGTACTGTTGTTGAAATTTACGACAAATATTATAAGTATACCACAAAAACTAATGATAGTGGTGATTATATGATAATGGGAGTACCATTAGGTTCCCAAACTTTAGTAATGGATGTTGATTTATCTGATATTGGGGAGTTCTCATTAACACCTCAAGATTTAATTAGAACTGGATTAGCAACCGAATCACAAGTTTCTGGTAATCGATTTAAAACTTCAACTGATTTATCATCATTACCTCAAATAATAACATTAACTAAAACTTTATCAGTTGCTCCATTATGGGGTGACCCTGATATTTGTCAAATAGCAGTTAATCGAGTTGATTTTGACCTTAGGAATGATGCAAATGTTGATATACAACCGACATCAGTTTTTATGGGTTCTATGTTTTCATCACCTGATACTTTTAGGGTTAGGAAAAATTGTAAACCAAAAGATAATTTAGGTAACTTATGTGATTTAACTACAGGCCCGGGGCAAATTTTAGGAATTAGACAAACAATACAACAAGATTCAGATGGTAATCCTATTTTAGAACAATATCAATTTGAACAATCAGGTAATATAATTGACGGTAATGGGGTGTGGTTAACTGAAATGCCAATGAATTTGGATTATTTCATTACTAATGAATTTGGGGAAAAAGTTATATCCAACGACCCAAGCGTAGGTATTCCAACTAAAGGGAAATATCGATTTAAAATTAAATGGCAACAACCAAATGATTTAACATTACAAACAAGACGACCATATTATTTAGTTCCGAATGTTAAAGAATATGGGTGGATTAACGAGAATAATGACCCATATTTTTCGGGGACAACCGCTGATAGAGAAAAACTGGCTAGTTCATATTATTTTGGGTTAGATTGGAGTGGATACACTAATGGTTTCACTTCTCAAGAAAAAATCGACAAACTTAATGAGTCTATTAATTGTGAGGACACATTTTATGAATTCCAATTCAATAAAGTTTATACGGTTTCATCATTAATTGACCAATACAAAAAAGGAAATAAAGGTCAATTTATTGGGATTAAGGAAATTGATAATAATGATTGTGCTAATAGTGTTAATAAATTTCCGGTTAATGACGGGTTTAGAAATTTCGATTTACTATTTTTCTTATTTTCAATTATTTTTACAATAATACAACCGGCATTTATTGGTATTTTAATTGCGATGCATATTGTCTTATTTTTATATAATATAGTGATTAGTGCTCTTTGTTCTATCTGTAATATTCGAATATTTAGAAAAAGGTGGTTTAGTTGGATTTGTCGTAGTTTAGGGATTAAATGTGATAAAAGAGATTATACTTTTAGGATACCTATGATAACATACCCTGATTGTCAGGCTTGTGATTGTAAACAAGAGACCGGAGTTCAAAGTAATAATACGTATAATGAAGGAAATCCAAATGGTACCGGAATTCTAACTTATGTGTCTTTGCAAGAAAACTATACCGCGATGTTGGAATCTATTAGATTTTCGGGAGATACTGATACCGCGGAACAATTAAGTGATGTTTATTCACAAGTTTTGGCGGGTTATGGTAGTGTTAGTACGGTTTCAAATAATCAACGATATAAGTTACCAATTTCAAACGTGTATAGTCTTAATGGGGAGCGTATTTTGGCAAGTAAAAATTTACCAATTGGAGAAAGGATTAACTTGTTTAATCAAAGGTCAAATTATTTTACGGGGGTCAATAAGATTAAAGTTACTGTTTCTAAGAATGAAAATGTTGGAAAATATCATTACGATAATTCAATTACCGTTTTATCTCAAGAACAATATAATCCCGGGGATTTATTAAGTTTTGTTAATTTTAGTAATTCGGAGGATAAAAATTATTTATATACTGCTAATACTATATCTGGTATAACTACAGGGATTAGTGGTAGTTCATATAATGGTAGTGGACAAACAATTGTGAACATATCTTATGCTAACCCTAATGACGGCAGCCAAAATAGTAATTTAAGTACCTCTTATATCTTACCTTATGGTTCAACTGAAACAAATTATAAATTTCCTTCTGATATTGAATATTACCAAGTTATAACCGCAATTACGGTTTCTCAGGCGATATTGATATGGAATTCAGGTACAACACAATCTTTTCCAAATATATTATCAACACCAACAGTTATTACTGAATATAAAAAAGTTTCTGGTAACATTGGTGTGGTTCAATCAGTGGTATCAATGACCGCCACTGACTATTTGGAGGATTATGAATCTCAGTACATTTTAGTTTTACAAAGAGGTGTTGACCCTTATTCCCCGTTATATTTAAATGAATACAAATTAGGAGGTTTATTTGGGACAAATGAAAATGACTCAAATTGGTCAGTAACTGCGTCGACACGACTTAATATTCCAATTCAAAAGTTGGACAATGTTTCATTGTCAGTGCAACCTTATACCCAAAGCGGTATGTTTTACCAATCATATTTTTTTAATCCGGGAAATAAATATTCGGGATTTACAACAACAGCGACAAGATATTATAGTTCGTTGGATAGTAGCTTAACACCCCCATTAAAATTTCAAATTTCGGGTAATAAAGTGATATCAACAACCTCAAATGGGTTTTGGTTGTCACTACCCGATAGTTCAAAATATGATAATACTGAAAATGTATCTGGAGTTGCCGCAATGTCATCCAATGATTATAATGACCAATTAGGAAATAGTCTTTCTTTTTCATATGGGTCTTTTAATTATTTTTACTATACAAAAACTTTTACCCAAACAAATATAATGACTATTAATTCTTCGCAACAAAATGTGTTAAGGACGGATAGGCTACCTAGTTCTGACTTTTTAGATGGTGGTTCGTGGGATAATAACCCTTCTTTATTACAACAAAATAATAATTTTGGAATCTATTCAATTAATACCGAATCAGGTGTTATTTCATCACAAAGTAATACAACAGGTGCCGACCAAGTAACTGCGGATTTAACAGGATTACCTAATGACAGTACTGTTTTACGAAGTTTTGATTGTGAAGGTATGGTTAGTTTAAATTGTTATAAAGGATTTGGTGACGATTTTGATATTAACGAATCTTGTGAAAATAATGATGCTGTTGAAAATGGGTGTTATATGTTTATGAGACGACCTTTAATTGATATGTTAAAAGATATTGGAAGTTTTGCTGAATGGGGGTTTCGTTTTAGATTTTTCTATGGAATATGTCGAGGAGTGTTATCACAATCGTTTATGAATAATTGGATTAATGGTTCTCTTTACGCATTTCCGATTCAAGTGGACACTTTTTATAATAGTCAAAATAAAGCTTTACCACCAAAATTTTGTAAGGATTTATCTTATTTTGATGAGGATACTAATAATTTTTATTATAGAAGTAGTCCATACAACTACATTAGTAATAGATTTGTAGGTAATAAGACTAATAATGATTATGGAGTTAACGTAGTTAATTTAATGTTCCCAACAACAATTATTAATTTAGGTATGAAAGATTATTTTTATTCTGAGATAACTTTTGACCCATCAACTAAGGGGTATATATTACCTAATATTAATTCAACTAGTTATGGGGATACCTCTGATTTAATTAATTTATTTGTTATTTCACGGATTACCGATGAAGGTTTTTTGGCTCAAATAATACCATTGGGAGATAACTCATTACAACAGTTATTTTCTCGTAATGAAACCAATGACATTTTAGGTAGGCGCCGTAGAATTGATGGGGATTTAGCTCAATTAATGTCAATTAATTGTGAAATTGGTAATATTAATTTTTCACCTGAATATTATGAAACGACAGGAGGTCCACCAACAACAATATTGGGTAATTCAGAAAATCCAACAATTGCAGTATGGTTTTCATCAACAACTGAAAATTTACAAACTAAGGATTATTTAACTCCCGGTAGGATTAATTTTAGAGGTAACGACAATATTGGGTTTTACCCCTACCCTTATGGGATTAAATCCCAAGTTGTACCATTTTATCAATGGGAACTTGATATTCCTGTCAACAATTCCTCGTCAAATTTATTTGGAGGTCAATATAATAATTGGGCAACAGACACCGAAGACATAATCCAAAATACCCCTTACCAAGGATTAGACAGAGCTAGTTTAACAACTAAATATTTTTTGGCATCTAATGTCGACGTTAGTAGTGAAGATTTAATGGCTCGAGGATATATTTTTGGGATGGATGATAATGGTAATTATTCAAGTAATGCTTCATTAGTTAGAAATCCTAAATTTTTAGTCGGCGCGCCATATCAATTTTATTTTGGTCCGGTTAAAGGAGAGAGTGCTTTAGATAAATTTAAAACAAAATATTCAGTAAATGAATAATTACACTATAATACCAAGTAACCTTAAATATAAGGGGGCGCCTTCTGTTAATGAAAATGTTTCTATCTCATTAGACCAAACAAGTCAACAAATAACGGAATACGATAGAAGTACAACTATAAGTTTGGCTCAAGTTTATGATGACGAAAGACAGTTATGTACTATTTTTAGACCAACATTTAAAGTTAAATATTTATACGATAACACATATACAGGCACAACTACTTACTTACCATTTCAATATAATTTGTATTATGTTGACCCTCAAACATCATTTAATAGTGGTACTTGGAAGGGATTCCCTCAGTTTTATGAATTTGATTTTTTTAGACCGATTACTGATAATCAACACTTTGTTTATAAATCCAAAAGTGCTTATACCTATAATTGGATGTATTATTTAACATATGCTCATGAAAATAATAACACAAAAAAATTAAACTACTATTCAGATACTTTAGGTACTATTAATTGGGTTGCGGAGCAAGGTATTCCCTTTAGTATTGAAAATATTGAAATTAATGGGAATGGATTAATTTCTTTTAAATGTATTGGGTCTCATGGGTTAACAACAAATGAATATGTTGAATTATCATTAACTTATCGAAATTCAAACATTTTCCAAGTTTACTCATTAGGTAATGGATTATTTGGTAGTGAAGAGTATGTTTTTAATGTTTTAAATATTGGGTATACCGGAACTACATTTGGTGATAATGTGAATGGTACTTTTAAAAGAGTCATAAACCCGGATAATTTAACGGAGACTAAATCAAAATATTATGTGAGAGAACACAAAGTGATTACAAATTTAGATGATTTAATTGTTACTAAAATTGGGTTTGAAAAAAATGTATTTAAAGAGACTATGAAATTCGAATACAGTTCTATCACACCAAATCATATTTCAAGAATTTCTCAAAAAACAAGTAGTAATGCATATAATATGACTTCGGCGTATGATTTAGATTTTGCGGGGTACATTGATAATCAAAAACGACCATTAAGTGAGATTTTTTTAACAATTGTTAATAAAGGATATTCAGGTTATTTTAATGAGCCGTCATCTGGGGTCGGTTTAAAACAAGGTTGGGGGTTTAACTTAACCAAAACAGTAAATCAATATTGGGATTTAACTAATACTGACTCCAACACAACAATTCCATTATCTTCATATACTCAAACTAGTGGCGCGACTAAGACGTTTTATTATAATAGTAATTTAGTGAAAGGAGATGTAATGGACGGTGATTTTTGTGAGTGGAATGATTATGAACAAATTGAAAGAGTAATTTCACCTTATTACCATAAAATAAAGTATAACCAAACTATATTTCAAACATCAAATTTACCGGACACAAATTCATTAGGTTATTATTATCAACCACATAATAAAATGACATTAAGGGTTTTTTCTGATTATGTTGAAACGGGAGATGTTAATATTATTGACCAAATCCCTAATTATTCTTTTTATTCAAGCGCCGACCAAGAGTTTAGATGGAGGGATATATATACTTATGGTTTTACGGATAATTTAGAAAGAGGGGTTGATTACCCGTTTTTAAATACATCTCATTATCCTTTTACTGATATTACTTTTAGATTAATACCCGAAGGAATAAACTACAACGAAAGCCTATATGGTTCCGATGTTACAATTAAACCATTAATAGATGAGTGTGAATAAAGTCACTATAGTACCAAATGGTATTGATAAACAAATAAATATTCCGGTTAGACTAACTTGGGACTATTTGGGTTTAGATATGGCAATTGATGAATATGAGTCTGATGTTATTACTGAAGTTATTGGAGTAGGTCGTGATTTTGAGATTAGTCGATTTAGTCATGCACCTGATACTACAACAAATAACACTGAAATTAATTATGAGTTTTATTTTTATTCGGGAGGTTCGATTAATAATATTAATAATTGGAAAATAAATTATATAGGTGAGGGATTTACTCCCCAAGATTTATATTATTATACTAATAATTTTACAAATTCATTTTTTAAATTGGATTTTTACGATAATACGGATGAGAAAAAACAAACAAATTATTTAACCGTCATTATACCAACACAACAAGGATTAAAAATGTCCACTCAAATGCAGAGGACTGTGGTAGATGTTAGGAAACCAAAATTTATTTTAGATTATGTTGGAGATAAAGAAGGGTTTTTTATTTATTGGTTAAAAAAGAGAGAGTTTTTAGATATTAATACATTTTATATGTCCGCTAAATTTTATAATGCTAAAACCGGACAATTCACTAAAATGATGACAGGTAATGGTACAGACCCATTAGACACTACTGAAGGTCCACAAGCAAATTTTGCTACAGGGGCTAATCCATATTTTTTTGATAATAACACATTTTTTTACTATACCGTAAATTTAGACTATAAAAATCAAACATATCAAGTAGTTAATACTAATGGACAAAGACTCGGGACAACAATTCCCATAAAATGGTTTGAATATATTAACCCACCTGTATAATGGAAGATTTTTATAATATTAAAATATCACCGGAAACGATTCTTGGGGATTTATTCGTTGTTGATTATGAAGGGACACCCGTTGGTGTTTATTCTGCAATGACCCAAGTTGTTAGTTCGGGTGTTAATGGTAGTTCCTTATTAACCGGATTGACTATACCTATTTTGATTAGACAAAGTGCGGTTGATACCGGGTATTATAGTCCATTTGATGGTGCGGTATTACAAAAAAATGTTGTTGCAAATTTTATATTTTCTTCAACAACATCATCCCCTTACCTTTACAATGTTTATAATACGTCGGATGAGTTCCAAAAATTTTTAGATTTATCTTCATATAAGATTGATTGGGGTGACGGTTCCCCAAAACAAACTATCACTAATTACGCACCTAATTCAATTAATCACACATACCCTGTTGAGAATAAAGAATATACGATTAAATTAGAACAAACAAATCCTTGGGGCATTACCAGTGTTTCAAAAACAATAACGGTTCCATTTAGTGATGTTGTAATTTACAACCCACAGGGTGAAGCATTTTTTGCTCCTTCTTCAGGGAATTGGGTTGGGACTTCGGTATCTTATGATTATATATTTTCTGGGGATGCGATTAATGAAGTATCTGCTCAAACCTCTAACAATTATGTTTCAATACCGTTTACCGTATCAGGAATTACTAAGTCGAGAATTAATGAGTTAAAAATGTATGGTAATCCAACAATTAATGAACGAATTGGGGTTCCTGTGATTAGTAATGGTCAAATATGGGGAGCAATAACAGATGTTACTTCAATTTATACTGCTTATACAATTACTGAAATTAATTACTATGATTACATTGATGGTACCACAATTTATTTCGTACAATCATCAGGACTTACGGAAAATAATATAACTGCGGTTCCAATAACTAAAGATGAGGTATTACTCAAAGTTATTGACCAAGCACAGGTTCAAACTAATGTTTTTGTTGAAAGAGGTAAAAACTCCGCGTATGAGAGAATACAAAGATTAGGTGAGGTAGATAACCTTGGTGACATGATTAACTATGGGTTTGGGTTCTTCAATGTCATTAATAAAGAAAATTAACAGAAAAAAAAGAGATAAGGTATTTATGAATATGGAAACAAAAGTTTGTACTAAATGTTTAATTGAAAAATCATTGGATGATTTTTATTTAGAGAAAAAACTTTATAGGAGGAGTGAATGTAAAACGTGTAATATAAAACGTGTTTCAAAATGGATGGAACTTAATTCAGAGAAGAAAAAAGAGACAAGTCAAAATTGGTATAAAATAAACTCTGAAAAAGAAATCCAAAGAAGTAGAGAATGGAAAAAAAATAACCCTGATAAGGTAAAAGATTATAGTCAAAAATGGTATGAAAATAATTCTAAAAAATCTATTGAAAATTCATCAATTTGGAAAAAAAATAATATTGAAAAGATAAAGGAATATAGTAAACAATATAGAGAAAATAATATTGAAAAAATAATGGAATCTCACAAAAAATATCGAGAAAACAATCCTGAAAAAATAAAAGAAACCCTTAAGAAAAGTAATCAAAAACCAAAAAGAAAAATGTCAAGTAATATTAGACGAAGATTAAGTCAATATTTGAAACTTAACATTATAACTAAAAAAAATAAAACCTTTGAAATTGTAGGATGTACTCCGGAATTTCTTAAAGAACATTTGGAAAAACAATTTAAGGAGGGTATGTCTTGGGAAAATTATGGATTATATGGGTGGCATATAGACCACATAATACCATTATCTTCATCTAAAACTGAAGAAGAAATTTACCAACTTAGTTACTATACGAATCTTCAACCATTATGGGCTGAAGATAATTTAAAAAAAGGAAATAAAATATTAAAGACAATATAAAAAATGGCAATATCGTCGTATGGGACCGTCAGAGGTTCCGATGTCTCACCTGCAGATGTCGAAATTATACTAAATTACACTCCAAGTAGGGATGTGACAGACCAATTCGTTTTAACGAAGTTGGATGCTCAAACTATTTTACGACCTTACTTTGAAAACTCAGAAACGGGTGGGAATGCCGGTGTTGAAGTTTTAGGAGGGTTATATAATTTAACTTTACCTGCAAGTCAGTTTAACGCTTTAGGGTTTTACACCCTTTATTTGAGACCAGCACAAATTAGAACAACAATTACTGATTGCGGTGTTTTGAGTTCGTTACCCAACGTCAAAGGTTTAGTTATTGATTTGGCTAATGTCCCAACTCAGTATCAAAATAAATTTGTACCCCAAGGATTGGTTGGATTTCGTATTGAATATTTAAATCCGGACGGTTCAAAAATACCAAATTTCTTTAGAGTAATTACCTCAAGTTTTTATTGTGAACCTGTCGTAACAAATGAAGTTAATACACAACAAAAGGCGATTAGATATAGATATGTTGACGGGTCTTCAAACTTATTGTTTTTAACTTTATCACCATCATCATCACCGACTAACAAACCAAACGCAACACCGTTTATTGGACAACCAAGTCAAGATATTATTATTACTAATACGTTCTTTAACCCGGTTACTGTTGAAATAGAAATGGTTGAATATGATATTTCATCTCTTGCGATTGCTCTTTATGGAAACCAAAGTAAATCAATCGACGACGGGATTTACACAATCTATGATTCCGCAAATAACATTTTTAGACAATATAATTTATATGAGGTTAGAGACCAATTTAATGCGTTGTTATATGAAGTTAGACAGAATAGAAATAATAATATTGATTTTAGTAAAAACTTCACAAATATAACAACTTAATGGCAGTAACTGTAAATACGACAAAATATTTTTATCCGCCAAGACCCGGAAGTGGGGCTGCGACTTTTTCCGACAACATTGTAGGTTTACAAACGGTTGAAGGGGGAGGTCTAACGCAAGGTAATTTTGAATTTACTACTTCGGTTACAGAGAAGGTTAATAGAACTTTTAATGTAGGGGCATTTTCGGAACCCTTAAGTTTACAATCGTTAAATATAGATGATGTTAATGAGAGTAGGAGGATTATGGCAACACAATTTAGGGTTTATCCTAATTATGATGTTTCACAAGTCCTTAACTTTTCTATGTACGGTTCATTACGTAAAAGGTTACAAGTATCTGCAACTAAGGTAATTCATTATTTTCCAGCATCGTTAGATGTTATGTTTAGTAACTTGGAATTTGTTACAGGGTCAACCGCAATAAACATATCTTACGATTCAGTTAATGATGAAACTTATTTTGAAGTTAATGTCGACAGAATTAACAATCCTTTTGATATTGATTATTCGGTTAGTGCCTCAACAAATTTAAATTTACGAGAAATAGTAACATCTCCTTATCGAAATTTATACAATACTTATTTAGATTATTGCGTAAGTATAAATGACAATATTTTTAAAATTGTGTCATTCCAACCGTCTCAAACATTAAGTGATGGTTATATTTCGTTTTATGTTTCAGGAGCTCCTTTTGGAATAACGGCCACAACAATAAATGAGGATTATCAAATTAGGCCAAATGATTTAATTGCTGATAAGATTTTTGCAGAAAGTTTTGATGAAGTTGAAAAATTCTTATTAAATCGTTTAATTAGACCTGAATATACTGCGGTTTTTCAAGTACCTGCTCAAACAGAAAGTGGTGAATTTTACACGAATTACCAACAGGTTACTTGGCCTAAAGACGGTGTGTGGAATCTTGATATTCGTTCATTTTTATTTGACGATTATCTAACCCAACTTGATGAGATTGCGGTTAATTTAGATTCATTCAAAACAAATTTAATTTCAAGATTTTTGGTAACGGACTCTTTAAAAGAGTTTGATACTATGGGTCAAAAAGTTGAGAAAATATTTCAAATTTATGGTAGAAGTTTCGACCAAATAAAACAATTTATAGATGCTTTAGCTTACATGAATTCGGTTAATTATAACCCATCCAATGATATACCATCTCAATTACTTGTTAATTTGGCTCAAACATTAGGGTGGAGTTCTAATTTTTCTCCAATAACAGATGAAGATTTCTTAAGTTCTGTTTTTGGGAATACAGCAACACCAACATATCCGGGTTACGCTAGGGCTCTTACACCAACTGAGATAAACTATTCGTTTTATCGTAATTTAATTCTTAATGCCTCTTATCTTTTTAAATCAAAAGGAACTAGGAGGTCTGTTGAATTTATGTTGAGATTAATTGGTGCACCTGATTCATTAATTGAATTTAATGAACATATTTATTTGGCTGACCAAAAAATTAATTTAACGCAATTTGAGACTCAGTGGGCGTCAATTTCGGGGGGGACTTATGTTAATAAAGTTCCGTCTTATTTACCTGGTGATACTTACAAAATTCGTGGTCACATATATTCAGGTTATACCTCAAATGCGACATATGAGGATGTCTCAATTAGATTATCTGATTATCCTATTGATATTTTTGGATATCCAAAGGCCCCTGTTAATACTGAAAATTATTACTTCCAAATTGGTGCCGGTTGGTATGAATCAACTCCACAACATAGAAGTCCTGATGAGGTGGTTATTACGGGCGCCGTTTATACCGGTCAAAATTATAATATTCAAACACAATTACAACCATTCACTTACGGACAACCTTACTTAGACCGATTTAGGGATTTCCCATATATGACAGAAGGTTTTAAATTACAAAAAGTAATTGATAATAATAAGTCGTGGTTAGAAGAAGATAATAAAATAAGAGTTTCAGTTAATGGTGATTACAATGCTTATTATTATGTTGATAATGAGAAATTAGTCTTAAATGTTAAGAATGTTGATTTATTTTTAAATCCATCACAAGGTTTATTATACGATGTTTGGAAAGAGTCTGTTGAATATGATTATCCGTTTCCTGAATCGGGATTAACTGTTGGTTATCCGGTTCCTGGCGGAGTGGATTGGACATATATTAATCCTGAACCAAAAAAGAAAACATTCTTTGAATTCTCACAAACATTTTGGGAAAATATGATTAATGTTAGAAATCGACAATATATTACTGACGGTAAAACAGGCGGATATCCGGTACTCCAATCAATTTGGTGGAAATACATAGAATCTGAACAAACTGTTGGATTACCAAATAACAAATATACTTATCAAAAATTAATTGATTATGTAAATGGTATTGGTCCTTACTGGATGAAGTTAGCGGAACAAATGATTCCTGCCACAACAATTTGGAATTCAGGTGTTAAAATGGAGAACTCTATCTTACATAAACAAAAATTTGTTTATAGAAGACAACGAGGTTGTCAATTTATTCCGGTTCCTGTTGACCCTTGTTATATAATTTCAAACATATTCGATTATACTTGTACAACAGAATATGTTGATTATAATATATATGCTTGGTCAAATGGGGATGTTAATGTTGGAAACTTTAATAGTATTTTGGCGAATAGAGTTAATAATATGATTGCTGAAAGTGGGTATACTTTAAACGATTGTATTCAAAATTCGGTTCAAACTGAATGGTACGTGGATTTAAGAATTAATGATGATTTGTTAATTAAGGAGCCATTTTATGTTGGGTATGGATATACTGATGCCCCAACAAATATCATGTGGAGAAATGCTTTAATTGAATATCTTCCATTGTTATACGACTATGGGTTTACATATTTTTTAAATGGAAACATTTTAACTGTCACAAGTCTAACTTGTACTCAAAGAAATATTAATGAAATACTTACATTAAATGTAGGTATACAAATAAACATAAATTGTGATAGTATTTAATGAATTTTAATTATAATATAAATGTAACGGGTGATTGCACTAATAATCAAACAGGGTCGTTTAATTTATCTTTATCTGGAGCTACACCTCCATATACCGTGCAAATTATTAGCCCATATGTTAGTGGACCTGTATTAACTAATAACTCATATATCCAAACAAACTTAAGCGCGGAAACGTATGTTTTATTAGTAAACGATAGTACTCTCCCCTCAAATTACCAAGAATATATCAATATACCAATATCTAATGGGGTTTGTTGTTCAATATTAGGGGTTAAAAATACTACTTGTAGTGGAGATGATGGAATGGTTACGGGAACTTCAACTTCTAACTTCTCTTCTACTATATTTAGTGTTTACACGTCAACAGATACTTTTGTAATGTCCGCCAACACAAATGTTTCAAACATTGTTTTTGGTAACTTAAGTGCGGGCACTTATTATTTAACTTCATTGGATTTAGGAGGGTGTTTAGGTAGAAGTCCGAGTTTTATAATTGAGGAGTCAATACCTTTAAATTATGGTTTATATGTTGTCCCAAATTCAAGCTGTGGTGGAACACCTATAGGTAAAATAACTATTACAGGAACAACAGGTTCTCCCCCTTATAGTTATTTATGGAATAACGGGCAAACAGGGTCAACAATCACAGGGTTAACGGAGGGTATTTACTCTGTTAGTGTTAGTGATTCCTATGGGTGTGTGGTGACTAAAGACGGTACGATAACTAATATTAACCCAATTGGGTTTGGTGTTTTTACTGCGACCCCACCGGGTTGTTTTTCTAGCGATGGTGTGTTAAGTTTAACCATTACAGGGGGAACCTCACCATATTATTATTCGGCATCGACAGGGGATGTATCAATTTCATATTCTAACACATTTAGTATTAGTGGTTTATCTGCAGGACCTTATTCATTTCAAGTTACCGACGCAGGGTTATGCCAGACCTTTGCGACAACGACATTAGTGTCTCCATCAGGTATCCAATCAGTTACTATTAATGGGGTTAATTCAACTTGTTCAAGTAGTAATGGACAAATTACGGTATCTGTTGTTGGAGGTTCATCACCATTTACGTATACTTTAATTAATCCTGGTGGAAGTACTATTAATGTTAGTACTAATCAAACAACTCAAATATATACTAATTTAATTTCCGGAACTTATAGTGTTGCAGTTAGTGATAGTTTAGGGTGTTCTTATGTTGAAGAAGTAACGATTATTGCGGAAAATAAATACACCATCTCAACTCAAGTTACGGGAACAACTTGTGGACAATCGAACGGCTCAATTACTATAAGTACGACTTCAGGTGCTACATTACCAATTGATTACTCAATTGACAATGGTTTATATGATATTATTGATACTAGTTTAACATCAGTGACATTTAATAATTTAGTTGCTGGTAATCATGTTGTTACTGTTTCTGACGCAACTAATTGTATTCAAACAAGTAATGTTTTAATAAATGGGAGTGTTCCATTAGATTTCTCACTTTATAGCACATCTTGTGGAACAGGGAGTTCAGGTAAAATTACTGCGTTTATTAATCAAGGTGTTCCCCCATTTAATTTTGATTGGTCAGACAATGTCCCTGGCAACCCGCAACAAATCCAAGTTTCTGGATTAACAGGGGGAACTTATAGTTTAATTCTTGTCGGTGGAAATGGGTGTTCACTATCTCGTACAACAACAATTAGTTGTTATGAAAATTTAACATCATATCAAACATATGTTATGGGGTCAGAAATTTTTAATATTACATCACCAACTAAATTCGGTTTATTACAAATGTTAAATGAAGGTTTTTATGATTTAACATTGGATAACACTGGATGTGAATTAAATGGGGCGACTTTCACTGCTAAAGTCTCAGTAACACCATTAAATTTAACCACAAGTGAAGAATTTTACACTTCAACGTCATTAATCGACGCTCCTCAAGATAACCTTTATTATGATACGATAACTCAATTACTGTTGAGTATACCCGGAGTTGGAAAGGTGGAAACTAACCCAACTGAAAATTTAATTACAATTGAGACTACAAGAGGTGATAATACATTGCAAGGTCAAGAAATTGTAATTGATTTGATAATTGAATATGATATAATTTGTTTGACATGACACAAGTAAGAATAAATGAAATTTCGGGGGGTACATATCCTGTTGACATTTTCATTGCGGATGTTTATGGTAATAATAAATCTTTAATTGGTGCTATTCTTTCAGGACCAGTCCCTCCGACAGTATCTTATAATACTGTGATTCCTTCTATTTTCGATACGGCGCCCGAAGTTATGTTATTAATGGTTGATTCTGTCGGATGTGAAGTTTTCAAAATTCTAAATTGTAGTGAGGGATGTGCATTTGAAATTACTATAATATTGGCGGATTGTGAAATGAATGTGACTATCTCTAAGTTAAATCCGTGAAACTAAATTTTTAAATTCAATTTTTAGTTGCTAAATTAAAACTTTTGAGGTATTTATTATAAAATATTAATAGTGGCCATATATTCAATTACCGTAATTAATACCGCGTCCGGTTGTGATAATGAAATAGTACAAGCGTTGGCAGTAACTTCATGTTCTTCTTATCTTATTAAGGTTAGTCCGGATTCTCCGGCGTTAGGCCCTTTTGACATTTACGTTAATGATATACTTTATTATTCCGGTGTAACATTAGAAGAAATGTTAATTGGAGTAGTTATTGAGCTTCAATGTGTGACTCCGACAACTACTCCTACTCAAACCCCTACTCAAACTCCTACCCCTACTCAAACTCCGACAAATACTCCGACAAATACTCCAACTCAAACAAATACTCCAACTCAAACAAATACTCCAACTCAAACACCAACACCAAGTGGGGCTGCGTTTTTAGGTTATATATTCCCTGAACCACAAGATAGTACTTCATTGAATGATTTAGGGTCATACATGTACAATACTGGTGCAACTGCATTCTTTGGGTGGGGTAACAGTGGTACACCGGCAGGTTCCAGTTATGCTGACGATATGGCTTTATACGTACAATATTCGGGATGGACTGGTTCATCGGGTAATTTTGTTACAAATATATCCACATTTTCGGGGACTATTATGCAATCATCAGGAGGTGGAACTGATTCATACGGGTGTCCTCAAAATCAATACACTTTAGGTAGTGTACCAATTTTACCATCACAAATAAATTCGTCAATACAATACACCTATACCGTTTGGATTCCGCTTAATGGAGTTGGTGGTGCTCTTAATAATATGACTTTAGATGTTGGTATTGGAAGTGCTTGTTCAACTTCGATAATTAATGACGGAATTCCTGATGCGGTAAATGCATCTGTCAATGTTATAGTACCGTCAGGTTGTGTTATTCCTTCAGGGGTATATCGAATATTATGGATGATTGAATTATGTTCACAACCATCGTCGCCACCATTAACAAATACCCTATGGATTAAAGGGGATATTAAATCATAATAATTAAATAATAAAATAAAAATATGTCATTCCCTTATAAAAACCCTTTAACCTCAGCCCAATTATCCGGTACTCAAAGTGCTGATAGAACCAGTACTTTTGGTACAAATTTTTCAGTATTAAGTACTGGGGGGTATATGGAAGTTTACAATTTAAATGACCTTAATTTAATATTAACTGCATCGACATATCCATCAAATATTCAATTATCTGCAAATACAATTCCAATAAATTTCACAAAAGGGTCTAACCCTTTATCCTCACCTGATTTTATTACTTTAAACTCAGATAATATTTCCTCAGGAAGAAGAAGACTTGGTATGTTAGTGTTTGTTCAAGAAACAAATACTGTTTACCAATATAATATACCGAATTATGAATCTTTATGGGCTGCGGTTAGCGGACAAACACCTGTAACAGTAACTGAATCAAATTATTCGACTATTGTTAGAAGTAATACCACGGAAGGAACTGCGTTTGTCAATGCTTGGACCGCATCAACAATTGAAAATGTCAATGGTGTGTCAAGAAATGATGCTCGTTGGAAAATATTTTATGCGGGAGGAGCTCAAGTCTCAGGTGCGACTTATTTTTCCGCAACCTCAACATTAGAATTATATAATGTTACGGGAGGAACAGTACCTGTTACAGGATTTACAAGTGGTGAGATAAGTGTTTCTGCAAATACTGGGTTAGGTATTAGTGAGGGAACTATATTATATACAACCTATAATACTTTATTATCACCAACATTAGTGATGCCAACTGATGTAGGGGGAATTCCCTCCGGAACCACAGTTAGTAGTTTAAGTGGGAATACTTTTGTCAGTTTATTTAATGACTTATTATTTCCAACAGTACTACCAACATATACAATACCGACAATTTCAATAGGGGGGGTTTCTAATACTCTTGCTGAGGTGGGTTCAACTATCTCGTTATCATTGACGGCAACAGGTGTTAAAAATGATGCAGGACGATACACTCAATTACGATTATTAAGAGACGGTAATCCGATTTTCACTGACACAACTTTAACTAGTGGGTTTACAACTAATATACCTAGTCAATTCGGATATACAGACCCCAATAATCCAAATATATCATATACTATAAGTCCAACACCTTATTCTGAAGTGTATACACTACCGGCGCCTACAGGATTAAATACAACAACCTTAACTGTATATAAATCTGATGGTAATTATTTTACTGGATTGGCTAAACAAAATAATAAAGGCTCAACTGATGTCAGAGCTTCACAAGTTAGAAGTGTTAATGCACCACAATCCGCATCAACTAATTACGATAGTACAACATTTACTTATAATAATATATACCCATTTTTTTGGGGGGTATCCACAACACAACCGACAACTTCAAGTATTGCGTCACTTATTTCAAGTGGGAGTGCTAATAAAATTTTATTAAGTGCTGCGGGAACGATAATAATACCATTTGCTGCGGTTTCGAAATATTTGTGGTTTGCAACATTTGATAATTACCCGGATAAAACTAAATGGTATGTAGATGCGTTAAATAACGGGAATATAGGGGGGTTAACAAATTTATTTCAATCACCGGTTTTACAATCAGTAAATAGTCCTGATGGGTATTGGTCAGGAATAAATTTTGATATATATATTAGTAATTATCAAACAACTAACACATCAATGCAATTAAGAAACTTATAATAATATGGCAATTATAATTAATGACAATTTAGAAACATTTTCACCTAAATCATTAGACACTCGATACGGACCGTGGACTAGTACCACTGAAGCTAATAATAGTATTATTATTGCAAATAGGTATATTGGTTTATCTGTTGGTATTATAACCGGAACAACAACATATAATGGAGGTAGATATGTAACCTCTAATACAGGAATATTAGAATATTGGTATTATACAGGTATTACAAATACGGATTTAGTTATGAAAGTTAGTGCTGATACCCGTCCATCCGCGGTTATTATATCAGGAACTGGCACTAACTCATCAGTTAGATGTGGCGTTAGTAATATCGCGTCAGGTGCTTATTCTGCGTCTTTAGGTGGAAGTGGAAACACAACAAACGCTAGAATGTCATTTATTGGTGGTGGTAATAGAAACGTAATTCAATCACCAATAAATGAATGTTGTTCTTTGGGTACGACAATAGGTGGTGGTATTGGACACAATACTTCAGGTGGAACATTTAATGCGACCACAGGTATTTTATCAGGAGTAATTACTTGTTGTAATGCTGGAAAATTATCAACGATAAGTGGTGGTTTAAGAAACTGTGCAACAGGATATATTTCAACAATATCAGGTGGTAATAACAATTCTGCAAGTGGAAGTAATGCAACAATTGGAGGTGGTTCTTTTAATACTGCTTCTGGTTGTCAGGCAACAATAGGAGGTGGTAGTTCTAATAACGCTACTTCGAACCATTCATCAATTGGTGGTGGTGTATTAAATATTGCTTCTGGTTGTCGTTCAACAATTGCTGGTGGTTATTCCAATGATGCTACTGGTGCGTATTCAACAGTAGGTGGTGGTAGATGTAATTATGCTTCTGGAACAAATTCAACAGTTGGAGGTGGTGTTTGTAATTTTACTTCTGATGGTTTTTCAACAATTGGAGGGGGAACAAATAATACCGCTTCTGCTACTTATTCAACAATTGGAGCTGGTTGTTGCAACATAACAAATTCAAGATTTTCAGTTATTGCTGGAGGACAAAGAAACATAATTCAATCCCCTACAAATCCTTATTGCTCTTTAGGGGTAACAATTGGTGGCGGTATTGGTCATAATACTAATGGAGGAACATTTAATACTACTACTGGAAATTTAACTGGTGTAATTACTTGTTGTGATGCTGGTAGATTATCAACTATTGGGGGTGGATTTAGAAACTGTGCAACAGGAGCTTGTTCAACAATTGGTGGAGGTAAATGTAACTCATCATCAGGTTACCAATCAACAATTGGTGGTGGTTATCAAAACTGTGCTTCAAATACTTATTCAACAGTTGGGGGGGGATTTAATAATATTGCGTCAAATCTTAATTCTACGATTAGTGGTGGATATAGTAATGATGCTACTGGACTTAGTTCTACAATCGGTGGTGGTTCGTATAATACTTCTTCAAATAATTATTCAACAATTGGTGGAGGTAAATGTAACTCATCATCAGGTTACCAATCAACAATTGGTGGTGGTTATTGTAATCTTTCATCCGGACAAAATTCATTCATTGGTGGTGGTCAATGTAACTCATCACTTGGGAATTGGTCAACAATTGGTGGTGGCTCGTATAATACTTCTTCAAATAATTATTCAACAATTGGTGGGGGTGTAACAAATTGTGCGTATGGTTATACTTCAACAATTGGTGGAGGTCGTGGTAATACCGCTTCTTGTACTTACTCAACAATTGGTGGGGGTAGTTCTAATCTTGCTTATGGGGTTAATTCTACAATTGGGGGTGGTTATCAAAACTGTGCAACAGGAGCTTGTTCAACAATTGGAGGTGGCCGAAATAATACCGTATCAACTGCATATTCAACAATTGGTGGGGGTGTAACAAATGGTGCGTCTGGTGATGGTTCAACAATTGCTGGTGGGGTTTTCAATAATACTATTGGATGTGCGTCAACAATTGGTGGAGGAAGATGTAATTCATCACTTGGAAATTGGTCAACAATTGGTGGTGGTTATCAAAACTGTGCTTCAAATACTTATTCAACAGTTGGGGGGGGATTTAATAATATTGCGTCAAATCTTAATTCTACGATTAGTGGTGGATATAGTAATGATGCTACTGGACTTAGTTCTACAATCGGTGGTGGTTCGTATAATACTTCTTCAAATAATTATTCAACAATTGGTGGAGGTAAATGTAACTCATCATCAGGTTACCAATCAACAATTGGTGGTGGTTATTGTAATCTTTCATCCGGACAAAATTCATTCATTGGTGGTGGTCAATGTAACTCATCATCAGGGTTAACATCGTTTATCGGTGGCGGTTGTGGTAATACTTCTTCAAATAATTATTCAACAATTGGTGGTGGTTCTTGTAACACTGCTTGTGGTACTTATTCAACAATTGCTGGAGGTAATTATAATATTGCAAATAATTGTTATTCGACAGTTGGGGGTGGCCAGGAAAACACCGCTTATGGTATCCGTTCAACAGTTAGTGGAGGGTTTTATAACAAGGCTTGTTGTACTCATTCAACCGTTGGTGGTGGTCGTCAAAATATTTCTAACGGATTTTGTTCAACAATCGGAGGAGGTTTTAATAATCTTGTTTCAGGGTCTACCTCAACAATCAGTGGTGGTCGATGTAACTCATCATCAGGTACCACATCATTTATCGGTGGTGGTTATTCAAACAGAATTTTTCCATCTCAAAATTTTAATTACTCTTACCCAAGAGTAGGTGATGTTATTAATGGTGGGAATAGGAATACTATTAATACTAATGTTTATAATAGTGTCGCAGCAAGTACTGGTGGTAATACAATATCTGGAGGTTACTGTAATACTTCAACCCCTAATATTGGTTTCACAACCATTGGTGGGGGACGATGTAATCAAACTTTCGGTGATTTCTCAACAATTGGTGGTGGTGGAGAAAACGGTACAACAGGGTATTATTCAACAATTGGTGGAGGTAAATGTAACTCATCATTAGGTTACCAATCAACAATTGGTGGTGGTTATTGTAATCTTTCATCCGGACAAAATTCATTCATTGGTGGTGGTCGATGTAACTCATCATTAGGGTTAACATCGTTTATCGGAGGCGGATATTGTAATATTACAAACGCTAAATTCTCACAAATTGGTGGTGGACAAAGAAATATAATTCAATCAACGCCTAATGAATGTTGTTCATTAGGGGCGACAATTGGTGGAGGTATTGGACATAATACTTCAGGTGGAACATTTGATGCGACTACGGGAGATTTAACTGGGTCAATTAATTGTTGTAACGCCGGTAAACTATCGACAATTGGAGGTGGATTTAGAAACTGTGCAACAGCTGGTTATACTTTTATTGGCGGAGGTAGTTTTAACACATCACGAGGAGTTTACTCAACTATTGTCGGTGGTTGTCGTAATAGTGTGGGAGCAAGGTTCTCACAAATTGGTGGTGGACAAAGAAATATAATTCAATCAACGCCTAATGAATGTTGTTCATTAGGCGCAACAATTGGTGGTGGTATTGGACACAATACTTCGGGTGGAACATTTAATGTAACTACAGGTATATTATCAGGGGCAATTGTTTGTTGTAATGCCGGTAGACTATCGACAATTGGAGGTGGATTTAGAAACTGTGCAACAGGGTACTTCTCAACAATTGGTGGAGGTAAATGTAATACCGCTTCCGGTTGCCAATCATTTGTTGGAGGTGGTAGTATCAACAGGTCTTTTGGTAATGGGTCAACAATTGGGGGTGGATATGGTAACAAAATTGATATAATTTCCTGCTATTCGACTATCGGAGGTGGATTTCAAAATAACATTTATTCAACAAATTCATCAATACTTGGAGGTATGTGCAATACAATCCCTTCATCATTTAATAATAGTCATATTATAGGTAATAATCTTACGGCAAACAGAAGTTGTACAACATTTGTTAATAATCTTAATATTGATAAAAATAAAATATTTACAGTTCCAACTACTAATGGTGGTGCGGGAGAGGTCATTTACTTCGGTTCTGGCACATTAGTTGCTGGTTCGGTTTATTATTACAGTTCAGGAGGTATTTGGACAGCAGCAAATGCAACTACTGTTTCTGGGTCGACAGGATTATTAGGTATTGCTTTAGGCACTACAGTTGCTGATGGAATATTACTACGAGGTTATGCTAAATTTAGTACAACGTCATTTACTAGTATGACTTTAGGTTCTATACAATATGTGTCAACAACTGCGGGAGGGTTTAGCTCAACATCTCCACCGGCATCCGGTAATAATGTTAGAATCATTGGTTATTGTACCGACGCGATAAATGATATACTCTATTTCTGTCCGGATAATAGTTGGGTTGAAGTACTGTAAATTTAAATAAATGACACAATTACTTAAAAAATTTGATGATGTGTTGTTAACCTCTATGAAAAGGGTTAACAACAATCTTATATCGAACACCATTAGAATTAATGGTGTTTTATTACCAGCTCCAACACCAACGGCAACACCGACTAACACACAAACACCGACTAACACACAAACACCCACAAATACTCCAACAAATACAACGACACCCACAAATACTCAAACACCAACAAATACACCAACAAATACACCAACACAAACAGGAACTCCAACACAAACACCAACAAATACTTCAAGTCAAACGCCAACAAATACACCAACACAAACACAAACACCAACAAATACTTCAAGTCAAACACCAACAAATACACCAACACAAACACCAACAAATACTTCAAGTCAAACGCCAACAAATACACCAACACAAACACCAACCCAAACCCCAACCCAAACACCGACAAATACTCCAAGTCAAACAGCGACTCCTACCCAAACACCAACAAATACCCCAAGTCAAACAGGAACTCCAACACAAACACCAACACAAACACCAACACCAACTAATGTACCAATAATAAATGACGTGGATTATCTTGTTTTTAAATATAATTTTGAAATAACATCAGGGACGGATTTAGATACTTTAACAACATTATATGTAAATGGAAATACGACGCCATATTCAAATAATAGTAATCCTGTGGGTTATTGTGTTAATGGTGTTTTAAATTCCGGTGTGTGGGTAGGCCCTAATTTATGGTGGGGGGGAGATAATAGAGGATATGGGACAGAAAGTGTTTATGTTGACGTTGAAACTTTAAGGATTAACGGACTTGTTGATAGTATTCAAATTAATTGCGAGGCTAATTGGTTTAGTACAGTAGGTGATGGTATGATTGGATTACAAATGTTTGCTTATTCGGGAGGTACAATGGTTAGTAATGGTGATTACGGATTTAATAATGTTGGAGGAATCTTATTGGGTAATTATGATTTCCCTGATGTAGACATAACACTTTTTAATAATACATGTACCGGTACCCAGTGCGTTGGTTTATATGGGTATAATTTATTAACAGGGGTATTTACAGTTCAACCTTGTATTATCCCGCCAACTCCTACTCAAACTCAAACTCAAACTCAAACACCAACACCAACACCAACAACGACCCCAACTCCTACAACTACATCAATAACTTCAACAGGACAAGTTTTTATTAATAATGTTGACACTTTTGGAAGTATTGGTGATGTACAAGTAAACTCAATTTCCATTATTACAACCTCAGGAACATTTCCAGTATTAGGAGGAGAAAATGCTATAGGGAATTATGGAGGTGCAATACCAGGACTTTCTACAGTAGGGGTATTTGTTTCTGTGTCAACAGATGCTCCCGTAAATCTTTCATTAAATACTGGGTACAATGAATGTATTTTAACTCCAGGTTATGTAGAATTTATAGGAGTAGATTTATCAACAAATGCGGATATAACAATAACTCTTCAGCCTCAAGGGTCAACATGTTTATAATAATAAAATGGTAATCACTATGAGTGTAAAAAACATACGTATTAATTAATATTAATTAGAATAGAAACTGATTCTTAATTTATTTAAAATTGTTTACAATATCCATTATCTTTTTATTTTTAAACAAAAAGATAATGGGTAAAACAATTTTTTTTAATTCATCACTCCCACGAGCGGGTTCAACATTATTCCAAAACCTAATTGGTCAAAATCCGGAATTTTATGTTACTCCTACTTCAGGGTTGATTGAATTAATTTTCGGAGCAAAAAATCATTACAACAATTCCCAAGAGATTAGAGCTCAAGATGCGGATTTAATGGATAAAGCGTTTATTAATTTTTGTCGTGATGGGATGCAAGGTTTCTTTAAACCATTAACTGACAAACCTTTTGTTTTAGATAAAAGTCGAGGGTGGGGAATACATTACCAATTAATAAATCTTTTCCAAGAAAGACCAAAAATTGTGTGTATGGTGAGAGACATTAGAAGTATCTACTCTTCAATGGAAAAAAACTTTAGAAAAAACCCAACCAAAGAAAACCATGTTCAAAACCCTAACGAACTTATAGGGACAACCTTAAATAAAAGGATTGATATTTGGGGTGGAGGAGCACCGGTCGGTATCTCTGTTGACCGACTCCAAGATATAATCCAACAAGGATTGGATTCTAATATCTTATTTATCCGTTATGAAGACTTAATGGATAATCCTGAAGAGGAACTTAGAAAGTTTTACAATTACATTGAATTACCTTACTATGAAGGTCATAATTTTCAAACTATTGAACAAATTACTCACGAAAATGATGTGGTACATGGAATATATGGGGACCATAAACTCCGAACAGAATTTAAAAGAAAACCGGACGATTTTAATGAAATTTTAGGTTATGAAAATTGTGAAAGAATAAAACGACATTATCAATGGTTTTACAACTATTTTGGTTATGTATAATTAATAAAAAATAAGAAATGAATATAATATTTACTATCGATGGTGGATTAGGAAAATCCATTATGAGTACAGCGGTTTTAAGCGCAATAAAAAAACAATACTCTAATGCCTATATTATTGTTATTACTGGATATCCGGATGTTTTTATTGCAAATCCAAATGTAAATAAAGTGTTAAATCATACACAAACCAACGGGATATATAAAAAATACATAATGAATAAAGATTGTAAGGTGTTTGTTTCTGACCCCTACAATACTAGTGATTACATTACAGAATCCAAACACTTAATTGAAATTTGGTGTGAGATGTTTGGTATTACTTATAACGGAGAACAACCCGAACTGTTCATCTCAAAATCGGAAAGACAATATTTTGAAAATTTTTATAAGACGGACAAACCAATTTTCGCTATTCAAACTAATGGCGGTGGAGTAGGTCAACCATTACAATATAGTTGGACTCGAGATATTCCACAAACAGTTGTTGAAGAAATTATTAGTCAATTCAAAGACAAATACACAATTCTTCATATTAAACGAGAAGACCAATTATCTTATCCGGATACTTTACAAGCGTTAGATTCTTTTAGAAGTATTGCAATTCTTTTAACCTTATCTGAAAAAAGGTTATTAATAGATTCAAGTGCGATGCATATGGCTCAGGCTCTTGGACTTTCATCTGTAGTTATGTGGGTAGGAACTAATCCAAAAATATTTGGATATGAAAATAACCAAAATATTGTTGCAAATGCTCCCACAAGAGAAATAAATTTAGAACATAATTATTATGCTAAACATTTGTTGTTTGAAGATTTGGGGACCATTCCTTATAACGATTTGAATGAGATGTTTGATATAGATATAATCATTAACGCAATAAAATCCTTGTAAACAATATAATTTTTAAAGATTTTAAGGGTGAAGTTAGTACATCAATGAAAAAATAAAAAAGGGGTAGTAGCGAGCTTCCCCCTTTATTTTGTTACCATTACTGATAACGGTCCTAAATGTCCTCTTTAAGAGGTTTTCGATTTTCATTAACTTTATAAAATTTTAAAAGTTTTAATGAATCAATATATTGTTTCTCAAGTCTATCTAATTCGTCAATTGACGTAACGCCCTCACAAGCATTGTTATAATTTTCTTCAGATTCTTGAATAATTTTCTGTATCGTGGAAAGAAGTTTCATATAATATAAATATTCCCTAACCCTGTCTTTATTTGTTTTTCAATAAAACTATATTTCTTTTGTATAAAACTCACTATTGGGTTATTTATAGTAAAACAAATTTGAATGGCTTGTAATTTTTATGACATAACGATAGGTGCCCTTGATTTAGCGGACGCGACAGGAAATTCCGACCCATTACTTAATGGTGTTGTATTTGTTGATTATTTTAATTGTGATAATATTAATCAGAATGGTTCATATTCCGAGGCGGGGGTTTATTTAAATAGTATATGTGCTAGTGATGTTCAAACTCCGGTAATTTATTATTATAAAGATAATTTAGGTTTAATTGCAACGAATAGTACTACGGACATACAAGGTCCTTGTGACATTGAAGTGACACCCACACCAACCACAACGACTACACCAACAAATACTCCAACCCCAACAAATACTCCAACCCCAACAAGTGGTAATATTGTTCAATTTCAAAGTTGTAGTAATCCGTTAATTAAATTTAGGTTTGTCGATTTACCCTCAATTCTTGTTATTGGTACCACTTATTTAATTACAGATACTTTATTTAATGAATGTGCAACTGTTATAACTTATGATGGTTCGGGTCCAATATATAATGGGACGGGAGTTAGTTTTGTACAAGTTTCTTCAGGTTGTGAGGATATTGCTTGTCCAACAACACCCGATTTACCTTGTCCTAATAGTATATATTGTTTTAACACAACATTACCCGCTTTAACGGGTTACAGTGGAAATTATACTGAGACGGGATACTATAATGATAAACAATATTACTCGGGAGATTCAATTACAACATCATTTATTTATTACACAGGAATATATTGGTGTTTAAGTGATAGTTTAGGTGGCGATTGTATTTTACAAGGTGCGACACCCTGTAAATCAATATGTCCCGACATTTCAGCAACGGATTTCAATGTAGGAGAGTGCCCACCTCCAACTCCATTACCAATCGATTGTACGACATTTGATTTTGAAGCTTATTTTGATTGTGGTTGGGAACCAACACCAACATTAACCATTACTCCAACTAACACTCCAACTAACACTCCAACTAACACTCCAACACCAACAAGTAATCCTTGTTTAGGTACCGCAGTATCGTTTAGTTTAAGTGGGTATACTCCGGTAAGTCCTACTGTGACAGTTACACCTACTGTCATGCCGACACCTAACATTCCTGTTGGAGGTCAAGTAACTTTTAATATGTTAGAAAGTGTCTTCAGTTGTGTGTCCGTTAAGGTATTAATCATTTGTGAAACAGGGGTTGAGGTATATACCTCAGATAGTTTAGTTTATATGGGACTCCCAATTAGTGTAGGTACTACAATGTTGGCGATGGTGAACGGAGAACAAAAATGTATAACATATATTAGAGATGATTTCGACTACTCATCAAATACTACTGTTGGAGATATTTACAATGTTTATGGTAATTGTAGTAATTGTTCAATATTACCAACTCCAACTCCAACCCCAACAAATACTAATACTCAAACACCTACAAATACTCCCACCCCTACTCAAACACCCACCCCTAGCTCAACTTTTGGTACGACACCTCCCCCTACTCCAACAATAACGTCAACACCAACAAAAACCCCAACACCAACACCAAATTGGGTATATGTATTTCAAACTTGTCAACCGGTATTTTTCCAAACACAGAATTCAATGGTAATACAAACATTACCTCACGGTTCATTAATTGTTGGTGAAACAATTAAAGATATTCTTGGTTCTTGTTGGACTTATCTTGGTAGATATAATACAGGATATATTCCACCTACAAATGTAATTTCAATTACATTCCAAGGGGATAATTTTAGTTCAATAACGACTAAATTTAGTGACTGTACCTCTTGTGGAGTTCCGGTTATTATACCTTCAACTAATAAGTTTTTATATGAAAGTTGTTATGTTATTTCAGGAAATGTTTATAAGACTCAAGTAGTTCAAACAGTACAACACCCTGGAATAACAACAATTGGGCAGGTAATTAAAAGCCCTGAGATTTTTGGGAATTGTTTTACATATTTAGGGGAAGTACCTGAAACTTATACTATTCCGGGTAATTTTGTCCCTATTGTTCAAACCGGAGATTATTTTGCAAGTTCAATTGGTGTATCTGATACTACCATATATCCTGATTGTAGTACCTGTTTTTATGTTGGTCCAATAGACCCTGGTCCGGGAGGAGGTACACAACAAAAAATCATATGTGATTTGTTATATCACCAAGGATACTTACCTAAAGAAATTTGGGAAGCGGATGAGAAGTTTGGTAGATTGATGTTAAAAACAAATAAAAAAGGAATGTTTGGATATTTGACTTGGGCTAAACCCGTGGTTAATTTCTTAACTAAGAACCCACAATATTCGAAATATTTCTATTTAATAACAAAACCTTGGTCTGAACACATGGCATATATGATGGGTGTATTACCTGAGGATAATAAACTTGGAAAAGTAATACATTATTTTGGTAATAAATTCTCACTTATGGTTTATGAATTTATCACATCTAAGAAAAAAAGAAGAAAAAATAAATAATGGCAATACAAGTAACAATTAATAGTATAACAGGACAATCACCCTATAACCTTTACATATGTCAAAGTAATGGGAGTGGTTGTTTCTATGTGACAACAATAACCACAACGCCGTATGTGTTTAATATACCATCACCATATGATACATCATCATCTTATATGTTGAAGGTGGTGGATGCAAATAACTGTACAATAAGCGGAATTGAAAGTGTAATATAAGTCAATTAGTAGTAATAATACTATACTTGGGTTATTATATTATCATAAAAAAAAAATAAAGTTATAATTATAAAATAAGATGAATAAAATGAATAAAATATAATGGCTTGTAGTTTTTATGACATAACGATAAGTGCTATTGATTTGGCAGACGCGACGGGCAATTCTGACCCATTACTTAATGGAGTTGTATTTGTTAATTATTTTGATTGTGTTGATATTAATCAGGATGACCCATATACTGATAGTGGGTATTACCCAAATAGTATATGTGTTAGTGATGTACAAACTCCTGTAATTTTTTATTACAAAAATAATTCAGCGTCTTTTACCACAAATAGTACTGTGGAGATGACAAACCCTTGCTCTATTGGGGTAACTCCGACACCAACTAATACCTCGACACAAACACCAACTAATACGACAACAAACACACAAACACCAACTAATACACCAACACCAACTAATACACCAACAAACACGCAAACACCTTCAAGTCCCCCAATTATTTGCGGGTTAGGGATAACAACGGGAACGTATTATTATACGGATTGTTGTGGTATCTTTGTTCAAGGAATCCAAATTGGTCTTGAAGTATCGTTTAATTATACTAAACCATTTGGAGGAGTAACGAAATTAAATACGAGAACAACGGTCATTTGTTCAACCCCGACCCCAACCCCAACTCCAACAATTACACCAACAAATACTGTAACACCAACAATTACGACGACAAATACTGTAACACCAACACCAACTAATACCTCTACCCCAACGCCATCAAATACTCCGGTAATAAGATTGAAGAATGAATGTGACGTTATCACTTTATTTGATATGGGTATTAGTTGTAATATAATACAATCGCCAACAAATAGCAATCCGTTAGGGGGGATTTTATCAATAAATGTTACAGGTGGTACGGCACCATATTCTTTCTTTTGGGAAGGAGGTCAACGAAGTCAAACTTTATTTGGGGTTCCGGCTGGTACTTATGAAGTTGTCGTTACAGATTATGATTGGCCTGACGGTAGTCCTGATTATACCGCAACAACAATTTGTGAATTACTCGGACCAATTCCTTCATTAACTCCAACAATGACACCATCACCGACTCCAACATCACCAGTTCAATGTGTTGATTTATGTTTAATAGCAATTGGAACTGGCGTTCCAAATTTCGGTCCAATACAATTTGTTTGTAATGGAACTCAAAATGGTCGATTTAAATGGTCAAGCGTTGGGTACGATATTGTTTGGAGTATTAATAATAATAGATGGGAAATCTACATTATTGGTACAAACAATCCATTAACCTTGGGCGGTGGTGTAGTTATTAGCACTACTGTTGATGTAATACCTGATTCTGCTTGGGTCGTATTAGGAGGGGATGAACAATATTCCATAACAATGAGTAAAGGGGGATGTCCTCCGGTAATTCCATTACAAGTTAGTGTTAGTAAAACAAACAGTTCTTGTCAAGGAACCATAAATTGTAATGGTAGTATATCAATATTTGCTCAGAATGGAACTTCACCTTATTCATATAGTATTAATGGAGGGATAACATCTAATTCAAATAATACTTTTACCAATTTATGTCCAAACACATATACCGTAGTTGTTTATGATTCAGAAAATAATTCACAAACAACTACAGTGACAATTGGGTATGATTCGATACCTGTAACTTATCAATTGTCATTGGCGAATGTTGGTGTTGCAACAACAACTTCAGTTCCAAATGTTTCTCAAACAGTTACTCAATTGATGACTTTAGTATCTAATCCACCTTTACCGGTTGGTGTTAGTGTGACTTTTAATTTAATATCTACCGCATTAATAACGGTAAACGGTCCGGGTAGTGGTAATTCATCTGTGGTATTTAATGTGACCAAAAATGGATTACCTATAACCACAACCGTTGGTCCAACAACTCCGGTATCTCAAGGGACAAGGCCGTTTTGTTCTCCAAATACCCAAATTATTACTTCAATTCAATATAGTAATTCAATAACAATAACCAATGGAGATATAATACAAATAAATTCAACGACTGTGGACACAATTACTGATGGGCAAGTTGCATCTCAATCAAACTGTACGACAAATATTATAACTCAAGTTTCTTCAGTGATATCAACACCAACAATTATTGGGGATAATTGTAGTTCTGTTATTGGAATCTCAAGACAAGTTCAAACAAATGATTTTATTTATGTACCGACAAGTACGATACCTGTATGTTCAAGTTATCAAAGTGCACCTTATGACGAGTTTTTTGAAATAACATATATAGATTGTGATGGAGTTCAACAAACAGACACAGAGTATTGCTTAAGCACTATATGTACATATAATGTATGTGCAAGAAGTATTGTTAGTAGTACCGAAATAATGAATGTTATAGGTTCTTGTTAGATATTGGAATGGTCGTAATCTCGGTACTCCAATAGGGTGTACTTAATTAGAATAGAGGTTGGGATTACCACAAATAATAAAAACCTATTTTAATAACTTAATAAGAAAATAAAAAAAAATATTTATAGATAATGTCATATATAATTAAAAATACTGCGGGATTGATTAACACAAGATTAACTGATGTGGGTAGAAGATATCTATCACAAGGGAATTTTGATATTGCTTACTTTCAAATTGGTGATAGTGAGGTAAGTTATACTGCGGTTCCAAACTATAACCAAACAAATAATAACATTTTAATGCCGGCATTTAATGCTCAAAATGATACGGGTTCCCCTCAATCAAACAAACAGAATGTCAAGTATCCATATTATGTTCAAGGTAGTAATGGAGGCACCTATGGTATTCCATACATGGACAGTGTAGTTCAACCAATTTATAATTCTGCGGGTAACAAAGGGTTTTTTATGACAGGAGGAACTCCCGGAAATTGGAATGTTCAAATAAGTTCTGCGTATACTATGACATCAAACTATCAAGTTGATATGACTACTTTAGTTGGTCAAACAGTGATTGACATTACTTTAGATACATTAATTTGTTCACCAACTACAGGAACACCATCAATTAATGATATCATTACAATTATTTACGATGGTAATGGTGGTTGTACTAATGTTGGAACATTTCCTGTTTTAACTTATAAAATACAAGATTTGAGCCCTACAACGGGGACTACGGGTACTACGACTTGGACATTGACTTTAGATAGGTCAGTTCCTGATTATACAGGAAAAGTTTTAGGTGGTGAAATGGCTCGTGTTTTAGTTTACCCATCGGGGATGACAGTAATTTATGATACAATAACTCCGGCACCTTATTGGGAAACAGACGCATTTAATTTTGAAAGTCCTTGTGATGTATCACAAAGGGAAAATACTCCGATTTGGAATATGAATATTCCATGGACTGAAAGTCCTGCTGGGTTATTTAGTAATATTTATGAAAATTACACTCAATATGGTTCTGTCAGCTACATTGGTACTAAAGAATACTTAGGGTATAATAATGCTAGTGGGCAAACTGATACGAGTTTCGTAGGTTACTATAATTCATATCAAGAACCAATAATTGTTCCACCATCAAATCAAAAGGCAATTGCTATCATCCATTATACAAATCAAGATATTGACAATGTGTACGGTGAAAAATTTGCAACAACACCATACGACCCTCAAAACCCAACAGATAATACAGGGTTGGCAAGACACTTTAAATTAACTATCCCTACTCTAATGTGGCATAAATCCTCGGGTAGTTCAATAGGGCAAACATTTTGGATTGACCCACCAGGTAATTATGATTTATGTGTCCCTCAATATATCAAATCGACTAAAAATCTCGATATGAATGACCCGGGAATTAGATATTATCAATTATGGGATAACAATCCAAATACGAATGGTAAATTAAATCGGGTTGGTAAAGTTTTTCCTGACCAAGAAATTATTGTTATTGACGACGAAGAAATTATTGCTGCAATGTCGTACAAGTCAAATAGAAATTGGACTTTACCGGCACCAAAATTATCATTATTAACACCAAATATATGTTCACCTGGTGACACCCCTACTCAACCTTTAGTAACGAACATTACTCAAAATGTTTGGGTGACATATCGATTCGATTCAACAGGGTTTACAGATTCATTACATTGTAATTATTATTCTAATATAAGGGCGGATAATACCGTAACTACTGACCCTAAAAATGTTGCAGTTAGATTTGGTTCAGAATTTAAATTTTTAAATCAACCTTTGAATACATATACAAGTGCTGATTTGAGTGGATATTCGGCTAATTCAATGAAATTATTAGTTCAAGTGACAACAGGTGACACTAGACCATTAACAACCGCTTGGAGAGAAATTGATGTGACATCTGATTTAACAGGTAGTTCAATTAATGGGTATATTACTATGAGTGGTATTACAAATACTACTTTCCAAATTGACCGGGTTATGTATGATTCGGCACCTATCTATAATTTGGCTAATTATATTGACCTTCCACAGAATGGGCAATCAAATAATTTAAATTTTGGCGATGAGTATTATCTGTATGCGAATCTTGAAACCGATATATCTGCGACCATATATGAAATGAAATATCTTGTAAATTTAGGTAGGAATCAGTTTTCTAATACATCGAATCCAACTTGGATGTCAGGTACAACTTCATATGTAACGGAGATTGGGTTATATAATTCACAAAAAGACCTTATGGTTGTATCTAAATTGCAATCACCTGAATTACGACAAGGAATCCAATCTTATGTGATAAAACTTGATTTTTAATTTATTATGGATACAAAAAAATGTAATAAATGCGCCTTTGAAAAAAATGTTGAATATTTTTTTAAGAATAGTCGTATGGAAGATGGGTATAATAATATTTGTAAAGAATGTAGAAAAAATGTTAGTAAAAAATATTATGACAAAAATATTGAAAAAATAAAAAAATATCGAGAAAGTAAAAAAGATGTTACTAAGTTATATTTTAAAGATTATTATGTTAATAATTTAGAGGGTAGGAAAGAATATATAGAAAAAAATAAGGAAATTCTTTTAATAAAAAGGAAAGAGTATTATACTAAAAATAGGGAAATTCTTATTGAGAAGTCAAGACAAAGAAATACGAATAATAAAGAAAAAAGGGGTGAATATAATAAAAATTATAGAAAAAATAATATTGAAAAAGAAACAAAAAGATGGAAAGAATATTACGATAAAAATAAAAAAGATTTAATTAATAAGTCGGTTACAAATTCGTTAAATAAACGAAAAAAATGTCCAATCGAAAGATTAAAACATAATCTTAGAAATAGGTTACTTTTTTATGTTAAATTAAAAGATGTAAGAAAAAATAATAAAAGTTTTAACATTATAGGTTGTTCTCCTGAATTTTTGAAAGAACATTTAGAACAAAAATTTAATGAAGGAATGTCATGGGATAATTACGGATATTATGGATGGCATATTGACCACAAAATACCATTATCAAGTGCCAAAACTGAGGAAGAACTTTACAATCTCTGTCATTTTACTAACTTACAACCAATGTGGGCTATCGACAATATAAAAAAAGGTAGTAAAATTATTTAATATGACAAAAAACATTAAGAAAGATTCCCCAAAAGTCCTTGGATTAGATGTGTCAACCAAAACAGTTGGAGTTGCGTTATTTGATATTCAAAGTCAAGAATTATTAGAATTAACTCATGTTTCACCGGTCCCAAAACCAAAAGTTGAAAACAAGATTGAAGAGTTAATGCTTAAAAGTGATATCTTCAAACAAAAATTGGAGAGTTATGTTGGGATGGGTATTAAATATGTTGTTATTGAGGAACCTTTATTGAACTCAAATAATGTGTATACTGTTGGAACTTTATTGAGATTTAATACCTTAGTATGTAAAGAAGTTTACGATATTTTAGGTGTCGTACCTCAATTTATCTCAACATATAATTCAAGAAAATTTGCATTCCCGGAATTAGTTCAAGAGAATGATAAAAATAAGTTTGTTCTTTTCGGTGGATTACCAAAAACTATTGACAAGAAACAAATTATATGGGACTTAGTTGCTAAAAAAGAACCTCAAATTAATTGGATATATACTAGAAATAGTACTCTCAAAAAAGAAAATTTTGATATGACAGATAGTTACACTTGTGCGTTAGGTTATATGAAAATGATGGGAATTTGGTAGATTGAAAAAAATGTTATATCTTTGCCGAACAAATTAATGTGAAGTGAATGATTTTGACAGAATGAATACAATTCGAAGAGATACTGAAACCAAAAATCTTAGAAAAACAATTTTAAAATATTCGAAAGACATCCCTGTTGTTGGAAAACGATATAGGGGTGTCTTTTCCATTACGGGATATAGGGTTTATGATACAACACCTAATTCTTGTTATAATGAAATTGATGTAGTGTTTGATGGTGAATTAAATGTGGTGGTTGTAACTTCTGCAAATCAAAGTAAATGGTATAGGTCGGATATAAAAACAGATAAATCTCATAAGGTTTCACCGATTAAACTTGGTATCTTTTTGAGAAATAGTTTATTAACGGACATTAATCAACATCTGGCTTATTTTGCGGTAAGTATTGATAATAATTGGAAAATAAAAACAATAAAATGGAAATAGTATTTTTTATAATTTGGTGTGTAATTGCGTTGTCATGGTTATTAATTTTTCCAATAGACAAACGGATTGAAAAACTTAATGACAATAGTCGTTTAAAAAAATGGTGGAAGAAACACATTGTAGATTTGGAACCATAATTAGGGTAAATTAAATTAATTTTATTATAAAAAAAATGATACTTTAACAAAAAGTAATATATTTATTGAAATGGGACGTAAACAAATAAAGTTAGAAGAAAAGAAAATTAGGATGTCTATCACTATAGACCCTAATATTGAAAAAATTGTTAGAGATAAATCTATTAATTTGTCGTCATTGGTTAATAAATTATTAATAAAGTATTTTAGTAATGAGAAAAATATGTAGTAAATGTTTAATTGAAAAAGATGTTTGTGAATTTCATTATCATATTAGGGAGAAAGATGGACGATATTATCAATGCAAAGAATGTCGTAAAATTATTAGTAAGAAGGAATATCATACAAATAGGAAAAATAAAAAGATTGTTATAAATAGTAAAACTTGTTCTATTTGTTTAATTGAAAAAGGTGTTGGTGAATTTCATAAACATATTAGTAGTAAAGATGGTTATAGGTCTGTCTGTAAAAAATGTCGTAGTGATAAATTTAAATATAATTATAATAATTTTTCAGGGTTTTCTGAGACACATAAAAAAAGAGTTAAAAACTATTCGAAAAATAATCATGAAAAACTTAACGAATACTACAAAAAAAGATATATTAGGTACCCTCACATATATGCTTGGAGAAGTATGTTAGGTTCGGTTATTAGACGACTTGGCAGTAAAAAAGAGTCATCTACCTACGATATTTTAGGATATTCAGCGGTAGAATTAAAAAATCATCTGGAAAATTTATTTACTGAAGGAATGTCTTGGGATAATTGGGGTAAGTGGCATATTGACCATATAATCCCTGTTAGTAAGTTTGAAAAAGGTTCTGACCCTAAAATTGTGAATTCGTTAAATAATTTACAACCTTTATGGGCTACAGATAATATACGTAAAGGTAATGATTAAATTAATTTGGATAATGGTGTTTTATTCTTATAATTGTGTTTATGGTAGATGATAAAGACATACTTTTAGATATTTTATGTGAAATTTTGGGAGACCCTGAAAAGACGTATGATTCAAAATTACAATATGGGTATAATTGTCCTGAATGTGGGGTTGGTCAAAAAAAAGGTAATTTGGAAATTTCATTAGAAAAACATTTATTTCATTGTTGGTCTTGTGATGATGAAAATAATATGCACGGACCTCTGGGTAGATTATTTGATAGATATGGAACTAAAGAACAAAAAAAGATTTATAACTTAGTAAAACCCGAGGAATTAAAAATTAAAGAATCCAAAAAAACTCAATTAAAACTTCCTGAGGGGTACACCCAATTCAAAGATTCCAACCCAAGATTCATTCCACACGCGGAGGCTTATAGATATTTAACTTCTCGAGGGATTACGGATGAAATAATTGAGAAATATCAAATAGGTTATACAGTGAGTGGTGAATTTGCGTATAGAGTTATCGTGCCATCATTTGATAAAAATAATAAGTTAAATTATTTTGTTGCTCGTTCGTGGGTTAATGGTAGAATGAAATATAAAAATCCAACGGCTGAAAAAAATCAAATAATTTTTAATGAAAATCGTATTGATTGGTTTAAAGATGTTTATCTGGTTGAGGGAGCTTTTGATGGATTTTTCTTGGATAATTCAATAGTGATGTTAGGTAAGCAAATGAGTGATTTATTATTTGAAACTTTATATGAGAAGGCATTGGGTAAAATTATTATTTGTCTTGATGAAGACGCTTTTCAAGATGGATTAAAATTATATCACGAACTCAATGGCGGTCGATTGTATAATAAAATAAAAATAATTAAACCACCTAAAGATATGGATGTTGCGGACTTAAGAGGTCAAATTGATGAATATTATTTTGAAATATTATAAGAAATATTTGGAAGTATAAAAAAAATGTTGTTAATTTGTACCATAAATAATAAAAATAACTATGTCAAATACACTTTCAGTTGATAAATCAACATTTTCAAGATTAAAAAACGAGTATCAAAACGCCGTTAATACTTCAAAAGATACTTTCATGTTTGATGGTCACGAATTATTAACTAACTACGCAAAATATCTAATTGAGTATTTTACACCAATGTTTAAATAAAAAAATATGATAGAATTAAAAACTATTGCACAAGAAATAAGAGAATTAGTCGCTCAAAGACAAAAATCATTGGGATTGACGTTTGAGGAGGAAGAGCACATTTATACAATGAATGGTAAAACTGATTACCCTTCGGTGTCAAAAGTGTTAAAGAAGTTTTATACTGAGTTTCCTGTTGAGGAGGCGTCCTACACTAAAGCCAAGGGCGACCCACAAAAACAAAAAGAATTACTTGAGGAGTGGGCAGCAGCGGGACTCTATTCGACCAATATGGGTAGTAGAGTTCATTATGAACTTGAAAAAGAGCTCATCAATAGAAATGGCTCGTATAAAGAAGTCCGACAACCAATTTTTGAATGTGACAATGTCCAATTATTTAAAAGTGATAATATGATTGTTGCGGGAAAAAAGTTTCTTGATTTGATGGAAGAACGTGGTGCTGTCTTACTTGATACTGAGATGATATTGGGTGACCCGGAATTGGGGTACGTAGGTCAGCCTGATAAAGCGTGGTTAATTATGAATATTCATCAAAATGAATTTGGTTTAGTTATTACTGACTACAAGACTAACAAACCAAAAAACTTCCTTGAGACAAGATACACAAAAAGAATGTTGGAACCATATCAAAAACAACCTGACAATGCGTTGGGGCACTACTTTGTCCAATTACCATTATATGGTAAATTACTAATCAAAATGTTGGAAGGTACTAAATACGAAAATATTAAGTTATATGGGTGTATTGTAACTCACTTAAAAGAAGATGCGGAATTTGACGAATATCGGGTTCCGAAAGAAGTTATTACAACAACTTTGGAGATGGATACAAACAAATATTTGGGTAAGTAAAAAACTTATTTACCTTTATCTCCACTAAATAAATAAACATGTCAAAAATAGATGAATTAAAAGTTAAGTATTGGTCGTTAAAGATAGAAACTTTCAATAGATTAGTTAATGGTGATAAAACACCAACAAGAAAATATACCGAATTTTTATTAAAATCTTGGACTCACCGAAATAGTAACGGGTGTGTTAGAACAATTGATATGTTAATTGATTTGGTTAATCGATTTGATGAGGTATTACCTTATATTCAAGACAAAGACATCTACGATAAAAAATATGGTCATATTCCTACTTTAAAAGAAATTGTGGATAAAGCAGAAACTGATAAAGAATTAAAAGGGTTCTGTCGGGAAGAACATGCTGAAGTTTTATATGAAGACGATAAAGTTCTTTTTATTATTCCAAAAACACATAAAGGTTCATTAAAATATGGTGCGGGAACTAGATGGTGCACTGCATCAAAAAATGACATATCAACATTCAATAACTACTCAAAAAATGCTTTACTCGCTTATTTGATTGATAAAACTGATGATAAAACAATATCGTATAGAAAGATTGCTTTTTATATGAAATGGTCAGAGACAGGAATTAACAGTCCTGTCGTTATTTACAATGCTAGTGACAATACTATTGATGATAAATCAATAATTAGATATGGTTGGGATGAAGAATTACTTTTTAAATTGATGACAATTTATCGAGTTAGATTTATAACTTATAAGAAAATTAAAGATTCTGTTGACGCTATTAATGCGTTTAGTCGTACATTGAAGAATTTAAATTTCGATTTGTTAAAAGATAGTTTGGAAAAACTTGAAGAATCGGTAGAACCTTCGTATATTTCTAATCTAAAGGAAAACATTGATGGTTTTCTTAAAAAACTTAATACAAAACAATATGGAATTACAACAACCGAAAATTAATTTAAAAGAGTGTCCAACGATAAAATGTGAGTCTTGTGATGGAATTTACTTTAGAGAGGTAATCTTCCTAAAGAGAGTCCCAAAACTAATGACAGGTTCAACGGAAGACACTACAGTACCGTTCCCAATTTACAAATGTGATTCTTGTGGACATATAAACAAAGGGTTTAATCCATTTGAGGAAGAAGAAAAAATTTTAATTAAAGAATAATGATAAACAGAATTATACATTTCTCTGATTTACACCTCAAACTATTTAAAGACCACGATTTATACCGTGAAATTCTTCAATTAGCACTGAACGAGTGGAAAACATTACAACCGGACAGAATTACCTTCACCGGAGATTTACTACACTCAAAAAATCAACTAACGCCTGAAGTAATTGAGGTTGCGTCTTGGTTATTGACCGAATGTGCTAAGATTGCGAAAACTGTATTGATTGCGGGTAATCATGATGCTCTTATTAATAATAATGATAGATTGGATAGTTTAACCCCGATTATTTCTAACTTAAATAACCCTAATATTGTTTATTATAAAGATAGGGGGATTTATGAAGATGAGAATGTGTCTTGGTGTGTATATTCACAATTCCAAGGAAACATTCCTCCGGAAATTGATACTGCGACTGGATTTAAAATAGGGTTATTTCATGACCCGGTTGTAGGATTAACTACGGATTTAGGGTTTGACTTTGGTTCTCATGCATACGATATTGAAAAATTTAATGGGCTAGACCTTATTCTATGTGGAGATATTCACAAACGTGCGACCTTTAATATCCCAAATGGGAAAAGAGGTGTTATGATTGGGTCAACAATACAACAAAATTTTGGTGAGAGTGTTGGTAAACATGGATACGGAGTTTACGACATTGATACTGATAAGTACTCTTTTGTTGATTTACCTAACTCAAAACCATATCTTAAATTTTCGATAGACTCGTTTGACTGTATTGAAAAAGGAACTGAAAAACTTATGAATAATGGATAACAAGATTTACGAATACATAAGAAATGGTATTACAATTGGTGGTAATCCAACTGATGGGTATAAGGTTTTTACAATTCCAACTCAATGGTTTCATATTGATAGTTTACATCAATTAACTCCGGAAACTTTTGAAAGAGAAATTAAAAAACAAAAAGAACACGATGAATTAACTTCTGAGATATTCAAAGAAGTTCAAAAAGAAATTGACCAAGAGATTCTAAATCAATTACGAGGTGGTGAACCGAATCCGGATATTATTCCGATGAATACAACAGATAGGTTATTTCACACATTTTTGGATACTCCTGACCCGGATGCTGACCCCGATTTAATTTGGGATAAATGGCAATTTATTGATAAATTATTATTTGACGATGACTTCTACCAAAAGTGGGGTGGGAATTGTTGTGAGGAATTGACTTACGAAGAAAGATATAGGAAATGGTTTGGTAATAACTATCAAACTGGGATGCAATATACACCAACTATCGAACCTGATTGGGATAATGATTATTATGAGCCAACACCTAAAAGAAAATTAAAATGAATATCAATCTTGAACTAACCTCCGGAGAACACAAGGACTTATTAAGTTATTGTAAACTTAATAAGTTTAACCCTGAAGAGATTATTAAGAAATGTTATTCAGAAGGATTTTCAATTGAGAAGTACGGACTATTGTCAGGTTCGGGGAATGTTTTTGAAAAAGAAGTTATCAAAGAAGTTATCAAGTATGTTGAGGTTCCTGTGGTTGAAGAAAAAGAAGTTGTCAAGATTGAATATGTTGAGATTGAGAAACTTGTTGAAGTGATAAAAGAGGTTCCGATAGAAAAGATAGTTGAGGTAAATAAAGAAGTTATTGTTGAAAAAGAGACATCCGACAATAAATTAAAACTTAAATTAGATGCTCTCCAAAACACAGTTGAAAAATTAAAACTTGATAATATTGAGAAGGACCGAACAATAAAAGAATATGAGAAAACAATTCAAGATATTCAAAAATATAATGAAGGAACCAAAGCGATGTATTTGAAAGGTTCAAATTTAGATAATAAAATTTAAAAAAAAAATAGAAAATATGACTAACATTTTAACTTGGTTCATTTTAAGTTACGGGCTTATGAATATTATGGTATACGGGTCAATCTTTCAAGGGGTTAGGGACTTCTTTAAAAAATGGGGTGATAATATATACACACCACTCAATGGATTAGGACACTTCATCTCAGGTATATTAACCTGTCCAATGTGCTTTTCTTTTCACGGAGGTTGGTTCCTATCATTAACCGTATTCTCACCAACATCTGTATTGTTTGGAACTCCACTATGGATTGGTTGGTTTTTTGACGGGATTCTATCATCAGGTGCGGTATGGGTGATAAACGCAATAGTAGAATGGTTTGAAGAGAACCGACCAAAATAAGATGGAAAAACTAAATGAATTTATTATAAAACAACTTAGCGATAGTAAAGTCCAAAGATGGATTATTAAAGCAACCGATTTGTTTGCTTTATGTAATAACATGGGAATTCTTGATGATGATGAACTTATGATTGACATTATCGAGTATTTGGAGAATAATGAAATTGATATTAATTTTATAGGTGGTGACCAATTTTACAAAGATTTTGTTCGACTTGAGAATAAAGTTAAGATGGGTCGAATGTTAAGAGGAAGTAAAACAGAAGTCCAACTGATGATTGAAAAAATAGATTCAATTAAAGTCCCGGAAAGACCGACATGGTTAAATAATTACATGGATGATGAAGAGGACCCTAATAAAAAGGCAACAATTAACGAGGATAATAATCAGTATCAAAGAATTACTGATATGTTAACTCAAAGACTTCGAGACCAAGTTGAGAATGAACCGGGAATAACTTTAGAGGATTTACAACGAGAAATTGATAATGAAATTAACACAGGTGATATAACCGGTGAAGGATTTTAACTTAGAAAAAATAAACATTAATAAATAAAAACAATTATGGGAGTATCGAAAAAAAGAGGTGGAGTAAGGGCTCACGCAAAGAAAGTTCAAGAGAGAAATAATAGACTTAAAGGGGAATCAAAAGCATTTCAAACAATCATGAATCAACAAATGGAAGAGTTGAAGAAGAAATATGCTGAAGCTCAAGCCCAAAGTGGAAACACTCAAAATGTTGAGTTAGTATCACAATAATAAACTATGGATTTATTCAATCCACCACCAATTTTTAATTTAAAAGAAATGCAACACAATTTAGATGTGGATACATTAGATAATCCATACATTCAGGTTGTTTGGGAAGATACACCGGAAAACTTCACTCAAGAGAGAATTAAGTCGACAAAACAATACTTTACCAAAAAGTATAACTCAACCAATGTGAATGTAATTACGAAGGTTAAAACGACCGAGGACACTCAACAAACGATTGATGTGTCTGTAAATATCCTGGATAAGAACTATCAAAAGGAACTTATCAAATCATTACTTGAAAGTAAGGGTCAAGAACAATACTTGGACCAAGTAATGAGTATTGATAGTATGGTTGAAAACCGAATGGCAGCCAACGAAGTTGAGGTGACACCATTTAAAAAATGGTACATCAAGAAAATTGAGTTTAGTAATTTCTTATCTTATGGAGATAATCAAGTTATTGATTTTGATAAGTGTGAGGGAATTACGGTGGTGGAATCCGACCCCCCAAACTTTGGTGGTAAAACGGTTCTAACTGTGGATTTACTATTGTTCTTATTCTTTAACACAACAACTAAGACACAGAAAGCCGAAGAAATCTTCAACAGGTTTACCGACAAGAACAAAGTTAGTGTTCGTGGGGATATTCTTATCGATGGTGAGGAGTATATCATTGCTCGTCAAATTGAAAGAAAGATGTCCAAGGCTGGCGAATGGAATGTAAAGACGGAGTTAGAGTTCTTTAAAAAACTATCTGATGGTCAATTACAAAATTTCACTGGTGAGCAAAGGAGAGAGACGGAAGCGTTTATGAAAAGGTCTATTGGGACAATGGACGATTTCTTAATGACCATTCTAACCACGGCATCTAACTTGGAGGACTTATTGGAGTCAAAACCAACTGCGAGAGGTCAGGTATTATCAAGATTCCTGGGACTTGAGTTCTTGAAAAAGAAAGAAGAAACCGGAAAAGAAATCTATTCAGAGTTCTCGAAAGGGATGATTTCCAATGTATATAACACGGAGACCCTGAAACAAGATAATGAGACATCAACGACTGAAATCGAAAGATTAAAGGGTGAGATTACAACAGCAACCGAAAGTATTGGTGAAGTAGATAATTCATTGAAAAAAGGTCAAGATTATAAAGATGGATTATTGAATTCAAAACATGCTGATTTGAGTCAGGAACTTATTATTTTGGACCCGGTTAAACTACAGACAGAGATTACCACTTATGTTTCAAATAGTAAAACCATCCAACTACAAATTGATAATATTAAGGTTGTTGAACCAAGTGGGTATTACCATGAGGATAAACACGATGCGGTTAAAGAATTATTAACCAATCATAAGATTCAATTAGGAAATACAACACATAAGGTTGGTGAAATTGAAGACCTTGTTAAAAAGTTTGGTGACGGTATTCAATGTGAGCATTGTGGGATTAAATTGATGGACGCTGAAATCACCAAAAAGAAGATTGGGGAACTTGACGGAAGAAAAGAAGAAGTTAAAATTCTTAATGGGTTGATTGAAGAATTGGATAAAGAAGAAAAGACTTATGTCCAACTTAAGAAAGAATTCGATGAGTATGAAAGAAACAAACTTATTAAAGAGAAACATGAAGTGTCTTTGGAGTCAAATAACTTGAAATTAGAGGCGATAAGGTTGAAACTAACAAGATACGAAGAAGTTCAGGATAAGATTAAACAGAACAACGATATTGACTCCAAATTGATTAAGGCGAACCTTCGTATTGATGAGTTGATTAGTCAAAAGAGAGGGTATGAGAAAATTCAAAGTACCAATCAAAATCAAATTGATAATCTCTTGTCTCGTATTGAAAAGAACCATGGTCTTGTGTTAAAGATTGCCGAAGAATTTGAAAAAGAAAAAATCTATAAAATCTATAATGAGATTTTTGGAAAGAATGGTATAAGTAAGATTATTATGAAGACAATGATGCCAGTGATTAACGCTGAACTTCAGAGGTTACTTCAGGATTCTTGTTTATTCAACTTAGAGATTCGAATTAACGATAAGAATGAGGTGGACTTTATTATGATTGATAACTCTACCGGAATTGAACGACCAATTACATCAGGTTCGGGTTATGAGAAGACGGTGGGGGCGTTGGCCATCCGGGCGGTGTTGTCCAAAGTCTGTTCTTTACCAAAACCACAATTATCGGTTTACGATGAGGTTTGGGGTAAGGTTGCGAATGATAATCTCGATATGGTTGGGGAATTTTTTGATAAATTAAAAACCTACTTTGAAAAGATATTTGTCATATCACATAACCCAATGATATCAAATTGGGCCAATACGGTCGTCAAGATTACAAAAACAGAAAATGTTTCAAAAGTCTCCCAATAATGGGGGACTTTTTTTTGTTTTATCAAAATATTTTTGTATTTTAGTATTTATAATTCATATAAAAATACAAATATAGTTGTATTTATCATGAATAATAACTATATTTATAGTATAAAATTAAAATTTATGAGCGAAGCGAAAACTGAAAGAATATTTGAAAGAATAGTTGATATTAATTTAACTAATGATGATTTGATTATTGAATATCAAACATCAAATTATGAAAGTATTAGAAATTTACTAAAAGGTGCGTCAAAAACAAATAAAGGTGGTACCGGAAAACCGGAACACATTATACAACATAAGCTAACACCCGATTTATTAATTATTACTGAAGGAAAAAAAAATAATTTAAAACATGAAAGTAATGAATTAAATTACCCTGTAGAATACGCGGTTGACGGAGTTATTCATTATTCATCATTTGTTTCTAAAGAATACGATGTAATCTCAATTGCGTTTTCAGGAGATAAAGAAAGTAATTTAAAGATAAGTTATTTTTTTCAACCTAAAAATTGTAAAATAGAAAAAATTGAAACAAATGTACCATTAACAATAGAAGAATTAATTCAAAATTATAAAAAAAGTGAGTATAAACTATCTCAAGATTATGATAAGTTATTAAAATATTTAGGTGAACTGAATAATCAACTACATGGTAAGAAAATCATGGAAATGCAGAGAAGTTTTTTAATTTCCGCCGTTTTAATTGCTTTGGACAATAAAGAATTTAGAGATAATTTTATATGTTATAACGAAAATCTTCCTGACCTTTTAATTCAATCTGTTGATTTAATATTAGGTAAATTAAAGATTAATGATTTTCAAAAACAAAAATTAATATCTCATCTTAATTTTATTAAAGATGATGGGTTATTTAATTATTCAATCTTAAAAGACATTATTATTGGTGTTGAAAAAAATATTAAAAGATATGTTGAAACTTATAAATATAATGACATATTAATGGACTTTCATAATCAAACTCTACAATATGCTAATAATGAAAAAGGTCTTGGAATTGTTTTAACTCCTCATCATTACACTGATTTTTTATGTGATATTCTTGATGTTAATGAAAATTCAATATTACTTGATGGATGTTGTGGAACTGCAGGATTTTTAATTAGTGGATTAAAAAAAATGAGGACTCAAAATCCAAATAAACCACTTGAAGAATTTAGTGAAAATTTTATTGGAATCGAGTATCAACCACATATATGGGCTTTATCTATGTTTAATTTTATATTACATGGGGTTATATCACCATATATTTACAGTGGAGATACTTTCGATGAGGAAATCATAAAAAAAGTCTCAAAGATAAAACCAGACATTGGATTCCTTAATCCTCCTTATAAATCAGATAAAAAAAATGATAGAGAGGAATTAGAATTTGTTATAAATCAATTAGAGGAAATGAGAAGTGGTGGTGTTGTTGCTGCGGTTTTACCTATGAGTAGTGCTTTAAATCCAAATGGAAAAATTACGGAGTTAAAAAAACGATTATTATCTAAACATAAACTGTTGGCTTGTTTTTCAAATCCGGATGAACTTTTCTATAATACAACTGCAACTGTTGTTACTTGTGTTATGATTTTTCAGGCTCACATTCCACATCCAAAAAATTACAAAACTTTCTTTGGGTATTTTAAAGATGATGGGTTTGAAAAAAGAAAAAATAAAGGAAGGATTGATGTTAATAAAAAATGGGAAAAAATAAAAGAATTTTGGGTTAGTACTTATAGAAATAGAGAAGAGAAGTTAGGTATATCTGTTTTTAAAGAAATTTCGTTTGATGACGATTGGTGTGCTGAAGCTCACTTACCTACAGATATTTCTAAATTAAATAATAATATCTTTAGTCAAAGACTTCGCAATTACCTTTCTTTTTTAATTAAAGAAAATCATTTTGATTTGTTTGACAATATTGCTATAAGTTCACAATTGGATGAAATTTGTATTTCTGGAGTAAAATCTTGGAAAGAATTTAATTTATCTGATTTATTTGAGATTAATAAAGGAAAAAGGTTAACTAAATTTCAAATGAATCCTGGCAATAATTATTTTATAAGTTCTTCGGAATTTAACAATGGGTTGACAGGTAAAATTTCTGAAGAACCAATTTTCAGTGGTAATTGTTTGACTGTAAATTATGATGGTTCAGTTGCGGAGTCTTTTTACCAACCTTTCAATTTTTGGGCACTAGATAGTGTTAATGTGTTATACTCAAAATTTGAATTAAATACTCTAAGAGGTATTTTTATTTCATCCATAATAACAAATGAAAAGTTTAGATTTAACTATGGTAGGAAATGGACAAGTGGGTTAATGAAAAAAAGTAAAATATTTCTTCCATCAACTAACGGAGATGTCGATTTTGAATTTATTGATGAGTTTATGAATAATTTAAATTATAGGAAAAGATGAAACAACTAACATATAATAGAAAAGGGGAGTCACATACTCCCCTCCTTTACTGGCAAACTGATGATAAAACAACAATTGCAATTTATCAAGGTGTTAGAGGTGAGAACCCGGACCTTGATTTTATTGTAAAATACAAGGAGGAGGGTAAGAGATTAAGAACTCCATCCCACACTCATTGGATTGTCGATTTACTTGTTAAGTGTGAATATAATAAGACGATTGTTTTAAATTATGTTAATGATTTGATTGAGTTGTACGATAATACCGTACCTGTGAGTTCTGTTCAAGAGAGGGATGAGTATGTTTTGAGACATCATACGGTTGCTAATGATAAGTATAACGTATTGAATCAACATGGGTATTATAGCGTTTCAACACTAACGGCTTTCATTGAATTATTTTCAATATGTGAAAAACAAACAACGGGAGCATTTATGTTCAGAGGATTACTAACATTAGTAAAAGAATACTGTGAAGGAAAGAAAGATTTTTACCAAATTGTTGGGTATTCCAAAAGAGTTTAATTACCTTTGTCAAATAAAATTAATACAATAAATATGAATTACTACTTATTATCTGTCACCGATAATTTTGCGTCTGAAGAGATGTGTAAAGAAATTGCCTTATCGATTAGTCCAATTGTTGACTCACCGAATTTAAAGTTTCATTATACAAGAAACCAAATTATATTTTCGTTTGGAACTGAAACACCAAAAGACGAAATATTTGAATACATTAAGGGAATTCTACATGGTCTTGTTGAAATATTTATTTTAACTGAAGTTGTTGATGATTTTTCAATATCTTTACCTGATGACATTAAAGACCATCTTTTTGATTTAGAAAATGTCGGTGAAAACGTAACAATGAAATTAGATATGGAACGAATAAAGAAAAATTTAGATTTTTCTTTTGATGATGAAGACGATGATGAAGACGATGCTGCTGATATTATGTCATTAATCTTCAAAAATAAAACCACTGACCCCAACCCTACCTTAGACCAAATATTAGACAAGTTATACTCGGAGGGAATTGATTCCTTGAGTTCAAAAGAAAAAAATATATTAGAAACTTATAGTCAAAACTAAATTATGAAGGAAAAAGCAGGGATGCCAATCAATCAGGAAGAAATTAGTCATTATCTTAAGGATATCCGTAAGATAAAGGTTATGACACCTGAAAGAGAACGACACTTATCCGAAAGAATACTATCGGATAATATCACGGAAAGTGAAATAAAAAAAATCCATAAGGAGTTATTGGAGGGTAATTTGAGATTTGTTATTACCGTTGCAAAACAGTATCAAAACCAAGGATTAGATTTTCCGGATTTAATTGCGGAAGGGAATCTTGGTCTTATGAAGGCAATTGAAAATTTTGATTGGTCTAAAAAATTAAGGTTTATCTCTTACGCTGTTTGGTGGGTGAGACAATCGATATTACAATCGTTAAATGAAAATGCCCGTACCATTCGTCTCCCGGTTAATGTGGTTCAAGAGTTACATAAAGCGAAAAAAGAGTTAGAGAGAGGTGGAATGGAATTACCTGATAAATTTGCGAATTTACCTTATACCATTAATTTGGATAACCCACTAAATGAGGAAGGTGATACTTTGGTTGATATCTTGAATAATCCAAATGCTGAGGCTCCGGATGCGGGTCTATCAACAGAGGACACTTTAAAGGATAAATTATTGAATATGTTGGATGTATTAGACGATAGAGAGAAGACAATCATACAAGATTATTTCGGGTTATCGGGTTCGACAAGAACATTAGAGGATATTGGTAATGATTTTAATTTAACAAAAGAGAGGGTACGACAGATAAAAGAGAAATCCCTTAGAAAATTAAGGAATGAGACTGCGGACTTATTTGAATACTTATAAAATAAATTAAAGGGTGTATTTATATGATACACCTTTTATATTTAAAGATAAATAAAAAAAAACATACTTATGAAAAATTTCATTCAAAAAAACTTCATTGTTATTGTGTTAGTAATTACACTTCTAACCTTCTTTAAAGGATGTGGAGACTCAAGAGAATTATCTAAACTAAGAAAAGAAGTTGAAACTATTAATGATTCTACTTACACTAAAAAAGAATTAAACATTGAATTAAAACTTATGGGATTAGAAGCTGAAAAGAGAATGATTCAAGCAACTGACCGAAAACTGCTGGACGTTCAAAGACAAACTCAAATCGAGGAAGAGATAAAAAAACTAAAAACAAACAAATAATGAATTGGTTTCAAAAAAATTTTAAATCGATAATTTATGTTGCGTTCTTAGTACCGATACTAACAGTCGCATTCGTTTCAATATCACATGTTACTTCGTGGTATGGTTTATCGAACCCTTTTAGTTGGGCAATTTATTTATCTGTTGGTATTGAGATTGCTGCGTTGTCCGCTCTTGCAGCAATATCTGCACAGATGGGTAAAAAAGTTTATTTCCCATTTGGAATTGTGACCTTAATTCAATTTATTGGTAATATTTTCTTCGCTTATCAATATATTAATGTTGACTCTCAATCTTTTAAAGATTGGATGGATTTAGTTGACCCTATTGTAAGTTTCTTGGGTGTTGAATCAGGAGACCCTCTTGGTCATAAAAGATTCTTATCATTATTTTCCGGGGGAATGCTCCCAATAATCTCATTGTCTTTTTTACATATGTTAGTAAAATTTGAAGAAGAAGATAAAAAAAAAGAAGTTCACCCCCCAAAAGAAATTAATATTGAGGAGTTAAGTACTGTCATTGGTAAACAAGAGGCTGAGTTTGATAAAGAAAAATATACTCCAACCATAGAAGAATTGGAGAAATTGGAAATTGAGTTAATAAAATTAAATGAACAAAAATTTGGAGTTCTTGAAGAAGGACCAATTGGGAATAATGATTCTGATAATTCGTCTCTTTTTGAAGTAGGGGAGATTCCAACTAATGAAATTAAAAGATTAAGTTATTTAAGAAGGGATGCCTAACATAATCCAATTTGGAAATTTTATACCAAAAGGTAAACAAAAAAGGAAAAAACAAATAATCCTGTGTCATACTACGAGGGAGGTTCAAGAATATTTAACCTCCCTTAAACATAGGTATAATGGTCATTATGATAAAATACCGAATTATGTTTTAACTAGAAAGGGTGAGATACTACAACTATTACCCGACAATACCTATTCAAACTATACCAATAATGAACAAATTAATAAGAACTCAATTATTATCTGTTTGGAAAATTTAGGTTGGTTAGAAAAGAAACCATTAACAAACTATTATATTAACTGGAAAGGAAGTATTTATAATGAGAAAGCGTTTGAAAAAAAATGGAGAGATTTCTTTTTTTGGCAACCATATACACCGATTCAGATAGAAATGACTGCTGAGTTATGTAAACATTTGTCAGAATCCCTTAACATTGAAAAAAGATGTGTTGGTCACAATACCCGGTTCGAAGGGGTGTCTAACTACGAGGGAATTGTAAGTAAGAGTAATTATGACTCAACCTATACGGATTTAAATCCATCATTCAATTTTGAAACCTTTATAAAACATTTAGAAAATGAGCAATTTAATTAACGAAAGATACGATGAAATGAAATCTCTGTTACAAAAATCAAGAATGATTATAGAACAGGGCGGACAAATAAATGTTGCGAAAGATGTGGAATCACGTCTTCAACAAGACCAAGAATATGAAACTGCGGACAATGGAGTTGAAATAGGTGATGAAATATCGTCACCAAGAGATAAACAACAGAAATATAGAATATCAGGAGGGATATTGGCTCTTCACGGGAAAGACCGAAGTGAATTAGATATAACTACTGATGAGAAATTGGCGTTTCAAGAAACTATGGATGAATTTCTTGATGAAGTATCCGGACTTGTAGATTTTAATACTTTGAATGTTTATCCTATTAATGTTGAATGGTCCGGTAAATTAATTGATGAAGATATTGACTTTATTTTTACAATTGGTGAAGATAGTGGGGTGTATATTAATGGTCAAATGATTAAATTAGATAAAGACTTCATAGATACAATTAATAAACTTCAACAATATTACCAAAAATTCAAATCTAAATGGGGTAGAGTTTTGTCTAATAGAAAGAAAACATCAGAATCACCTGAATAATGAAAGATATTGTAAGTAATAACAAGCAAAATATATTATTAATTATCGTTATTGTGTTGGCGGGATGGAATATTTTGACAACTAATGGTGTTAAAACAGATGTTAAATTATACAAAAAACAGATTGAATCAATCCAAAAGGATGTTGATTCTGCTAAGGCGGTTAATAAAGGAATTGATATTAAAATTGATTCGGTAAAAGGTAACGTGTTTAAAATTACAAAAGAAATTCACCAAATAGATAATAACATAACAATAATTAAAAAACAAACGAATGAAAAAGTTAATAGTGTTGACACTCTTACTACTAACGAGCTTGAGCAGTTTTTCACAAACAGATACGACTAAGGTTAGGTTAAAAGTTCCGGTTGCTAAATTAGCAATAAAAGATATTATTAAAGGTGATGGATGTCAGTTGGAGTTGAAAGAAACTCAAAAAAAATTAATCAAAACGGAAGAAAGAGAAAAAGAAAAAGATTCTCATATTGTTTTTCTTGAAGAGAAAGATAAGAATAATAATTTTATGTTAGGTAAAAAAGACGAACAATTAAAAGTGTCTGAAGAATTAACAAATAGTTTACATAAAGAACTTAAAGGCCAGAGAAATAAAACTTTCTTATGGAAAGTTGGGACTTTTCTTGGAGTTATAACAACAACATATCTAATAATAGTTAAATAATTATGGCGTTAACAACCACGGATAAGAAAGAAATTGAGACAATGATTCGTAAAGAAATTAGAGACTTTATGGGTAATAGTACTTTAAAACAATTTGAGGACAAATTGTTGGATAGAATTGGTCGAGAAATAAAACGAGGAAAGCTCGAAGGTGATGTTAAAGACATCACATTAAGAATGTTCCGTGAGTTCTATCAATTTATGTGGATGAATAGAAGTTATTGGGAACCAAGATTAAAAAATGCGTAACATGGATTCATCAGCTAATTTATTTAAAAAAAGTTTGGAAAAGGCCTATACCAGTCCGGGGATGTCATTAAATAGTGATACAATGAAAGATATAACAAAATACAAACAATCATTCAAAGAGAATGACGATGAAGGAGAAAAAGAAACAAAATATTTAGACATTCAAGATATGATACCTTTATTAAGAAAACAACTCATGAAAGGTACTAAGGTTGACCAAGAACAAAAAAAAGAAAGGGCTAAATCTAAAGGGGAACCTAATGAAGCTACTGGCTCAGGCTCATCAGGGGCTTATTCAGCTCCAATGTTTTCTGGGGAAGAACCTAATTTAGATAAAGTTGAAACAAAGGAATCTCCAAATGGACGTATAAGCCCTATTGGGTTTTCTGATGAATATATTAAGAAAAGTAATTCTGAGAAAAAAGGAGTTACTGAGGACCTTGGGCGATGGTTTAAAGAAAAATGGGTTGATGTTAGTAAAAAAGTTGATGGTAAACATCCTCCTTGTGGGAGAAAAGATGCTGACGGTAAGTCATACCCTAAATGTAGACCATCTAAAAAAGTATCCAAAGATACTCCAAAAGTCGTATCATCCTATGATAAAGATGAGAAAGAAAAAATGACTCAACAAAAAAGAAGAGCGGAGAGAAAAAACCCAAAAATTGGTAAAGGTAACAAACCAACCATGACTCATTATGATGAGTCAATCAATGTTAAAGAACAAATTGAAAAGGTCGAAGCAACAGAAGCGACAGGTTCAGGTTCAAGTGGTGGTTATGAGAGTCCCGCTATGTGGGCAAAATCGACTAAGAAAAAAGATTGGGGACCAAGTAGAAAGACTCAAATACCTGGTGGGGGTTTTGTTAAAGTTAAGAAAAAGTGTACTAAGTTCCCATATTGTAACCAAGGGGATATCAACGCACTTAAAATAACTAAAAATGAATCAGTTAAAGAGGCTATCAAACAAGTTGCAAGTAAAATGGGGGTTAATGAAAACATTATTATAACTATTTTGGAACACGAATACGAAAAAGTTAATAAAAGACACAAATAAAGATATTTATTAAATAAAATACACGAATGGATAATTTTAAAAATCATATTGATAAGTTAGTTTCAAAAGTACTTAATGAGGAAATTGAAAGTAAAGTTAAACAAATCACCCAAGAGATGAGTGGGGAATGGACTGAAATTGAAATGGGAGAAGGTCTTAAAGGTGGTCAAAAGAAACTTGATGTTGCAAAACCAAAAGGTAAAATAACAGGGGCTGATTTTAAAAAACTTAGAAAAACTAAGGAATCTGAAGTTAGTAAGAAATATGGTGGTAAATACGGTATGGGAGAACAAGAAACAGAAGAAGGAAACGCTTTTTCAGGGGCTTTGGCAGATGCAAAGAAAAGCGGTAAAGATTCTTTTGAAGTTGACGGTAAAAAATATTCGGTTAAAGAAAATAAAGGGTCGTTGAAATTAACTGAAAATGAGTTAATAGATATGATTGAAAAAATAGTAATGGAACAGAAAGTTAAGGATATTGATGAGAAAGAAAATATTAGTAAAAAAACACCTCAAGGATTAAAAGACACTGATAGAGTTTTAACACAAAATAAAAAGGTAAATGATGACCACACAAAGGAAGTTGTTAAAAAGATGAAAGAATATCTTAAAGATATGACTAAAGCGGATTACAATGAGAATCCTGAAGATTTCCCACGAAGTAATTATGATATTGACAAAGATGAAAAGGTTATGAAATATAATCCATCGGATGCGGTTGAAGAATATATTGAAGCGTTTTCATATCCTGGTATGACAAATCTTGTTTATGATGAAATTAAACCGGATGATGAAAAGATAGATAAATACCTTAAGGGTGACTCAACAACTGGAAACGCTGTAACAGATAAAGATGGTAAGGCTTTGGGTAATGTTACTAAAAGTAAAGTTGGGGATAGATTTAAAAAGAACTATGATGAAAACTTATATGGGGCGGAACAAATGAACGGTTCGTATAAAAGAGTGCCACAACCTGTAGATGTTGCTGGTGAAAAAACTGAAAGTGGTTCGTTAAGTTCAAAAAAAGGTTCAGTTGCTAAGGCTAATAGTATTTTAAACAAACTCGAATCAACTGAAAACAAAAAAGACAAAATTGTTTCTGAAGAGATGGCTAAGATGAAAAACTTAATCGGGTACAATAGAAAAACACAATAAAAATTCACATTTCGAATGATTATACTATATTCTCCATAGATGACCTCTATGGAGAATTTTTTTAATTATATGACCAAGACAATACCAAAAGACGAAATAATAATTTGGTTTAATATACATAATATGTATTATGAAAAAATCGAATTATATGGTGACATATTTAAATCACTAAATTATATTATTGTTGGGACTTATATGGGAGATGAGCACCGTGAAACTAAAATTATCTTAACTAAAGAAGATAATGAAAATCATTTTGCATGGTGTTGGATTAAAATGATTGATGATTTTCGTAAAGAAAATATTATAATTGATGAGTATGGTGAACATAGAGACTATTTTATATCTTTTTTCCATGACACTTTTTATAATCAATCAGATAAAAAAGTTCGAGAGTCTATTGATACTTTTTTAATAGATATTTTTAATGTTGATAAAACTTTTGTTAAACCTGATTTAGATATATTAACTGAATTTTATAAAATACTCCAAAGGTATGTTGATTAAAAAAAAACCTTATTGGTATTTACACCAGAGTAAAAAAACTTAATATTCCTCTATAACAATAAACAAAATAACTTTTTAAAAATGGAAACATTAGAAAAAATCAAAGCGTTGACAGAACAATTATCAGTAGACGCGACAAAATTCTATAACGGAAATAAAAGTGCTGGTACAAGAACTAGAAAATCCGCTCAAGAATTAAAAACCTTACTTCAAGAATTTAGAATTGAGATACTTGAACATAGTAAAAAAGGGGATGTGAATGCATAATATTGAAACAATATATCTTTTTATATTTGTGTTTACAATATTGGTGGTGTTAAAAAACATCACAAAGTTTATAAGAGCCCTGTTATCATCAGAACCAAAACTATTGGTTTATAATAATAGGGAACTTATTTTCCTTGGATTATCATTAAGTTATTTAATTACATACATATTACAATGAGTTTTTATAAAGAATTAGCGCCATTTGTGCAATACATACATTCAATAAGAAAATTAGAGAACTATTTGAGTTTCGACATGGTATTTCCAACTAAATGGTCATTACCTAAAAGTATAATTGAAGAGGGGCAATCAATTTCATTTAATGTTGAGAACCAAAATTCAAAAGGAATAACTTTTGTTTCTCAGATTAATGAGAATGATATTTCAACGATGTTGATTAAAATTGCTAAAATAATTAAATTGAACAAGGAAAGAGAGTTGAAAGAACAACTTTTTAAACAGACAATTGACCAATTAAAACAAACATTTGAGAAAAATGATTTGGATAAATTACAAAATCTTTATTTTGATTTTGAAACGGATACCACACCAAATTTAGATTTAGATGAGCAAAACGGACAAGAGCCAACAACTATTGAATTGGTTGACGAGCGAGAAGAAGAAGGACGATAGACAACTTGAAAATAGTAAGAAACGACTTATTTGGGAGATTAAAAATATAAAGAAAGAGGATATGTTTCCTCAACCTAAAAAAATAACATTATGGACGAAAATAAAAATATTGCTCTTGGGGAGTTAGAAAAATTGGCGTTAATTGCTGAGTCATGTCAATCTATTTTTAGTGGGAAAGGGACGATAGTCTTTGAATTACCAATCGGTGAGTACACTAGCGTAATTAATCATTTTAGAGAAATAGATAGGCATCACAAACAATTTTCCTTAGACATTTCCGGAACCGAATTCCATTTTATTTTGACTGAAGTGGAGAAGTAAATTTTCGATATAATATTTTCTTATCAATACCATAAGATTCTAACACACTAAAAAGGTATTTTCTTTGAGCGGAGGAGTGGTCTTTAACAAAAAGACAATCTCCTCTTTTTATTTTAAAAAAGTACGATGAAAGACTATCGATAAATCTTAACGATTCGAATTCCGATTTTAAAGTGAAAAGGTTAATTTTCTCATCCTCTTGGATAATAATTTTATTATTGAGACTTGATATCATTTTTAACCCATCTCCTTTTAAATAAGTTTTAATTAGTTGTTGAGTAGTTATTTTTTTGTTTTTAGTTAAGTCATAAACCCTTTCTTCTTTTTTATAATACCCAATATTAAATAATGTCATCCCATCCTCTTCAAGTTTAACTTTAGAACTTCTACCATATTCGTCAGTCATATATACAGGGATAAATTGATTATCGCTCAACTCAATTAAACCTAATTCATATCTGGTGTCCATACCATTTTCAATTTCAACATTAAAAATGACATCATTTGATTCTTTTAATAATTTGTCGTAATATTGTTTAGCTCGTGAAAAGGTTACGAACTTATTTATTATTTTTTTACGTTTCTTATTTTTAAACAAGACAACAACATAGTTTACCATATATGAAAGATTACTACAAAATTTTAGAAGTTGAAGAGAAAGCTTCACAACAAGATATAAAAAAGAGTTATCGTACTCTATCTAAGAAATATCACCCGGATATAAATCCTGAGGGTGGAGAACAATTTAAAGATATTGCTGAAGCTTATGATATAATAGGTGATGTGCAAAAACGGGCGCAATATGACCAAACTAAGAATAATCCATTTGCAAATACCGGAGGTCATACATTTGAAGACATATTTAATCAAATGTTTAATCGAGGTAACGCTCAAAGAACTCGAAGAAAATCTGTACCTGATAAACTAGTTAAAGTGTTTATAGACCCCATTGAATCATATCAAGGGATTGAAAAGAAAATACAATATTTGAAGGATATCCAATGTGGGGGATGTAGTGGTAATGGTGGACAACAACAAACTTGTACCGGATGTAACGGTGCCGGATTTCAAATTAAAACATTTGGAACCGGATTTATGGTTCAACAAATAAGACAATCATGTACGAGTTGTGGTGGTCGAGGTTATACTTTAGTCCATAAATGTCAAACTTGTAATGGACATGGAACTAAGAGTGAAATGAGTACCGTTAATTTTAAATTACCTAAAGGGGTTGATAGTGGTCAATTTTTAAAATTAGAAAACTTTGGGGATTTTAAAAATGGAGAAATTGGTGACTTAGTTATTCAAATAGAATTAATTGAAAAAGATGGGTTTGAAAAAATGAATAATGACTTAATTTATAGTCTATTTCTTGACTTAGAAGGAATAAAAGACGATAAATTAAAAGTACCTCACCCGGATGGTGAATTAATGATAGGTCAACCTAAAATATTTGATACGTCAAAACCATTAAGACTGAAAGGTAAGGGATATAATGGCGGTGATATGTATGTTAAACTAAATGTGAAATTTGAAAGAAATTAATATGGAAACAGTTGAAGGAAAAATTATTGAAGAGAACGAAGTTAATCGAGATGGTGGAGGATGTTCATCTTGTAAACAAAAAGGTATTAAAAAGGGGCAAATGGGGTCAGTTATTTTAGGAATTTATATTATGGGTGCTGCGGTTTATGGTACTATTGTGATGATAAAAAATTTATTATCGTTGTTTAATTAATTTACTTTTTAACGCACTTTTACTATACTTTGTGATATTTATAATATATGGGAAAGATAGGACGACCTAATAAAGAAGACAAAGATAAAAAAGTTAAATATGGGATAAGTATTGACCGATATCTTTTCGATAAAATGAAAAACGAGGGGGGTAGTATCTCCAAGTTTATTCAAAAATTAGTTAAAGAGTATTATGAGAAAATTGACTGAAATTGATTGTAGTCGTATTTGTGATGATTATTTGTTAGGTTTGTCCTATAATTTATTATCAGAAAAATATAATATTTGTACTTGGAGTATTGGTAATGTTTTAAGAAAAAATAATATTAAAAGTCGAATCCGTAAACATAGTTGTAATGAAAATTATTTTGAAAAAATAAATAGTAATGAGAAGGCGTATTGGTTAGGTTTGTTATTTGCGGACGGGTGTGTTAGAAAACGAAAACAATTTAATGGGAAACACAAACAAGGTGGAATTGTTGGGATATCATTAAAAAATGGGGATGAATATTTGTTAGAGAAATTAATTATTGACTTGGAGTCAACATATAAACTCACTAAACAAATTAAAGATGAATTTTTAAGTTATAAGTTAGAAGTTAATAGCTCAAAAATGACCGATGATTTGATTAATTTAGGTTGTGTCCCAAATAAAAGTTTAGTATTATTACCCCCTAATTTAACTGATGATTTTATCCCTCATTTTATTAGAGGTTATTTTGACGGTGACGGGTCTATTGGTAGATACAATGGAAGACTTAAATTTAGTTTATTGGGGACAAATGATTTGTTAAGTTGGATTTTAAATTTTTTTAAAAATAAAGGAATGAAAACAACCCCCAAAATTAGTAAAAATAAAAATATCCATTCAATTCAAGTAAATTCAAAATCGGATATTGAACTAATTCAAAATATTTTATATACTTCATCTAATGATTATTACCTAAAAAGAAAAAAAGAAAAATTTAAATAATATGTGTGTATCTTATGTCGGGGGTAAATCTAAAATCGCCCCACAATTAATAATCCCAAATATTCCAAAAGATATTGAAATATTTGTTGAACCTTTTAGTGGTCAATTTTGGACATTTTTTAAAATGAAATTAGAAGATTATCCAAATCTTAAAACAGTAGTTTATAATGATTTTAATCCATTAAATTATAATATGTATCAATGTTTACAAAACCATCAAAGATTGTTAGAAGAATGTGAAAAACTAATAGTTCAAGAAAAAGATGTATTCCCAACAAATCCAATCTGTGAGGAGACGTTTATTAGGTTTCAGTCTGAAATATTTGATGAAAATTTTAAAGTACATCCTTACGATTACGTTGTTGCTGCAAAATATGTTTATGTTTTAACCCAAGTATTTTCAGGTGCTAACCCATCTAAATCAAAATTTATTGATTTAAAAGGTAAGTATCACTCAAAATTTACTTCATTTAAAAACAAATTAAAAAAACCGGAATGGCAAAAAATGTTTGAAAGAATTACTTTTGTGGAAAATATGGATTTTCAGGAAGTGATTAAAAAATATGATGGTCCAACAACTTATTTTTATGTTGACCCACCCTACCACATCGTAGGGGAAGGTAGTTATTATTCAAATCACGATTTTGGAAGACAAGACCATGTAAGATTAGCAAATTGTCTAAAAGGTGTCCAAGGTAAGTTCTCACTATCATATTATGACTTTCCCCAACTACATGAGTGGTTTCCTGAAGATGAATTTAGATGGGAGAGAAAAGAATTTTCTAAAGCCGCTGGGGCAAAAAAAGGCCAAAGTCAAACTAAAGGTGAAGAACTTTTAATTATGAATTATTAAAAAAAAAAAGAAGTAAACGATTGTAGGTAATAAATTATTGATTATATTTGCATTCGATATATTTATAATTAAATTAAAATAACATGAAATTCACACCGATATTAAAGTCAATTATTTTAGAACAATCAAAAAAAACAAGATTTGAAATACTATATGACGCCCTTACTCAACCTTCACTTGATAAGCAAGGTAAAAAACAAAAACCAAAATTAACAAAAAAAGAATTAAACGATTTAGTTTTAGCTGACCCAACAACAAGATTAAATGATGTTGAGTTGGATAGTATGTCTAAAGAAGATTTTAATAAAATCAAGGCGGGTAAATATGTCGAATGGTTAATTAGACAATATTTGACTCTTAAAACTGAAAGACAACCGGGAGAAAACGGATATGACCGTGAACTTGCAAACGTGAGAGAAACTTTCATGGAAGACCTTTATAAAGTTACGGATGACTTGAAGAAATTTGAAAGATTTAAAAATAGAATCCAAGGGGAGAAAGATATTAATAAATTAACTGTGGACCAATTATATGATGCGGTTAAAGATTTTGATTTAACATTAGCGTCAACAACTAAGTCGGAGAGAAAGTCTGCGGATGTTCATCCTGGGTCTAAGTTAGTCTACGATGGGTCTGATTGGAGAGTTATTGAAATTGAAGATAAAGGACCGGTAGGTAAAGAGGCAGCTTGTTTCTATGGAGGTAATAACGTAGAAACTAGGTGGTGTACCTCAACTCCGGGAACTGACCAATGGTTTAATAGATATATTAAAGATGGTCCATTATATGTTATTTATAATCCTAATGATACTGACATCTCAACAACAACAGGTTTACCTAAAAATAGATATCAGTTTCACTTTCCATCAAATCAGTTTATGGATAAGGATGACCGTCAACAAGATTTAGTTCAGTTATTGACTGGTCCTATGTCTGAATTGAAAGACTTCTTCAAACCCGAGTTCGCTAAAGGGCTTACAGTCGGTGGTGAGAAATTAGTTATTGATAGTTTCACTCACGGTGCTGTTGGTAAATTCATCGCACTTTATGGATTAGAAGATTTAATTGGTAATTTACCTGCAACTTTGAAAGAATTCCAAATCCAAAATAAAGATGCTAATAATAATATTGTTATCACTATTCCCGAAGATATTGGAAGATTTAAAGATTTAAATATGATTATGTTGGATAATTGTGTTGATAGTATTCCGGATTCTGTTTGTAACTTACCAAAACTTAAGTTTTTAGCTTTGATTAATAATAAACAACTTAAATCAATTCCTGAATGTGTTTCAAACTTACCAGCATTATTATTCCTTAACTTGAAAGGTAGTCCAAATGTTGATGTACCTCAAGCTATTAGAGAAAAAGGAACCGACATGGGCGGTGGTATGTGGGATTTACAAGACTAATTAAGAAAAAAATATGAATGTAGATATTGAAGTATATTTAAGTGGATTAATTAAATTCTTTAAGGATAATCCAAAGGATTTACTCAGTTTAGTTCCTAAAGATAAAGAAAGTGATTTTTACTCTATGTTGAGAAAATTCTCATGTGACAATCATGATAAAGGACACGACTATGTTTTAACCCGGAATCAAATACTTGAAATATGTGTCCAGTTAAGTGATTCGAAAAATATTTTAGTTTTTCCTAAATTAATTGATGAGAATGAGTTGGATGAATTAAAGTTAATACTTGATAAAGAACTCAATGATGAAAATTATGAAGAGGCTGCGAAAATTAGGGATAAAATAAAAGAAATATCATAAAATAATAAAAAAAAAGGAGAACAAATTTGTTCTCCTTTTTTATTTTTTACTATCTTTGCTCTTATGAAACAAGAGATAATAAAATTTCAGCATGAAGAGTACCATACTATTATTCATAAGAGTTCAAACCCTATTGATTATAAGGAACCTCGAACAATTCCTACCGATATTTGGTTGGATGAGGATGATTTATTTGGTTGCAATAATAAACCTGAAGAAAAACCGGATTCAAGATATTCGGCCAAGAAACCATTATATATTGTAGACAAAATTAATAACGATGAACAAGTCTATGTTGAAAATTACGGTAATCCAATTTGCACTGTTAGGAAGGATTATGTTATGGTTGTTATTGAAAGGGATGAGGATAAGATTGCGATGAAGTTATTTTATGGAGGTAAAGTAAGAACCAAAGGGACCAAATACTTTAAAGTTAATAAAAATGTTGAATATATTACCGTTAATGTAAAGACTGGTGATGTGTATAGTGGATACTTGAAAGGATTCCAAAAGAAGAGAAATTATAGTAAAAAAATTCGTCGAAATTATTTTATGGAATCTTCGTTGGATTGGATGAAAAGTAAAATACGGAACTATTTAAATTTATATAAAATTGAAAACTCGACCAGTATTGCAACTGACCTTGTCAATAGATTTATAGATGAAATAGATAAAAACCGATATGAAGATTTGACTATTGATGATAGACTATTCAAATTTTATTTGGATAAGAGAGGTATTAAATATCCTAATAATTTTGGGTCTTATATGAATCATTTAATTGGACCATCAATTAGAAAAAAATTAAAAAAGAACGGGGGTAAACTAGTTGACGCCTTCATGGATGAATTTAAATTACAAGGTAAAGTTTTAAAAAAATCATTACATGAATGTAAAAGATTAAATCTTGAAACATATAATTACGCTAAAGATATGTTTGGTGATGATAGATTAAATCAAGACCCCGGAGTAATAGTTTCATTACTAGAAACAACTAATCATGTTAATAACCAACAATCGGGAACCTCATTAAAAGAACTAATGATGAATAGTGAGTTGGATAAATACTATAAGGCGTTTAAAGAAGTATTTGTAAATTTAAATATGGACACTTATACTTTGGCAGACCATGTTAGAATGTATTTGGAATTACGAAGATATGGTTTGGATGTAAAATGGATGACAGATGGAACAGATAGAGATGCTTTCCATAATGAACATCTTGATTGGACGGATAAACTATCTCATTATAAAAATGGTACTTATACTAGAATTTATCCGGAAATACTCCATAAGTTATTAACTGAAAAGATTGGAGATTGTGTACCAGTATTATTAACGACATCTGAAGAATATAATGAAGAAAGTTTAACACAATCAAATTGTGTTAAAGGATATGTGGGAAGACCCGAATCAATTATTGTTTCATTAAGAAATGGTGATGAGCGTGCGACTATCGAATACCAAGTTAAATTAATTGATGAAAAAATTACAATTAATCGAGTTCAATCTTTAGGTAAGCGTAATCAAACCTTAACTACTGATTGGGATGATGTTATGTTGAGTTTAGATAAAATAATGTTATCATTCATTAAAGATAAAAATTTTGAATTGGTTAAGGTTATTAAAGAAAATGGTATGGGGATGAAGATTAGTTCTGATTCTAAATGGGTGTTGACTAGTTGGGGGTCAACTCAATTAGAATGGGAAAATCCAAGAATATCTAATAATGATAGTTTTTTATGGTTTATTTAATTGATATGAAGAAGTCGAATTACATTGAAAGAATTGAGGTAGATGAAGGAAATAATTTTTCAGTCATGAATTTACCGTGTGCTAATATTGAGTTTGAAAAATTTATTGATGGTAAATTTGAATTAGTTCATAGTATTTCAGATATTGGACAAAATTTTAAAATCACCTTCAAAGAGAAACTTTATAAAACAAAACAAGAATTTTATTTATATTTAATAATAACTGAGAATGACAGTATTCAAAGTGTAGTCTATTATAAACAGAAACAATTAGACGAACTTAGATTAATCGTCGGACAAATTTTAAAACAAACAAATTTATGGAAATGATTTTTTGGGTTACTTGGTGATATTTATAATAAAAGACACCAATGAGCGTAGAAAAAGGGAGAATATATAAAATAACAAATAAAGAAAATGGTTTAATTTATATAGGTTGTACTATATCGTCATTAGATAAAAGGTTTAAGGAACATTTATCAAGATGTTTTACCTCAAATTATAAATCAAAGTTATATAACTCAATGAAAAAATATGGTCAAGAAAATTTTACCATAGAATTGATTGAAGAATGTGATTTTAATTTTATTTACGAAACAGAAAAAAAATATATAGACCAATATAATTCATATAATAATGGGTTAAACGCTACAATAGGTGGTGAAGGTTGTTTAGGGTATGTTCACTCTCCGGAAATGAGGGTTAAAATATCTGAGGCAGTTAAAAATGGTAATTCTCATAAAGGTAAAACATATGAGGAACTATATGGTGATAAAGCAGATGAACAACGAGAAAAACGACGATTATCAGTTAAAAAAGGTTGGGTGTCAATTTCTGATGATGAAAAAGAAAAACGAGTTAATAAAGGAAAAGAAACTAAACAAAAAAACTCTAAGTATGGTGTTGAATTAGTTAAAGAGATTAAACAAAAAATAAATGAAGGGTTAAAAGTTAAGCAATTAAAAGAACTTTACCCTCAAGTCAGAGAAAATTTTTTCTATGAATTAAAAAATGGTAGAAGTTGGTCTAATATAAATTAAAACTATGGAAATTACACAAGAAGAATTAAAACAAAAAATTAAAAATGGGGATAAACTTATTATTGACTTTTGGGCAAAATTTTGCGGACCGTGCAAAGTTATGAAACCGGCTTTTGATAAAGTATCTGAGGAACTAAGAGAAGGTAACTCGGAAGTTCAGTTATATACCTTAGATGTGGAAGAGAATCGAGATTTAGCAGTAGAATTAGGTGTTAGAGCCGTACCAACATTAAAATCTTTTTCAAACGGGAAAGAAGTCTATTCTCAACCGGGAATGAAAATGGAATCTCAAATTAAACAATTAGTTGAAGATTTGTTGAATTAATCATGAAAGATTTAAATGTTATAGTCTACACAATGAAGGGATGTCCTTTCTGTGTAGATTTCAAAAAAATACTAACCAAGGAAGGTATAGAATTTTTTGACCGGGATATTGATAAATACAAAGATGAGTATGATACTTTCACTCAAATAACAGAAAATGATATGATTCCAGCCTTACTGATTATTGAGGGGGATGATACCAACTACGAATCGTTCTTGTATACTCCGGAGAGAAACTATAACGAATTAACTGAAGCGGTTGATATTATTAATCAACATAGAAAGAAAATTGGTATAATTTAAAGTATTACTAAATTTTTATTAATTTTTTTAATAAAATCATAATCATCAAGTGGATTGAGTAGTTCAAAGCTCCAATCCACTTTTTTTATTTCTTTTTCTAACCAAGCCATATCAAAATCAAACACATCAAGTATTGATGAGGTTAGAGTTTTATCTAATGAAGGTATGTATGTATCGGTTTTCTTTACTGAAAATATTGGTTCACCATCTTCAGTTTTATTTTTAGACATATTGAAAATAAGGGTGTTTACGGGATAGTTTGGTGGAATACTATAAAAGATATGTTTACCATAATAATAATGTAACCTGCCTTGTCCTAATGAATAACCATGAGGAAACTCAGAAACGGAAACCATCTCATCATCAGTTATTTCTGTAATGATATGATTATAGTCGTATGATGACTTTTTATTTTGATATGATTCTATTTGAAAATGACTATAAGAACAATTAGAAGTGTCGTGATAAACAAATTCAAAATCAATGGGTTTGGACATTTTGACTTCATATTCAATTAAGTCTACAGTATGTGAAAGTTTGACTTTACCGATAAGGTCTTCATATTTTTTGAGGAATTCCTCTAATATTATTGGTAAATCCAATACTTGGTTATAACTTGTTTTCCCTTTAATTACGAAGAAATTTTTACAATCAACTACTTTGATTATTGTCTCTTCATTATGTGGTATTTTTGATATTATGAAATCGGCAAATAAATTGGTAATTAATATTCTACTACCTATATTTTTTAAAACCATGTTAAATTATGATAAATGTTTAATGTTTTGGGAATTATAAACAATTCTAAAAAATAAAGAAATAGAAAAGGGATTCGTTTTGAATCCCTTTTTTTTATATGTAATCACCAAATATTTCGTTGATGTTCTTTTTTATCTCAGTCCAACTTGGATAGTCAGGAGCCCAATAAGATAAACAATCACCATTATCATCAAGAATATTAATAAAGTCTCCAAAATATTCTAAAGTTTGACTACTTCCTTTACTATTATATAAATAATCTTCGATTGGAGTGTAAAAATCCCTAATAGGCATCTCAAGTACTTCAATCTGAGTGTCTTTTTTATATGGATGTTGTTGATATTCGTATTTACGGTTTTCAACATCAAATAAATTATCAAGTTTATCCCATACTCCTTTATACACATCGGATTCATAAGCACTGTTATATGCATTTGAATGGATTGAAGTTAATTCGCTATCTAAATCGGGTAAATCGTGGTCTAATAAATAACCCATTGTCTCTGAGTCATTAACAACTGATGCAACATTTTCCATATTAATGGTCGCATAATCGGTATTTTGTTGAGATGAAATATCCTGAAGTAAATCAGTTTGAACATCTATTTCAATACCGTCCAAATTTGTAACAATATAATTGTATAAATGTTTTAAATTTTCTTCATTGAGTTCTTCAATAACATCTCTATAAACATCATCGGTCGTGTCCCAATATCTATCAAAATCAGATTCACCTGAAAGAATTTCACCAATTGTGTCTTGACTAATATCATTTCTACCACCGTCACAAAAAAGTTTTTTTAAGTCAGTTGAATCTCTCAAGATTAAAACAGGTGGTTTACCTTCTTCAAATCTAACATCACTAATTTGTCTTGCAACCTCTTCTCTAAATTTCTCAGTGTTAGTTTCTGATAAATAAAGAAGGTAATCATTTTTCATATAATTGTTTTCCAAATTAAGTTCGTCTAAGCGACCTCTTTTATCCATTATTTTAAAAAATGTTTCGGAGTCATTAAAATATTTCTCAATATCTAAATCACCATCATTGTATAATTCTATTATTTCATCTATATCCATATCTATAAATATAAAAAAAGGAACAAATTTAATGTTCCTTTTTTATTTTTTAACTCCTTGAAGATTAATTTGAGGTTTTATTCACATTGTAATACTTCTCAACCGTCTTCTTAATTGCAGCTTTTACACTCTCTGTTTGTTGTTGTTTAACAGCTTGTGCTTGTTGAATTTGAACGACTTGTTGTTCTGGTGTTTGATTTTGTTTACCCTTGCATCCACAACCCATCTTGATAATTTTTAATTGTTTATTACTATAAATAGTGATTATGGTTTAATTATAATATAAAAACGATATTTATTAAATAAAAGATTTATGCAATTTTCAGAATTAATTATAGAAAGTAGAGAAGATGACTTCAAAAAGAAGTATTCGAAGAAATTTTCACCACAAAACTTAGAAAAAATTACAAAAGATGTCGCCCCAAAATACCTAGATTGGGTTGGAAAGGTTATTGACGAAATAAATTTTGATGAAACATTTTCAAAATTGGTTCCTACCGTAAACAGATTTCAAAATATCTCAACAAATCTACCTCAAACGGATATTAACCAATACAAAAGTTTTGATGAGTTATATGATTCCATTACAAGTTATGATAGTCGTATTAGAAGAGAAGTAAAACAAGTTAAAGGTGGTAATGTAGTTTACGATGATGGAGTTTACTTTGTTGTTAATCCGCTAAACTATGAATCATCTTGTTATTATGGTAAAGGGACAAAATGGTGTACTGCTGCTGAAACAGACTCTCATTTTAAAAGATATAATGAGGATGGTAAATTATTTTATATTATAGACCGAACAAAGGCGAGTAACGACCCAAATTATAAAGTTGCGTTATTAAAGAAATTCGATGGTGACATATCGTTTTGGGATGCGAAGGATGATAGAGTTATAAATGTCGAAAGTATTTTTGGAGAAAAAAAATATAATGAAATTATGTCATCTGTAGACCAATTCTTGGGGGAGGTATACCCAGAACAAGTTAAACTATATGCTGATAAAGCCGCGGCTAAAAAAGAAAAAGAACGACTTGAAAGATTAAGAATTGAGAGAGAAACACGAGAAAAGAGAGAACAGGCCCAAGATAGGAGAGAAGAAGGTGAATGGGGTGGAACATATGAAAATATGGATGAGGAAGGATTAAAAGCTCATGCTTTATTAGATTGGTTGGTAAACAATAGTGATGTTGAGGCAATAACCAATGAAGATAGGGTTGAAATTACAAGATTGGAGAATGAGATTGAACGATTAGACCAAGAATATGATAATAGCGAAGACCCAAGACCGGAGTTACTTGACCAAAAATTTGAATTAGAGGATGAGTTAGAAGAATTAAGAAACAAGATTGATGTTTATAATATTATACCAACAGGTAATTTTTGGCATTGTAGCGAATTTGAGGTTATTGATGCTGGGTTAGACGACAGAAGATATGCGGTTGGGGATGAAGATGATATGAGTAGAAGTGCTTATGAAAGTGTTGAAAATTTAATTGATGATATAGGGTATGAAGGATTTAATAAATCATTCGCAATGAATTATTTAGACACAGAAGCTATTGTTGATTATGCTGAAGAACTGTTTAATTATGATATTAATGATTCTCCGGAAAGTTATTTTGATGATGACCAACGAGAATTATCGGATAGACAAGAAGAGGATATTAAAGTTGCTAGACTTTTTATTGAGAGAGCGGAAAATCAAATATCCATGATGGAAGACCAAATGGATGGAGATAATGATGACGAGATTCAAGAAAAAATTGATGAGTTAAAAGAATCTATTGAAACCTATGAAGAAGAAATTACGGAAATTGAGGAAAATCCTGAAGGTGATTTCCCCGATGACTTAATTGAAAATATGGTTCATGACAGAGTTAGAGAGGTTAGAGATGACCCTGAAGAATTTTTAAATGAATATGGATTGGAATGGGATAACTATATTGATAAAGATGATTTTATTGAAGGTGTTGTAAATGAAGATGGATATGGGACCACACTCAATCATTATGATGGAAATGTCGACGAAATTAAAGTTGGAGACCAATGGTTTTATGTAATGAGGATTGATTAATTTTTTTTAGTTTATATATTAGTCTTATGGGTAGAAAAAAGAAATTGTCCTTCAAATTAAATCCTGAGTGGATGTTGAAGGAACCATTAGATTTTGAATATAACAAATATACTTTGTTAGATTATATTCAAAAATGTGAAAAAGGATTTGACAAGTTGGAGATTTATCCTGACTTTGTTGAAATTTCATTGCACTTAGCAAATTTACAATCATTAGTTAAAGAAAATACATTATTATTAACAAATAAGAAATTTGAATCTTGTGATGATGAAATTTTAGTTAAGGAACTTACACCGAAAAAACCAAGGGATTTAACGAAAGAAGAAGAAGAGGAACTAGTAAAAACTTTAAAGTTCTCGAATTCAAGATTATTTGATGCATTTAATATTGCAAAATCAATATGGAATTTGGCTTACGACAATATTGACTTGTATATCAAGAAGAATAGAAAATCAATTGCAACTGGACATGGTTATGTTTTTTATCATAATAAATTAGATACAAAAATATTCGTATGGGAATATGAAATTAAAAAATCTAAAGAAGACAGACATAGCCATAAAACATATGTTACTTCGATTTATAGTGGTTCTTCAGAAGATTTACTAGTCCCTGAAATAATCGAAGCCTTTTCAACTTGGAATCAAACGGATTATTTTAAAGACCTCCCAATATTTGAAATACAATCTTCACAAAATTTTCCAATGGAACAAACTTTAGTTCCTATCATGAAGAGAAAACTTACTTCATATATTTATCAAATTGTTAATTCAGAAAAGTTAAATAACTTTGACTTTGAAAAATAATTTGATTATTATTCCCTTGTGGGATTTAACAAAAGATATATAACAAAACAATCATCTTTAGAGGCTCTCAACTGTAATGGATTAAAACTCTATTATGGTCGGGCCGATACGATGATATTTGAAGATGACCTTAGTGAAATCATTTATGACTTATACTTGTCCGGGAAACCCGAACAGGAAATACTAAACATTATTAATTTAAACACGGAAAAAGATGAAGTGCATTAAAACAATTAAAAAAACCAACTCAAGAGAGATTGGAGAAGTAATCAGAACTGAAGAAAAAGATGCTGACATAAGAGTGAGTACAGGTGTTTGGGCGTATTGTCCAAAGAGTGAATGGAAAGCGTTAACAAGGAGAGTTAAACCTGTTATTAAGAAAGAAACTGAAGAAGGTTCTGAGGATAAACCTATTACCAAAAGAGGTAAGAATAATATTCAGTAATTATTATGACTAAAGAAATGGTGAACAACCCTGACCATTATGGGGGCGTAGATAACCCATATGAGGCTATTAAGGTGATAGAAAATTGGTCTTTAGATTTTCATTTGGGTAATACTGTAAAGTATATCTCAAGGGCCGGTAAAAAAAATCCTGATAAAGAAATTGAAGATTTGAAAAAAGCGATGTTTTATTTGGATAGAAAGATAAAAAATTTAGAAAAATGATATATTATTTAGTCGGACAACCTCACGCTGGTAAGACCACATTGTCCAAATTATTAAAAGACCATTTATCCTCGCAAAACATTATTCAAATAGATGGGGATGATATCAGAGACATCTTTCAAAATAAAGATTACTCTGAAGAAGGTAGAAGAAAAAATATTCAAAGAGCTCAAGACATTGCAACGTTTTTAAATGTTAAGGGGTTTAATGTCATAATATCATTAGTTTCACCTTATAAAGATTTGAGGGATGAATTAAAAGAAAAAAGTGAAGTAGTTGAAATTTATATTCATACAACGGATATCCGAGGTAGAGAAAATTTTCATGTTGAGAATTATGAAAAACCAACTGAAAATTATATAGACATTGACACCACAGGTATTTCTGAATTCGATTCAATTGGTGAATTAATAGATAAAATTGACGAACATATTAGTAAGTAATGGAAAATTGGGAAAGAAAAAAACACGTACAAGCTGCGTTTGCTTCATCATCAACAAATAAAAAATATTCAATGTTTGTTGGAAGATGGCAACCATGGCACCATGGACACAGAGCCTTGATTGACCAACAACTTAATTTAGACAAAAATGTATTACTTTGTGTAAGAGATGTTGAGATTGACGATAAAAACCCATTTTCGACTGAATGGGTTGTGAATAATTTAAACAATGAATTAAAAGAATTAATTGAAGAAGGTCGATTGGTAATTCAAGTCATTCCGGACATTGATAGTATTAATATTGGTCGAGGTGTTGGATATGATGTAATTGAACATTTCCCACCGGATGAGATTAAGAATATTTCTGCAACCAAAATTAGGGAACAGATGAAAAAGGATGGTAAGTTATGACAGTAGATATTGACCAATACGCGGAAGGTGCGGTTTTATTAGATGGGTTAGAGGACGCAATTATTGGGATTGTTGAGGATTTTGGTTCTCCGGGAAGAAAAATGTTATATTCTAAACCAAGAATATTACACATCCTACAAGAAAGAGATTTAATGACTTATGGTGAAGCTGAAGAGTTTTATGATTATAATATATTAGGTTTATATGCGGGCGAATTAACACCAGTATTTTTAGATTTAGAGATTACACCAATAAAAAAAGAAGATGGTTGGGAATACCAATTAATAGAATAGTATGATAGAAACAGGAAAGATTATAAATGGTGAGTGTGTTGAGGTTATGGGAACATTTCCTGAAGGTTGTGTGGATTTAGTGGTGACTAGTCCTCCATATTCAGTTAACATCAAATACGATGTCTATAACGATAGTATTCCAATGGATGAATATTGGGATTTTACAACAAAATGGTTAACTGAAGCGTATAGAGTATTAAAGGATGACGGAAGAATTGCTATCAATGTTCCAATAGAAGTGAATGTTCAAGAAAGAGGTGGGAGAATACTATTCAACGCTGAATTTTGGATGAAGATGAAGGAAGTCGGGTTTAAGTTCTACGGGATGGTTGATTTAACTGAAGATTCACCACATAGAGTGAGACAAACCGCTTGGGGTTCGTGGATGTCAGCATCCAGTCCCTATATCTATAACCCAAAAGAATGTATTATATTGGCTTATAAGAAGACAAGTAAAAAATTAACCAAAGGTGAATCTCAATGGACGGGAAACCCAACTAAAGTAATTCAAGAAGACGGAACCATTAAAAATAAAATGGTTTATAAAGATGAGGATAAGAAAGAGTTTATGAACTTGGTTTTTGGAAGGTGGGAATACTTTGCAGATACTAAATCATTAACCAAGGCAACATTTAGTTTAGACATTCCGAGCAAAGCGATTAAGATATTATCTTATAAGAACGATATTGTTCTTGACCCCTTCATGGGTAGCGGGACTTCGGCGGTCAGTGCTGAAACGTTGGGCCGCAGATGGATTGGAATTGAAGTATCTCCGGGTTATTGTGAGGTCGCAAGAAATAGAATTAAAAATTTTATTAGAGAACGAGAACAAATTGAATTAGAATTAAAATAGAAAAGGGTCGTAAGACCCTTTTTTTGTTTGTATTGATATTTATAATTAAAATAAAAAATGAAGAATATCATTATAACAGAATCTCATTTGAAATCCATCCAAGAAAGATATATCGGTGGGGAATCATTATATGATGAAAACACCCAAATGTTAAACGAAGAATGGTGGAACACTCTTGGAGATGTTGTGGGTATTTTCGACCCAACAGGAGTTGTTGATTTGGTTAATGGTCTTGATTATATTCGTCAAGGGGAATATTTATTTGGGTTTTTGTCTATGATAGCAATTGTTCCTTATGTTGGAGATGTAATTGCCAAACCACTTATGGGGGTATCGAAAGGTAGTAAAGCTATGAGAGGTGTAAATGAGGCGATGGGTATTGTAAAAAATGGGGGTAATGTTGCAGACGCTAGTAAAATATTATCTGATGCAGGAAAGGCTTCACCACTATTTAGTAAATTGTTAAACACTTCAATTAGTTGGGGAGGTAAATTAAGACAAATTATTGATAGAATCCCTGGCGGAAAATTAACTGCGGGGTTAAGAAAAACATTAATAGATTGGATTGACCTTTTTACTGGTGTAGCTAGACAAAGAAAAAATGTTACTAAAGTAACTGCAAATTTTGCTAAAAGAATTAAAGCGGCTGACCCGGCAACTGCAACTGCATTGGTAAAACAATTAAAAACACAGTTAGGTAAAAGTAGTAGGACATTAAGAGATTATAAAATGACTGACCCTTCATTTATGGCTAAATATGTTTGGCCTGGAGTTTCACTTAGAAATAGAGAATTAACCGGATTAATGAGAAAAACTAAATTCTATGCGGGATTGCTTGATTATTTGGGTGTTGGAAACTTTGTTGGACCTGAAGAATTATCTGAAAAGATGGGAGAAGAGAATGTAAAACAAAAAATGATTGAATATTCAAAAACTCAGGAAGGTCAGAAAAATTGGGGTGAAGATATGAGTGGAGTGTCACAAGAAACAACTACACCAACACCTCCTGCACCTCCCACACAACCAAGTTCGGATAATGGTATTAAAGACGACCCATTTAATCAAATGTTGAAAGGGATTCTTATGGGTAAATTAAACCCAATACCGGGAATGTAATATATAAATAATAATAAAAAAAATACACATGACAAAGATTATAAGATTAACTGAATCAGATTTAACAAATATTGTTAGAAGAGTTATTGAAGAACAAATGAATACTCAATCACCGATTGATATTCAAATGACTAAAATTAAACCTGAAATGGGTGGAAAATATTGTTTTGGGAACCCACAACGAATGAAATCAACTTACGGAAATAATGTTGTATTACATAAAGTTAGAACTGGTGATACATTAAGTGGTATTGCATCGAAATATCCTGGTGTTAGTAGTGTTGACGAAATAATTGCAACTAATAAAAGTTGTCAATTATCAAAAGGGTTAAAAGGTGGGGATGTGATTGCTATTATAATGACACCTTCAGTGTGATATGAAAAAAAGTGAATAACGTTAAATCAGAACGATTAAAGAAAAATGTTTAAGATTATAAAGTATCGATGTAGGGGTTTCCATATATCGGCAACAACATTATCTTTCAATACAATTGAGGTAGTATGTTCAAACATAGGTCTTATGGTAGATATACCCCATTTAGAAATAATCCTGATGAGGGTTTTTTTATTATGTCGTAGCCATTGGGTTTTGTTCAAGTATCTTGTAATCTTTTCAAGAAGGGGAAGAAATACAAGAACACCTGAGGGGCAAAAATTAGAGTAAGTATTCTATAACATCACCCGCTTCGATATTTAAATATTCACAGGTTCCACCTTCAAGTTCTAGTACGATATTACCGTTACCACAATAACTTGAACATTCTTCACCTTCACATGGAGGACAGTTGTGGTGGATATTTACAATAACATTATTACGGATGATTATGATATCCAAATTGGTTATACAATTCTTCATCCAAAAACATTGTTTGTTACCTCCCATTAGGAATAACAAACCTTCAAAAGATTTGTCAAATGTTTTTCCCATCATGCCAATCGCTTGAGATTTCTTATCAATTAGGGTTTTGACTTTGAAGATATTTTGATTAATTTTTACATTCATAACAATAAATATATGGAAATTACAAGGTATGCTGGTGTTTTAGTAAAATGTGGTGATAAAGTTTTACTATGTAAGAGAAACGCCAAAGGATTATATCCCGGAATGTGGTCATTACCCGGAGGTCATCTTGAAGATGGGGAGACAACAATGGATTGTGCAAAAAGAGAACATTTCGAAGAAACGGATATTGATATTGACGATTACGATTTAACCTTTATCGGTGTTGTACCAAGGACAAATCGTGACGGTACGAAAATCAGGGGTATAATGTATGTTTATCAATTGGATACTGATAAAGAATTAAAGCCTGATTTTGATAATGCTATGTCAGGTGATGAACATAGCAATTGGGAATACTTCACACTCAATCAAATCAAACCGGAACAGACCGGAGTGAACTTACACAAACTTATTTCGATAGTAATGAAAAAATAATTCATTTTTTATTTGGAGGTACCAAAATTAATAGTATCTTTGTACTCACAAAACGATAAAGATATGGCTAAAGAGAAATTGTATAGAAGTGTTAACGGAGAGTATTTGTACTTATTCAATTGGATAGGTGGAGGATTTAATGATGTGTGGGCTTCAAGTAAAAGGGAGGCTTATGCTAAGGTGATGAGAGAAAGAAGAGAAAGTGCGAAGAAATATCCAACACATGTTAAGTTGACTCCGGACTACAATTCAATGAGGAAATGTACCTACACTGAGTATCAAGCGCAAAACCGAATGGGATGGATGATGTCAATGTAAATGAGTTAAGTGGGCAAGGTCCTATAACGGCTTACAATAAATTCTTTAATGGTAAGATATACGACGGATACAAAAATGTAAATGGACTTCCCTTTATAGTTTCTTTCCGGGTGAGAACAATAACATTAGATTATGGCGGTGGATATCGAATTCGGTGTGATATATTATCTTTACAGTATGATGGTGAGAATAAGATTAACACTTCTAAAATGAATCTTTTACAGTCCTACATTAAGAGAGAACTGAAGAGTGATTTGAATTTGTGTTCGATAGATAATGAAGATATTGTTATATCAAACCGAAATAAGTTTGAATATGAACTTCCTAACAAAAATATTTTACTTGGAGGTGATTATAGTCTTTATGAGAAAAGTATTAGTAAGTATTCTTATACTTCACCTAAAGATGAGATTAGTAGACTAACAGGTTACAAATTAAAAATTTATTAAGATATGACGGAATTAGGGGACGCATTCTTTACGGGAGTTATTGTGGGAATTGTTTTAGGAGTTGTGTTAATGGTTGGATTAGTGTCCAATAATAAAGAGAAATAAAAACTACTTGAGTAAGTGGGAGTGGTCAATCAACAACCCAAAGAAGTTTCAGGTAAAACTATATATAAACGGGATGGCTGCGCCCATATAGGTAATAAGGAAGTTAATGGTTTTTAGGGGGATTGGACTAGTTTTTAACATTAACGAAAATAGTCAGGTTGGATACAAGGTCGGTTCGAGTCCGATGGAAGGTTATGGATGACGGGTAGCTCCCTGTAGAGAGGTTCGATTCCTCTCCTGACTACAAAGATTAAATTAAATGGAATTACCAACGGATTACACAAAACTAGCGCCTAAACAAAGAAGAGAGGTTAGGATACAATACATAAAGGAACAGAACAATCTGTGTATGTATTGCGGGGAGACTTTAGATGAGGTTGCACCCAATAGAATAACAGGTAAACCGATTAATTGGAAGTTGTTCCCGGAGGGATTTTTACAACATCCGATACATCTTCAACATTGTCATAAAACAAATATGACCGAAGGTGCGGTACACGCTTATTGTAATGCTGTTTTATGGCAATATGAGGGAAGATAAAAAAAAACAAGAATTTAGTTGTTATATTAAAAAAAGTATTATCTTTGTGCCATAAAAATAAATAAAAAATTATGATTTCAGAAGAACAATTTTTGTTAGGTTTGATGATTACATTATCAATTGGTTTAGTGGTTTTATTCAAAAAGTTAGATACAGATGATGAATTTCCATCATTCTTACGTTGGTCTTGTGCGATTGTTAGTTCATTGTTATTAATAATTGCCATCTTCCCGATTGTTAGATGGATTGATTCTGATAGTACTGAGTATTACTCACGTAGAGTTAACATCCAATCAATTAAGAATAGTGATGAGGTTGGAGGACATTTTATGTTGGGTTGTGGTAATATAGAACAGACAGAGTATTACTACTACTATTACAAATCAGTGGAAGGTTATGTTAGAGGTAAGAAACCGGTTGATGAGACTTTTATTGTTGAAACAACAAATGATAAACCACACGTTGAGGTTAAGATAACTCATTATGAATCAAAGTCGGGGTTATTTAGATATTTGGATGTGGAAAATAGTAAATATAAAATAATTGTACCCAAAGGTACTGTTGTTAATAGATTTGAGGTATACTAAACTCAGATAGTCATGATTATAAGGTCGAGCTCTTTTAGAGTGGATGGGACTTATGTCTGTGGGTTCGAGTCCCACCATGACTACAAGGGGTGTTGGTAGCTCCTGACGGGTTTAGACGTGTAACTTTCCCTCCAACAACCAACCTTGTAATTATTTACACGCAATTGGATTAATATAGAAACAACTCTTCGTAAGGTTATCAGATTAAACGTTACAAACAGTCAGGTGGCGGAAAGCTTATAATGTGAGAAATCCTGTTATAACGAGGTAGACGCTCACAGGTTGGTATTGTAAAAGAGGGTTTAACCTCCATCTCCACGTTTTAGTGGTTATACCTTACAGGTTCGAGTCCTGTCCTGACTACTAAACAAAACAATATGCCACACACAGAAACATTTTTTGTATCGACAAAGAGTAATAAAGTTAAACCTGTTAATGAAAACCCAACTTCATACTTTAATCCCGATTCGAAAAGTAAAAATTTAGGAAAAGCGAAGTATATTATTGAGGTATTTGGTTATAATCATCAAAAAGTTGCTGAGGAAATCCGTGATGTTATTGATGAAAAACGATTAAGTGATAAATTATTTCGTATAAGAGTAGAAACAAGATAAACAATAGTCAGGTGGCGGAATTGGAGAGACGCAACTCTATTAAGGAGTGGAGATGAAATAAACTCATACAGGTTCGAATCCTGTCCTGACTACGAATTAAAAAAAAAAATAACAAAGGTATTGACTTTTGGTGATGTTATGAGATATTTATTATCTCACGGTTCGAGAGAACCAAAACACCCCAACAAAAGTTTCATAAAAAATTTGATAGTAACAAAACTATTACTTACCTTTGTGAAACATATATCCCACAGATGTATGTTCGAGAGAATTTATGTATGTGGGTTTTTTTTTTGAAAAAAGTTTGATTGGTGTTTGGATATTAAAAATAAAGTATTATCTTTGTACTCGAATTAAAACAAAAAACATGAAAGACATATTATTGGTAATTGTATTGAGATTATTCTTTTTCACTGTAATAGTATCTTTAGTAAGTTGTAGTCCTGACTATATTCCATCATCTGATGAGGTACAACACACCATTCATATATCAAATGAAGGTAAACCTTTTGAGTATTGGTTGAATAAAGTTCACTACGATAGTGAGGGACAAGAGATAAAAGTAATAGTGGATTCAGGTACTCAAATTACTCTCAGTGCTATAGTTCCGGTTATTAACGGAGTTTCAATTAGTCCTAACTTTCAAGTATACCAAGATAGTAGGATTGTGGAGTTAAAAAAAGTTACAATAGGGTTCTTTTGGTATAAAGTAAAATAATTAAAAAAAAAAAGTGTTAAAGTTTTTGACAAATCAAAATAAAAGTTTTACCTTTGTCGAAGAAATAAAGTTCTTAAAAATATTGAAAGATTAGTGTGGGTGTTGTGTCGAGGTTTCAAGTCCCTCCGGATTCATCCGTAGCTCAGATGGTAGAGCATACACCCACATTATAATATATTCTAATTACAAGTTTAGGTCCGTAGGGCTGTAATGGTATGTGAGGAAAATGACTACGGGACAAACATACAACTGTACGAAATAAAGCAGAAGTCCTTCGCATTCAAAGTATTACTGTAAAATGTAATCGCCATTACAAGTTAGAATTAAATTGGTATTGTAGCTCAGTGGGGGATTTATCTTCCTTGGTAGAGCAGGAGTCTCGAAAGTCTCTGTGTCGCAGGTTCGAACCCCGCCGATACCACAAATAGTTTACTCTGTGATAAGATAGCAGATAGACCTATTACAGCAGACTATCCCATTAGGGAGTGCGAGTTTTAGGTAGTACAGAATGGGTGACCTACGAATGAGTAAATCTTAAGGTCTTATCACAGATTAAAAAAAAAAAGTTTTAGAAAGTACTTGACAAGCGAAAAAAGTATGTTATACTTATAAAACATTTAAGGGAAACCTTAAAGACGTTCTTAGAAATTTTAGATTATCCTTTACCCACTTCGGTGGAGTAAAAAACGATAATGGGTGGTATATCATCCTTAAATAAATTGATGAAAATCAATATAAACCGAACTTAGTTGTGTTATTAAGTTTGGGGCTTCTGAAAGGGAGCTCGAGTATACAAGTGAGATATCAGTGAGCCTGTAGTACCGAGGATAACTTCGTAGGGAAATGGATTACTGACCGGGAGATGTGGGTCTTTCGGTTGAGGGGGGAACCCCAAATTAAGAATAACTCATAGGAATTATGTGAGAAGTAAGGTCATCCAACCTTATAATTGCGAGTTCCAAAATTAAAGGAATCTTAACGCCGAAAGGCAAGATTAAGTAACAGGTGGTGCTGACTTTGTCCTTATCAAACATCTACCAAGATGTTGATTTGAAGAATTCTTGAAATTTGGAGATAGGGATATCTCATCGAGAAGTTTAGTATTTTGTGTCTCAAAAGGATACGAAGCTTATGGTAGACTACTTCTTGAATACATCCACAACACAATTACTATTTTCAATATGGTGAAAAACTAAAAGAAACATAGCAAAAATGTCTACCCGATGTCATTGACAAGTTGCCTACTTAGTTATGGGATGTCCATAGCACACAAAGACCGCAAGTCTGAATGTATTCTTACCAAAAACCTCTACGGAGTCGAATCCGGAGTCAGGTCGCAAGCTTGAAGAGAGTTGAATAATGAGAGAGTAGATGATATCGTAAGAAGTGATTGGTCTAACCAATCGGCAATGAGGATTACATCCCAAAAGGGTGTGGAAAAGAAGTCAAACAATAAAACTTCCAAAGATTCTCAATAAGACGAGTATTCTCATCGTATTAAGCCAAAAAGGTGTTACAGAAATGTGACACCTTTTTTTGTTTATATCAATTTTTATATTATCTTTGCCTTATGAAGAAGTCGATAAACATAATTAATAAGAAAGCCAGGTTTGAATATGAATTCCTCCAAACAGATATTGTGGGAATTTCACTATTTGGTAGCGAGGTCAAATCCATCCGTCAGGGAAAAGTTTCTATCTCCGAAGGGTACTGTTACTTCAAGGACGGTGAGTTATTTGTTAAGGGGATGAATATCTCCGACTATGGGTTTGGTTCATTCCATGAGACTGTCAGGGACCGTAAACTACTATTGAAAAGAAAAGAGTTGAATAGTTTGGAGTCAAAACTTATGAATGGTTTAACCATCGTTCCTTACCGGGTCTTCATCAATGAGAAGGGATTGATTAAAATGGAGATTGCTCTTGCCAAAGGTAAAAAGATTCATGATAAGAAAAATTCAATAAAAGAGAGAGATATTGACCGGGATATAAAAAGAGAAATAAATCGATAAAATGTTTGGTAGAATGAAAATAATAACTATCTTTGTACTCACAAAACGAAAGATATGAACCTACCTCAACACAATATTAAGATTCAACACGAAAAATTTGGTGTATTAGTAAATGAAACATTCATGAACGCCACTCAATTCAAGATATTTTTGAGTATGATTCAAGGATGTATTGAACTTAAGAATGATTTAACATTCTTTAATGGTTCCGACTTTTTAGTTCATATTCCTCACAAACATCTGGTTGAGTCGATTATTACAACTAATGTGGATGCGTCATTAACATTGGCAGAACATTTAATACAAAAATCAAAATTAGAAACAGCGTAATATATGGGAAATTTTTTAAGCAATTTACTTAAGGTTGCAATTGTGGGTGGTGTCGCTTACGGAGCGTACAAGTTTGGAGAACACGAGGGTGAAGATAAAGGTCGAAGAAGCGTGATGAGTGATGCTGATAAAGAAGAAATTGACCATCTAAAAGACCTGATTGATGAGTTAAAACAAAAGAAAAACAAAACAAAAAAAGATGAATATAACTTAATGTTATTGGAATCAAAACTTGTGGATTTGGAATACTAAGGATTTCCAAGTTAGATTAAACTTGGTGGTGGAGTCGGTACAAACTAGTACAGACCTAAAAGAGGGACATCGTGTCCCTCTTTTTTTATTGTTCATAGTCAAACCAAATACCAAAACCACAATTATCTCTAATGTGTTCATATGCAGAATCTTTAAAAGAATCAATCATCTCATCCCACTCACCCCATTCTCCCATTCCAACATCATCATATATTTGAGACAGTGTTTTATAATTGTCATCACCATTTTCATCTTGAGATAATAACTTACTTTCCCCCCAACCCCAATTAATAAGAACTTGAGTATCTGTTTCATATAAATCAATTCTTGATTCATAGATTTCGAGGTATATGTATTCAGAGCCATCCTCTTGTAATAATATTTTAATACCTTTACCTCCTTCACTTAACTTTTCTAATGCTTTTTCAGTAAATTCTTCTGCTCTTTCTTCGCCTACCTCATCAACTAAATCAGGTAAAAATTCATCTAAATTATACTCCATTGACCGGGCAATTGATTTAGTGTTTGGGTTTGGGTAACCCATCTTATTCATTACTTTTAAAAATTTGTTTAGCTCGCTCATATTATTCATAATGTTTTAAATTTCTCCAAGGTGTGTCAACATCTATCGACTTTCTCTGAGTTGATAGTAATACCGTAGGATTATCATCATGTCCAAAACAATAAGTTTCATCTGCCCTAAACCCTTTTTTAAATTCCATATAAGCATCACCATAAAAATTAAGTAGAATGTAGTTTTTATAAAAATTATTAAAATCAGACGTTTCCATTATTGGGACCAAAGTATTTTCATGTTCTATTGAAGTTGAGATTAGTTTTGGGTCCCAAGTTAGAATTGTCTCAATGTTGTAATCCCAGTCATCAGTTTCGACTTCACCGGTGTCGTGACAAGCTGGACATGTTTCTAATTTACTCCCATAACATTCGGGACAAGTTTCAACAGTACTACCATCACATTGGGGGCAAGTTAGATTACCGGCACCATTGCAATCCCAACAGGATTCTTCTTCGTTGTAAGGGTCAACTCCACTTCCATTACAAGTATCGCAAGTAATCTCTCCAGATTCATAACATTCACTACAAGGGACTTCACCTTCTCCATCACATTCTTGACAATCAATTTGACCTTCACCACCACATTCTTGACAAATTTTACGATGATTATTACCTTTACTGGAGAGTGTGAATAAAAACATTGAATCATTCAACATTTGTTCACCTAATTCAAAACTACTAGTTCGTTTATATGAATAAATTAAAAATGTTAATTTTATTATATTTTCAGCACCAATCATTTCGAAATAATCTTTTTGTTTTGTTGCCAACTCAAGTAATTCATCATATACTTGTTGAGGAATATCGTAATACTCTACGTAGTCCTCTAATTTTAATGCAAGTCTTTTTAATTTTTCGTTCATACTTTATATAAAATAATACCAAGGGTATTGTTATAAATAGATTTATTTACTAAATTTGCCTAATAAATTAATCACTATGGGAATTAAAATTAAAATAACTGAAGAAGAAATTTTATCGATGACAAACGATATTCAATTAGGTTCGTATATTAGAAAAAAATATATGATTCAAAAAGAAACAATGAATAGAGATATTGATATGTTATCTCTGGGTCAAATCCCGGACGATGAACCTGAGGTGTGCTTGGTTTGTGGTAAATTAACCCCTTATAGTAAGTCGACTCATATTGATTTAAGAGTTGGGTATGTTCGTGGTGCGGGTCAAGGATGTTTCTCTCCTGAAAAATGTTTGAAAAAAAATAAATAAAATAGTTGTAGGAATGAAATAATGTATTATCTTTGTACCCAACAAAAACCCATACCTTATGTCACAAAGTACAATCTTTAAAGTTCGTAATTACCAAGGAACAAATTCATTCGTAAACAAAATGAAATCAGTTGTAAATCAATATGGTTCATTAACAATCAAACAAGTGGAAGCGGTCGAAAAATGTTTAAAATCATCAACAGTTGTTGTGTCTAAAGAATTACCTGAAGACGTTAAAAGAATTGTTGATTACACCGGAGAGAACTCTTTTGTTAAAGAGATAGGTTCTAAGTTCAAACAATACGGTACATTAAGTGAAAAACAAGTTAGTGCTGCTATTAACCAAATCCAAAAGGAAGAGGATAAAGAAAAAACAATTCGTATGAATTGGCCAACCGAAGGGGAGACGATTAAAATCACTCGTAAAGTTGGTGAGGAATTGAAAAAGACTTATGGTCTTCAATTCAACCCTATCTTACTTGACATTACAAGATTGAAAGCGGTTAGTCCAAAGGCTGTTCAATTCGCAGGGAAGATGACAATCAAACGAGGAAAAGTTTGTACTTGTTGTGGAAGAACATTAACTGATGAGTTCTCAATGTTGACCGGAATTGGTAAGTTATGTGCTAAACACATCAGAGTTCCTTACATCACCGACAAGAGTCAAGCAGAGAGATTCCGTAACGAATACCTTGAAAGAGTTGAGGAGATTGGAGAAATGGTGTTTTGGATACCAAAGTCACAAATTGTGAAATGGGATGGGATGACAGAGACGATATTAAGAACAATGTAAATTATAAATTATGAGTGGAGGAGCATTTGATTACAACCAATATAAGATTGGTTACATCGCAGACCAAATAGAAGAAACAGTTATCAAGAACGGGGTCGAGAAGACCCCGGAAGAGATAAAAGATGACTGGCATAATGATGATTGGTATAAAAAATACCCTGAGGATAAATTTCATTACAAATATCCGGATGAGGTTATTGAGAAGATGAAAGAAGCAATTAAGGCTCTTAAGATTGCTCAGGTATATGCTCAAAGGGTTGATTGGTTATTATCAGGTGATGATGGTGAGGAATCATTTTTGAGTAGATTAGATGATGAATTAAAAAAACTTGAATAGATATGGGGAATAATTCAACAGTAAGTGGGTCAACAACTACAACTAATTCAGGGTCAACTTTTTTAGTTGGAGTGATGTTAGGGTTTATTCTATGTGCGATTTTTACACTTGCAACACTTTTTGATAGAATAATGATTATTGAATCTTATAAAAGAATTGAACCGGAGAAACGATTAACAACAGATGGAAAGGTAGTAGATACTTTATTCATTTATAAACAAGAAAGATAAGTTATGGGAAAAATGGATAAAGTAGAATTAGAATTTTATTTCTTTATGAAAGGTCAAGCAGGTTCGTTTACTACAAACCTCTTCAAGACAATTATGTCTGCTGACTTTGGTAATCAATATAAGTTGTCATTTGGATTCCCGGATGAGGTGAGTGTTGTTCAAAAGTATAAAAATGAAGACGGGTATTGGGAAAATTTATTAAATAAATTTGACAATCCCGAATCAGTTTAGTATAATTAAATAAAAACATAAGAAATGACTATAAAACAAGCGTTAAAGAAGAAGAACCAATTGGTTAAAGAGATTCAGGATTTACACGGTAGAGTGGCAACATATAACTCAGTTGAAGTTGGAAATGTTAGACCATACTCGGCTAAGGAATCGATGGAGAAAATCAATCAGTTGAGTAATGAGTTGGTGGAACTTAAAACAAACATCCACAAAGCAAACGCTCCAATCTATCATCACATTTTTAGATTGTCTGAGTTGAAATCTACAATTGCAAGAATCAAAAACTTGGATTGTAATGAAGGTATTGTTCAGGATTACTATTCAAGAAATCGTGAGACACCTGCAGTGAAAGTGACGGAAATCTCAATTATTGAAAGAGATGAGATGGTTAAACACATGGAAGGTCAAATTGAAGAAATTCAGGATATTTTGGACAACCATAATCAAATCACTCAAATATAATATGAGTGGTGATGTTGAGTTTGATAAATGTGATTTTTGCCATGTCGAAAAACCGGTTGGGAGAACTTATTTAAGACCAACCAAATATGTTAAGCCGGAAAACCCTGAGGAATATTTAAAGTTATATAATGAAGGTGGATACTTTATTATTGTGAAGACTTGTAATGAATGTGGGGAACCAAAAATATAGTTCAGTGTCCGGGAGGGATTTAATGTAATGTAATATTGGCTATCAATATTCTACATACAAACTATTAACAGAGTCCTCGATGTTTTGATGATGATTAAGTATTCAAATCTCAACACACAGCAGTTCAAAATTAATTTGTCAAAACTTAAAACTCTTTTTAACTTACTTATTGAACTTCCAACCTGACTATAACCTAACCCTCTAAGAAATTAGAGGGTTTTTGACTATTTATATGTTATGAGAGTATGTTTAAAAGGTATGAAAAACTTTCCTATTGAGGGAGGAAAAGAATTAGTTAAAAGTTTTTGTGAATTTTTACAATCACAATCACCTTTAAACAATGATATTACCGTGGAATTTTTAGATACGAGACAAGGTAATATGACTACCGGTGTTAGATATCCGGGTAATAAAATTCAGGTCTTATCTGCCGGTAGATTACCAATAGATATTTTGAGAACTTTATCTCATGAATGGATACATGAATTCCAAACTCAAAAACTTGGAGTTGATGATTCAAAACCAATTCAAAACATTGGTGGTCCTGAAGAGAATATGTGCAATGTATTGTCCGGGATATTCGTCAAACAATTTGAGAAAGACCATCCTGAGTTTGACGATTTACTTTACGGGAAAAATTAATTTTTACACTTTGGTAAACTGATTTATAAATATAACTCAATGGAGTATTGGTAAATCAAAATTTTATTCATATCTTTGCTTTCATTAATAACTCAAATATGTCAAGATTAGATAGATTAAAAGAACAACACCCGGAACTTAATACGTCCGTAATGGACGTTATCGCCAAATTAGACCCAACAAATACTTACAAATACACGGAATTCTTGGTTAAAAAATTCAAGGAATTTTATGGAGACTATGATGATTGGACGATTGGGTTAGGTATGGAAATGATGGGTAGTGAAAATATGGAAATACTCAACGAGTTTGAAATTCATACAAAAGCAAATAGAATTGTCAATCCGGATATTAGTCAATATGATGATTTTAACCAACTTGAAAATTCTGTTAAAGAAGCGAAAGAGAAAGTTAAAATGAAAGAACTCGAGAAACAAGTCATTAAACTTTATGATAATGATGAGTGGTCTGTTGTAATTCCATTGAGTTATGAGGCATCTAAAACATATGGTACCAATACCAAATGGTGTACAACTCAAGAAAGATATTGGGAGGATTATTATAAGACATATAAGTTAATCTATATTCAAAATAAAAAGACGAATGAGAAATATGCGGTTTCAAGACATCGGGAAGACAATAAAAAAGTTCAAGCTTGGATGTCGAATGATGATGAATCGAGTCCAATGTTACTCCCACTACCAATTGAGGTTATGAGTGTTATTCTTTGTGAGGTTAATAAAACAGATACTATATTTGAACTTCAATCTAAACATGGAATTAATGTTCCGGTGGTTAACAAAAAAGAAAAAATATTATCAAGTTTACCATCATATGGAGGATTTCAAGGGTCAAGTAATCCTTACGGTAGAGAATGGGTTATAGATACTGACTCTCAGTCGCATATTACAGATATAATGAGAAGATTGGGAATGTGATAATTAATGAAAAAAAAAAGAAAATTATGGGGGCGGACATCCATTTATTTAGTGAAAAGAAAAAAACTATAAACGATAAAGAAATATGGGTAAATGCGGATTATTGGACAATAAATCCTTATTTTGGGACTGATGAAGATGAACGAGAATTAGAAATTGTTTCAATATATGACGACAGGAATTATGACCTATTCAATGTTCTTGCCGAAGTAAGAGGTAGTGGTCCTTCTATATCCCCACCAAGAGGATTACCGGAGGATGTTTCATCTATTGTAAAAAAAGAATCGGACCGATGGGATGGTGATGGACATAGTCATAGTTATTTTACACTCGACGAGTTGAAAAATTATTTTAAAAATAATTCACACACATCTCACAATGGATTTTTAAGTAAACAACAAATCAAAGAATTAGACGAAGATAACCATACACCATATATTTGGAGTGAATGGTCTCATCCTGATTTAGAATACCGAGAATGGAAAAAGGTATCATCATTAAAAAAAATAGTTGATAAAGTAGACACCAGAATGAGGAAAGAATTTTGGGTTAGGGAAGATGATGAAGATACTTCAAAGTTTGATAAAAAGTTTAGAATCGTATTTTGGTTTGACAATTAAGATGAATAAAGGAATACCAACATTGGAGGGTGAAGAAGCGGAGAAGTTTGAAAAGAAAGCTCAGGAGAATTTAGATAAAAAACATACAGTGGATTTCGTGAAAGAGAGTGAGATGGCCCGTAAAATATTAAGGAAAGGAAAATTATAAAAATATAATAAAAAGTTTGGTGTAAGTCAAACTTTTTTTATATCTTTGTAAAAAATTAATAGAGATGGAAAAAGAATTTATACCTTACGAACAAGCATTAGCTTTAAAAGAATTAGGATTTGATGAACATTGTTTAAAGATTTGGGAAAAAACAATGCTTTTTACAACATTAGTAAATCCTGAAGAATTTAAAAGAGTTGTCTCCGAAAGATATACTAAGGCACCAACATTCTCACAAGCATTTAGATTTTTTAGAGAGAAGTATGGAATATATGGTTATCCTTTTTCTCAAAGCAGCCAAACAAATTATTGGTTTAAGTATTTTATTCAACAAGATTGGAAAGAACAAATTACATCAGACAGTTTTAGTACTTCCGAAGAAGCAGAACTTGAATGTTTGATTAAATTAATAGAAATAGTTAAAGAAAAGAAATAATGAACAAAGAATTTATAAATTACACAGAAGCATTAGCTTTAAAAGAATTAGGATTTGATGAGTCTTGTTTTGGTTATTATGTTGGTCTTGGTGATAGTAAAGACGACCCATTTAAACTTGTACAAATACAATCAGAAAAAGAACAATTTCAATGGACAGACAATGTTTATCATGCACCACTTTACCAACAATGCTTCCGATGGTTTAGAGAGAAGTATCAAATTGATAGTTGGATATATCCAAATTTGAATGGTTTATATTCGGTATCTAATATAAGGAGAGGTGTAGGTTTAGGTAAAGTTTCTGAATATCAAACCTACGAAGAAGCAGAACTTGAATGTCTAAAAAAATTAATAGAAATTGTTAAAAGAAAAGTAGTATGATAATTTTATTGGGGGTTATTTTAGTGATACTGATGATAATTGGTATTTGTGGTTCTGTCAAAGATAAGAATAGAAAGAAAACTTGTAAAAATTGGAAAGTTGGAGATAAACTATCTTTAATTAGAGGTGATTATCACAGAATTTTGGAACAAAATAGTAAAGAGTTTGCAACCCTTGAAGGTTGGGATTTGAATAATCTTTATATTAGTTGTGGTAATAATATGACATATCAAGTAAATTGGAATGTTATGAATTTCAATAAGTCTGCGACTTGGAGACAGAACTATGATGATGCTAAAAAAGTAATGGGTTGTGAACCCGGATTCACAGGTGGTGTAGGAGAAAGTAGTAAATCTACTGGTAAAAAAGTTGATGGTAAACCCGTGGACTTAATGAATGAAATTGAATGTGAAGTTTATTTGAAACGTGCAATTGAGAATGAGGATTTTGATACCGCGGAGTTAATTAAAAAAAGAATGGAAAAATTTAGATAAGATGGAAGAACAATTGATAATATTTGATACAGCTAAAATAGCTAAAGAAAAAGGTTTTGATTTAGAACTTTGTAATGTAGGTTGGCACGGTGATTTTGGTGATTTGAAGGGTGATAGTTATCCATTTTTAGGGACTTACTCATTTTACAAAAGTATATACTGTAACAACAAAGATGAGCATCAAATACAAAGACCGACACAATCACTTCTTCAAAAATGGTTAAGAGACGTTCATAATATATTTGTTGAGGTAAACACTGATTGTACATCGGCACCTAAATTTAGTTTTGATATAAAACAATTTGTAGGTAACCCAAAAGATTTAAGTGATAAGGAATGGGATTGGGTTTTTCCGATACAAAATGAAAATTGGGGTTTAGATAGAACCTATGAAATTTCATTAGAAGCAGGATTACAAGAAGGATTAAAATTAGTTAAATATGAAATGGTTAAATAAATTATTGGGAATCAAACCTAAAGGTGAGTTTGAGGTTGTTTATAGTAAATCCGGAACTTGGAATATTAGCTATGGGAGTGGTGATAAAACATATAATGAATATTGTCATTTTGATATTCTTTATAATGATGCGACCAAAAAATATAAATTAAATCATCGTGGATATAAACCTGATAGTCACACATTATATCCGGAACTCTTCAAATATATGAGAATGTTAAATGAAGGTTTAGCTTATCATAAAGGAGGTGAATTATTTACATATAGTGAGACTGACAATGGTAAAACAAATGGTAAAGATATTAGTTCAATGAATGAAACGGAATGTCAGGCTTATTTGAATAAGGCAATCGAAGATGAGGATTATGAATTGGCGGATAAGATTAGAAAACAATTAGAAAAATTTAGAGAGTAATGAGAAGAAATGGTATAATAGGTTTTATGGTGATAATTTTATTACTTATCGTAACCTCTGTTGGTTATAAAGTATATTTGATTAGTGGGATTAAAAAGGGGAGTCATTTATATGAAATCTCCATCCCGGGTAATAAACGACAAGAGACAAGTTTCTATACTGAAAAATATGTGGAGAAAGATGGATGTATAACATTCAAAGATGAGTTTAGTAGGTCACATAGAATATGTGGTATGTATAACATTACAGAGTATTAAGATGGAGAAAACATTCGGAGAACAAATTAATGAGACTGTTGATAGAATATGTGAGAAACATAATTTGAAACAACCAATTACGGTTCCTTCCGCTGGTAAGATGATTATGGAGTATGAAGGGTTGGATAGAGCAATTGAATTATTTGAGGGTGCGGTTGAAGAAACTACTGATATTTTTAAAAAATCAGCATATCGAGCGACATTGGAGATTATTTTACTACCAATGAAGTAGATGACAAAAAAAACCTTCGGTGATAAAGGTTTTTTTTTTTGTTTGAATATTGAGGTTTAATTAAAAATTACCTCCTGGAACATTAATTGTCTCAAGTATTGAAACATTTAATTTAGTGGCAATTAACTCTAATAAATCCTCATCGTTGGCCCCCCAATCACTTAATTCTTCACTTGTCATGGTTATTTGACTACTTGTTTCGTTATTAAACCTCACGATTACCTCGTTTTCATTTAATACTATTGAACCAAATTGAATTTGGAAGTTTGTTGATGGAGAGTTTAAGATATATGGTCTTGCAATTGCAGTCATATAATCTAAATTTTTAGTTGTTGAACTAAAAGGAGTTGTCTCAACAATTTTAATTGCCGGTGGATTGATTTTTGCTATTAACATAATATTTGTGTTTTTTGTTTAAATATCGTTATTATCGATATAATATAAATACTTCGTCTTAACTTAATTTGTAATTTAAATTAATTTTTTATACTTTTGTAAAAAAAAATATTATGGAAGAAATGTCAAAAAATATGATGAAATATGCGGAGATTGTTTCAGTTTTAGAACAGAACAATATTTCGTGGAATGGATTGGTTGATGGTTTGGTAGAAACTTATCACAATGATAATCCAGAGTATAAACTGAAACAAAATCCAGATTGGTGGAATATTGGAAGTAAAGAAGAAGTTATTGATAGTGTTATATCAACATTCTCAAAACAAAAATAATATTACTTATAACGGTTGCAAATAAAACATCGTTTTAATGTGTTTTATTTGTTGTTATAAGTATGTATTATTTTTTAAAAAAATTTAATGAAGTAAAAAATGGAAACAATAATAGAAGAAGGTATTTGGGACATTAAACAAAAACTACCATTAAGAAGGGTTGTATTTACTTGTGATGGAAAAAAAATCACACGAAATTTGTTTATTTTAGGTGATTCAGAGAATCGAAACTCTAAAGTAGATATTATTGATTTAGAGAAAGTGGAAATTGAAATTAGTTTAACTAAAATAAATAAATTATCAACAACTGAAATAGGTGAATATTTAAAAAAGAAAGCGGAGGTTTTTGAACCAATTACTTGTTTTGAACGGAATATCAGTAATGAAATTCCATTTTTTACTTCACCTATAATAACAAAAAATAATATTACTTATAACGACTGAGAATATGTGTTCGTTTTAATGACACATATTCTTTGTTATATTTAGTATCAAAAATTTTATACAAATGAAAAAATGTAAATGTATTAAAGAATCTTCTTGGTTTTTAATTGATGATTCCTTTGACGAAAATTCTAAATTAAATGGTGGTAGATTTTCTTTTCAAATGGGTAGTGAATATGATTATTTTGAAGAGGTAACTCCATTTGGAAATGGTATGTCAGTTATACATCCTAAACACGGAAAAGAAAATCCTACTGGTTTTGATGAAAGAAGATTCTACGAACACTTTGAAATAATAAACTCATAAAATTTTTGATATTGAATATAACGTCCGATGATAAACAATCGTTTTAATGTTGTTTATCATTTGTTAGGTTTTGTCATTAATTTGTTTTACCTTATAAAAAAAAATATTATGGAAGAATGGTGTATTGAACAACATAGAAGTACGAATCACATGTATTCGGAGTGTCGGGTTGTTAAAATATTCAACGAATTAATTCGACATAAATTATCACCGGTTTTTGGTGATAATTTATTAGATTGTAAATTAATTGAGCGTGGATATGAATATCGATATGATTTACTATTCATTTTCCGAGGAGTCTATAATAATCCGACAATACAATTGGAAAGTGTTTTAGAAACCTGTGATATGTTGTTTGATTGGGTTGACTTAAGAGACATGGTTAATCTTAGTATTGTTATTATAACTAATGGAAGAAATCAACATTTTAGTTATTTTGAGATAATGGATGGAATAGGTGAGAGTGGTAGGGGTTATCAGCATCATATGATAATTAGACATCCAAAATACCGTCAGTATCGGGAATGGAAAACTAATAGAGAAATAGAGGAAGGAATGAAACGAGCTTGGGAGATGGAGATAGATAGAGTTACAAGAAATGTTAATATACAACAATCAAGAATTACGGAATCAAGAAAGAAGAAGTTTTTATTTTGGTAAATCAAAATAAAAGATTATCTTTGCTCAAAATAAATTGATATGAGGACATATAAAGAATATTTAGTTGGAGGTGCGGTTAGAGATGAGATTTTAGGGATAAGTAGTAAAGATTTAGATTATGTTTTTGTTTTTGATAACCTAAATGATGACCAAACTGCCGCGGAATGTTTTGATGATATGACTAAGGTTATTCAAGAAAGAGGTGAAATATTCCTATCAACACCAAGCTGTTATACTATCAGATATAAAGATAGAGAAACCAAAGAGGTTAAAGACGTGGTAATGGCCCGTAAAGAGATTGGTTACATTCCGGGAACAAGAACTCCAATCGTTAAGCCAGGGACTCTATACGATGATTTGGAAAGACGTGACTTTACCTTGAATGCTCTTGCTAAAGATGAGGATGGAACAATCATTGACTATTTCAATGGACTTAATGATTTGAGTGATAAAATTTTGAGAACACCATTACCGACGGAGACAACATTTAATGATGACCCACTTAGAATTTTGAGATGTTTGCGTTTTTCTATTACAAAAGGATTTACCATTCCGGGAACAATGGCAATCACAATGATGGTTTACAATTACGATGAGAAGATGAGTGTGGTGTCAACTGAAAGAATTAGAGAGGAATTATTCAAATGTTTTAAACACGATACTTTGAAAACATTAAGAGTTCTTGATGAATTCCCATTACTCAAAAATTACATCTTCAAGGATAGTGGATTATGGTTAAAACCAACTATGGAACAATAAACTAATTAAATATGAAAAAGTTACTATTAAATATTAAAGAGAATTGGAGAAAAACTCCAAACAGTGTAAAATTTTGGAACGGATTACTTTTACTTGGGTTAATTGTTGTCAGCATTATGAGTTTGGAACTACTGACGACTATGTCGGTGATAATGTCAATTTTCTCTATAGTTGTGTTACTTAATGGCTCGGGTGATGATGGTAAGAGTTTAGATAAACACATATGGATGTGGTTCACACCGTTAGTTTGGTTTATGGTGATTATTTATGGAATCATCTACGGATGTATGAAATTTTATGAAAATACTATTAGTGGATTTAATAATTGGTTAGATAAAGAAAAATGATGGAAAAGAAATTAGGAAAAATTGAGGAAGTTCGTTTTGGTCTTGGTGGATATCAAGGGGCAATGTTAGGTCTTCACGTTACATTAGGTGATGGAGGTTGGGGTGTCGGTGATTCAAGGGCCAATTGGGATGCCGAGATGATTGATAGTAATGGGCGCTCTACTTGGTCTGAGTCAGACAGAGATGGTTGGTATGCAGAAATTATGAGATATGTTTCAAAATTATTGAAAGAGGCAAAAGTTGACTCAGTTGACAAATTAAAAGGAAAACCCGTTGAGGTGACCTTTGAAGGGAATACACTGAAGAGTTGGAGAATTTTAACTGAGGTGTTGTAATATGAAAAGAATTTTTATAGATATGGATGGTGTCTTGGTCGATTTAGGGGCGGAGTTTGACAAATGGTTTGAAGAACATCCAAATTTAATTCACAAATACAAACATTGTCCTGACCATATACCGGGAATTTTTAGAGACCCTAAACCATACGATGGGGCAATTGATGCAATTAACAAATTGGTTGAGAGTGGGGAATATGAATTATTGATTGCTACGGCAGCGCCTTGGGGAAACCCTTACGCTTCTACGGATAAAAGATATTGGATTGAGAAGTATTTTGGTAAGTTATTTCATAAGAAAATGGTTATTACTCACCGAAAAGATTTATTACTTGGTGATTATTTGATTGATGATAGAACGGCAAATGGTGCTGGAGATTTCACCGGAGAATTAATTCATTTTGGGTGGAATTATGAGAAAAAAGTTTGGAATGAATATCCTGATTGGGATAGTGTATTAAAAAAATTATTATAAAATGGGAAATAACATTAAACCACCTTATCGCATCTATCTTGATGACATTCGGACTCCAATCGATAAAGATTGGATTGTTGTTAGGGATTACGATGAGTTCGTAAAGAAAGTGAATGAAATTGGATTAGTTAATATCGAGACTATTTCATTGGACCATGACTTGGGCGACACTGCTATGAAAGAGTATTTCGATAATGTGTCTCCGAACTACACATTGGATTACAATAACATCCACGAGAAGACCGGATATGATGCAATCAAATTCTTGGTGTCATTATTCTACAACACTAATGAAGAAAGATTCAACATGAGTAGAAGTGAAAGAAAGAAACATCAATTTGTGTTCCCAAAGGTGTATTCACATTCAGCAAATCCTGTGGGTGCTCACAATATCTGTGGTTACGGCAACAATTTCTTAATGAACGAAGGTCAAGACCAAACCTGTGTAAGAGTAAGAATAGAACACACATAATATGAAAGGAAGATTAAATAAATTATCGAGAGGGTGGGTCGTGGAATATGTTTTCCCGGGTCCACCATTTGTTGGGGAATTACCCCTATTAATGGATGAAACGACATTTCCAAAGGACAGAGAGTTATTTGTTGTTGGTAGTGAGGTTAGTTTTAAAATCGTTGAACAGTGGGAGGTTGGTGACTTCGATATGGAAGGTATGGTTGAATATGCCAAGATTGTAACGGAAGTTAAGGAAGAAGAACCTTATAACTATTGGAAAGAAAGATGTTTAGCTGCTGAAAAGTTCATCGACCTTTCACCTTGTGACCCGGACATTCAAGGGGGCCAATTAGAAGCACATAGTGAATGGATATCGTTTATACTTAAAGAAAATTAAATATGAAAAAAGAATACATTTTAATAAGCGCTGTTTGGTACAAAGACATGCCACTAAAGAAAGAAATTCCAGAAGTCTTACCAAAAAATTGTGATAGAGGATTGGTTGTGTTGGGTCATAGACACGGACAAGCTTTATGGACGATGAGTTCATTAACGGGATTACGGACATGTACATTTGGTGAAGACTGTTCGGGTGAACACGAACAAGGGTTTTTAACCAACACTAACAGATTTGTCGATAGAGAAGAGGCGGCTCAAATCGCCTTTGATGCGGGACAAATAGAACAACATGTAATTACTCTTTATTCTGAGGATTTATATTGAAACACCACTTCACAATTAATATCATATCCAAATGTATTAAATATTGTTTGTAGTCTTTTAGATATGAAGTATCTTTCACTGAACTTGAGGTCGTCATCAGTAATAACACGGAATCTTATTGTGTAATCAGAGATTAATGGTTCATAATTTACTATTGTAATTTCATTAATATTTGGATACTCTTGTTTTGTATAAGAGTTAATCAATTTTAATGATGTCCTCATTTCATTCTTTGTCATAAATGTTTGTTATTTAAGATACTATATCGTTTTCGTGCTCGAATTAACGACCATTATGTTGTTCTTCCGCCGCGTTATACATTTCACTTGGTTTTTTATATCCGGTTTTTGAGACCATCCATTCGGTGTAAAACTTATTGGAGTCCATGGATGAAATTCCAAACCATTTTTTAATTGTTACTATTGTTTTATTCGTGAATAAAATTGATAATGTTCCACCTTCATTTGGGAATATGACAAGCATCGGAGAACCCAACGAATCGTTCAATTCGTACTCATTACCAAATCCTCCTCGACCACGATAGGTAAGTTTCAAATTATCTCCGTGTCTATTATCTAAAAATTTAAATACCAACTCTTTCATAACGCAAAGATATAAAGAATATGTTGATTATACAATTAATTCACTATCTTTGTATCTTCAAGGTATTTATTATTATGAAGATAAAAATAACTGAATCTCAGTATGTGAGATTACAAGAACAAAGGGTTAAGGGTGAAGAAGTTACTCCCGGAAAATATGTTGTTCATGCTTCAAATAGAAGAAATCGAGATAGTATAATGGACTATGGTATTAGAACAGGTTTGGGTGATTGTTATTTATCTCATGCTGCTAGTGAATATAGTGATGAAGAAGAATGTGTGCCGGCAGTATTTGCCACAAATAGTCTAAAAAAGAAAGATATGTTTGACTCAACAATTGGTGATGATATATGGGTTATTGATACTGAAAGAGCCAATGTTCAATGGTATAAAGATGCACATTTTGATGATGAGTATAAACATATTGTTACTTTTGATGATATTCCTAAAGACTCTGTTAAATTAATTCATAAAGGTGATGGACAGTACACACCATATGATAATGATGAAACTGAATTAACATTGAGTGAGATGATTAAATTGGACATCAATGTTGGTGATACAATAATGGGTGGGAAGTTTAAGAATAAAAAAATTGTTGTTAAGACGATTGATAAGAATGAAAAGGGTGATATAACAATCAATGGTAAACCACTCTTAAGATTTAGAATACTAAAAGAAGATAAGTATCGATTAGTTAGGAGAGAATCAGATATGAAACACAGAATTGATAATCAACTTATGATGGCCAAACTTCAAAATGATTTACATTATGTCCCATTAGACCATTTGATATTACATATCGCAGATAATGTAGCTGTTGAAATGGCAAATGAATTGAATTTGGATGATGATGAATACATTACCTTTAGAAATCAGATAAAACAATATATTCGTAGTAACTTTTATGAACATATTAGAGACTATTGGCAATCAAATCAATTATGAAAATAATAATAACCGAAAGTAAATTAGAGAAACTCGCTATCAATTTGATAAATGATAAATTTAAAGATGTAGAACCATATAATGCGAAAGGGTTTCCTACTTATATCTTTTTCCAAAAAGATGGGAAAATAGAATTTGAATATAGAAAAGATATAGAACAAATTAGGTTCAAAATGGATGTTTGTGACTCATTAGAATCATATTTTGGTGTTGACTACGGTCAAGCTAAAAATTGGTTAAAACTGTGGGCTGAGAAAAACTTAAAATTAAAAATATATGATGTGAGGTTTATGTCAGACTCAACTCGTAATACTTGGGATATTATAGAAACTAAAATAAGATATGAAAGATTTAATTAGAAAAGTGTTAAGGGAAGAAGTTAGTAAAAGATTTACTAAAGGAAATGTTGAGAAAGAAAACTTTATCAAAAAACATATGGAGAAGATTATTTCTAACACAACACGAGTCACTCCACCTACTGAAGAGAATTATGGAAACCATAATGAAGAATGGTGTGATGGGGATAAGATTGTTATTGAGGCGAGGTACCATTTTGGTAATGATGAGGAATTTGAAAATATTGGACCCGATTATGTTGAGGAGAATAAGTTTTTTGCTGGTGATTTATATGTTGATAAAGAAATAATTGAATTTTTAACTAAAATGTTATTAGTTAGGAAATCCTTTATATTGAATGTTATTACTGAATGGTATGATGATAAATACACTACCAAGTTTGCTCAAGAGATAGGTCATCCGGAAATAGAGATTGACGAGACCCATGAAACTGATTCTACTCGTAAATGTTATCAGAATATCGATACTGATAATTTGAGTAGAGAAGAAATGATTGATTATCTTGACGATAATACCGCTTATACGCGTAGTGAGATTGAAAAATTTAGTGATGATGGTTTAAAACATAGATACAGAAGTGTTTATAATATACAATTAAATAATTAATCATGACGGATTATTTAAAATACGAAGAATTACCGAAGAATTACCGATATTATTTGGACCAAATTAAAGAACTTGGTGTTGATGATATTCGCATTGTCAGTATTTTTAATCATAACACCAAAAGTTCTATCTTTTATTCTATTTGGATAGACATTGAAGATGTTGTGGATGGTAAAGTCCCTAATGCGGATATTCTTAGAAGTAATATAAATAAAATGAGTCCTAAGATGTTTGGAATTGATAATATTAACTATTTTGTTAAATATAAGAATAAAGAATTATTCGCTAAAAAGTTATTACCTGATTTAAAAAAATACTTTAAAAAAAGTGAATATTTCCCAATGATTACTTCAATTAAATTTGATACAAGTGATGTTGTAACACCAAAGGTTATAGTTCGTCTTAGAAGTAATCCTAATTTAAATTCAACCTATGAGGAAGTGTTAAACAAGTATAATAACATTAGAAAATTCTTGGAAGATTATAAAAAAGAAAATGGACTGACTCATTTAGAAATAGATGTAAAGTAAAAACAAACCCTCACCAAATTGATGAGGGTTTTTTATTACAAGTTCTTTAACATTACCTTAATCATTCGGATAGATTCTTTATCATCTTTTGTTTGGTATGATTTGTTTTGAAAGTATGATAATGACTCCAATAACTCTTCCTTTTTACCAATTGGTTTGTGTAGTTCTCTTGCGGGTAGAATGGGTTTGGGTACATTAACAACTTTAATAGGTGTCGGTTTACTTACCGGAAGAGTGGGTTTAGGAGGTCTAACAACCTTCACAACTTTTGACGGTGTTGTTTTAGGTGATTGTCTCTTATCCAAAGAATTAATTGATTTAAAAATTCTAATGGCGTCGTTGTTACTTTTTGTGAATAATCTGATAAGGGTAAAGGTGATTAGTTTTTCCATAGGACAAAGGTATAAAATTATTTAAGAATATACAAAAAAAAAACGAAGGTAAAATGGTGGTTATATTACCTTCGTTGTGATAACGGGAGTAATTTTTACCTTCGTTATATTACCATTGAAAATCTGACTTTAGATTACGGGATTCATATTCAAGTTTGATAGGTAATCCGGTGGACTTCTTAATTGAATATTCTAATTCATAAATAACTGAGTCATAGTCTTTGTATTTGAAAAAATCATATATAATAACAACTTTAATAGTTATTGATGTAACTTTATGTGCTGAAAAAGTTTCAACATCTTTAACAATTATGTGTTCAATACTTGAGACTTCGTCACAAAGTTTAAAGTCTTCAGTATTATCATCATAATCTCCTGTCTCAGGATTAAATCCGCACTCTTCTTTAATTGAATTAATCTCTCGATTGATAAATTCTTGAAACGCATCAATTCGTTTATTACCTTCAACAATGGTATTGTATTGAGTTTCTGTTATAATATATTTCATGTTAATTGATTTCTTTAACTCTTACAGGTGTGGAATGAACCGAAACACCAAACATATTCTCAAGTCGTTCTAACAACCTATGTTTATAGATATAATGTGGGAAATTTTTTTTATTTTTTACATAAAAAATGGGGTATAAAATATACAAATCTTTTTCCGGAGAATATTCAATTTCAACATCTGTTTGAATTACTCGTTCTTCCGAGTATTGATTAGCAAATTTCTTCATTAATTCAATCAAATTTTTATTTTGTTGTTCTGTTATAATATATTTCATATTAGCGTACCATTTTCCATTCAATGTCCCAATCAGAACCGTATTCTCCAACTCCTAAACTAAACATAAGATTAATATCATTTATAATATATTTAGATGTCCAAGTTGGGCTATGTGTCATCTTACCATCAATGAAGTCAATGTTTATTGTATTTCTATTTATTATCTTCTCACCTCTACTATTTGGTTCACCAGCTAATTGGACTAACTTTGTTGTAAAAAAAACATTTTTGACCATAGGATATCTCTCAAGAATATATTTTTCAAGTAAGTTATTAATTCTGCTTTCAGTTATAATGTATTTCATATTTTATAAATAGTCCGGAGGTTACATTTTACCAATCGTGGATATATAAACCCTAAGGGGCGGGGTTTATCTTAACACAAAAAGTAATCACATTACGGTGATATTTAAAACTTCATCTATTTTCCTTTTATCTTTCAATCGCGTCCCTATCGTCGTTGTAACACCACAATTCAATATTGACTCCACTAAGTGGTCTTTCAAGCCGTAATCGGAAATAGTTGTTGTTACCCCACAATTTAATACTGACACCACCCATTCTTTTATAAGTGGTTCATATTCACTTCTCACCATACAAAATAATTGGAAATAATCGTAAAAAAAATCCCATCTCCAACATAATGTACCATTTTTATGAAATTCCAAATACCAACATTTTTTTTCTCTGTCAATAAACCAAAGGGAATCTGCATATAAAATCAATTCCACATGAGATAGGCATCGGTTAATTTATTAAAAATTAGTTGTTTTAGTTTATCTGTAATCATCTGTATCTAAATTGTTCAAACCATTTATTGAATGGTAAAGGTCTTGTTAACTCTACTTCTATACAATCCATAGTGTATTGATTGTACTCGTCAAATAATTTTTTATCTTGTTCTTGTTGCCATTTAGTACCTAATTCAAATTGTCTTTTAAGTAATTCCATTTGAGGTTCTTTATCAAATGTTTTAGCTTTTTCTAATGGATATACATAAGTTAATTCAGCATATCTTTGTTTCGCTTCTTCAATCGTTTCTTTTTCCACACTATTTATTTTTAAATTGTTCATTTTTCCCAAACTAATGTGCTTTCCTTATTATAAAGAGAAAAAGTCCAAAAAATATCTTTAGTGGAACAAGATAATAATTTATAACCTTGTCGAATTTTAGATTTGATATGTTCTTCTAAATCATAATTACCATCGTGTTTATAAACTTCCGTTTTAATCATACTATTTCTTTTTAAATTTTTCAAACCATTCTTTTACATCAAAGCTATTACCTAATTTTAAAGATTGTAATTTCAACGTATGTTTATTGAAAGCGTTTAATAAAACAAAAACTTCTCCCTCACTATAACTATTTTGTTGTTGCCATTTAGCACCAAATTCTACTGCTAACTTGTATGAATGAGGTAATGGAGAATCTAAATATCTTTCCTTTGCTTCTTCAAGTGTTTCTTTCATCTTATTTCTTTTTAAATTGTTAATATTCCAAATAATAAAAAAACAAAAAAAACAATTAATCCACCATATACAACAATAGATAACCCCCATTCTTTTATAAATTTTTCCATCTTATTTCTTTTTTATTTTTTCAAACCAAAAATCCACGCCATAGTTTATCAATAGTCCAGCAATTGTTAAAAACCCAATCATAAAAAAGAATATTACTATAACTTCTAATATTTTTCCCATCTTATTTCTTTTTAAATTGTTCAAGCACTCTTTCTTTTATAAATTCTAGGTAGTCCCAATTATCATCTTTAAATTCAGACTTTATTTCAGCAATAAATAAATCTATTCCATCAGTATAACTTCTTTCTTGTTGTATCAATCCTAAATCACAATAAGTTGAATCCTCCCCTTCTTTTGGATATTCTCTTTCAGCAGCTTCTTCAAGTGTTTCTTGTTTTGGTTCTTCTTTCAAATCCATAAGGTTAAAAAACTCTTGGCTTACAATTTTTGAAAAATCCGTAGGTTCTTCTTTTGGAATGTAGTATTGACGACTTTCAAATGTTTCTTTATAATGTAATTTATCAAAATCAAAATCTTCTTTTGGAATGATGATTTTGTATATCCAAGTGTGATATATGGTTTTATATCTTTCAGTTTTAACAAACTCACAACTTGGATTTTTTACAAACCACTCTAAAAATTCATCGTCAATAGCTTGTACACTATCTTTGATTAATTCTTGGTCTGTTGTTAGAATGATTTTTTTACAATCATTTCCAATAGGTCTATTATCGGCAATAATTATTTGCTTAATAAAATCATCATAATACCAATCTCCTTCTTTAATTTCTTCATCATTAGTGATGTAGATGTTTCTTCCCTCAACAATTGAATTTATACTTTTACTCAATTGTATTTTTGGACTGATAAATAATTCTGAATCAAAATGTAACCTACTTGGGTTATCTGTTGGTATTACGTGTATGTTTTTCATAATCCTATTTGTTTATTCCTATTGAAATTAATGTAATAATCGCTACTATATAAGCCAAGATGAAGGCTAAACATTCTTGATATTCCATAACTTATTTGTTTTTAAAGGTTGTTAATTTTTTTAATTTTATTGTATAATTTCAAGTGTAACCCTTTAGGTTTAAATTCACTTAATTCAGCAAACCTAATGTGAGATTCATCTACTTTATTCCAACGACGTAGTATTACAAATCTTATAAAATCTTTTATCATATCTTATTTGTTTTTAAATTGTTTGCATTTAACACCAATCATCCATCCAAATACTATTGGAGCAAATCTTCCTAATGGTATATATAAATATTCACTTGTATTCCAAATACAACTACCTATAAATTGCAATGGTGTTTCTTCTTTCCAAAAAATCATATTAATAAAAATAAATTTTAATATTTTCTTTTCCTACCATATTTACTAAATCTATTACTTTATTATAATTGCATCCTCTAATAAGGTCTTTACCATCTGATATCCTTACTACAACATATAAGTTACCTAACTTATTACGTTGTTCCATAAATTCTTCATACGTCATAATCTTATTTCTTTTTAAATTGTTCAAACCATTCTTTAAATAATTCATCTTTTCTATCAATAGAATCTATATCATTTATACCATAGCTTATTACAAATCCATTTTTAAATGCTATTTCTAAATCATCTTCACTATAACTTCTTTCTTGTTCCCATTTAGCACCTGCTGTAAACCCGCAAACAAAATCAAATCTATTAGGTTCTAAAATACCTTTTCTAAATTCTTTAAAAGATTCTTCTCCTGCTATAAAAGCAGCTTCTTCAAGTGTTTCTTTCATCTTATTTCTTTTTATTTCGTTCAAACCATTCTTTAATTTGCAAAGGAACTATTCCTTGCTTGTTTTGTCTTTGAATTTCAACTGCAAAATGTGTTAATTTATTCAATACTTCTTCCTCACTATAACTTCTTTCTTGTTGCCATTCAGCACCATTTATAAATGAATGATAATCAAAAAAAGCATTAGTAGTACTTAAATTATATCTTTCAGCAGCTTCTTTAAGTGTTTCTATTCCTTTACAAGTTTTTGTCAAATAACAAAGACATTCATCTGTACAAGTGCAATTTTCTTCAAGTGTTTCTTTTTTAGGTTCTCCCCAAATAACTTCTCCATCAATACTACTTTGAAGTAATACTTGTTCTTTAAATGGCTCTATACTCCTTATAATTTCTTTAATTTTAACCCAATCTTTTTGAGCTAATTCAGTTCCTTTCCAATCTTCAAGGATAGCTATTACTTCTTCAGTAACATAAATAGCGTGATTTAAACCTAAATCCTGCACTAATTCTGCCGCTTTTTGACTTGTTGTCATTTTTTTTGTGTCCATTTTTTTTATTTTTAACGTTGTTTTAAAAATTCTTCTATTGCCTCTTCGGTATTGTCAAAAACATACCATACTTCTTGCCCGCAATCTCTCGCCCAGTCAATAAATTCCTCTAATAATTCTTTTGTTTCCATTTTTTTTATTTTAGTTTACTAATTACTCTTGTTTTATATACGAAGTCGTTTTTTGCCCTCGTTAATTATAATTGCCGTACTTCTGGCAACAATCGTTTGTACTAATCGGCAGAATATACGCAACCGCATAGCCGATTAGTACAAGCGACAAACGTTACCAGGAATACTACGATAGCATATCTCTAACAGCAATCATTCCTCTATAGTGATGGTCTTGAGCTTCATTCATTGCAATTTTCATCTTCTGGTTTATCGCCCCAAATAACTTCTCCATCAATACTGCTTTGTAAAAGCACTTCTTCTTTTGGAATGATTATTTTGTAAAATATCTTATTAGATAATTTGTAATATACATCGTCTTTGTATATTCCGTGTTCAGCTTTATCAACCTTTACCTCCTCACAACTTGCGTTCTTAACAAACCATTCTAAAAACTCATCATCAATAGCTTGTACACC